CAGACTATGTAAAAGAATTTGATTTTATAAAGACTCATTTACAGCAGTATTCTATTATACCAGACAAAGAAACTTTTTTAAGTGTTTTTCCTGATTTTGATATTATGCAGGTAAATGAACCTGTAAACTATTTACTCGAAGAATTAATGAAGGATAAAACGCAGAGATTCTTAGTAAACAACTATACTAAAGTTCGTGATTATATCATGAATGGCGAATCTGAAAAAGCTATGTCTTTACTTCAGGACGCTGCAGAAGAATCCACTAGTTTCATTAGTTTACAGGCAACAGACCTTATAGAAGATAAATCTCGTTTTGATTCTTATGAAGATAAAGTAAATAATCCTGATAAGTACTTTATTAAAACAGGTTTTGCAGAGCTAGATAATATTTTAGGCGGCTGGGATGTTAACGAAGATTTGGTAACTATAGTAGCGCGGAATGGCTTAGGTAAGTGTTTTGAAAAAGGTACTAAATGCTTAATGGCAGATGGCACTATTAAAAAAATCGAAGATATTAAGCCCGGAGATAAGGTGCAGTCTGAAAAAGGCGTTAATACAGTAGAGGCATGTCATAATGGTAAAGCTAAAGGTTATAAAATTATACCTAAACTCGGCGAGCCTTTTGTTGTGTCTGCTCAACATATTCTTACGCTGGTAAATACAGATTTCTGGCAACTTTTTGATATCACCATCGAACAGTATATGGCTTTATGTAAAAGGTTGAGCAAACATGATAAAAATAAATATCAGTTGTACAAACCTGGAGTTCGATATGCTGAGAAGCCTATAGAGCGCGATCCTTTTACTTTAGGTTGTTCTGTTGTTAATGACTTAACAGCCAGCATACCTTTAAATTATTTAACCGCGCCCGCTGTGTATCGTTTTAGTCTTCTTAAAGGTATTATTAAAACAGGTGGCCGTATTAAGCATAACAAATGTAACATCCATTTACACTCAGAGGTTGTTGCTGCACAAACTGCTCAGCTGGTCCGAGGCTTAGGCTTTGCAGTAGAACAAAGATGCTGCGATGTTATTATTTATGGTAAAAACCTCACTAAAGCTGCTATAAGAAAACCTGTCACTACACCTTTTACCATAGAAGAATTAGATGAGATCGAATATTATGGTTTTCAGTGCGGCGGCGACCATAGATTTTTACTTGCAGATAATACTTTAGTACATAACAGTTGGATTGCACTAAAATGTGCTGCGGCAGCTGCTGAACAGGGTAAAGTAGTGGGGGTTTACTCCGGCGAAATGTCCGAAGACACCGTAGGTTATCGTATCGACAGTATTTTAGGACATATCAGCAACGGGGCTTTGGTCCATGGCAGCGGCAGTATTAAAAATCAGTATAAAAATTATCTAGAAAAGTTGTCTCAAAATATCCCTGGAAAACTGTACGTATTAACGCCTAAACAAATTAATGGTCCTGCTACAGTAACGGCACTCAGAGCTTTTATTGAAAAATATAAGTTAGAGGTTTTGTTTATTGACCAGCATTCTTTGCTGGAGGATGAATCAGGGGCAAAAAATCCTGTAGAAAAAGCTAGTAACATCTCTAAGCAGTTAAAACTTTTGCAAACTGTAAAGAGAATACCTATTATATCTGTTTCGCAGCAGAACAGAGAAAAATTAGAAGAAGGCAAGACTTTTGATACCACACAAATTGCACAGTCTGACCGAATCGCGCAGGACAGCTCCGTTATAATTTTCCTAGAGCGTAAAGATGATTTAATGAAACTTCATTTAGTTAAATCTCGGCAATCTGGTTCTGGGCAAATTCTAACTTATAAAATTGATCTTAACCAGGGTATTTGGCAGCCTATAGTTGAAGGAGATTCTGAGGCACCTATTATGGATGGCAACGGTAATACATATTCAGAAGAGGATGTATTTTAATGCTTAAAGTGGGAAACAAAGTTATTAATACCCCTATTATAGATATTATTAAAGAATTGCAAAGAATGTGCCCGGGAAAATTATCTACAGTTAAAAATTTAGGTAACAATATTCAGGTCACATGCCCTAATAAAGATCATAAAGGCGGTAAAGAGACAAAAGCATCGGCGGGTATTTATATAGGTGAAGCTACGGATAAAATAAAACCAGGGTTTTTTCACTGTTTTACCTGCGATGCCAGAGGTCCTTTTGAACATTTTGTTGCCCTATGCTTAGAGTGTTCTGATGAAACGGCTAAAAGATGGTTAATAGAAAACTATTCAGACGGCTCTTTAGATTATTTAATAGATTTACCTAAAATAACTTTAAACAGGCAACCTAAAAAAGTTTTAAGAGAATATGTATTAAAAAATTATCAGAGTTTTCATCCTTATATGAATACTCGAAAATTATCTTTAGATTTATGCAAAAGGTTCCAAATAAAATATGATCCAGGTACAGAATGCATAGTTTTTCCTGTGCGCGATGAAAAAGGTGATTTAGTTATGCTGACTCGACGCAGCGTAAAAGAAAAAAAATTTATTATAGATAAAGATGTAGAGAAACCTTTATATCTATTAAATTATGTTTTGCAGGACAGTCCTACTAAGTTTATGATTGCTGAAGGGCAAATAGATGCCGTTTCAGCTTATGGTTTTGGTATGCCCTGTGTTGCTACTATAGGTGCTATATCAGATCATCAAATAGATTTAATAAATAATTCAGGCGTCAGAATTTTATATTTAATGTTTGATGGAGATTTTTACGGGAATAAATTTAAAAACAAATTATTAAGCAGATTAAAGCCTGGTATTTTTCCTATATGTGTACCTATTATAACAGCAGGTAAAAAAGATATTAATGACTTAACAAAAGAAGAATTTTGGAACTGCGTACATTATGCAGAAGAAAAATGTATATAATAGGTGAAGAAGCATTTATTTTTAAGTTTTTCAAAGATGTAACTATTAACGATGTAACTAAGGAGAGTAAAAAAGATGAATTACGCGGCTTATAAGGCAACGCAGGCTGGTCGTAGACCTGCCAATGGAGGAGGCTCGGGAGACAGACCTGAGGTACATTTTGCAAGTGAATTTTTGGGGACAGACGGTTCCTCTGTAGTGGTACGTTTTCCATATCATTCTATGGATGATCTTTTATTTGTACCTACGCATCAAGTGGATTGGCCGGGCCGCAGATTTGGTGCTAGAGTAAAATGCGACGAAGAACACCCTTGCCAGCTTTGCGAAGAAGGCATGGCTACCGATATTAGAGTATTTGTTAAGTTCCTCGTATATACTGTTAATGCTAATAATACAGTGGTACTTAATAACGTTGTATGGGATCGCCCTGCAGCTTTTGCAGATATCGATATGAAGAGCCTTTTTGATGAATATGGAGACATCTCTACTCTACTCTTTAAGATTAAGAGAAGTGGTACGGGTACAGGTACACGTTATAACATTCAGCCCATTATTAATAAAGATGTTTATCCTGATACGCTTTATGTTGCCGACTTTTCTGAGCTTAATCAGGTCGATCCCGTTTTTATTCTGACGAAGTCTCAGCAGCAGTATCAGGAGATGCTGCATCCTGAACTTGCAGAAGCACGTAAGAATCAGGCAGCAACACAAAAACCTGCCGAAACTCATAGCGATGCTGTATCAGGCGCTCCTGTAACGCCTGCTTATGCGCCCCAGACATACACACCTCCGCAGCCAACATATAATACTCCGGAAACTGCACAACCTGCATATAGTGCTCCAGCAACGTTTACAGCACCTCCTACTTTTAATACGCAACCTGAAGAACCTGCTACAGCAACACCTAGTACTCAGACACCTCCGCGCAGACAGGTCACTTATAAATTCTAAAACAGTGAAAAAAGCCCTTTACATAGAGGGCTTTTTCTATATGAAATTGTATATTTATGTGTAAAGTAAAAGTAAAGGAGGAGAAGTATGCCAGAGATTGAAGAGAGTCTTTGGGGCGATGATTTTAAACTCCCTGATGAAAAAGTCAAAACTAAAAAAATAAAAGAAAAGTTATCTAAGCCTAAAACTACTGAGGCATCTATAGAAAAACAGGTTAAATCAAAAAAAGTTTCTATAAAAGAAAAGATGATTTTGATTAAAGCTGAAGTACTCAGAGTATTAGGTAAACAGGCAGATAACGTTATGTGCATTAGAGATAAAGAAACTTTAAATGATTATATCTCTAAAGCTATTAAAGTTGGTCGAATCGCTATAGATACTGAGACTAATAATACTACAGATACGCATACATGTAAATTAATGGGCCCCTGTTTATATACCCCTGGAGAAAAGCAGGTATATATACCTATTAATCACAGAGACCCTGAAACAAAAGAAAAGTTACCTAATCAATTAACCGAACAGGACATGCATGATGCTTTTCAGAGAATAGTTGATGCAGGAACACATATTATTATGCATCATGCAGACTTCGATTATCAGGTCATTCATTATACATGTGGCATAGATTTACCCGTGTTTTGGGATACTATGTTAGCAGCTCAGGTATTAAATGAAAATGAACCTGCATCTCTAAAGGAACAGTATATAGCAAAAATAGATCCTGATCAGGAAAAGTATAAAATTAATGATCTATTTGAAGGTGTTCATTATGCCGATGTGGATCCTGATGTATTTGCCTTTTATGCAGCAACAGACTCTAAAATGACTGATGCATTATATGAATGGCAGGTTAATGAATTTGCAAAGCCTGATAATGTAAAACTGTATAGAGTTTTTAGAGATGTTGAGATGGCTGTCATGCCTGTTGTTGCAAAAATGGAGATGCGTGGCGTTGCAGTAGACGAAGAATATAATAGAAGACTTAGTGAAAAATATAATAATAAGTTAACTGTTTGTGATGCAGCTATTGCAGAAGAGCTAGAGAAGCTAAAGCCCATGATTAATGCCTGGCGTTTATCTAAAGAAGCGAATGAAGCATCTCGAGCTTATGCACCTAAAAAATCAAAGAAAAAAGATGACGAGATTGCAGCACAGTATCCTTTTGTAGATGAAAAAGGCATGAGATATAAAGTAGGCAAAGCCTTAGTAGAACAGTTGCCTGAAGAGATAAATTTAGGCTCTCCGGTTCAGCTGGCTATTCTTCTTTATAATATTCTCAAAGCACCTGTAGTAGACAAAAAACAACCCAGGGCCACCGGAGAAGATGCATTAGAAGCTTTAGCAGAAAAGACGCAGTTACCTATTTGCAACCTTCTTATAGAACGAAGAGGCCTAGTTAAGCTATTATCTACTTATATAGATAACATCCCAGTATTAGTTAACTTCTGGCCTGATAGGCATGTTCATACGCATTTTAGGCAGTATGGTGCAAAAACTGGACGTTTTAGTTCCGGGGGTAAAGTGCGTTATATGGATGATGAAGGACGAAACTGCGAAATATCCTCAGTAAATATGCAAAATATACCGGCAGGGCAAAAAGAATTAAGAATGCAATTTAAAGCTCCTGAAGGTATGCGGCTCGTAGGTTCTGACTTCAGTGCTCAAGAAGTACGCATGACTGCATTTATGACTCAGGACCAAAATATGATTCAGGCATATAAAGATGGAAAAGATCTATATGCAGTTGTCGCTTCTAATATGTATGATAATGATTATAGCGACAATAGAGAATTTTATGAGGAGGGTACAGAAATAACCTTTGAAGGAAGAAACGTAATATGTGGCACTGGCAAAAGTGAAGCAATGCAAGTGTCTGGACAGACTTTTACAGTACCTTATTATAAAATGCTTAGAACTTCTGCTGACTGGGTTATGGCCAAAGATTTGCACGTAGGTGATGCATTGCAACCCGATGATGGTGCACCTCAAATTATTAAAAGCCTAAGTACAGTAGGAAAGCAAACTACTATTACTTTTTAATAATTTAATAATTTAATAACTTATTTAATGCTAAATTAAATGAAGGGAGTAATATATTGCAAAAAGATAAAATAAAAAAATGTATCTTGACCTTAGAGATTTCGATAAATTTACGTAGGCAACTTCGAGAAGAAGCTTTCAAAAGTGATTTAAGCGTATCTGAGGTAGTTAGGCAAATATTAAACAACTATTTTAATGCCCACCAATCCAAAAATAACTAATCATGAATACACACAAAGCTATCTTGAAAATATTAAAAAAATATTGCTAAATACGCAGTATATAGCAGATAACGAAGCACTGCAGGATTATTTAAATTTATTAAAAGAAGCATCTGGCTATAATCATCCAGGGTATGTGGAATGTCATCACATAATTCCGAGAAGTCTGTCTAGGCTCTTACAGGAACCTGAAGCCCGGGAGCATTTGATAAATTTGACTTATGGGGATCATGTATGCGCGCATTATTATCTTTATAAATGTGCTCAAGGACCTTTTAGAAAATCTATGCAAAGGGCTGTGCAATGCATGCTGAATATCTGTAAAAAAGCAGATACTTCTCATTATAAAATTTCCGATTTGTGCCGAGAAACTTTTGAACAACTTACAACATATTATGACAACCTGCAATTAACCTTAGACGCAGAGACTTTTATAGGATATTATTCGACGCATAGCAATACCGAGACGGCAAGGCACTTTTATATATCAAAAAGCTGCGTAAGGAATTTTGCTCATAAATTTAAATGCTTTAAAAATATAAGAAGACATCTAAATGCAAGCGTGGAAATGTCCTTAAGTGCTTTTACTGATTATTATCTAGTGCAGCGGCATACCATAAAAGAAACGGCAGAGCATTTTGATGTCAGCGGCTCCTATGTGCGGAATTATGTAAAAAAACACAAATTGTATAAAAATAAATACAGGCATGCCAAACGCGGTGATTATAACTCCTCAGATATAGCTCCAGAAATCTTTATAGCGTATTATAAAGGACATACCATAGGTGAGACGACGATATATTTTAACATTAGTCAAACGCGCGTCGAAGAACTCGCCCGACGTTATAATGTACGCAAAGTCAGGAATATTGCAAACCAGGATTTTACTCCTCTTTATCTGTATTATTCCGCCCATGGGTTAGAGGCAGCCTGCATACATTATGATTTAAGTCCACGTTATTTTAATAGATTGTTAAGTAAATATTTGAAAAGTAGGAAGGAAAATGCAATTTACTATTAAATCGCCCCCACAACTTTTAAATAAAGAGGGTAAAGCAAGAAGGCAATCAGCCAAGGCCGTTTTGATCGGCTTGCTCTATGGTCGTGGCGTGGCATCTATTGCCGAACAAACAAAGAAAACAGTCGCTGAAGCTCAGGACATCGTAGATCGTTTCTTTAAAGCTTATCCTGTAGTTAAAAAGTGGATCGATGACACTCATGAAAAAGCTCATAACACAGGATATGTAGAAGACTGGTATGGCAGAAGAAGACGTTTACCGGACATTCAGTTACCTCGTTTTGAATTAAATTTTAAAGATCCTAACCAGGGTTCTGGGGCTTTTAATCCTTTTATAGGATGTTCAGATAGAATAGATGAAAATTCAAATAAGCTCTTAAATAAATATAGGCAACTATTAGAAGAGAGTAAATCTTTAAAAGCAGTTGACAAAATTAAAATGGAGGCTGCAAAAGAAGGCATCGAAATTCATAATAATGGCGGTTTTATAGCTCAGGCAGAGCGGCAGTCAGTGAATGCTATTATTCAGGGCGGTTCTTCTACTTTAACTAAAATGGCTATGGTAAATGTTGATAATGATCCCGAGTTAAATAAATTAGGCTTTGAGTTGCTTATCACAGTACATGATGAATTAATAGGTCAGTGCCCTGAAGAAAATGCAGAAGCTGTTGCAGAGATTTTACCCCGAATTATGATCGATACAGCAGCGAAGTATATAAATTGTCCCATGTCCTGCGACGCGTACGTAGTTAAAAGATGGTACGAAGACGAGCAGCAAAATGCCCTCGAAGAAGAATATAAAAAGTGCGTGGGCAAAGGCTTATCTAATAGAGAAGCTTATGAAAAATTGGTGCAGGGACATGCTGAGATGCTTGAATCAGAGATTTATGATATAATTAAAAATCTGGGTGATGCTTCTGATATTTTACCTCCTGAAGCTTATGAAGATGATAATATAGAAGAGATGACAGAAGAAGAATTAGAAGCTTTAAATGGGTAAAAAAATAAAGGACCTTAATTTTTAAGGTCCTTTTAATTGTACTTTAATTAGTCTTCATATTCGCTAGCAGGCATGAAAACAACCCGAAGATCTGTGCCCTCAGCTTCAAGATATCTGTTAACAACTGCCTCGAGCTCGTTTACATCTGCGCTCATGCGCTCATAGTTATTAGCGATCATGTTTGCAAAAAGTGCGCAGGGATTAACAGAAACACGATCACCATTATCTAATAGAAGCTCAGTGATGGTTTCCTCCATATTATCAGTCTCTGCAACATTTAAATCTTCTTTAAGAGCTTTTTTATCAACTTTTTTAGTGACTCTAAGCTCTTGAAGAGCCTCTTGTAAAGTAAGACCTTTACTCATATATAAAACTCCTTAATAATTTTTTTAATGTAAATCTTTTATAGCACCCTTTATTTATGTTTAATTTAGCATGTGAAATTGTATATCATAAATGTAAAAATGTTTGAGAAAAGAGGTTTATAGAATTTATGCTTGTTGCTTTATCAGGGGCTCAGTGCACAGGAAAAACTACTTTGCTTAATGCTCTTAAAAATGATAAAACTTTTTGCGGTAAATTTACCTTTGTAGATGAGATCGTAAGAACGCTACAGAAAAAAGGCTTTAAGATTAATGAAGCAGGTACAGATGAAACACAAAGAGCTATTCTTCAGGAACACATGACTAATGCAGAGCTTAAAGGCGATGTTTTAGTGGATCGTTGTGTTTTGGACTGCATGGCTTATACTATTTGGATGTGGAGACATCATAAGATCTCGAGAAACACGTATCATATCGTTTATAAAAATTTCTTGGATTATATTATGAAGTATGATGTTATCTTTTATTTGTCACCCGAATTCGATATTATCCCGGATGGTACACGTAGTACAGACGATAAATTCAGAGATGAGATCGTACAGATTTTCGAAGAACTTATCAAAGACTTTAGCATCACAGTAGTCAGATTAACAGGTACTGTAGATGAACGGCTGAAGGCTATGAAAAAGATTCTTAATGTGAAGGAACCTTAAATGCCTATTAAAGAGATAATAGGTATATTATCCTCTATATTTATAGTAGCCTCTATGACATTCAAAACCACCACATATAAAGGTACCATGTTAATGAGAACGATTAATGCTTTAGGCAGTTTACTTTTCATTATATATGGATTTGTATGCACCAATGCTTATGCAACAGGGGTTACAAATGTCTGCGGGCTACTATTAAATATATTTTGGTTAATTAAAGAATACAGGGATCATAAAAAATTAAAATGATCTATTGTATATATAATTATGAGTCGTGTGTCCTTATTAATCGCGACTATAAATAAGCAAACTATAAAAGGAGAATTTTAAAATGAAGTGTATCGTTAGTTTAAGTGGTGGCAGAGATAGTGCAACATGTCTAGGTCTGGCTGTTGATCGTTATGGCGCTGAAAATGTTTATGCTATGGGTTTTGAGTATGGCAGTACTCATCCACAGGAACTGAAAAGTGCCCAGAAGATTGCAGACTATTATGGTGTTCCTTATCAGATTGTTACTATTGATCCAGCCATCTTTAAGGGTTCTACATGTACTATGTTGAAGGGCTCTACTAAAGAAATTCAGAAGGGAAAAACCTATGCTGAAATTCTTGCCGAAAAAGAAGGCAAAGTTGATACCTATGTACCTTTTAGAAATGGTCTTTTCTCTGCATATGTAGCAGCTCGTGCAGAAAGCATTTCGCAGCAGTTTAATGATGATGTAACTATTATGCTCGGTCAGCACGCAGATGATTCGTGCTATTATGTAGATGAAAATGGTGTGGAACATCAGGATGAAACCAAATCGTGTTACCCCGATTGCTCGCCCCTATTCACTAAAGCCTTCGAAGAAGTCGTAAGAATCAGCTCCGTTGGACATGTACATTATGAAGCACCCTTTGTAAAGAATCATAAATGGGAACTTATTAAATGTGGTATGGAACTGAAAAAGCCTGTACCTTATGAGATGTGTTTCAGTTGCTATGATCCTATTATCGATGAAAATGGTGAAGCAGAGGAGTGCTTAAACTGCGCAACTTGCCTCGACGTAGCTGCGGCAACTAAAAAAGCTCTCGAAGTCCTTAGAGAAACTAATAACGAGCTCTATACAAAATTTATTCAAAATCCTTATTATCAGAAGTATTTGGATTAATAGGAAAAGGGGTTTAATATGTTTACATTAAGCACACATATAGAGCTCCCCATCGCACACAGACTGCCCAGTGCCTATTCTGGGCTCTGTGTGGGTAACGTATCTCAAAACGGTACTGTTATGTATCCTGCAGATACTTTTGGTTGTGTTCATGGACATAATTATAATATCACTATTAAAGTTTCAGCTAATAACACGGATGGTGATTATATGGTTATGGACTTTAAAAAAGTAAAGAAAATCATTCACGAAGTCTTAGATCCTTATGATCATTCTCTTATCCTAAAAGAAGGGGATGAACTTATTGATTTTTATATCAAAGGTTTTAAAGATAGGAACGTTGATATAAAAGATTCTAGAGTGTTTATCTGGCCTGAAGCTCCTACAGCTGAATATATGGCATTTATTTGGTATCATGTCTTTAAGGAAAAATTTTGTGATGAAGGTTTGACAGTTGAAAAGATGTCTGTTACTGTAGAAGAAACTTCTAATAATAGTGTTACTTATGAGGAGAATTGAGAATGATTCGGTATAATGTTGAAAAACAGGCTCATGAAATTGCTCTGATTAATATTTTCAGAGCCGTGCAAGGTGAAGGCCCTGAACAAAATTTTAAGACCGTTTTTGTACGTACTATGTACTGTAATGCTCGCTGCCCGTGGTGTTTTGCTCCTGATCAAAGTGGTCATTATCCTTATGTGGTGGATGCATACGGGCAACTTCTTAACATGTCTGATGTCAGGGTGGGTGATCGAATCATGACGTTGAACCCGGAAAATAATGAACCCTACGTAACTACTGTAACGAATGTTCTAAAAAGAGATGTAGATCCTCCAAGTATACGTAAAGTATCTCTGGGCAAAACTTTGCGAGATAATTTTAATGTAACTAGTGAGCATCCTTTTTATACAGCAAAGGGCTGGCAAGCCATCAAAGATATAAACATAGGTGATTATGTAAAGAGAACCACTAATGCAACATTAGTAAGATATCTAGTCGAGAAACTCTATAGAGATGAACTGGTAAACTATACTAAAGCTGCCGTTGATACATATGTAAATAATCATCAGGATCGTAATAACTTTAATTCCAAAAACGGCATGTATAAAGAAGCCTTTGACGCGCGGAACTTTACATATGCTAAAAATGGTCTGCAAGAGATGGATCATACGAATTATCCCTTTGCGGAGGTTTGGGGAACTAAAAATTTGGTGGTGCACCATATAGATAAAAACCCCCATAACGATGATTTAAATAACTTAGTGGTGATCCCAAAGAAGCTTCATGATCAGCTGCACGCACGAGGTAATAATTTTAGTAAGAGGCATGATGAGACGTTAATTGAAGTGACTGCTAATCATCGTCGTAGAACAAATAAAAGATTTGGTAGCACTGTTATAAATATAGAAACAGATGCACATAGCTATTATGTAAAAAGCAGCCTCGTAGGCAGTAATATTTTAGTACATAATTGTGATACCCGTGAAAGTTGGACACTCGAGAAACTTCTACAGTTATATCCAGAGCGAGGTACTTTGGAAAATGCCGTTAAGTGGTATACTGCGGCGGAGATTTTTAATGAAGTTGAATCTATAGAAAAAGACTGGCCTCAAAAATCCATATGTCTAACCGGCGGGGAACCTCTAATGCCTGAAAATGAAACTTTTATGATTAAAGAATTAATACCTCTATTCGTAAAGGCTTTATATAGTGTAGATATAGAGACAAACGGCACTATAGACTATGAACCTTATAAAGAAGCCTTCGGAGATGCATATAATCAGGATATCACAGGACATCGCTGCGGCGTTTATTTAGCAATGGATTGGAAAATGCCCGCAAGTAATATGACTTCAAAAATGCTGGAGAGTAATTTAAAGATTTTATCAGGCTCTGACCTTATTAAAGTAGTTATGACTGATGATCCTCGAGACTGGGCTGAATTAGAGCGATTAATAACATTAAAGAGTAGAGCCCCTATTTATATAAGTCCTTGTTTTAATAATGTAACTATGCATAGAATACCTGAGTTTATTCAGGAGCATCCTGAAGCAAATTTACGAGCACAAATTCAAACACATAAAATCTTCTATGATTTTAATCAGAAGGATGTTTAATGATGTTTGTACGGATTTAAGAGTGTAGCCCACGGTTATTATAGCTAAATTCCCTATAATTTTTGAAGAAGGGATTTTAGCTATTTATGGAAGCTTCTACAATAAAAGAGACTCTATTAGATACGAATTATTTTATTGATAATGAATTTTTAGATAAATATTGCGCCTGCATAGCTCTTAATGAGGGCTTAGCAAATCAGCCCGGTAGAACACAGCGCCATCATGTTATACCTGTATGTTATTATAAAAAGGCCTATGAAGTACCCAGAAAAGAAGCATTAGCACAGGCTAACGGCGACCCAAAAAATTTTAAAATTAATTTATATTTTCAGGACCATATCAAAGTTCATTATTATTTATGCCGATGCTGTTTAGACGTATTGTTCCCAGGATTATTTAATGCCTTAGATAAGCAGCTTCGTGGAGACCCTAATAATAAACAAAAAAGATCTTTAGAGCAGATAGAGCAACTTATAAAGGAAAACGGCCTGGAAAACTATCAAAAAATGTATGAGCAAGCAAAGGCATGCGAATTTAAAAGTGTTATATGCATAGAAACTCAGCAAGTTTTTAATTCTGTTAAAGAAGCTTCTCATTTTATTGGTACTAAACTCCAAAGAGAAGTTTTATTGAATTATAAGGCCACGGCTCGTGGGTATCATTTTGCATATAGTAGTGATACGGAGAAAATAAAGGCCTTAGCTTTTTTTATAGGTAAACCACCTTATTTACAAAAAGAGCTGCGCGCCCGCCCTATTATTTGCATAGAAACACAACAAACTTTTGCATCGATAAAACAATGTGCACAGACTTTGAACTGTCTTGAAAACAGTTTGCAACATGTCCTCTATGATGGTGAGAGATTCAGGGGTTATCATTTTGCCTATTTAGATGATGCGGAGTTACAAAAGCAACTACAAGATTTTGTAGGAAAGCCCCCCGAATCTAAAGAAGAGCGCAGCAAAAGACTATCAGAGTCTCGGAAAAAAGCCGCTGTAGGTCGAGTATATTCAGAAGAATATAGAAAAGCGCTGAGTGATCGTAGTAGTAAAAGCATAATATGTATAGAAACGCAGCGAGTTTATAAATCTGCGAAAGAAGCCTGCCAGACACATAATCCTCCTCTGTCTGCAGGAGCTCTTAGTAGTGCATTAACTGGCCGTGTAGAAACCTGTGATGGTTATCACTGGGCTTTCTTGCATGATACTTTGAAACAAGAATCTTTAAAAAGTTTTATAGGAAAACCCAGATGCGCATTGTCCTCTGCAAAAAAAGCCTCTTTAAAGGCTCAGCAGAATCGGATAGAGAAACAGTTAAGTCAGGTTATATGCATAGAGACGCAGCAAATTTTTAATTCTGCATCAGAAGCAGCGGAGCAACTGCATATGAATGCGAGTTGTATAAGCGCAGCAGCTCATAAAGGAGGTTATGGAGGAGGATATCATTGGGCGCGTATAAAAGATCAAGAAATGATACAGGCGTTGAAAGCTTTTGTGGGCAAACCGCGTCTAGAAGAGCGTCCAGCAACTCTAAAAAATCAAAAGAGAGTTAGATGTATTGAGCTGAATATTATTTTTCCTTCTCAGAAGGATGCTGCAGCACACTTTAATATAAATAAAAATACCCTGGGTAGAATTTGCACGGGCCGTAGAAAAAATAAAATGCTCGGGGGTTATACCTGGGAGTATGTAGATTAAATAAGTGTAGAACACGAAAAGAGGTTATAATATATGTTTAATATCACTGAAGAAGCTGTGTCTTTTATTAAGGACATGTATGAAAAAAAGTTTGGCTCTTTAGATACTTTTGAAGAGAACTTTAATTTATATCTACAAATACCTGATTTTAAAGCCTGTGAAAATATTCATGAGATCTCTACAGACTATAGTGATCGACATGCTCTGGATGAAGGCGAATGTGAATACATTAAAAGCGATTCTGTAAAGCCTGAAGTGCACTGGATTATGCGCAGTTTAACGCAGTATTATCTTACTGAAGCTTTTAAAGCTATGAAGGTAGATTTGACCGATGAGAATGTAGCTGCGCAGAGCCTCGGAAAAGGGACCCCGGGGCGCTTGGCTAAAATATGGGTGGGGGCAGATCCTAATGATATGACTGAACTAGGCAGCGGCAGATGGTGCAAGGAACCTTTTGTATCATTTTTCCCTAATGACGGTAAAACCGATATTATCACAAAAGAAGTAGATGTAGTGTCCTGTTGTTCACATCACTTTTTACCTTTTAGTACCTTTGATGGTGGTAAAGCTATTATCAGTTATAAGCCTGGTAAATATCTAATTGGTATCAGTAAGTTGCAGCGTTTTGTAGACTGGGCTTCACGAAGATTTTGGCTGCAAGAAGATTTAACAAAATATATCGGGCACACTATTCAAAGAATTGCAGACACAGAAGATGTATATGTCAGATTAGAGGGTGTAGTGCATGGTTGTGAACGTTTTAGAGGTGCATGTTCTAAGAACGGTAATTTGACAACTGAATTCAAAGGCGGCATTTTTCAAAACTGATTAATGTATCTTTATATATCGTCGTGTGTTTCTATTAATGGCGACGCTAAATAACAAACTAAAAGAGGTATTAAATGAAGAAGTTAAAGTCTCTACTTTGGGGTGATGAAAAGCTAAAAGGTGGATCAGCTATGTTTGTTTTACTCGTAGCGATCTCTTCTGTAGCGCTTATTGCCTCTAATATCGCAGCAGGTAAATCCTTTTCTGTTTTTGGTTGGTCTATTGGTGGTGCTGAACTCGTATTAACCTGTGGCGTACTTTGTTTTCCCATCACATATATTATCTCAGATGTTATGAGTGAAGTATATGGTTATAGTGCATCGAGAAGAGTTACCTGGCTAGGTTTTGCACTTAACCTATTTACAGATATTATCATTATTTTGACGATTATTATCCCTGGAGCAAATCCTTATTATCAGGATGTTGTAGGAAAAGGTTTGGAAACAGGTTTTGGATTTGATTTTGTTTCTGGTAACTGGGGCTCTTTAGGTATTCTATGTGCCTCTTTGCTAGCATTTTGTGTGGGTTCTTGGATCGATGATTTGGTATTTGAAGTTATCCGTAAATGGACTGCTAAAACCGGAGATAATGATAAAGCAGGTAAATTTTGCCTAAGAGCTATTTTATCCTCTTTTGCAGGCGAATTAATCGATAGCATGATTTTCATCCCGCTGCTTTATCTATTCACAAATCAGTTCGGAAAAACTATTAAAAACTTTTGGCAGCTGCTCTGCATCATTTTAATTCAGGTAACTATTAAAACTGTGTATGAGATTATTATTTCGCCAGTAACTTATAAAATAGTAACTAAACTAAAGAAGTATGAAGCTGCACAGGTTGCTTAAAAATATTAGTAAAAAAGGTTCTGAAAAAAGGACCTTTTTTTATGCAAAAGGGCTGATAAAAGTCCTAGCTATTGTATAGATTTATATCAACAAATAGGAGATGATTAAAGAATGCTGAAGAGTGCAGACTATATTTATAATAATATTATCATTGCAGACGAAGTACACACCACTAAGAAGTACTGTAAAAAGGCTCAGGTTGGCGTTGACCTGAGTATCAAAGATGTTGAAGTGTTTACAGGACCTGGTTATACTCTGAAGGATAAAACATACGCAGCGCCTTCTGCATCGCTGGAAAAAGTTACTTTTACTGATCCTGCCGGAAAAGAACATCGAGGCTGGCACATCGGAACAGGATCTTATATTATTAAACTAAATGAAGGTTGTAGCTTTGCTGAAAACACCACAGGACTTATTTTTCTGAGAAGTTCCCTGAATAGATCCGGCGTAGACATCGTATCAGCTGTTTGGGATCCTGGTTATACCAGTAACTCTGAAGAAGGTATTTATCCTATGAGCATTAGAATCACTGTGCATAATGTGGAGGGATTTTATCTCGAAGAAAATGCCCGAGTATGTCAGTTGATCGTTCCTGAAAATGAAAAGACTGATCTTTATAATGGTCAGTGGCAAGGCGGAGCAACTGTATCTAAGTTAGTTTAAAAGTAAAAGGAGGTTGAAAAAGTCTTATGTATGTTTGTTCTATTATGCCAAAAGGCACCTATCATCTAATGTATGAAGAACCTATAGTTATGCTTTTAACACACCTGGTTGAAAAAGATTCGCAGTATGCCGAATTAGCTTTAGAGCATTCTGAGGCTTATAAAATTTTGGATAACAGTCTTATCGAGCTCGGTGGTGCTTTATCTATGGAGCGACTAATGGCTGCTGCAGATAAGATAAAAGCAGATGAGATTATTTTGCCGGATGTGTTTAGGGACGGGGAGGCAACTATTAAATCTACTAAAGAAGCTATTCAGTGGTTAAAAGATCATAATAGATTAGGTGATTATAAACTTATGGCTGTTTGCCATGGTACTACGCAAGAAGCTTTTAAAAAGTGCTTTGATGCTCTAAATGGTATGCCTGAGATTGATGTTATTGGTATCCCGAAGGTCATGAGTTCTTTTGACTGGGTTGCTGGACGTAGCAGAGCTTCTCTATACGATATCTTTAAAGAAGGTGATAAAGAGATTCATTTTTTAGGTAGCTGGTATCAACTCGGAGAACTTTTGACCATGCCTAAAAAGGTGTATCGCAGAGTCAGAAGTTGTGATACATGTCTTTTTGCTTTAGATGTCATTCAGAACATAGACTTTTTCACTGACCGAAACGGAACTATAGATTTGGAAAAGGTTTATCCAGAATTAACTGAAGAATCTTATACTAATTTTATTATGGATTTTGAACAGAAACTATTAGATGTTCAGAGATAATAGGAGGAAAAATAGATGATTATTGATATTAAAGAGTTTCAAGAAGTTTGTAAAACAGTTTTGGCAGCTACAGATACTTCAGAGTTATCCACGTTAACAGAGACCCTCGAACTTCAGACTTCGGGCGATGCATTATATCTTAGCACAACAAATGGAGAATATTATGCCAGAGTAAAGTTTCCTCTGCCTGGTGTAGAAGAGTTTCATGCATCTGTTAATGCAAATCTGTTTTTAAAGCTTATTGCAGCCATCACTTCAGAAACAGTTGAGATCACTTTACATGATACCTACATGAATGTTAAAGCGAATGGCAACTATAAGATCCCTCTGATTTTTGAAAATGATCATATGATGACTGTACCTGCAATCACTATTCAGAATCCTACAGTGAATATGTCCATCTCTGGTTCTGTTTTGGATAGCATCGTAAACTTTAATAGTAAACAGTTGACTATGGGTAACGCAGTGCAGCCTGTACAGAAGCTTTTCTATTTAGATAATGAAGGTTGTATCACTTTTACTTCTGGTGCATGTGTAAATAATTTTCAGCTGCCTCAGCCTATTAAGGTTTTGCTGAATGCGCGACTGGTAAATCTCTTTAAGCTTTTTAAGGGCGAAATGGTTAATTTTACCCTGGGCTATGATGCTTTAAGTGATAAGATTATGCAAACAAAAGTTTCTTTTGTTACTGATAATATTATGCTTACTGCAGTAACAGGCTGCGACGATTCACTGCTGTCTCAGGTACCTGTAGGACCTATTAGAAACAGGGCGAACAAAGACTATGAATATAAGGTTGTTTTTAATGTAAAAGAACTGTCTGCTGCATTAAATAGACTACTTCTGTTTAATACTGATAAAAATAATACCCGTCCTTATAGTGCCTTTAAGTTCGCTTCAGAAGGCGTTACGGTATATGATACAAAAGAAGAAAACACAGAATTTGTACGTTATCAGAACGCCGTAACTTTTGATGAAGAGTATACCATGAAGGTTGATTTGACGCATTTTAAGAAGGTCATCGATAACTGCACTGAGCAGTATGCAACCATTAATTTTGGCTCTGATCACGCATGTTGTGTGGTTGTTCGAGGTAGCGTTAAAAATGTTATCCCGCAGGTCGTAGTTAGAAACGCGTAAAAATATAAAAGGAGATACAGCTTATGCTTATAGATTTGTTAAATTCTCAAAACTATATTATGGTTAGTATAGATGCCATAAACATTTTTGGATTAAACACAGCAGTATACTGTGCTGAATTATTGAATATATATAAAAAGGCATATCTTAAGCATAAGCTTATCCAGGACACTTATTTTAAAGTAGATCGAGAATTTATAGAGCAAAGAACATCATTAGATGTTAAATCCCAGTTAAAATGTGATATTAATTTATCTAAAATTGGTGTCATTAGTCGCTTTGATGATGAAGACCCCGACACTATTAGATTAGATATAGAAGCCTATGCATCACTATTATCCTCTGAAGATATAAAGATTTTGGAAAAGGTTTCTAAAGTTGCTAAGCGCACTTCTCCTAAAGGTGTTGTTCAGGCTGATAAGCAACATTCTATTAACACAATAAAAGATTCTATAGAGTGTAGAGATATAGATATTTTATTTGCATTAAAGGGTTGGGTTGATTCTTTATTTGGTCAGGGTAAAGGGCTTTCTAAAATTCAGGTAAGATACTTTAAAGATAAGCTGGATGAGTATTGTAACGGAGATAAAAAAGCTGCATTAAAGATTATAGAGATAGCCACTATTCATGGCTATATAGACTGTCAGTGGGCTATTAGTTTGTATGAACGTGATGTTTTGAAAAAGGGTGTTCCTAATAATAGATCAGGTAACTTTACTCAGGTTAATACACAAAAAACCACCAACAGTATCAGTGATGAAGTATTCTAAGGAGAGTAAATAAATGTCTAAGAAAAGTTCTATTAAATGTCCCTGCTGTGGCAGAGAATATTTACCGGCGGAGATTCTATATCCTAAGTCTTTTATCGGATGTCCCAGGGATATTATTAGAGATGATAAAGGAGGCATTTTAGGTTTTAATGGAGAAGATATGAATCTTTGCGAAACCTATACATGTGACGGTTGTGGAAAACTATTTGCAGTAGAAGCAACTGTTTCTTTTAGATCTTTTCCTGTAGTTGATATTTTCAATGAACAGGATGCCTTTTAATGATTAGAATAGAAGAAAAGCCCTCGATAAAATGTTCAGGATTAACCTCTTTACATATCTCTTTTGATTTTAATATAAATGTTGTTAATGTTTTAAAGCAAAGTTCTGAAAAGTATTTTTATGACAAAAATACGCATGGATGGGAACTGCCTGTTACTTCTCTGGCGTATCTTTTAAATGAATTAACTTATTTAGATGATATCACATTAACATTAAAAACAGAAGACTCTGACAAAGTTCATTTTTATCCTAAGCTGGTCGATACTTATAAAATACCTCCTTTTAAACATCAGTTAGAAGCTATAGAATGGGGTTTAAATCAGGACTGCGGTTTATTATTAGATGCTCCAGGATTAGGTAAAACAGCTTCTATAATACATCTGGCAGAAGAATTAAAAGAGCAAAAGGGATTAGAACACTGTTTAATTATATGTGGCATTAATTCATTAAAGGGTAACTGGGAGGCTGAGATCAAAAAGCATTCTAATTTATCCTGTAGAATTATAGGGAAAAAAGTCAGTAAAAGTGGAAAAATCTATTATGCAAATACTAAAGAACGTGCAGTAGAGTTACATAATCCTTTAGATGCTTTTTTCTATATAATTAATGTAGAGTGCTTACGTTCAGCAGAGATTATACAGGCGATCAAAACTAGTAAAAATAATATAGATATGGTTGTCCTGGACGAATGCCACAAATGTAAAGGCTCTCAAGCTGCGCAGGCTGCTGGACTATTAAAATTAACTCAGTCAAAACATCGATTAGGTTTGACCGGGACATTAATTCAGTCAAAGCCTTTAGATGCCTATGTACCATTAAAATGGATTGGAGTGGAAAAATCTAATTTAACTAATTTTAAAGCTTTATACTGTATTTATGGTGGTTTTGGTGGCCATCAGGTTATAGGGTATAAAAATTTAAAGCTGCTAAAAGAAGAATTAGATACATGTTCTTTGAGACGCACAAAAGATATTATAGAAGGTTTGCCGCCTAAATTTGTAGTAGATGAACTTGTAGAGATGAATGACGATCACAAACAGTTCTATGAAAATGTAAAAGATGGTGTCAAAGAACAGTGTGATAAAATAGATTTAAATAAAGAAAATGTTTTAGCCATGACTATTAGATTAATTCAGGCTGCAACATGTCCTTCTTTATTAACATCCGAACCTATAAAAGCTAGTAAAATAGAACGCGCTATAGAATTAGCTGAAGAGATTATAGAAAATGGTAACAAAGTGGTTATCATGTCTACTATAAAAGAACCTTTAAGGATTTTAAACGAATCTTTAAAACAGTACTATCCTTTACTGGGTACAGGCGATGTAGATGATGGTACTTTCGAAAAGAATAAAGAGTTGTTTCAAACTGATCCTAAATATAAAGTTTGGTTGGGTACCACGCAAAAATCTGGTACAGGTTTGACTTTAAATGCTGCAACTTATATGATTTGTTTGGATACGCCCTGGACTGCGGCTGAATGTCAGCAGGTATTCGATCGCATACATAGAGTAGATAATAAAGGTGCGGCGTTTATATATAGATTAATATGTGCAAACACTGTAGATGAACGTGTAGCAGAGATCGTAAATTTGAAACAGGCTATGGGAGATTATTTAGTAGATGATAAAATAGAAGAATCTACTGTAAATCTTTTAAAGTCTTATATAGAAGATTTATAAGAGCATTTTACCCCGGATCCTGAATTTTTAAATGTGGCTAAATTAACCACCAAAAAAGTTATAGGCTCTGTAGATTAAGCAGGGCCTATACATATCTAAAATTGTATAATAATGTAGAAAAAGAAAGGATTTTGAGGGTATGATACTTTATACACAACAGAACTGTCCACAGTGCCGAATGATTCATATGCTTCTGGATAAGAAGAAAAATATACAGTATACCGAATGTCAGGATATAGAAGAGATGAAAAAAGTAGGTGTGAATCATACGCCTGCGGCAAATGTAAATGGGCAAATAATTCAGGGCAAAGCTCTGATCGATTATATAAAGTCAGCAACCTAAGGAGATACCATAGTTATGAGTAAAGAGAGCGTAGAAGCAAAACTAAAATTTATTCGAAATTATATAGCTGCCTCTAATGCTGCAACAGGCAGTGAAGTAGATAGCAACGCAAATGTAACGTCTAAGAATGTTGCTACTATGTGTGCAGAGATCCCGAAAAGAGATATGATCGAACTAAATAGAGCTATAGTAAAAGAATATCTCGCGAAAATGGGTGAAGAAGATTTAATCCCTATGTTTGAAGAGGATCTAAAGAAACATCGTATTTATAGCCATGACGAGACTTCTATTTATCCCTACTGTGTTGCTGTATCATTATATCCTTATCTTCTGGATGGATTAAAGCCTCTGGGTGGTACATCAGGTGCTCCGAAACATGCCGAAGCTTTTATCGGAGGTCTTGTTAACCTAGTTTTCCTAATTGCGGGGCAGTTTGCTGGAGCTGTAGCGGTACCGGAAACTTTACCTTATTTAGATCACTTTTTAAGAGTTGACTATGGTGAAGATTATACAGAACATTTGGATGATGTTATCGAATCTTTTGGAAACAGAAAAGGCACTTTAAGAAACCGTATTGAAAATCTTTTCCAGCAGTTTGTTTACTGTATTAATCAACCTGCCGGTGCTAGAGGTTATCAAAGTCCTTTTACAAATATCGCATATTTTGATAAGGGATACTTCGAAGCTATTTTCAAAGATTTTGTTTTCCCAGACGGTGATGAACCCAATTATGAATCCACTAAAGCTCTTCAGAAGATGTTCATGGAGTGGTTTAATCAGGAACGTACAAAAGCTGTATTAACTTTTCCTGTGGAAACCGCAAATCTTCTTTATGATGAAAATAAACAGTTTGTAGATTCAGATATGGCTGACTGGTGCAGTTATATGTGGTCTAAGGGCCATTCTTTTTTTGTTTATAATTCAAGCTCGGCGGATTCACTCAGTAGCTGCTGCTTTGAAGGCTCAGAACTCATCACAGTAAAGCATAAAGATACAGGCATGTATGAAACCATGAGCATTAAAGATTTTTGTGTGCTGCATGATCAGGATTATTCGAATTATTCTATAGTATCTTATAATGTAGAAAAGGATATTTTTGAATATGCTGACATCACAGGAACCCTTATTAAGAATAATGAGCATCCTAATATGATCGAAATCGAAGCAGAAGATGGAACTCTTTTAACAGTTACCCCCGAGCATATATTTTTAGTATTAGATGTATCTACAGGTCTTCGCATAGAAAAAACTGCCAAAGAATTACTGCAGGATCCTTCGCGTTACGAGTTAATTAAAAATAATTGAAAATAATTAAAAATCAATGCTAAATTAACTGAGGTGATAAAATGGCTGAAAAAGAGAAGATTATTATTAAAACAATAGCATTGCCCGAATCATTATATTTACGCGTTTGTGAAGCGGCACAAAAAGAGTGCCGAAACATAACAGCGGAAATTCGTTACATTATCACCCAATATTTTAAAGAAGGGGTTAATAATGTTAACGACGCAACAGGAGTACCAACTATTATACAGAAAATTTGATACAGAAAAGCATGAGGGGGCTCCAGTATGTCCCCTTTGCGGTCAGCGATACAGGAAAACTTTTCAGGAGCAGTCCTTACAACAACATATTAGTCAGGCACACAGGGATATAGAAAAAGAGTACCAGGATCTATTAAAGATTTACGAGCAAGCGCGGCTTGCTGACCATATCACATGCCCCTTATGCAATAAGGTGTATTCGCATACGCTGTATCGTCATATAAAAGATGTGCATGGATATTCATCAACAACATTCAGGCAGATGTTTCCAAAAATCCCCATAACACTTAAAAGATGCAGGCAGCAAAAAACATCCGGCGCAAAGGCGCCACGAGTAATAAATCCAAAAATACTTAAGTGTCAAATTTGCTCCAAATTTTACAGTAATTTAAAAGATCACGTGACTCGCAGTCATAAATATGCGTGGGAGAATTATTGTACAGAGTTTGGCTGGGATGTAACATTAAAGGCCGTACACTCAGAGGCCCACAATAAAAAAGTAGCCCAGAGTAAAAAACTTTTTTATGCATCAGAGGCAGGCTATGCAAATAAAATGCAAATATCCAAAAGAGTTGCCGGAGAAAATAATCCTTCAAAAAGTGCTGAGGTACGCCAGAAAATCAGCTACGCGCAGGCAAAATATTGGACACGCGCGGATAATAACTTTTTAGGTCCTCGAGGATTGCATATACGCTGCGATACCCTAGGGGTGCATAAGCATTTTAGAAGCTTTACAGAATTTAAAGTTGCATACACTTTGTATATAAATAATATAGGGTTTTTGTATGAGCCTGAAGTTGTAAAATTATTTGAAGGCGCTAAAGCCAGTTATATTCCGGATTTTATATTGGATCAAAATCCACAAGAACTTTTCGAAATAAAGGCAAACAAAAAGCAAGTAGATGTAGAGAAGTATACAAACCTAAAAAAGAGCCTGGCGGTACAGCACAAACAGTTACGCATAACCGATTATAAAGGTTTATGTCTTTATCTGCATATAAAAGAAGTACCAGACGAGGTGCTTTATGATTTTTGTAGGCAACAGCTGCTTGAAGACAAAATGCATATATCATGCTTAATGCCTGCGAATCGGCGTAGCCGCATATTGCATAATATAACTCCTGAATATAAAAATCATAAAAATATAGATTATAAAGAATTAGAAGTCCGCAAGGACATGGAGGCGGAAACTTTATATGAAAATTAAAAATATAAAAGTAGTAAAAGACTGTGGTAAAGTGTACGACATAGAATTATCCAAAAATCATTTTTTCTTTGCCAATAACATTTTAACACATAATTGCAGATTAAAAAATGGCATAGAAAATAATGTATTCAGTTATACTTTAGGTGCTGGAGGCTTAAGAACAGGTTCTAAAAAAGTTATTACGCTCAACTTAAATAGAATCACGCAGGACTGGGATCGTGCAGGCAGACAACAACCTTTAGAAGATTATATCGGAAACATCGTTAGAAGAGTTCATAAATATCTTTTAGCATGGAACGGTTGGTTAAAAGAACTTTATGAAGCAGGCATATTAACTGTTTATTCTGCAGGATATATCGCATTAGAAGATCAGTACTTAACTGTAGGATTAAATGGTTTACTCGAAGCTGCTGAATATCTAAAGATCGAACCTAAAGCTAATAACGAAGAATATGCAACTTTTGTTGATAATATTTTATCAAAGATCAAACAGATTAATATAGAGGATCGTACTGAAGGCATTAAATATAATTCAGAAATGGTCCCGGGGGAAAATTGCTCCACCAAGCTATATAACTGGGATAAAAAAGATGGTTACTGGGTACCTAAAAATAGAAACCTATATAATTCTTATTTTTATCCTGTTGAAGATCCAACATACAGCGTATTAGATAAGATTAAACTACACGGCGATAAATTCATTAAAAATCTCGATGGCGGCAGTGCGCTGCATGCAAATCTCGATGCACATCTAAGTCAGGCTCAGTATAGAGCACTGTTAGATGTTGCAGCAAAAGAAGGCTGTTCTTATTTTACTTTTAATATCCCTAATACGTGTTGTAACGAGTGTGGTCATATCGATAAAAGATATTTAAAAGAATGCCCTGTGTGCGGTACGGATAATATAGATTGGATTACGCGCATCGTGGGGTACATCAAGAGGGTCTCTAACTTTACTGAAGCCCGGCAAATAGAAGCACGCAGAAGATACTATGCAGATACAAAGTCAGAAAAATTCAATGATTAAAATAGTAGAATCTAGTGTAACATTTGCAGAGTTCCCGGATGAGATCTCTTTGTGTTTAAATATATCTAACTGTCCTAATAAATGTCCTGGGTGTTCTCAGTCTTATCTGGCTCAGGACATAGGAACAGAATTAACCACAGAAGTTTTACATAAACTAATTAAAGAGAATGAAGGTATAACTTTAGTAGGATTTATGGGCGGTGATAATGATCATGAAACCATTTATCACTTAACTAAGTTTGTTCAGAATACTTATAATTTAAAAGTTGGTATGTATTCAGGCAGAGACTTCTTAGATTTAAAATTAGCTTCTGTATTAGATTATTATAAAATAGGTGGCTGGAGAAAACCAGAAGGAGATCAAACAACCTGGCATAAAAAGAGTTGTGGTCCTCTGAATTTTCCTTTTTCTAATCAGGTCATGTTTAAAAGAGTTGGGGATAACCTGATTAATATAACAGATGCTTTTAGAAAAGATCCTGTGAATAATCTGCAACGTTATATAGTTTAAAAAGAAAAGGATGATCATAAAAGGTCATCCTTTTGTTTATTTTTGTTTCTAAGCATGCAAATTTGAGTTCTATGCGATTTTGTTTGTACCGGCGAGTAAATATATACCCCCAAATTTAATCGCGTTATAGAGCAAATATGAAGGTCTTAAAAATATAGGCCTTTTTCTTTACTTAAAGCTGTATAAAAGGTTGTAAAGGGCAAGTTCTTAAAAATCCTTGCTAAATTATGCGAATAAAATATTTGCAAAGGAGTTTCACAAAATAATGGCTGAGTATTTAATCCCTGAGTATTATGTCTCGGATTTACGTAAAAAAGTAAAGCGGATAACAAATAAGGGAGCTCATGTCATCTTCGATGTTTTAGAGCAGGGCATACCTGTTAAATATCAGGATAATGCTCATACAACTCAATACATTAAATGTGATAAAATAGAAGTTTCGGGTGAATATAAAATTAATGGATGGATATTTGTTGCAACCATAGAACATGGCCCTGAACAAAATATTATCAGAGTTGCTAATAAAACTTTAGAAAATAATATCCCTATTATTTATAGAACTGCGGATAAAGAATGTGAACACTGTCATATTAAAAGAGACCGAAACGATACTTATTTAATTTATAATGAAACAACGCATGAATGGGAACAGGTTGGAAAAACATGTCTTCAGGGATATACACAGGGATTAAATGCAGAAGCATGTACTTCTTTAGTTTCTGTTATGAATGAAGTAGAGAAGTTAAATAATGATGTAAATCACGGTATATTTAACTTAGAAAAAGTTCCTGTTGATTCTTATGTAGAGCCCATGGATGTTGTAAAAAGAAAAGCTTATCTATATGTTAAAGATAATGGCTATCAGTCCAGTGTTACAGGCTTAGCTTTTAGCATGGCTGTTTTTAGAGGTGCTGATTTACCTGAAGCAACTGATGAAGAAGTAGCACAAGTTACTAATTATTTGGAAAACGCTGAAAATTCTGCTTATATATCAAATGCATGGGCCGCATGGAGTAAAAGATCTTTTGAAGCCCGTGATGGAGGATTAATCACATCTGCTATTTATTCTTATTTTAAAAATGAACAGCGGTTGGTACAACAAAGAACTAAAGAGCAGGCTCTTCAAAATAATGTAAATCAAACTTCTTTAGGAACAGTTGGAGATAAAGTTACTTTTACTATTAAAGATTTTAGAGTTTTATATTTAAAAAATATAAATAGTTATTATTCTCCTGCATATCCTGTTTATAAAATAATAGGTATGGATGGTAAAGTTTTTATTTGGTCGTGTTCTACAGGATTTGAATTAGAAGAAGGTTTAAAGCTCGAAGGTACTATTAAGAAAATTGCTGATTATAAAGGCGAAATGCAAACTACTGTTATAGACTGTAAAGTTGTTGAATAATTTAAAGTTTTGAATAAAAAAATACCTGATCGAGGAGAAGATCAGGTATTTTTTATTTTAGTTAAATTTATGTTGTTTAACCTTGAGATAGCCATATAACACTATTAGAGGTACTTAGGACATGTACATTTAAAAAGAATACTCCGATGCTGGGGGTTATCGAAGATGTCCAGGTACTAGGTGTATACGAGCTACTTACACCACCGCCTAAGTAAATCGAGGACGCAGAATCCGTAACATATATAGGTATACTATATGAGGAGCCTACGGACATGTATTGTACATAAGTGCCGCTGGTACTCATACGAGACCATGAACTAGATGACCAATAATAAGGTGCTACATTACCCCCGTATTTTATGAATACATATTGTCCCCCTTTAATAACATCAGCGCTAGATGTCGCGTTTGAACAGGTAGATGTAGGCGAACGCGACCAGGTAGCCCCGGAAACTACTAATTTCTCTGGCAGCGCATACCCAGCAAGCTTGGCAGTTACATAGACTTGGGCCGAGCTGGAAGCCGATGCACTTGTTATGTGCACTGTACCAGAAGTATTAGATAAGCTGGTTATAGTACCACTATTCGAAAGCGTAGAAATGGTGCCACTATTCGAAAGCGCAGTAATTTTTCCGCCTGCCTGATTATTTAGTTGCGAAATAGTACCATAATACGTTCCCGTGGTTGTATCGCCATTATTTAAAGTGGCAATTTTTCCGCAGTTATGATTATTAAGAGTTGTTATGTTTCCAGAGTTGCCTACAGTATGTGTAGCCTGGCCATTCTCCAGGGTATCTATGACGCCTAAGCCATAATAACCTCCATGGTTATTAAAAGTACCTATTCTCGCAGGGTAACTAGTTGTAGTAGTGTTACCATTTGTGAAAATACTTATATAGCCAGCCGAAGAACTACTGCCCTCAATAGAAGCCGAGGTGATGCTGCCATAAATATTAAGCTCAGAAAGCATCTTTGAGTTAGGCACTTCAAGAGTTTGCAAAGATACTGCAGCAGTGTACCCAGCAGATGTAACTAAAGGAACATATCCAGACGTAGTAGTTGTGACCACAGTAGAAGCCCATGTTGCACTCGGAACTGTTACCGCATAATACGCCGTGGCGGTGCTAGAAGTTTTGGACTCTGATTTTATATATGCTGCGGATTCTATTGTGCCTCCTGCGGATGTTTCCGCAGGAACTATAAGAGTTTTAGTTTCTGCGACCTTGCTAACTGTAGATGACTCACTTACGCGATATTCAGAACCACCTGAAGCATAACCGGCATAGCCTGTACGTGTTAAAGTGCTCTTCGTAACAGTTTGAGAAAAAGCCGAAGAATTGGCCGTTATATTCAGTGTAGCATATGTTACATCAGGTGCCGTTATAGCACTTCTCGTAATAGTACTCCGGGTGACCGAACCATATCCTTGCACTGTTAATCTATACCCTGTATATCCCGCGGTAGTTGCAGAAATAGATATACCATTAGCTGCTGTGGCGGAAGCATATCCTGAACCTGCTGTTAAAGTACCTCCAGCCAGGGCGCCACCACCACCGCCTGAACCACTTATGCCACCGCCAGTACAGCTTATGGTCAACGTACCGCCGGATATAGGTCCTTGTGATAAATCACCGCCTTTATAAGCATGTGACGCGCTATCTATTTTATAATACTTTGTAGAAGTAGATGAATCAGAAGTACTGTTTGAATATGCTGCAGAACCTGTTGAGGAAGCTAAAGATCCTGCAGCTAATGTTACAGTAGAAGAAGCTGCAGAATGAGATACAGTAGAAGTACCGCTAGTCATATAATCAGATCCAGCCGGTCTATATCCAGCAGTGTGCGTACATGTTACTGTGGCTTTTGTAACAGTTTGAGAAAATGCAGACATATTTACTGGGCGTGTAAATGTTGCTCTAGTAACAGCAGCCCTCGTAATAGCACTTCTCGTGATGGTTGCTCTGGTTGCAGATCCTGATCCTGTTACAGTTAATAAGTAACCTGTATAACCAGATGTGGTTTCTGCTACAGAGACTTTAGAAGATGTCATAGAAGCAGAACTAGAAACAGTTAATCCACCTCCTGATATGGATCCACCTGAGATGTCTCCGCCAGATAATCCGCCTCCATCAGCAGTTCCCTGCGATAAAGTTCCTCCTGATGCAGTTCCTTGTGTCAAACCTCCACCGGTATGAGAACAGGACGAAGCTTTTAAATAAATAGTAGAAGAATCAGAAGCTGTTTTTTCTGTTGAAGTGGCACTGCTGCCTGTTTTTGTTCCTGTATCAGAAGCTGTTGTCGAGACAGATCCTGCTGCCGTATAACCTTCTGTTACCGTTATAGAAGAAGCTGTTACATAAGCTCTTGCAGAACCTCCAGTTGCCGTTGAATAACCTGATGCTGCAGAAGCACTACTCTTAAAATAATAAGAAGTTGTTGTTTCTGATACACCTGCTGTCATACCACTCTGAGAAGCAGAAGCAGAAGCTGTAGGTGTTTTAGCTATAGAAGCTGTTCCTGCATTTGCTGTTGCAGAAGCTGTACCATTTGTTTTATTTAAAGTTGCTTTTTGGATATAGATAACAGTAGAGGCTGTTTTAGCTGCAGAAGAGGCTTCTTTAGTTACTGCTGTTGAAGTCGCTGTAGTACCAGAAGCGGAAGCACCTGCAGTGATACCTTTACCAACAGAAGCAGAACCTCCCGTTGCAGTAGAGTTACCTGAATTAGCCGAAGCACTTGCTGAACCAGAAGTAGCAGAAGCTGTTACAGAATATCCTGTATCACTAGTTGCTGTTTTAATACCTGTTGAAGATATAGAAGCAGAACTTGCCGTGGTTGTAGCTGTTGCAGTAGGCTGAGTTTTAATAGAAGCTGTACCATTTGTTGCAGAAGCTTTTGCTACAGGTACATAATAATTTGTTCCGGAATTCACGGTGCCAGAAGAAGTGACCTCAGCAGACCAGTTAGAAGATGCTACAGCGGATGCACTAACTTCTGCAGCTTTTGAACCTGCATTTAAAGTAACGGTTATAGTAGCAGCATTAATAACTGCCGAAGCGGCCTTTGCAGGTAAATATCCTTCTGTATGTGTATCTGTTACTGCTGCTCGGCTGACATTTTTACTGACATCAGCTGTACTGATAGCTGTACGAGTTAGAGTACCTCTAGATACATAGCCTCTGCCCTTTGCCTTAGCCTGTTGTGTAAAAGTAGCACCCGGATCAAAAGTTAAATAATCGGTTCCGTCTGTTCCTGAAGGTTTTGTTGTAGTAAGACCATAGCTGGTTTGTGCAGCACTAGCAACACCTGTACCTCCGATGCTAGGCGTTACCTGAGGTTGTACAGTAAGCGTAGCAAAACCTGTACTAGCTGTTAAAGTGCCTCCGGAGATATCACCTCCTGAAACGCCCCCACCGCTTGCAGCACCCTGAGTTAATCCACCTCCTGCGACTGTACAACTTGCTGCAGGAACTGCATAATATTTAGTTGCTGTATTAGAAGATTTGGTTTCTCCTGCAGAAGCTTCTGCATCATAGGTTTTTGCTGCTAAAGATCCTGCTGCTAATGTTACAGTAGAAGAAGCTGCAGACTCAGAGATGGTTGTAGAAGCACCCTGAATATAATCTGTACCACCTTCAGTATACCCTTTAGTATGAGTACAGGTTATAGTAGCTTTTGTAACTGTACGAGAATATGCAGCTTTTGTTACAGGTCTTGTAAATGTAGCTCGTGTCACTGCTGCGCGCGTAATAGCCGAACGAGTAATTGTAGCCTTAGTAACAGATCCTGACCCTGTCGCAGTTAATAAGTAACCTGTATAGCCTGCTGTAGTAGCTGTTAAGGACATGTTTTTTGAAGTGGCTGCGGCTACGCCGGCTCCTGCCGTTAGTCCACCGCCACCTAAAGAGCCTCCAGTGACATCACCGCCAGATAATCCTCCGCCAGAGGCTGTACCCTGAGATAATCCTCCGCCAGTGGGCGTACTTGCAGTTAATCCGCCACCACTATGGCTGCATGTAGTGGCATTTACTGAACCTGTTGCGGAAACAGTTGCAGACAAAGCTTTAGAAGTATTTTTACTGCTGTCGATATAACCACCGGTAGTAACTTTTGCATGAGCTGTACCTGAAACAGTTTTACTACCACTAAAATCATATTTTCCCGTAGAAGAATTATAAGTTAATGTAGGGGTAAATGAACCTCCAGATATAGATGAATCAGAAGCTGAAATAGTACCATCAGCCATAGTACCTGTGATTATGTTACCGTTGGCATCATGCGCAGTTGTATCTTTGCGCATTTTTTCTGCAGTAACAGTATCTGAGGTTAAATCTATTAAAGTTTTTCCATCAAATTCTATTTTTTTAATTGCCATATACTATTCTTTTCCCTTCTTTAGCTAGCACATGCAACGCTGTATGTAGTTGTAGTAGATCCGTCTGTGATGACTAGATCTTTAAATGTGATCGTTTTGCTTTGAATCTTAGTGGCAGTACCTGCAGAATTAGCATAACTCACACTGGCGGAAGATAAAGCTCTGGTTGGATTCTTAGTCGCAGTAGAGGGCTTAGTTTCTGTTGTTGCGATCGCAGTAGGTGCAGAAGCTGGAGACACACATTTAATATGTAAAATTACTCTGGCATTTGCAGGAGCTGTTAAATAAATCGGGATAACGTTGCTGCCTGAAACATAATGATAATAAATGTTTGATGTTAAATTATTTTTAGCGTCACCCTCCAGCTGTGCTGTAACACTACCGCCTGCTGAAGTATTAACACCATTTGCAGCAACAACTAAAGTTCCCTGATAAACAGTACTACCACCGACCATATCTATATCTACAGCGATATTAGTTGTAGCACACGGAAACTTGCCTATACAAATAGTACTCGCAGAAGTACCAACAGTTACTTCTTTATTATATTCATAGGTTATCTTTTCTAATTTACTAGTATCTCGAACGTCATAATCAGTCGAAGCTACTCGAATTTTTGTGATCTCGGGCATCGTCGCCTCCTTCTATAAAATAAAAAATTAGCTAAAAACACTTTTAGCTAATAACATCTCCACCATGATTTATAAAGGCTAGCTCCTCTATTATCATTTTCAAATAGAGATGAATTAGCATATAAAGAGCATCCTTTTCAGCTCCTTTTTATAAAGAATTTAGCCAAATATTTGTGGTACATTTAATTGATAATGAGTGTGCTCTCTTCAGTAGTGAACTTTGGTTGTAGTGGTTGTAAACCAAAAAACGGTAAATCATTCACTAAAGTAGTTCCATCGCCTAATTTTATTTTAGGCAACTTTTTATACACACCGTTCTCTAAAACGCCATCGTAGATAATCATAACACCTGCAGGTGGAACAAAGTTTTTAGCCTTTGCCCAGTTCTCTTCAGTATCATGCCTTATCGGAGAATGTTCTGCCAAAATTATATGCCTCCTTCTAAAAGTTTACGCTATTTTATACAATTTACCCATAAAAAATTTTGCAACAAAAAAGAAAAGCCATCCAGATATGAATGACTTTTAAATAAAAAATATATTTAAGATTATTAAGCTTTTTGAATATAATTCTTTATAACATCTACATCTGCTTCTTCTAATGTTACTGCAATTAAAGGTATGTCTAATCTTATAGTTTTCTGCATAGCCTCTTTTGCTCTATTTGCAACTGTATCTAAACGTATGTTACCCGCTTCATCAAAAAATTCACATAACTCTGACCTTGCAGCCAGCATATCTATTTTTTCTGATAATATTTTATTAAGTGAAGGTAACATAAAATAAATTTCAAATTTTTTTAGTCCGGAAACTTTTTTGCCTATTTCGCAATCAACAAAGTTTACAACACCTTTTATAAACTGATCTTTTGTAACAACCATATCCAAAGGAAAACCCCCTATAAAATAGTATTAGAAAAGGGGTGACTAATATATTTACTACTAATCACCCCCGACACTCTACTTAGCTATATTATGCGATTTTCTTAATTATTAAATTAGAATTTCCGCCCGTCAAAGCTACCGTGTCCAACTTAACCTGAACTGTTGCAGGGAAATTCGTAGTTATAGAAGAGCAGTTGTTGCAAACTCTAACTACATAATCTAAAGACACATCTGAATAGCCGCTCGCTGTAGTAGTGATCGTAGTAGAATCAACTACTACATTATTCACTATTAGTGAAAAGACTGCGTTGCCAGCCGCGGCAGCCTGTACAGAAGCGCTATAGGTGATTCTATATTTTCCTGTTTCATTCAGATTTACTACGTCGATATTCGTAGTAGTGCCACTAAATGTAGGTTTAGCACAACCATCACACATGGTCTTTTGCGTTACTATACCTAGCGGCATCGCAGTAGAGGCTGCTACAGCCCCTATGCTACTATTCGTGTACTGAACAAACTTCATAATCAACACCTCCTATAAAGTTGAGATGTTAATTAATCATCGCTTGAGCAGTTGCAACCAAAGTTACAAATCGCGGTTCTGGGAACTGCTGTCTTAGTGATGTTAGCAACCACAGCAGCTGTTTGAGCCGCCTGAGCTGTGAGCGCAGACAAACCACTATTTACAGTAGCATTAATAACTGCCTGTGCGGTAGCCGCTTCGTTAATCTTATCATTAACTCCGCTGAGATCAGATTTTACTTCTTTGTAGCCATTATAGAAAAGCCGATCTACATAGTTACGCAGATCGTTGGCTACACCGTTGGTATACTGTTCGGATTTTAACTGGGAAAGCTCACTGTCCTTTTCATAAAGCTGTTTTGCCATGTCTAAGTCATGCATGCAAACAGTGCTGGCCTCATAATAAGGAGTGGATGCTGCTGTCTGCCGTGCGCCGAGGATGTTGCCAAGAGCGCCGTTGTTGAACGCCAGGGCTGCGCCGCCTAAAGTAGTACCAATGATACCTAAAGCAGTTGTGCCAGTACTTGCTACGTTGTGACCATCAATAATCATACCGTGATTCTCCTTTATTAAATTTAGTTATAGAGCGAATATTTTGCGTTTTAACAAACATTTGCACGCCGGCTGTGTTTATGCCCGCCTTAACACAGAACATTCAAATAAACGCGTTTTTGGCGGCTTATACAACATGATACATCGGCCAAACATATCCGTCGATAAGTCCCAAACGAATTTATTTATCCCCTTTGTATGATATAGCGATGAAGAGACACGTCATAAAAAATTTTAAAAGAGGCTGATTTAATATCTCAGCCCCTTTTTCTACATTTTTCTACATTTTTCAGCCCCCAGCTTTTTGAGCTTTACAGGCCTGCGATATAAGATGATAATTTTTTAAGAGTCGCGGATCATCCGGATGATGTGTCAGACAAATATCTGCATAAGATAAAGCCTGTTCATAATCACCTAAGTTAAATAAAGCAACTGCTAAAACATCTTCAGGTTGTGAAACCCATGAATCAGCACGCTCCACCCAGGTATATTTTCTAGTACCATTTTTAACAGCGGCTAAAGCCATAGCTTCTGCAAGACTATACATGTGCATATCATTATAAATCTCTGCTAAGCCTAAATATGGTTCTCTATAAGTACGATCTTCTTTTATCCACTCCTGATAATACCAAATAGCTTCATCATAGTTTCTTAAAAATCTATAGCAGTCTGCAACTCTGCCTAGACTCTCTAAAAGAACTAATCTTTTTTCTTCTGTATCTACATCAGGCATATGCAGAACTTTAAGATAATTTTCCAAAGCATTTTTATGATCATCTGCTAATAGATATTCACGAGCTAATAGCATCTGTTCATGTGAATCATCAGGATTTTCTTCTACGGCTAATTTTAACAGATCAAAATAATAAGAACGTGACTTTTCTTTATCCGGATAATGATGCAAATAAATAGCATCTTCAGCATCGAAGAATTTTAACTGTACATTATCATCATTCGGCCATAATACTTCATGTACAGGAAAATGCCAGTGAAACTCCCGATTATGAATTTTATCATATTTAAATACATCTGTAGGTTCCCCTGTTTCTGAATGACTCCAGGCATAGGTATAAAAGAATCTATTAAAGTCTCCGTTCCAGTTATCTCTAATCACCTGAGCCCAACCGGGAACAAATAATTCATCCAAATCTGTACACACTAATACATCCGCATCATCGGGCACTAGTTTCATAGATTCGTTTCGAGCCACGTCAAATCTCCAGGGGCTTATCTCTTTTACCTCAACACGAGTTACCCGAGGATCTGCCTTTAAAAGTTCTACTGTGTTATCTGTTGACCCTGTATCTAAAACTGTGATATAATCAGCCTCAGACATATTATCGAGCCACTTCTGCACAAACTTCGCTTCATTTTTACAAATCGCATATACACAAATTTTTACAGACATGTTCACCGTCCTTCATCATAAATATAGTTGGATAAAGTATTATACATGTTTAATATGTCATTTAAAACATTTACCCGTTCTTCATAGAAAAGCTTTTTATAATTTTCCCAGTAGTACATCTTTGAATAATTTTCTACAGTGATATCCCCTTCTAAAGCTTTATCTTCATAAGTCTTTTTAAGAACAGGTAGCATTAATTTAAATAAATGTTCTTTATAATGTAACTCTTCTATATCTTTTTTTAGATACTCTGAGATATTTTCATTAGGTAGTAAATGTAAAATATCATAAGCTTCTTCAAAGTTAGAATAATAAGTTATTAGTTGTCTAAGAGCTTCTGCTTCGATCATCCAGTCCTGTATATTTGTCAGTTTGTGATCGTTTTCACTATACAGAACGAGAAGTGCCCGAGCTAACGCATAAGGATATTCAGGGATCCATTCATCGCATGCAGGAACCGCATCTGTTAAAGTGGTCCAGGGCTTACTGCCGGTATAATGGAAAAAGTAGGCATTATCTAAAAGATCTTTTAATGTTGCTTTGTGAATATGTGGGGCAAAAACATTATAATATTTATTTAGATGTAACTCAGGTTTATTTATCCAGTCTTTATAATAAAGATTTAAAATCTCCTGGTCTGCTACGACATAAGGACGACCTAAATGATCTCTTAACACTGTAGGATCTAATTCATTTGCAAAAGTCATAATATCATTAAAAGTATCCATGTTTGGTTCGAGAACAAAAAATCCTGAATTAAAATGAGGCCAGTTAGCCCAAAGATTAAAGTATTCTCCATCTAAGGCTGCAGTCATATTAGGTAAATCAATACAGTGATCTACATTTTTGATAAACATTAAATCACAGTCGCACATAATAATTTTTTTATAATCTATTAGCGTCCATACATTAAACTTTGCTAGCACATCTGCCCAAACTGCTGCCATAGTAGGATTTATTTTATTATTATGCTCTTCTATTTTCTGTATATGAATTTGTGGAACTTCTCTTACTTCAACATTTAACTTTTCCAGTTCCTCCATAGTCTTTTCAGATAAGTTACCCGTAGTTAAAACTAATAGAGGATACTGCGCTTCTACACGCTCTAAAGAAGCTTTTAATAAGGCTACGCCAGGTAAATAATTATCTGACGTTAATAGGGTTGCGTAGGTAAACTTCATGTATAATCTCCTTTGCCATAGATCTATTCTTCATCATAAATATATACAATTAGAAAAGACGGCATTTTACCGCCGTCTTTTCCGTTTTATTCAAAAGGACTAAATACCTTATTTGGTTTTAATGGTTAATGGTTTAGTTCCACCTTTAACATTTTTACCCTTATCCGTAATAATCACTTTACTCATAAATCACCTCTATTAACTTAGGCTGCACAGTTCGGAATAGTAACGTTGTGCGTATGGTTGCCCAGGCTGTGGGTGTGTGCACTGACAGCAACAGAAGCAGTACCAGTAGCAGTTGCATCCGTAAGCGTAATGCTGTGAGTGTGGCCGCTAATCGTAACAGAGTGGCTGTGGGATGCAGGAGCGTTGTAGGAGTGGCTGTGCGCCGCGATGGTCTGAGAACCGCCGATAGAACCTGCAGGAGTGAAGTTGGTTGTCAGAGATAGTCCATCATCGGCATCTGTAAATGCGTGTGCCAGAGTAGCTGCCGTACCTAAGAACGTAGGAGTTACAGAGAATGCACCGTTAGAAGATACACTCTTAACGCCTGTTGCATAGGTCAGAGTAGCTGTGGTTTTGCCGACGCTGTGGGTGTGTGATCCAGCAGAAGCCGCAGTGCCACTTGCCAGAGAAACTTCGGAACCTGTGAAGTTCAGACGAGCTGCAGTACCAGTAAATGTAGGAGTTACATTAATAGCGCCTGCAGTACTGAGAGTTGCACCAGTCATATAAGTGATCGTAGCAGTTCCAGAAGCACCAACGGTGTGTGTATGTGCACCAGCAGAAGCGGTCGTAAGCGTAGCAGCAGCAGGAGCAGCAGCAACAGTAGCCGTATCAGCAGCACCCAAAGAGGCAGCAGTAAATCCAACAGTTCCAGTAGAAGCAGTTCCTAAAGAAGCTGCAGTAAATCCAACTGTGCCTGTGTTCCAGGATAATACGCCATCAGAAGATACAGTAGCAGCAGTGACGAAGGTTTTTGTACCTGTTAAAGAACCACCACTAAAGTTCGCATATCCTGTGACGAATGTCTTTGTACCGGTTAATGAACCACCACTGAACTTTGAATAACCTGTGACAGCAGTTACATTCGTTCCGTGATTATGGGATGCAACAGTGTGACTGTGTGCACCTGCAGAAGCTGCATTATTAACACCAGTTACAACAGTCTGAGAAGAGGTAGCAGCATTAACAGTGTGACTGTGTGCAGAAGCAGTAACAGCAGAGATGCTACCTGCGGGGGTATAGTTAGCCGGCGCATCTGCAGTAACAGTACCTGCACTAATAGAGCCTGCAGCAGTAACTTTACCTGTTACGCTGTGCGTGTGTGCGCCTGTGTTGCCTGTAGCAGCATCAACACCTGTAACAACTGTTAAAGTACCTGTGTTTAATGTGACTGTATGTGTATGAGAAGCTGCGGAAACCGTAGACACAGTACCGGCGGGTGTGAAGGTGTGATCATCAATAGTAGCGGCTTCAGCCTCCATAGTCAACGTAGCTGCAGTACCGGTAAATGTGAAGTTAGAACCATTAACAGTTGCTCCGCCCGCAGTTCCTGTATTAGCTGCTGTAGAGCCGGTAACAGCGGTCGTGGTTACTGTAGCGCCGCCTGCAGAACCAGTTGCAGTAGCTGCCTTTGAATAAGTTACAGACGCAGAACCTGTTGCGGTTTGTTCGCCTGCAGAACCCGTGGAGCCTGTAGCTGCAGCAGTAGCATAAGTACCTGCTTTACCTGCAACAGACTTAGTGGCATAGGAACTAAGATCGATCTTTTCCTCTAACTTACTAAATGTACCATTATCTGCAGTTAATGCAGAGATCCAACGGTCAGAAACACCAGACTCTTTTACGAATACAGAATCACCGATGGTTAAATTAGCAACCTTAATAACATAATACTGATTTGCTGTAGCGGTTTGATTTAATGTGATTAAATATTTTGTAGCTGCAACACTGACATCTGTATTATAGCTATTAAAAGAAGCGTTTGCCACGAGATCAGCTGTTAATGTAACAACAGCCTGTGTAGTGACATCAAAATAAGTGTGGGCAGAATTAAACCGAGCAGCATGACTGATACTATATACAGTACCAGCACCCTCTAAACGCCTACGTGCATAAGCGTCATAAATATCATAAAGATCGGGATTAGAAGCTGTACCCAGGTTAATTTGCTTAATAATCTTTGCCATAAATTTTACCCTTTTCTTTTTTATTGTGCGCCAAACTTAAAAGATAAGATACCATCAGATTCATCCATACTATAGGATATACCTCCGATATCTTCTAATAATTTATTTTTAGCTTTTCCTACAACTTTGCCTGTTGTAGAATCCTGTACTAATACTTTTGTATATTCTAATTTATTAACGTCTACATCATCCACTTCTGCTATGGTTAAGCCACCCTGCAGGATGACCTGATCTACAACGGCGTTACCAGTAATTAAAATGCCTTCATCATTTAATCGTAGAGCACCATCATCAAAAATCGAATAGACTGTACCGTTACTTAATTTTATTTTTTTAATTCTATTGTTGGCCATTATAAATCCCATCTCCTAGTAAATATGTATTTTACCAGGGTTTATTTAGAACTAAGCATTCATCATCATCTACATCTATGCCAAAAGTGATGTCGTCTATGCTCGATGTGAAAAACTGTTGAGTAACAGTGCCATCTGTGTTATCACCCTTTGTACTATACAGTTTCATAAGCCCTGCTGTAGTACTTGAAGCATTCGGGATATCTGCTGTGGTGCAAATTAGGTCAGCCCCATCATAATAATATAAACTATGAGATGTCTTATCTGCGTAGAGCTGATGTGTATATAAATTAACAGTCGTAGTAAAGGTTGCATCTGAATAAAAAGCATTTTCTTTATAATAACCTAATACAACCGGCAACTTAAAACTGTTATCATTATCGCTGTAGGGGAGGGAGGCAAAAAATGTTTTGCCATCCCCCACTTTTGCTCTTAGACCAGTGGATGTAGTATCGACGAGGCAAACTTCGCCGTTCCGAGGTACAAAAGTACTTGCAATTTTATCATAATTAACTTCGCTGTCTTTACGAAGCTTTATCGTAGTTAAGACTGTTGTACTCATACTATATCCTCTAAGTTAATAAATTTTTTAAATGCTTGCGGAACCACCGTCGAGAATAATCTCAGACAGATCGATGCTAATCACATTCTCTGCGATGTTAATGCCTGCGCCTTTAGTAAGCGTATCCTGCTTCTTTGCTAAAGCTTCATCAACATCTGCCTTCACAGCCAGAGTAGCTTCAACACCAGTTGCCCGCTCACGTTCTGTTTCAACAGCGGCCTTAGCTTCAGCAGCAGCGGTAGCAGCATCATCCGCAGCCTGCTTAGCTGCTTCAACAGCAGTAGTAGTAGCCAGGCTACCGAGGTCAACACGCTTCTCCGCATCAGGAGTTAAGTCAGCGCCATTAACCTTAATCTTTTCGATGACGTTGACCTGAGCACCTGCAGCGATACCTGCTAACTTTGTTTCATCAGCAGCTTTATAAAGACCTGCAACGGTATCACGGTTCTGTTCGATCCATGTATCGATCTCTTCAACATTATCAGAAGAGATGGTGCCATCGACCTCCATGCTGCCATCATCTTTAAGAGTTAACTTACCGAGCTTAGTGGCTTCATCAGCAGTGATTAAACGCTGGCCATTAGCTTTATCAACTTTATTATCTAAAGCGGTCTCTAAGCCCGTAACTTTGGACTTATCAATAGCTTTAACAGATAACTCGCGCTCAGCACTGAGTTCAAACTCTTCAGAAACTGTTTGAACAACATTCTTCTCTGCACCTACATCCTGTAGCACCTTAATTGCCGCAGCGTTTGCCGTAGCTTTCGCTTCAGTTGTTTCGAGGTCAGACTTTGCAGCCTTAGCATCGAGCGCAGTATTCAGATCAGTTGTCTTAGTATAATCTTTTAATGCTTCAGTGATTTTACCATCTGCTGCAGTACCAGCCTCTGTGATGGCCTCCTGCTTTGCAGCTGCAATATCTTCAGCAGCTTTATCTGCTGTGATATAGGTATTAGCTGCATCGGTCTTCTTTAGATATGTTTCAGCAGCTTCGGTCTTAGTTAAATGGGAACCCTCGTCGCCGAGCTCAACCCATGCTGCGCCATTATATACAAACTCTTTGTTACCGAAGAGACAAACATCGCCAGACTCAAAAGTCTCATGACCTTCAACAGTAGCACCACTCTCACCCATAGGATCTGTAGTGGAGGTGCCGACAAAGTGCATAGCACCCGTCAGGCCAGTTAACTTAGTGTTAATGGTACTGATGTCTTCAGTGTTCTTTGTTACTTTGCCTTCGAGGGCTGTAACAGTGGATGCATCAGCCTTTTTACCCAGCTCCGTAGTAACATCTGCAGACTTTGCATAAGGCTCAAGAGCACCTGCTAAGTCGATGTTAACATTTTTGTTATTGCCAATAGGCAGTGCAGTACCGTCAACCTGAATAACTTCAATTTTGTTGACCTGGGCATTCTCTTCAATAGCTGCTAACTTTGCAAAATCTTCTTTACTAAGAAAACCATCAGCTTCTGTTGTAGCAACCTTTAATTTGTCCTCTATAGTAGTGATTCGCGCACCTAATGCCTGAATCTCTTCTTCGACGTCACCACTTGCAGAACTCTGAGCAAACTTCATTAAGCTTGCACCAGCACCAACTGCCGTGATAATATATGCTGCGATCTCATCAGTAGCACCATCAGCACCAGGACCAAATACAGAAACTATTTGACCGACATAAGAAGTACCACCGATTTTTCTAGAGTCGGAACCATCCTGCTTTGCATAAGCTAATGCATCAGCATAGGATCCAAACATGGATGAGCGGTCGAGGGGGAACTTACCTGTTCTATTAAACTCTAACGCCCAGTCTAGTTTACTAAAATTATCTATGTATGCCATTATTTATTTTCTCCTTATGCACAAGTGATTTTATAGGTATTAGAGCCGAGCGCAGATGCAGGAGTGTAAACATACACATTATATTCAGCTGCAGTATAACCATTCAGACCTTCAACCTGAGCTTTTTGAGAAGTAAATACAGAGAAAATATCTGTACCAAAAGCACCTGTATCCTCGACAGTCTTTACAGTATGGCCATTAGGCAGCGCAATAACAACCTGAGTACAACCATCCGGGATCGCGAGATTAAATGATGCTGTATATGCACCCTTTTTACCAGTTAGTGCACGAATATTTGTACTGTCGATTGCAATAGGCGTTACAGAAGCACCTGCGAAGATAGAACGATAACCTGTGATGGCTCCGGAGGTTGCAGATTTACTACCTGCTGCAATTCTTAGAGCAGGAACTTCAGAACCTAAGTTATCCTTCGGGATGGCACCTTGCTCGTAGGAGATGGTTGCAGTTAACTTATAATTTGTTCCATCAACGACCTGCATCTCAGGGAACGAGCCCGTAGCGCCTGTTTGTGCATCGTGACCCTCAACACCATCAGTAACACTATAAGTTGATGCAACGATACCAGTTGCCGGACCATATGTATATGAGCCTGCATTCAGTTTAGCTGTATAAGTAGGAGTTACTTTTGCACCAACTTCATAAGCTGTCGCCTGATTTAAAGTAATAGAAGCAGAAGGCTGAGTAACAGAAGGATTCTGTTGCTTTGCTAAAATACTTGCTAAAACTTCTTTAATATTTTTACCGGCTGCTGCTAAAGTTGCATTACCGCTAGCAGGCTTATCTAAAACACCGATTGCAGCTGTGTATGTAAAGTCATTTGCAAAATATACATTCTCTGCATTATAGTTGCCATCCATGGCAGCCCATGCAGTGCCGTTATATACAAATGCTGTATATTGCTTTTTGTCATCGCCGTGAATAGCTTCTCTAACTACAGCGATGTCGCCTGCCTTAAGTTCATCAGAACCTACAGCAGTTGTGATGGCAGCTACCTTATCAGCACCCGCTTCGATATCAACCTGATATGTCTTAGCAAATCTCTGATCTGCGGATTCACCGAAATATTCTAGTGCACCCCAGGCGGATTTACCATCACCTATTTTCATTCGAACTTTATGGGCGCTGTCTGCATTAGGATCAAATTCAATACCAATTTCACCCTTTAATAAAATAGCACTATCTGCTACTGCAGCCCATGCACCGGTAGAATCATTTCGCAGAATTATTCTCGTCTTTTTTGACTCTGCCATTATAGATCTCCTTTTATAAAAAATGCATTGCGTATATGTATTAATTCTTTTTTATAAGAATCAACACGCGTTAAAATGAAGCTGCTCCGCCGCCATCTATAGAATCACCGGCAAAACCGATCTCTACATATTTAGCATTAGAGCTGTCTGAATCATCCCATATATAAGCCATTTGTTTGTCTTTAGCTATATATAGAATATTTATTTTTCCCACACTAGGAAAATTAAAATAAGTATCAAAAACTATTTGCTGTAAACCGCCACCACCCTCACCGCCTATAGCTTTTAATTCTCTATAAGTGTGAATGCCATCTCCTATTTTTAATATAGAGTTATCTAAATCGAAAATAGGTTCCCCAGCCAATGGTATTGCGGTCCATTTATCAAGAGCCTCTTCACGGCCTCTTTTAAACTGAATACTAGTTATAACAGCCACGAAAAGCCTCCTTAAACGATTTCGCCACCATTCATGGTGATCTCATCTATTTGTTTTTGAATATCTTCTACCTGTTTAGTTAATCCGGGTTCTTCTTCTGTACCTGATAAAATCTTCTCTATATCTGAAACTGTTGTAGATGCTTTAATGGCATTTTCCAAATTTTCTGATAAACCTGCGCCACCTTCTGTAAAATCTAATAAAGAAGCTAAAGGATGAAAATGTCCTGTTGTTTCATCATATCCTACAGATTCATCATAGATGTAAATCATTTTATCTTCTGCACAAATAGCTAGATAAGTTTTATCGGCTTCTGTGGTATGAAGTGTGTGCGTAGGTATTTTAAAAGCTTTTTTAGAATCTTCAAACACCAGAGTACGCATCTCTTCTTTAGTCAGAATAAGGCGCTTATCTATGGCAGAGGCTGAAGTGATCTCCATCCCGGCTAAGAACGATGTATAACGAGCCATTTATATAAAATCTCCTTTAATCTATTTAAGCTGCCCAAAGAAAAGTGAGCACAGTTTTTGAAGCGACAACGCTGTCTGGAAAATAATAATGCCAGTACTTTTTACCATCTTTAGTGATGATCTCTTTTTCGAATACAGTTATTAGATCAAAAGCAGTAGAACCACCCTGATAAATATGTGCTAATTCGCCCCAGGATTCAGGATATGCTATAGCAGGATAAAATTCTTCTGCAGGATCATATGTATGAGTTATGCCTTCTTTTCTAATAGATGCAAGCACCGTTTCTTTAATCCAGCCCTGTGCACTGTTAGCATTTGGCAAAAGAAAACCATCATAAAAATAAATATCAACCATCTCTACTTCAGGTTCTGGCTGTTCAGGAGTGTCAGGAACATTAGGTAAATCAGGATTTTCAGAAGGGTCTTTATCTAATAAAGCATCTTCTAATTTTTTAAGTCTATTTTCGAGGTCTTTTGTACTGCTTTTGTTACTATAACAAATAACAGTTGTGCCGCAGTTCTGTTTTGGCATTCTCGGCATATATTTACCTCCTCTGTTTCTTTTTTACATGATAATTTAGCCTAAATTTGTCTTTAGAACAGCACGCAAAAAGAGTCAACTCTAAAATAAAAAGTTAACCCTTCAAAATATATTTAGCTATTAGTGTTACCTAAAGTAAACTGTAAAGTTGTATCAGAAACACTAGGTATATAACTGTTTGGTGAATATGCTTCTGCTGAATAAGTACCTTTGTTGTTGTAAATCCTATATAATTTTCCTGTGCTGGGATTTACAGAGAGCCCATACACCTGATTAGAAGACGTAGGAGCGATCTCCCAGAGCACATTATATGTTTGACCACTTATCACTACTGTAGTTAAAGTGCTGGCCAAAGCTAAGGCATTAGTGACTGACTGCTCTATTTGAGCCCCAGTATGACTGGACGTAAATGCCATAAATTATTTTTTCCTCCTACGAATTAATAATTTTGGTGGTTAATACTTCAAAAGTTCCTCCATCAGAAGGTACAAAAGTATCATTTGATACTGTTAATAAAATATAAGATACATCCCATGAATAATCTACTGCGGACTGCGCATATAAACTAATTCTATATAATCCATCACCCTGATCAAAATTAGTTGAATTTACTTCAAAAGAAACTGTAGTATCCTGAGTCGATGGTATACTCGTTATAGAACCTCCGGGTGCTGCAACTAATCTTTTACCTACATCTATATCATATGCAGCATCTCCATAAGTTGCATTTACTATATATCTATTTAAAAGAACATTAGGTCTAAACGTTATAGAAACAGTATTATAAGGAGGTACAAAAGAAACTTTTACAGCATTTGAAGTTAAATAATTTACCCCATTTACAGTTAAAGCTTTATAATCTACCTGAGGCGGATTATATCCTGTAACGTTACGAGACATTTTATACCTCCATTAAATAAAACTTTTTTCTTTTTATTTATGCAAATACAGCTTTTCCAGACCAGGTTCCTGCTTCGTCCTGCACATATACAACAACGACATGAGCTCCATCTACTTTTCCGACTTCTCCTAAAGCTGCTTCATAGTCAGCACCATTAATAAGAACTGCTATAGATGCATCTGCTTCGATGCCTGCACCAGAAGTGTTAATAGAACCATTAGTTGTGGGTATAGCTGCATCACTTGCACTGCCGTTTCCTGCAGCCTCTTCGGTTAAATATGCACAAACTTTCCACGCAATGACCTTTTCGCTGGCGGTAAAGTTAAATGCAACATAATCTGCATATCCTTCTTTATCTTTAGCTGTTGCATCATTAGAGATATAAGAAGTTTTTGTTTCTAATTTTTCGTGAACTTTACTGATAATAGCTCGATCCACGTTTCCTACAGTTGCTACAGGAGCGGTAGTATCATAAATGAAGGACTGTGTAACTACATCAGAAACGTTTCCTGCATCATCTCTAACTTTTAAATATACAGGGTTAGCGCCCTGAGTAACAGTACCTGTGATGGTATCAGTTAAATAATATGTAGGCGAGCCACTAGGTGTATTATAAGTTAAAGGTGTGAAGGCATCACCAGAAGCAGCCGTTAAAGCTGTCCAGGTCGCATAAGTACCTGCGGTTGTTATTTTACGAATCTGTTCAGGCTCCGCCTGACCTTCAGAATCCTTTGGTGGTGTATAGGTTACAAAATCACCTGCTGCATAAGCCGTAGAAGCATTATATGTCTTTAAAGATGTAGGGTATGTTGTGCTACCTATTTTAATGTTACCATAAAGAACATATGCAGAAGCTGTTCCAGTAAGCCCGTCATCACCGCCAGAAATGCGGGCCTTAAAAGTATTAAGCGCGCGTTTACTGTTGCCTATATTAGTGGCGTTATTAGTATCTACAAGTGTTAAGGATGCCTGAGGCTTAGAGGTGTCGAGCTGCACAGTTTTGGAGAATGCATCGGCAGTCTGTACGTTACCCGCGGCATCCCGCCACTTTAAGTAAACCGTTTTTGTGACGCTTGCAACCGAATCAGCCCCAGTAAACGTAATAGATATAACGGGATTTTCATAAGTAGTCCAAACCGCCATGGCTTCAGTACTTACGGCATTTTCACCAACTTTTATATCTCCCCAAAGTTTATACCAGCCATGGTTCTCACTGATGTTTGTATCCTTCGGCACAAGAGAAACAACATTAGTTATTTTATGGCAAATATCAGGTAGCCCATCAATAGCGCCTGCCTCAGGGGCTGTTGAATCGAAAATAACTCCAGCACTATGGCCAAAAGCAGTGTTACCAACTTCATCTACATAAGCTACATGCACGTAGTTGGTATCGCCTTCGCTAATGCTTGTAGCTAAAAGATCCCCGTATGCAAAAGTGGCTTTGAGACCAGTTTTTTTAGCGGCTTCAGGTAAAGAAGTATCTGTAACTTTATTATTAATCCAACAATAGCTGTATGCTATAGCAGATGCATCTTCAGCACCAGAAGTTACTGAGATTTGATTAAATCGTACAAACCCGGCAGCAGTGTCCACTAAGTTACCGCCAACATAGCCTTTATAATTAGTGATCGTAGGCTTTGTAACTGCGGGTGCAGTAATATCTAATTTAATGGCAATGGTTTTAGTACCTGTGTTGCCGGCTTTATCGCGCACTTCTACATGCACTACATGCTCAGCGTCTAAAGTGTCTGTAAAAACATCTGCATTCACAACATAAGATGCGGGTAAAGTACCTGAAGTAAAGGACTGAGAAGTATTATCATCTAAATAAATACGATAAGCGTCCTGACCAGAAGCTTTTGCGTCTTCAGTAACGGCTAAAGTTAGCGTCGCTGAATTATAACCTGTTTGTCTACTAATAGTAGTTCTATTCGGCGTGATACTAATTACAGGTGCAGTCTGGTCTAAAGTAACAGATGCAGCCATCGTTTCAGTATTTACGTTGCCTGCAGTATCATAAATCTTTGCAGTGATGTTTTTAAGGCCATCGCCAGTATTTAATTTAATCTGACTAAAGACATAACCATTTTTGCGATCGTCAGCAGATACAGTGATATTAAGCGGGCTGTTGGCAAAGGGGCCTGAGATCGAACAGGATGCCCAGTCCGTGGCGGAGCAGTCGATGCGTACACCCACATCTACATAATTAATATATAGCGGGAGGTTAGCTGTATTAGCACTGTTGCGAAGTGTTAAAACGCCTGCAGCCGGTGTAGTATCAACTGTGATGGTATCACTTGCAGATGAAGAGTTTCCAGCAGCTGTAGTTAAAGTAACAGTGACCTCCTGTTTCCCCTGAACTCCTGTATTAAAACTAAAGGTGCGTTCTGCAGAACCTGCTGCAAGTTCTTCAGAATTTAAATTAATAGCTATGGGGCTGCCTACGATGTTACCGGTTATAGTACCAGAAGAAATGGCAGATACGGTATTATTAGTAAAAGTAAATACGATTTTATTATTTTCTAGATTTGTGGTGTATGCAGCATCGTCATTAATAGCTACAGTATTTATTGTAACACCTTTAGTTTCATAAACTATAGCATCTGAGTTAAATACTTCAGACTCATTCGCTACAGAATCTTTAAACACTACATGATAATAATATGTTCCATCGGAGGTAAAGGCCGTATTCTTTTCTTTTGCTACAGCCTCCCATTCGGTTGGATAATTTGAATCGCTCTTTGAACCTGCCTGAGTGGAGGTATACCAAACCTTCATCTGGCTTGCATCAGCGTCATAAGTTATAGTAACTTTACCCTGTGCATTATATGAAGCCTGTGCAGATATACCGCCTTTAGGGGCAACTGTATCTAGAGTCAACCCAAAATGGTTATTATTTGCGGCCATTATATAATCTCCTTATTTTATTTTTTAATTTATAAATCATTCTTTTTTACCTGGGTACCATCCTCGAGAACCTGTTTCTAAATCCAAAATGAACCACGCAGAATGTTTCATTTGTGAAGCATCCCAAATAGTTTCTCCCTGAACTTCTCCAGATTCTGTTTGAACACCTTTGGTGATCTTTTGTAAATTAATCACTGAAACTACTTTTTTTCCATTTATCATAATCTCATTTTTAGGAGTGTTTGACATAAAAAGCTCCTCTTCACTCTAAAGTGAGAAAATAAAAGCAGTCTTTAACTATAGTAGTCATAGCATTATATTCGGATATAGGCATGAACTGCATTTTTTTATCTATAGCTTCAGGTAATTCATAATCTATTATATGTTGGGCATTATAAGCTGCTGTATTTGCATCAGACGCTGCCATAGAAGCTTCTACGGCTTTGTTACTGGCTGTATTAGCATATGTTTGTGCATCTGTACGTGCCTGCTCTGCCTGAAGCACTTTAGCATCTAAAAGTTCTGTTGATACCGGATCCAACCATCTCAAACCCTGTACAGAATCTTTTACCAGCATCTGACCATTAGTGGCATTTTCATAATTCTTTAGAGTTATACCCTTTTCAGATAAATACGTTATAGTAGTTTCATCTGCTAAAGATTTATTTATCCATTTACCACTATTATCATCATATATTAAAATTTGCCCTGCTACAGGATCCTGAATAATAAATCTGTTATCATCGCCGCCAGAAGAACCTCCGTTACCGCCGATATACTTCAGATCTTTATAATCATGAACCCCATCACCTATTTTTAAGCTACCAGAGTCGATCTCAAAAATAGGTTCGCCAGAAGCAGGACGCTTATTATTAACTCCCTGAAGCTCCCGCTCTAGGGCAGCCTTCGAACCCCTTTTGAACTGAATAAGATTAATAGTCAAAAGTTCGACCTCCTTTGCTTTGCATTTTTATACTGAATTTAGCAAAGAATAGAGATGATTAAGTCGCCTCAACCATCTCTATTAAAAATATTTATAAATCTTTTATAACTTTTAGTTGACGTGAATCTTCTGCGTTCCAGTAGTTAAAATAGGGTCCGTAAGCTTCTGTGACATCTTCTAAGTTACTGTGTACGTGAATAGTCATATCAGGGTTGCCCATATATGCCCATGCATTATCAAAAGAGTTAATTTTATTATCGCTGTTTTGTGTACGTACATGTAAAGTTACTAAAGAACCGCAGTGTGAAAATGCGTTGTTACCTATGGAACTAACTGTTGCAGGTATAACTATTCTATAGCCTAATCCATCATTTAGATCCCAGCCTCTTAAAGCTGTACATCTACTAAAAGTATTAGTAGGTATATAAGTCATTTTCTTTGGGAAACTATTAAGATTAAACTTTTTACAGCCTGAAAATACTCCAACGCCCCATGTGATAATATTATCCAAATTTACATTTTGAATGTTACTATTTGAAAATACTCCAGAGTCTAATTCTGTTATATTATCAGGTAAAGTAACTGTTGTTACCGCACTCAAAGCTCCATAAGAACATGCAAAGGCATCTGCAGGGATTTTCTTGAACCAATTAAACTCTATGTTACAACCACTATTTAAAGGTCCCGCAGTTATTAACTTAGGACAGTCCTCAAAAGCAAACTTAGGTTGTACTGTATCGTCTAATATAATGACTTTTTCTAAGGCGGAGCAGTTAACAAAAACTTTTTCCTCCATAGATCTGATGTTGCTTAAAGTAACCTTCTTTAGAGCGTCGCATCCTGCAAAAGCAGAAGGACCTAAGTTATCAAAATCATCTAAAGTTAGTTCTTCTATACGATCACATGACAAAAATGCTTTTCCCTCTATACGCCTCAAGCTCTTTGGCCATGAAGTTATATTAAGGTTCAAACATCCTGAAAATGCTTCGTTGCCTATACTATATAAACCTTCAGGTAAAGCCACATCTCTTAAAGAAGTACATCCAGCAAAAGAACCAACTTCTATAGAAGTGATACCATAGTACATAGTGATCTTTTGTAAATTTATACAGTCGAAAAAGGCTCCTGCAGCAACTCTTCTCATATAAGGGGATAAAGTAACCTGCGTTAATCCCGTCGCACCTTTAAATGCATAAGCACCCGTAGCCGTTGTGTTGTTAGCAAAAGTTACATTCTTTAATAATGTTATAGGTTGTAATACAGGTATATTTGCATTATCTATACCCAGCCAGTAAAGTCCGCTACTATATTCAAAAGATATAATATAACTGCCTGCTGCTGAATAAGTATGTGTTAAAGATAAATTGCCTTTTTCTTCAGAAGTTTCTCTTGCTCCATCGCCCCAGTTAACAGTGATGCCATTTGAAACACTCTGATAATAACTCAGAGTAACTTCTGTAGAATCTTCTGCAACGTCTATATCCAAAGTGGTTGACCCTACAGTATCAGTCCATCTTGCATAAAGAATAGTATCACCTTCAACTACATCTTTTGCAAAATCCCATTTACCTGTATAAGTATCTCCATCTTTAACTTTATACCAACCTTCTACAACAAATCCACCTACTATTTGCTTTTCAGGTTCTTCAACTAATGTTTTATAAGGTCGAATTTGATCAGGTATGTTCTTTTCCCAGAACTCACCTAAATCAAATTTTACGGTATAATTTTTAGGTGTGCAAACAGCTTTAATAACAGTATTCTCTATAATAACCTGTTCAGAATCATTTTCTATAACACGATCATTTAAATATAGAGTTAAGTTTTCATAATGTGAATCTAAAGTGGATTTTATCTTAACTGTTGAATTAAAGAATACTGCGGTAGTATCAACAGGCTCAAAAGTATCATCGGGATTCTTATAATACAGTGTTATATTATCTACTCCTGTGCCTGGTTGCTTCGTAAGTGATAATCCCTGAACATGGGCAAAAGCTTTTTTATACTCAGGTGATGCATTATCTCTGACCCAAAAATAATATAATTCAGGTGTTGTGATACTATACTGTTTTACAAATACTCTTTGCGCCGGTACTATTAAGTTCCATGATGTAGGTTCTTCTTCAGAATGTGTTACAGCCCATCCTGTTATACCTACATTATCCGTACAGTGCGCTTCAAAAGTGTTGCAATTAATTATAGTACTAAGGTCTACTGTAGGAACGTTTGTTTCCTCCCAGTATGCATATAAAACCATATCTTTAAGGATTTTGTCTTTATCAAAATACCAGTGCGTACCTTCAACTGTATGCCAACCATGGAACTTCAAATCTTCTGGAACGCCTGTTACAGCAGGTTCTGTGATTAAAGTATTATAATCTACAACTTCTTCTTCAGGCGTTACTACTATAGAAGCTATATCAGTTTGCTTTTCAAATTTAACTGTGTACTGGCGTGCTGTGGTTGAATATTCAGGATATACATCAAAATCTTTTGTTATAACAGTTGCCCTAGGATCGAAAGTAACCTGGCGGCCATCTTCTATAACATACCAACGTTCAAAATGATAATCTAAAGCTATAGAAGATTTTCTTGCAGGATCTTCAACAGGTTCTCCAGACAAAATAGTATCTAAAGAACACTGACGGGATGTATAAAGAGTAAAATCATCTGTTTCACCCGACACATAATTATAAAACTTAACAGTGCATATAATATCTTTACCACTAATAGATTTAATAACAACCTCAGGATAACGTACAGATAATATAGACCAGTCTTTATAGTTCATAAAATCTACATATAAAGTACCTGTGATCTGAGCTTTATCAACACTAGCGCCTCTGGCATCATAACCAACCATTTTATCGAGCTTATCATAAAATTCACTGATTTGGTCTGCTGCAGTTTTTCCGTCTATACTCTTAAAAGTATCCTGAACATTTATCAAACGAATACGAGATCCATCAGGCATGTTCATAATATATTTATAAGGATTAACTACAGAAGAAGGTATATCTTCTAGCCACAAACTCGTTAAATTCTGAGTTCCTGCTATACTAACTTCTTTTAGGTTGGGATGGTTTCGAATAGTTAACTGTGTTATAGTGTTGGGTAAATGTACTACTTTTAAGTTACCACCATTCGGAAACGTTACACCCTTTATCTGTGTACCTTCAAAATAAACTTCTTCGATGCTTAAACATTCTTTTAAGTCTATAGTAGGTGTTGCCTCGGATCCTTCTGTGGTACCTAGGTTTTGGCAGTTTCTAGCATCTAAATAGGTTAATAATTTATTTGCACCGACATTCAAACCTTTTAAGTTACCATTTTGAAACGTGGGTGAAGCGTTACCTATAATCAGTCTCTGCAACTTTGTAGCTTTTGAAAAATCTGCATAGCCCGGCATAAAAGATGATATATCACCTAAATCCTGAATCCAGTCAGCAGGATATACGTTAATAACAGCATCTGTACCTGTTGCAGCACTGGGTGACTCGATCTCTACGACTTTACCCTTTTCGGCTTTTTTAGTAACAGGTATCTCCCAGAAGTTACCCGTCATATAACAGTTTGTATAAGGTACTATCTCAAATTTTTGTCCTACTGTATTATATGCGCGAATGGTGATCGCATTATTCTTTACATCGCCTGAACGATATTTAGAATCCAGATATTTAAATCTGTTATACATCCACCATCTACGTTGTTGCATTTTAGAGCCCTGAGCCATACCTAAATAAGTTGCGTCTTTATTTAACACATAAGGCTCTAAGTATTTTGTATAAGCATCTTCGTTGAAAATATTTTCACTCCAAATAGCCTGATGATCTTCAAAATACTTTTCTGCAACATCAAAGCTCCAAATCTCACGACCTACGTTGTTACTACGTAAATCACTATACATAGCAAATAACTCAGTAGTGAAGGCATCTCTGACGTTTTGCCAGAATGCTGAATCCTGACCGTTGAAGATATACATGCCCTCCTGAAGGTCTGTATCTTCTTTATCATAGTTATATACTAATAAGCCTTCGTTATTAATGCCTAGCGCTGTATCCATATCGTAGGGGATCCAGTACCATTTGTTTCCATATTTTCTACCGTCTCCGCCTGTACGCTCTGTATACCAACATAACATAGCATTTTTAGCTCGGGAGTCAACCATTAAGAATAACTCTGTATAAAGATAATAGAAAAGTGTTGAAGTTAAATCAAAATGAATATCGGCATCCACTGAAGGATCATCCATGAATAGAGCTCTGAATTTATTTAACTTTGCCTGTTTTAATTCTGCAGAGTCTGTATCGTTTCTATACGTAGAAGAAACATAAGTTAATACTTTTTTCAGTCGATCTAACTCTCCAGGATTTTGTCCATAGGGGTGATCATCAGAACCTGCTTCTTCAGGATAACGAGATTCGAAGGACTCCTCCCACATCTTTTTACCTGTTGCAGGATTTATAGACTCTAAATCATCCGTTTTAAATAATACTAAGTTTGAAGAGTTATGCAAAAACTCCCAGCACTCATCTCCGTCTGTAAAGCCATAAGTACGACTGTTTCCTTTATCGTTGTTAAAGTTCATTTTACCATAGAACTTATCCTGGTGGAACGCAACTATAGGTAAACCGTCTATACCAACTCTAATTCTCTTTTTAGAATCAGAAGTACCTAAATCTTCATCGGGTTCCATCTCTGGCGGTGAAAACCAGTTTTTAGAATCTTCAAAATAACGAACCAGTACAACGTTATTAGCACCTTCTGAAGAAGCAACATCGGCTTTATAGGTAAATGTTTTCTCTTTTTTAGAATCCTCACCTCTGAGCTTATAATGTTCAGACCAGTTCAGATTATTATCATAGAAACCATTTTCATATTTAATTTTAAAATTCTTTTTATAATAATACTGTGAAGAAGTTCCTTGCACATCTACACGTGCATCATCTGCTGTAAAGCTTCGATCTGAATATACTGGATCCACATAAGAGATACTCATCCATTTACGATCTTTTTTCTGCTTCGGTAAATCATCACCTTCTAAAGTTAAATAAGGGATGTTACCTATAGCTAAAATTTTCTCTTTAGTGATTTGTCCTGTTTCATTATTATAAACATCGTTATGCCTATATCTCTGAGCTTTTAGAGCTGCATCTTTTGTATCTGCGATCCAGTTATTAACTATTTGTCTACGCGTTAAATCGTTATTATAAATTCTGATATTATATACATCTAAAGTCGCTTTGTTTGATCCTAATACGATCTCCTGTGCAGGTGTTTGTGCAAATGAATCTGTTTCACTGTATCTACTGACACCAGATAAAATGCCGTTAATATACATGAACATCAGGCGTGTCCCATAAGTTGACTTTTCAACAACATAAGAGATACGCACTTTATCATCTTCTTTATACTGCGTCGATAAAGAAGCTGCCTGAGACTGTAAACGTGCTATTTGTGGCGTGATATAAAAACCACGTCCTGAAACAACATAATAAATTAAAATACGATCATTATCTAAAAAGTATTCTGTTTCAGTTGTATTATCGGGGTCTAAGTCCTGCGTTTCTATAGAGATGCCAAAAACAGATGTTAAATCTTCTGTACTATAATAATCATCATTTAGGTTCCACTGACCATTATTATAAATAAACGCATAAGTGCCTTTAGTGCTTTGAACAGCTTCTGCAAAAGAATCTAAAGATATATTTGTTACTATAAACTTTTTAGTACGTGTATCTTCTCCTGCATAGTTTATAGAATGACTTATAGAATCTGCACCATCCAAACAACTGATGATTCGTTCTTCATAATCTTTTACATCGCGTGTTGCAATCTCAAATTCTATAGTTTTACCTGTGTTTGTAAAATCTTTTGAAAAAGGTTTAAAATGAATAGTTGCCCGAGCATCCCCGGATAATCTCAAAACAGTTTTATTTTCATCATCTAGAACCCAGCCATTTGACTGCCAGTTAAAATTCTCTAAAGAGCCTTCTATGGTACCACTAGTTCCTGTATAGTTCCACTGTTTTCTTTTTTCTAAGGGCTCCTGGTTGTTACGATTTTCTGTTCCTAAATAAAGTTCCAAAGAATCCGTTACCGGGGTTACATCTACGGTACTTTTATAAATATGAAAAGTAAATGATTTTTCAGCACTGCCTGAAACTATTTGCAGAGTGTGGTTTCCTATAACATCTGAAGAAACCTCCCAGCTCTGCTCATTTTTATCTACGTTGATATAAGAGGGGTTTCCATATTCATCTGTATAAACAGGAACACCATCTACATACAAATAAACATTAGAATTATTTTGTCCTGGCGTATAAACTCTATACACTACGTTAAAGGGTATATACTGTTCATGTTCAGAGTCGTTAATAAAAGTAGATGCGATTATAGGTGTTAAATCACCTTCTTCAAAGCAAATTAAATCATAATATAGCTCATTAGATTTAATCTCTTCACCTTCTATAGTTACTGTAAAATATACCTGTAAAGTGTGACTGCCATGTGCTTGTGCAGATATAATTTTTGTTTGCTGTTCACCAGAAGCTGTGATAATCTCTGAACCCGGTAACTCTGCGCCGTCTAAAATAAAATGCATCGTTTTTGCTATATCACCAAAAGGTGTATAGATATAGGCTATAGGGCCTGAAAACTCTGCATTAGCATCAAAATAAGATGTTAAAAGTAAAGAGATGCCTGTAATGATATCTATTAAGTTTTTAGAGCTGCCATAAGCATCCGTTACTTTGAATTCGATTTTATTTTCACCAGATATAATAGAAGAGGTTAAATCAAAAGAAACGTTTCCCTGAGCTGCGGTTTTTGTTTCAATAAGTTTTCCATTATTAAAACACTGAATAGTACCACGACCTGTAGGCTGATCATCTCTAATAGAAGTCCAGTTTATAGTAACGATACATTCTCCGCCTACAGATACATTAGTAGGCCAGGTAACTTTAGTTAAAGTAACTGTTGTGATGCTCGGGCTCGATCCACCACCGCCTGCTCCTAAGTTATAAGGGCCTGAGATAACAGATTCTTTAGTTCCCTGCTTCGTAATAGCATCTATATCAGAAGTTAAATACCAGTATGATTTTTTATCTCTGGATAATTCTCCACGCGCATCATAGTATAAGCCCCGCGCTTTACTTTTTGCTGCATCGTTAATAAGAGGTAAAATCTCATCTTCAGATACTTTACTGTCTAATAAATCCTGTAAGCCTGTTATAGCTTCTATAGGGTGCTGATCGGCTAAATCTCTATTTTTTAGCCTGTTGTGGTCACTAGTGCCCCCACCTGAAGATATAGACCCAGTAACACTGCCGTGGCTCGAAATACTGCCGGATATATTAGGAAATTTATTTGGTATATTCGCCATAAACTTCTTTAATCATAAATAACAAATTTTGTTTTATTTACGATCGTTCTAACCTCCTTTACTGGATTTGAATCTTCATCATAGTGATCCATTTTTAACTTTATCATATAAAAATATCGCCCAGGCAGTAGATCTAAAGTATCTTCAGGATTTATCATAAAGATAATGTTTCCAGATTCATCTACTTCAGGAGATTCTGCAGTTAACTTCTTTTTAACTAATGCCTCTTCAAAGGGTTGACCAGGGTCCATTAAGCCAAAATAAACTGCATCATTCTCCACTAATCTATAAATACCGTCCTCTGCGCTGTCATCATTAATGGTCAAATTAAAGGCGTATGTATCACCTCTATTTATCGCGATTATATTTGCAGGCATTTATTCTGCCTCCTACATCGTTAATTTTTCTAATTTAGCAAAGGGATTTTATAGGTAAAAAAATCGCTGGGGTTGCAAAAGACCCCAGCTTTAAAGGAAAACAGTATTTATAAATTATGATTTATTTGCCATAAATTTATCTAAAGTATCAGATAATTCATAGATTTTTTCTCTAAGACTATTTAATAATTCTTTTTTATTTTCTATAATAACCTGTGCTTTTTCAGGCTGTGTTGTTATAAAGCCAGGTAAATCAAATTTAATCAAATCCCGTGTATCATAAGTATCTAAAATGCATGCACCTATTTGCGAATAGGGTATATAAATGGCCTTATTTGCTTTTAAAGTGCCTTTAGCTATAATAGGATCGATCTCAAATACATTAGGTAAATCTTCATCATCTAATCCATCTGTACTAAAGAAAATCTCTGCAGAATCTATAGCAACTTTACCATTAAAGATTTTACAACCATCACCTTTTGTAAAGATATAGCTATTTGTTAAACGGCTCGTCTTTACAGCTGTTGCAGGACTGCTGAAGATATAATTCGCATCCTCCTGCACTCCTATAGCTCGATCAGATAACATACCATAATCAGAACCTTCAAAATAGTTAACAGAATTTTCTTTACCCTTTACTTCTAATTTACCAGATAAAGAATCAGGATGATACCAAACACCTACGTTAACAATTTCAGAAGTTTCAGGCAACTCGACGCTACCACCTTTAATATAAGTGTTATCTAAATAATATTTAGTTTTTGCCACAGTTGCTATAATACACCCAGGTACATATCCTTTTGTATATATATACTGTTTTGTGCACGTGTAGTTACCGCTTGCGTCAGGTTCTAATTTTGCAGTTTTAGAGCTGTCAAACCAACCCTGCGTAGGGAAACCATCAGAGTCGCCGTACTCTGTATCTTTATTAACTTTTTGTGCGGATTCATAAACTTCTGCAACACCAAAATATTCTTCACAGGTAACTTTAGGACAGTTCTCAGGAGCATTTTCTACTATGTCTAAGCACTTCATGTTATTAAAATGCTGCATAGCCTGTACTTCATCTCCTACTAAATCAAAAATAGGACTGCCGGCTATTAAACCTTCAGATTCTTTTGAGCTAATCGCGTTGCCTGTTTTTCCATATTTATATACACGAATGTTTCCACCTAAAATCTGAACCAGCTTTGCTTCTATAGCATCTACTGCAGCACTAATGACAAAATAATTACCTGAATCGATTCTTAATAATTTTCCACCATGAAAACCGTCATGCCCTGCTTCTACAAAAATACTGCCGACACCATTTAACAAAAGTTTACTGCCCTTAATAGCATGTTGATTTAGACCCGGAGCTTTTACATGCAACTCAGAATTTTCTCCAGAAACTATAATCAGTTTATCTTCAGCCTGTAAAGCACCTTCGGAATTATCTGCAGAACATTCTATAGCAGGCGTTTCTATATAGTTTTTAGTGTTTTCAAATAAAGTGATAACAGTTCGTGATTTTGCCTGATCACAATAAAAAGCCTGAGCAACATCAGATTTAATAGTTACATTATTAAAAATAATCTGTGTGTTTTCTTTGTCTGCGCCTGTTATAATAATATGCCCATGCAGCACTCCGGATAATTCATAAGCTGCGTTTGCATTTAATCTAACCTCAGGTCCTACAACTTCTTCGCCATTAACAGTAAAAGGTTCTTCAGACTTTAAAAGACTATTTACTTCTTCTTTATCATAATAATTTGATAAAGCATCTGCATCTAAAGTCTTTATATCTCCTGTGCCCGTGACGACTTCTCCATTAATAGTTTTAAAGGTTGTTAAATCCTGTTTCTTCTCTATAGCAGCTGTATTTTTATTTATCTCTGCAAAAGCATCTGCAATGCCCTGTTCTATGTGATTCATGTTAGTGGCATTTAATTTTGTTGTATTATTTTTCCACGTTGTCTTTGTATAGGCCATGAAAAACTCCTCCCCTTTTTCTCTTTACTCCTGACAAACCAAATTATCAGAACAGTATAATACTTCAGAAACTATAGCATTCTGTGTTACAGTTCCACCACCAGCAGAGGCTTTGCTACTATATAAACTGTCGAAGATCCAAAAAGCTATAGGATCAAAAATATTTACCTGTTCTTTTCCATATTCATTATTAGATGTTTCTGCGATCTCTAAAGTTACCATCTCTTCATAACCTTCAGAAGCTATAAAAGAAGACGTTTCAGAAGCTTTTAGATAAAAATACCATTCATCTCCTTTTTGATAAAAATGCACATTATCCAAAGCGCCTTCTGCATTATATAAATCATATCTATTAACGATACCATTTTGTCCCACAGAGATCGATAACTGCGTTAATTTATCAAAATCAAAATCAGATAAAGAGTATTCAAAAGTTTCCCCTCTTTTAATACAGGATCCTATAGGGATTATATTATCAGGATATTCTAAAGATAAAGCTGTATTTAATTTAAACTGTTTTGCCATATACTATTTTTTCTCCTTTTAGATGAAGTTGATAAAAGAATCATTTTCATAAAAAATAGGGCAGGACTCTTCATCGGATACAGCCTCAACTCTAATTCTATATATATCTTTTTTAATCTCTTTTTCTATTAAATCTTTTCCAGACAAACTAATACATAGCACTCCGCAATCATCTATAGCATCGCCAGGAACTTCTAAAGTATACATCACTCTATTAGATGAATCTAAAAGTTTGAAAAGAAAAGTGCCCTGTTGAAAATAATCTGCAGGACTTAATACATCTCCGTCTTCATCTATTATAGTTCCCATTATATGAAAATATAAATCTATATTTTGTCCGGCATAAGCTCTAATACCTGTTTCATCTCCTCTGACATCCTTTATAATAGCAGCGCTGCTCGGGCTATTTAAGGTGTAGGGTGTATTTATGGTAGGAGCTTCAGGGTATTCTTTTTTGTTTCTGAGATATTCGTTGTCATAATTATAAAACATGTCTTTTGACATTTTTTACACCTCGTAACCCTTTAATATGACTAATTTAGCAAACAAAAAAGACCCGCTCCTATTATCAGAGCCGGTCTATTTTTATAAAATTTTATACAGTCTTTTTATCTCTTAGAATCAGATTTAGAATCATGCCTAATACCATGGCTAAAGAAACTCCAGCAAAAGCTGCATCAAATAAATAAATACCACTAACGCCTACAGTTAATACTACAGATACGATAATTAGATTTTTTGTGTTCTCTAAATCGATTTTATTATTTACTAATGTCTTCAGTCCCGATGATGCGATATAACCATATAAAATCATAGCACATCCACCAAAGACACAGGACGGGATGGTTTGAATAAAAGCTCCAACAGGTGCTATAAAAGATAATGCCATAATAATTAAAGCAGCTACTGTGATAACAGCTGTTGAAGCCACTCTAGAAAATCCTGTTGTTGCAATGCTTTCGCCATAAGAAGTGTTTGGCAAACCACATACTGCAGCGCCTACAGCTGAAGCCACACCATCACCTAAAAGCGTTTTATGCAGCCCAGGTGTTTTTGTTAAATCTGTTCCAATAATATTAGATAAAACTTTATGATCACTATAATGCTCTAATAAAGCACAAACAGCTACCGGAACAAAATATAGTGTTGTTTTACCTAAGTTAACTAAAGACCAGTCCTCAGTGGACCACTTTAGAAAAGTAAAGTCAGGATACCACTGTAAATTAGAAAAAGCATCAAAAGAAACTTTACCGCAACATAGAGCCAAAATATATCCTGCAATTAAAGCAATAAGAAAAGGGATATTCTTCAAAAAGCCTTTTCCATAATGTGCAGTTAACGCTGCTATTAACATGGTGAAAATAGCTATTAAAGTTGGTACTACAGGAACAGTGCCCGATGCTGAATCGCCGTTTACATAACTGAAAATAAAAGTGGCTAGATTTAATCCGATGACCATCGTCACAGCACCAACGATCGAAGGAGGGAAAATCTTATTAAGAGCCTCCATGCCCAGCTTCTTTACGACAAAAGCGAAAATAGCATAGATAAGTAAAATAATAAGTCCGCCGCAGCACACCATTAAATAATTATCACCTGTTTCATTTAAAGCCAAAGCACCGCAAACAGCGCTCACCGTAGCTCCACACGAACTGATGAACATAGGTGATTTAAAGCCGGTGATAATCTGATAAATAATGGTTCCTAAACCTGCTCCAAATAAACAAGAACTGACTGGCGTACCACAAATATTAGAGATTAATACAGTTGCTACGAATACTGCAAAAACCTGTTGCAGCGGATAAATAATCCATTCATACCACTTTTTAGGCTTATCATTAATATCATAGAGTAACTTATTATTTGCCATAGTTACTCCTATATTCTTCTGCCAACATCTTAAAGAGTTCTTCACTGGTGCAGGCCAGTTTGCCATGTGTCTTAATAGCTCCTGTTAAGAAAATGTTGATATAACTCATCTGATTTTCTCCAGGTTCTTTTTGCATAGCTGCAAGTTTCTGTTGCCCCACATCGCCCTGACATGTCATATAACCTTCTCTGCAATCATCATAAAGGCAGAAAAGTTTTTTATGCGGATCTGCATCAATCATCTGGGTAAAGATCCCAATTTCGCAAGTTGTTCCGATCGGAGGCATGTCACCACTGACTACTGCGATTAAAAGATCTGTTTCCTTTAATCTATTATAATCACCCCAGTATACGTCGTATGAAGTTGCGCACTTCGTCTTATCATTAATAGATTTATTACGATGCGGTACATAAATAGAAGTGTCTTCGGGGAGAATAGAGACCAGATGCTCATAGAGATAATCTAAATACATCCGATCACGTTCAGTAAAAATAGGTCCAGCTAAATAAACGTTCATAAATCACCCCTCTGCTTTAAGAGTTATCTTATCTTCATTAATGATAACTTTTCCATTTTTGATCTTAAGCACGTCCATATCATTAAAAGGAAAAGACCTCGGAGGTGTTGTCGTTGCCGTATCCTTCTCAGCACGCTTCAACTCGATAACATTCATAATAGCATAATTTGCTAAATCGATAAAAGTATCTTCTAATGATTCAAAATCATTTTTTCCACCCTTTACCAGATTTGTTGCCCGATCGAGTTTATTATGCAGAGGAACTAGTCCCGCTACAGGACCTAGATCTTCATAAAGCTTTGTAAAGCTGTTTCCGTAATTTGCATTCTTCTTTGCATATAGCTCTGCCATATCCGTGACGATTTGTTTAAAAAGTTCTGCGTCAGTCATATAAAAAATCCTTTCGAAAATTTTCTGTAAAGGAGGTCGGTATTTTTATCTACCGACCTCTGTGAATCTTTTACCGATTCTTATTCTGTTTACTTTGCTGCAGCTTTGTGCGTCTCTGCGCTGCTGCCTTCTTTTCTCGCTTTTCTACAGACTTCGGAACGAAACATTCACGCTTCTTCAGTTCCAACAGAATACCCTCCTGCTGAACCTTCTTCTTAAACTTTCGAATCATCTCGTCTACGGAGAGGGTGTTACCATTTTTATCTTTGTTATAAACGATAGCCATTTTTTATCACCTCCTCCCTGTTTTAACGTTTCATCTATATAATACAATAATAATGTACCTGTTAAGCCTCTTTTGTTGGTTTTACAATAGACAAATCTATATCATATCCTCGGGCTGTTCTAAGACGTGCTTTTGTTACTTCACGCCCAGAATAAGTCTCTACGCCCGCTGTTTCAGTAGCTCCTAAGTTGCGCAACACATCAAATAAAGCTATAGCTAATTCTTCGGGGCTTCTTTTTAATAAAGGTACATTATTTTGTTTGTATTCGAAGAACTCTTCTTCAGACATCTCAACATACAATTTTCTACTCATAAAGTTTCCAACCAACTATTAAGCTCTTCATAATAGCTCATTTTACCGCCCTTTGAATAAGGCACAGGATTCTTCAAAAATTCTTCTTCATTAAATCCTGGATATGGAAAATCTTTTGGCGTTAAAGGTTTTCCTTTAAATTCATATTCGGGCAAAGGTTTATTCATGCCCAGCCCTGAGGTGCGTTCTGCATTATAAATAGTTACAGGATGGTTTCCATACTGTTCCAAATAATTTTTTCTAATATAATCTACAGCGCCTTCTACATCTCCTGCTAAAGCCTGTTCAGAAGCTTCAGCACAAAGTTTAGACCAGTATGTGATATTTTCCAACATTAATTCTGCAGAGATATGTCCGCAACCTGCGGATGCACACTCCCAGGATTCAGAAGGCATGTTACCTGTGATGAATTTACCTCTTGCTTCAGGGCAATTTTTCTTAAAGTAACTATCCGCGTTACACCAAATAACAAAAAGATTTTTATTCTTAAAATAGGGGCCTTCTTCTGGTCCAATGTTCCCACCTATTAAACCATAAGAAGTTCCATGTCCTAAACAGATAATTCGATCATGAGCCTCCATTAATTTATGAACATCTTCTTTTGCAACAGAGCTCTGAGTAACGACGTCAAAGCCTTTGCCTTCATAAATCTGCTTTAACATAACAGTAGAAGGATCAGTCATATGAAAAACTAAAGTATTTGATCTAGTATAATCTTCTATATTAAGATGATTTACCTGTGGCTTATAATCCTTTGCATAATCTTTAAAATTAAAAAGATTAATCTTTGGCTTACGGGCATTTGATGTAGATGCAGTAATCTTTTTTGATCTGGGCTCAACATCTATAAAATCACCGCTGACTAAATCTATAAAACGATCAAAATAAATGCTATTTTTAAAATCTCTAAGAGACAAAAGTCCTAAGTCTTCATCTCCGAGCCAGGAGCCTAAAAGATTATCATTCGCATCATATACAGAATAAGAAAATTTAGTTCCGCCAGGCAACGCATACTGTGTTAACGAGTTGCCTGATTTATCTGAATAAATGATCTCTTCTAAAATATCCATCATATACAATAAAATCCTCATCTCATAAAATTTGCATAATTTAGCAAAAAATTTTACGAGGCGGCATCTTCACCCTCTTCTAAATATTTGTTAAAAACTTCATTAACTGCAACTTTACACTTTTCATTAATCTCATCCATAAACTCTGGTGCAAACTCTATGGATTCTATATTTTCAGAGGCTCCTAGATTCTTTAGCAGTTTTGACATTCTTTTTCTTTTTACATCATCTAAGAATAGTCCCACCTGTTCTCTTTTATAATTCATCTCAGCCCACCAGGCATCTAGATAATTTGAAACTACTTGCATCTCATGCGTTTCAACTTCTGGGTCTATATCAGAGATTAGGGAACTTAGCTGATCATATGCATAATCCATGCCTGCGTAAAAAGCCATAAGTTCATTAGCTTCTTTTTCAGAAAAAAATTCTGCGCTCGTATTTGACATTTTCATCACCTCTTTATTTTAATATACACTAAAAGGGCCTAAATAAAGGCCCTCAATTATTAAAAATCTGCAATATTTTTATCATCTCTAATATCGATGAAAACAGGAAAACGTAAAGAAGCTCCTCCATTTTGATTTACCGTTTCTTCAAAATACTGAATCTCTGCGACTCTATTCATATAGTTCTCTTTATTTTTCCAAATCAAATCTCTGGTTGGGATATCAAAACCAGAACCACATTTTACGACGTTTCCATCTTTATATTTACAAAGAATAGCACCTAAAGTATTTACAAATTTTCCTGTGCCTTCTTCAAAGCCAATAATTTGTAAATCATAAGAGTTCATTTTCTTTACTTTTTGTAAATCCCAGCTTCGATCAAAATGATAAGGTGCATCACACACATTAATCATAACACCTTCTTCTCCTGCGAAAACATTTTTATTTAACCAGTATGTGATTAAAGAAGTATCTGTTCCTTTATATAAAATAGGCAACAGTTTAAAATAAGTGAAAAATGCTGAATTAAAAATTTGTTCTAAAGTTTCTCTGCGTGAGGTATAAGGTGTTTCACAGTTCTGATCTCTAAACTGTTTTACAGCCATGCAGTCAAAAACCAACATCCTCAGACCATGTTTCACTCCATCTTTTCTGCAGAGTTTAATGGTTTGCTTATACTGATTTTTACTGTCTAAGCCTGAAGCATCCAAAAGAGTTAATTCTCCATCTAAACAAATGTTATCAGGCATTTTTTCCAGCATCTCTTCTTCAAGATCAACTAAGCCTTCATAAACCTGGCCCTGGCGACTATAAAAAGAAACTTTACCATTTTCTTTTAATGCAATAATCCTACAGCCATCTATTTTTGTTGTTAATACAAATTCTTTTCCTTCTATACGAGAAGGATCGTCAAAATATTTATTCGCTAGTTGCACATTAAATTCAGGGAGAAAATTATCCATACATTTATTTATCGTCTTTACATTTACTCCGAGTTTAACATCTTTAGTTATAATACGGTCTAAAAGCGTTAAAAAATGTCCTAAATATTCTGCCCCGTATGCATAGTATTTTGTATATAAAGTTTCTTTAAAAGCTGCCACTTCTTGCAAAACTTTATCTGTGCCTGTATTATTCTGTAAAATAAACTCTAATAAATCTTTTACAGTACCGTTTTGTTCTGTACCAGCGAAGAGTCCGCAGAATTCATCTGTTGCCTTTTTTAGTTTCTTTGCACCTATGCCTGTGATTAAGTAAGGATTAAAAATATAATTCAAATAATATTTAACAACTTCATCATCTTTATAAGATTTTAGAATGTCCTGTTTATATAAAGAACTATTATTTTGAGCTAATAAATCTATAAATTCTGAAAAGTGAATTAGAGTTTTCATTTTATATTTTTTCCTCCATGCTTTTACTACTATATAAATACATTTTTATAAAAAGAAAAGCCTCTATATTTTAGAGGCTTTGAAAAGGGTTTTTATAAGCATGTAAAAACGCATTATAACGCGATTAAAATAAATATGTATATTTGTGTAGGGTAAATATATAAAAGCGTTTATAAAGCAAATTTGCTATGTTATAGAGATAAATATTTTCCAGACTTTGTTTTAAAATATTTATTGCCTGTAGATATAAGCTTTATTTGGGTTGTTTGAGGTATGAGTTGTTTTCCAGTGATGGCCCAGGTATAAAATTCTTCTGAAACAGTTTGATCAGATTCTAAGGTGATAATTTGATATCGGGGATCAAACCAGGAGGAAAGGGGTTCCTGATAAGCCCCTTCTGAATCGTATTTAATGCTATATCGGGCGCCCGAACGTATCAATAAGCGGGAAAAAGTTTGTTCAGCAGAGATGAAACTTATATTTTCATCAGCATCGATAGTAACATAAGGATTATCTACCCATTTATATGTACCTGCGGCTAGGGTATAAGTCACTGAGATTAATGTGGAGGAAAAAGAAACTGAAGATAAATTTGTTGCATAATAAATGCCTTCATCTGCAGAAGCAACAACACCACTGGGTACTTCGGACAGTTCATAACCATCTTTAAACTGGGGTTTAAGAGCTAATCCTGCACCATAAGAAACTGTAGTACCACTTTGGGCTATCTCCAACCAGGCGGATTCATTATCATCATGCCAAAACATTTTTTCAATACCTTCGTCCCAGTAAACAGTTGTTTTATAACCTGCCACTTTTTGCCTCCATTTTAAAAATTTAATGTTCTTTTTCTATATATGAAAATTAGTTCTGTGGTGGTGCTAAATATTTTCCTGAACTCGTTTTGAAATATTTTCCACCAAAAGACATAAGTTTTGGAGCACTTGAAGTTGTTTGTTTAACTAAGTTTCCACCCGTAATCGCCCAGTTGTAAAACGCTTGTGATACTTGCTGATCTTCTACTATGATAAGGGTCTGATAAGAATCGACTACCCAGTCTCCTTCATTATAAGCCGTAGTAGAATCATCAGATGCGACATAGCGAAGCTTAACCACAGGCAATTTGATACCGTCAGAGTAAACACCTAATGCGCTATAGTTGTTATTATTGCTGGTAAAATTAATTTTTATATCAAAAAAATCAGTACTAGCAGGCATATTGCCCAAAATGTCGGCCCACTTATAAGTTCCTGCACTCAACACTGGTGTTAACGTTTCCTGTTGTTTTGTTCCATTTGCCTGCAACCACTCTAATAAATCGCCCGTAGGGGATGTTAAAAATGTTATAGTTGCATTAGAACCTGTAACGCCGTCTCCTCCCGAGCATGCAAAGGTTTCCTCTGTTCCATTATAATAAGAGATATGAAGCCCTTTGCCCTCCGCATAAATATTAATCCGAGTAAAAGCATCTCCGGCAGCATTTTTAAAATTTATTGCTGTATCAATTGCGTTATCCGGAGCGGTCATGCCACTTGACTTCAAAACCCATGTTTCATCAGTAGCTCTGGTTGTATAATCTTCATAGTCGTGAATAAAATCTGTTGGAGAAACGTCTACACCTTTATACTGAAGAATAACACTATTATACCACATGACTTTATCATCTACTATTTTATAAAGAGAAGGATTAGTTAAATAGTTTGCGTTATCTAGCCACGTTGCATTATAAGAGGTGCTTAAATAAATTTGCACTGAAGAGCCATTTACATTAATATAGTGATCTTCAGGAGCAAAGAACTGTAAACCACTATATTTTTTAGATAATCTTATCATGAATCCCTCTTTTCTTTTTTATATAATAAGTGTTTTTCCTGATTTATCTTTTAGAATTTTGTTGTTTGTTGTTAATATTTTTTGGTCTATTTTCCGTGTTGTATAGTTACCTTCATGAATCATAGAATCAGTAGGTAACACATCTATGTCATTATAAACTAATATAGAATTATTTTCCCAGACAACATTCGTATCGGTTAAAGTATAAGGTACTTGTGAAGGAGCCCAGTAGTCACCAAAATAATCCCAGTTCGTCTGCCAGGTCCGATCGCTCGAGGTACCTGTAGCTCCAAAAGATACTTTAGAGCCATTTACATATATTATAAAAGTAATAGCTATAGGAGGAGCATGTGTGATTATATTTTCTGGCATATATTCTCCTTTTTACTTTATAAGAAGTTTTCCAATTTTACTTTGAAGGATCTTGTTTCCCTGTTTTAATACTTTTGTATCTGCGCGTGTAGTATAAGTACCATCATCTATAATATTATCTGAGGGTAAAACATCCGTACCATTATAAACGAGAATAGCATTATCTGACCATATAACCTTATTAATGGTGCAGGTATATGGCAGTGGATAATCCGGAGATATGTCCTTAGAATTATCCAACCAAGAGGCTGCAACACAATAAAAAGACTCCGCAGCACCGTTAAGCGTGATATGTATAGGGTATCCAATAGCGCCCGCAAAGAATTGCAATCCTGAATGATTTTTAGATAACTTTATCATTTAATTATAATTTTTCCTGAGTTTGTTTTTAAAATTTTGTTATTCGAAGATAAGGCAATAAAGTTACGTTGAAAAGGGATTAGTCGTTCACTGAAGAAGTCTTCGGTGTTCGGCGACATGTATACACCCTGTGGTATCGTTATAATTTGATATCTAGGATCGAGCCAACCCTCTTCATATACTGTAACATGAGTATAAGTATCGTTTACTGAAGGCCCTGTGTAACGCACAGTAGCTTGGGGCGATGCTGTTGTACCTAGGCTCCAGTCTATAGAATTAAAGACGTCTCCGTGACTTTCGAAATTTGAAAACACAAAAGCATGTAAAACTCCTACAGAAGCTAAAGGTGCGAGAACTTTATAAGTGCCGGCCGGAGCAGGAAAGCCACCACTGCAGTAACTTGATGTGACGTCCAGCAAGCCGCTTATGCCTTCGCGTACATTTTGCGTTTCATAAGTTATTGTTTTATAAGCCTCTAACGCCCATAAATTGTTATGATGCACTAAAGTTTCAACCCCGTTAGCTACATACCACATTTTGCGGTTGCTAGGGGTGCTTGTGCTTGCAATAATATGAATAGCATCATACTGCACCCCGTTGCTTACGAAATTAAGGGACTGTGTCCATTCATTATTATAAACACATAAATATATTATAGAATCAGCAGTGGGGCTCCCATAATATGTACTATTATAAAAATTATTCAGGGCACAAAAATGAAACTCCCCCCCCGCAGGGTTGATGTTATAGGTGGCATTTATAATATCTCCATTAGCCAGGCATAAAGCCCGTATAGTTTATTGTTAATGATTCTCCGCCGCCATCATTAGGATCTGCAGTAGCGGCTAATAAAATTAATTCTACATCTCCTGCATTTACAGAAACTGTATTAGGACAGTCATACCATGTTCCGTTAACTGAAACACTATTCGGTCCTATTTTATCAGGTTTTCCACTTGCCAAAAGAGGTGTTGCAACTATAACATCTCCTGCTTCTAGTAAATAGCCACTAGTAACAGTTTTTCCATTTACTGTTACAGTACCAATTCCTGAAAAAGTTAAAGTATGTTGCTTATTAGAAGAATCTTTTCTATACAGAATTTTTCCCGTATTTGTTTTTAAAATTTTTTCCTTTGTTGCCAAAAGTTTCATAAAAATTTGGTTTTCACTCTCCTCTTAATATTTTTGAATATCGGGAGAAAAATGTTTATTTTTAAAATTATGTCCCCCCCCCGATATACGGAGGAGAGACTTTTCAATAAGTTTCCAATCAATTTACCAGAAGTTTTCCAGAGGTCGTTTTCAGGGGCTTTTCTCCTGTTGATAAAACCTTTAGTGTTTCTTTAATGCCGAAACGAATGCGCGTATAAATACCCGTCTCTGATGTAGAAGGAACAAAACCACTTTTATCTATTATGATATCTTCATTAATAATAGTGATCTCATTTGTAACGGCGTAGTTATACACAGTGCCATTAACAGTAAACTTAGCAAAACTAGAATACACACGTATATAGTCATCATCTTTAAGAGTATAAGGACTACTAACACTCGTCCCATTAATTCGACAGTCGAAGCCATCCGTGAAGGTTAATGTATAAGCCATTATAGGTGTATCTCCTTTGTGTACCTGTTTCCTGATAACAGTCCATTAACGAAATAATTCTGGTTCCCTGTGAATAGAGTATAGTGTTGTATCACTTCTTTAATATTTTCATGCGTGATTAGTTCTACATATTCACCATCGATATTAAGGGCATGTTCACCAATTTGCCACTCATCCATATAGATCATGGCCTGGCGTTCTACATTATACAGTCTGTGCCGATGTACCGTTTTAATAACAGTTCCATCAATAAATGTCCAAACGTCATACTCAGTGTGCTTTTTGTTTTCTGCACTGTCAGTATAGGTGATCTCATCTGCTTCAAGCTGCATCGTATCAGGGTTCCAAGAAAGAACTTTATCAGTTAAAGCCAGTTGATCGACACGCTTTTGAGAACCATCAGCAAGAGTTATAAGCATATCTCCAGTTAAACAAGAACTATAGATATATGCAGTACTATTAGCAGTTAATGTAAAAGGCAGTTTAGGCATGCTGCCATTAATGTTCCACTTTTCATTAGAGTTGTTGGGAGTGTGATCTGTGATGGTAACCACGTTTTGGTAAGTACCTGCAGGTACTGTAGCCGCAGTACCATCAGCATAGATAATGGAAAAAGTTCCACCCTCAAATTCTTCGGTTACGATCAGCTGATAACCCTGAGGTGTTTCACCGCCCCCCCCCCATGGATAATACCTTGCCTGAAGGAGTTTTTAGAGCTTTATTAGTTCCAATTAAAATCTTCATTTATTGGCTCTCCGGCTCTACGTTAACAGTTTTGGACCAAGAACACATCTGTTCTATATACGCTACGATTTTCTTTAATAGCTCTTCGTCTATAGTGATGCCTGCTGCATGAGCACCGCCCGTAACAGCAGCTAAAGCAAAATCTAGTTTTTCTTCACTAGACATCTCTGGATGTTCTTTTGCATATTCTTCTGCGGCAGACATAGCAGATAAAATAATTTTTTCTACTAGTTTCCAGTTCTTTTCTTTAATAATGTTTCTAATTAACATCACTACAGCAACAACTGTTGGGATAATGCCGCAAATCGCAATAACTAGATCACAAATTTGACTAAAATTCATAAATTAGAATCTGACTCCTTTCGAAATTATTCTTTTTTATTATCTACGTCGCGAGGTAAAGTTTCTATATCTGTTTTCCACTCATCGACGTATTCTCTAAAATGGTTTCCGCCCAGCCATTCATATGTATTATACAAATGTCGCCAGTTGGCTAATTCACTTGCGGAGATACATTTTTTTCTGACAAAACGATCATGAGACTGTTCCATGCGTTCTCTTAAAAGCGTTACAGTTCCATCTTTGTTTTTTGTCACTTCTTCTTTGATGATGTTTACTTCTGCTTTAATGGGATCTAATTTTTCATTTAGAAGTTTTTCTAACTGTGCTGTTCTTTTTTCTTCTTCTTTTTTTGCTTCTAATTGCTTTAATAGTTCCTGATTCTTTAAACTTTTTTTAATCGTACTATTTACGATCCAGGGAACAACAGCACTAATTACGGCAGCAGCTACAATAGGTAACAACCAGCGTAAAAATTCATCTGTCATCCATTTGTCTCCTTATTGAATTTTTCCTTTGCGAGCTGGTTGTCCTTTCGATATATCTCTACTCACATTCGATTGATAAATTTAGCAAAAAGCCCTTAATATAAAGAATGTAAAAATTTATCGGTTGCGTGCTCCGTGAGGAACATTTTCGGGATCACTAAGATTAAATTTTAATATCATATAATGTATATTTGCCTGATACTCTTTTTCATACTTATAGCCGTGAGCAACCGTCGCAGGCGTCCATAAATTCATATATTCATCTACTAATTCAGGCTTTTCGTGCAATTCTTCTAAATAAAATTTTTTTATTAACTGTTTAATATCATCTAGTTTCTGAAACAGGATATTATGAAAATAAATTTGAGCCTGCTTGCCTGTAAAGGATAAATAATAAAAAGTGCTTTCAGAGGGCCTATAATTTTCACCCTTCTCTAATTCTTTTTCTGTAGAATAAGGATATAGAAGCCTGTAATTATCTAAAGCGAGCTCTTCTGCGGACAAAGTACTACGACGCTGCACCTCTTCAGGTGATAAACGCGCGAAAAAAGCATTCTCTACAGTTTCTTTTTTATCCACGTTTTTATTTACCTGAATCACATCTTTAACAGTACTATCAGGTACTGTAGTAGTATCTACTTTAGAACTATGTGAAGAATGCAACTCCATGGCATAGCCATTAGCACATAAATAATCATATAAGCGCACAATATTTTTAAAACTGATCTTCGGCCATTTACCGTCATAGGCTTCATCCAGCGCATAAGTTTCTTCTATATCAGTAGGATTTTCTAAAGCAGCCAACAAAAACTTATATATCATCTTCTTCTCCTTCTAATAAATTAAAGTTGGTATGTTTAAAATCATGTACAGTAGATTTTTCATCTGTATTTTTAAACATAGGTCCTAATTCACAAGCTATAGAAGCAGGGTAAATAGCTATATTTGTCATTCTTATAACTTTAAAAACTCTACCTATAGAATTATCTAACCCTGATGGGATTATAAATAAACAACCTGCCTGTAAACCTTTTAAATCATAAGGCACATGTATCACGGCTGTTGTATCTGATAATTCTGTGTTCCAACCTAATTTTTTCATAGTCTTTTCAGATGGATGTTCGTCCCATATACAGTTAACAGAAGTTGCAGGCAAATAATGCGTATCTAATTCACCATAACCATTATACTGCTTTGAAGGATCTATAGGCGCTCTATAAAGAACTTTAATACCTAATAGCTGACACATCTGAGTAAAATATAATCTATGTATTTTTATATTTGCGGGATTTAGTAAAAGTCCTGTTTTTTCTGTTTCGGGAAAAGTTATATTAAAATCATCTTTGCTCATATATCTTCTCCTTTTTACCAGTCGGAAACAGTTATCAGATCTATTCGTTCTATAATTTGAATATCCTGCCCTTCAAAAAATAAATAACTTAAATCTCCAGGTTTACCTTCTCCATAGTTAGTATATTCTATATAGTCATATCCTTTTGATTTAATAAACTTTGCTACGTTTCTAAAAGCGGCTTTTTCATCCTTCATAGCCATAGTACGCATTAGAAAATCTTTATCATCGGGAGTTAATCCATCCATATACCATTTATCAGGGCTTACTTCATCACTCCAGTGATCATCAGGATCTTCAGGATTTGTATAATCAGTTACAGCTGAAATAAAATCATTATTTATTTTTGCAAGCATTATTTTACATAATTCTTTTGCTGACCAGTATAAAGGATCAAAATTAGCTATTATTTTCTTATCAGCTTTTTTAGGTTGAAGTATATATAAATAACCTGGAGATTCGCCTTTAATAATAGTAGCACGATCTCTACATACACTTATATCTTTTGCAGCATGTGCACCCTGAGCGCCTGAATTAAAAGCATCAAATTTATAAGGACTCCAGTGAAAAATCTTATCTGGATATTTTTCTAAAATATCTGAAATTGTTAAATTAGTTGCTTCATGTAAAGCCTCTAATAGTGTCTGAAACATGTTTCTTTTTTCCTTTTTCTTTTTATAATTTAGCAAAAAATTAGCCCCTTTAGTAGGGGCTTAATGGTTGATTTTGAAGGGCTTATTATATTTAATGTTCCATTTTACAACTAAGCTGTTGAATTTATTTTCTACATAAGACAAGTCCAAAGGAAACAAAGACCAGGTATATAAATCATTATAAATCATAAAATCTACAGTATTCTGAGGATAATTAGTAGTGACGTCATTCGCAAAAGAATGAAAAAGGACTTTTGCGGGCTGGGCTTTTGTGTGAGTTGTTACAAAACCACAACTATAATTAAATACTATAGTCTTATCACCTTCTGCTAATAATTTAAAAGCTTTTATCACAGATTCAGTATCTGTTAACGATAGTACCAAAAAATCTGCATCTGTATTAAATAAAAGATCTTCTCGCGCCGCATAATCCTTTACATCTTTAAAATCATAAAATACAGAAGATTTGCGCGAAGTTTCTGCGCCATTTGCTTTGCAATGATCGCGAAAATGCTTCTTCAAACTTTTATCAGTGCTGAAGGATTCTACTAAAGTATCTTTAAGTAAATCCTTAAGAAAATTTTGAAACATTTTAACAAAATCTTTTTGTGCGTCTGTTAATTCATCTTCGTCAGGATACATATCAGAATCATCATCCTGAAAAGCTGCTTCATATAAAAACTTTACTTCATCATCTACATGTTGCATATTAATACTCCCAGTCTCCATATTTTGAACGTGGTAAAATAGGCAACCCAGTTTCTTTATCAATTTCAGGTACATATACGCCGGGATCCTGAGTTAAAATCCGCGCTATATAATCCTCGGCTTCTTCTTCAGTCCAATGACCTTTTTCTCGTAAATACTGTTGCACAGATATACGAGTGCCTTCGGAAACGCCCTTTATATCTTTTGTAAAATTTTTAAATTTTGGTTGCATATGGTAAAGCTCCTCTGCTACCTTTATGAATAGAAACTAATGCGACGGCATCTTCTGTTGTCTCATCTAAATCTATTTTCAGATAAATAATAAGATTAGAAAAGGTTCTGCCATCTTTTAGTTTAATAAGTTCAGGCTCGAAAATAATCAAAGTATTATTTAAATGATCTGGATTGATACTTTTAGTACACGCAAAATAATCTGAAGTATTTAATCCATGAATGATCTCCAGGCAGTCAGACAAAGTTAAATTAGTCTTTTTCAAAAAGTTGTTTACCTTATAATAATCGTTCGAATGAATAATAGAGCACTTCTTTAATTTGTCTATAATAGTCCGAGCTTCAAGTTCCAGCAAAACATATTTATTAACAGTGTCTTCTATTAATGCAGGATAAGCTCCATCTAAATCTTCTTCACTGCGTAAATCTATATTCGACACATCATCAAAAAGAATGATATCAGTGATGATAAAATCTTCTAATGCATTTAATTCTTTAATAGCATCTTCAAATAAAAACATTTTTAGGTTTCCTGCACATAATTAATGACCTTATAACCTTTTGCTACTTCTTCTTTTGTAGGTCCCTGCATAATTTGCTTTGCAACATAAGTAGCATAGTCTTCATCCATATTATAATACTCTTTTAATGTTTCGATCATAAGAGCAGTACAGAGTTCTTTATCTTTTTTACTCAGCGTGTTTCTATGACAACTATTTTGTTTACATCTCTGACTCATTATCATTTTCCTCCAAGAAATTTATTATATGCAGATTCACTGACCTCCAGCCAACCACCGTTCCCCACATCTATGAAAAATCGATTAATGGTCTCCATGGTACCATCAGGATGCTTCAGTGATTTAAAAATAAAACAGTCATAATCTTCTCGACAAGAAACTGATTTATCCTCTTTAACATATGCAATATATTTTTCTCCGGCGTAAGGCATTTTTATCGGATAAAGTTCGTCTACGATGTTACTAATATATGAGTTACGCCAGGGGACGTCACTGCCTTCGGCATAAATTACTGTGCGATTAATGTCCTTATATTCTACTACGTCATTTTTATACGTATATCTATATAGTCCGCGCATGCGAGTACAGGGAGTAGCAGAAACGAGGCCCATTTGATGCAGCCATTCAGGAGAATCTAGAATATCTGAAGCGTCTTCGAAGTCTGCCCCAGTAATTGGTGACAAAGGCTTATCCTCTAATAATCTCTTCAATATATTTGCAGTGATGTTCCAACTCATACCAGAGTGATCATCCTCAAATAAAACTTTATAGGCTTTTAAAGCGCTGAGGCAACAAGCCTCAAAATACTGATTTTCCCAGTCATCCGCTTCATCATTATTCAAAGACCTTCGAGAATCGAGAAGTAGCGCTACTTCATTCTCCGCCCACTGCATGGGATCATTGGTTTCCCAGGATATCATTTGTTTCCTCCTTTTCAATCATATGTGCCCCGCAATTAGGACAAAATTTAAAATCTCTTGTAACAAGTTCCACAAAAGGCGCTACCCAGGAGCATTTAGAGCATGATACAACGTTCCATTCCGGTGATAAAATCCAACGCCCCTGTTCGTCCGATTTAACTGCTGAAGCAGGCATTTTATCTAAATAATAATCAGCAGTGTTTAAAAATGCCCTGATATCTTTTACTTTTGCATCCGGTTCACGCGGATTATAAACAACAAAAGTATTAAAGTCTTTTACATTAATATATTTATCTTCTCTGCCAAAAGTCTTTTTCAAAATAAAAGATTCTCTACATTCAGGACAACACATAGGTTCTTCAAAAGCATATAGAACCTCTTCACCTTCTTTTCTTTGAAAAATGTTTTCACAGTTACCGCAGGTATATAATTTATACACAACTTTGTCCTCCACAGCATATTTACATATAAAAAAATAAACGTGATATACTCACGTTTATTTTATACATTTTATTCACCACTTAAAGTCCGGGTGTTCTTTTACAAAAGGTTGGACGATTTCTTTGATCGCCCTATCAGCAGCATCTTCAGAATTGAAATAGACAGATGCAAATTTGAATGTATCCCAACTGTCTGCCACAAACTTGTCATCGTCGCAATCGTAATAAATAGTCCAATGTTGATTGTGAGTGCCCCACTCCGATGTGTCTTCGCACTCATTGTCGTAGGCGAACTTCAGCAGCTTGCGGTAAAGCAGTTGGTGAAGCGCGACTTGTTGCGCAACAGAATCATCGTTAAAATAATTATAGCACTTCAACAACGCATCATCCGCATTATCATTTGTTTGAGTATAAGATTCTACACCTCCATACTCACTGGCAAAATAATATGTATCACCTTTAGTAACTTTTGTGCAAGGATTCCGGCGTTCCAGCTCTGATTCGATACCAAGTGCCTTCAACTGTTCTTTGGTTAGCTCGGCTCTTTTACCGTTGATCACAATATAATTCTCTGCCATGATCAACCCTCCTTTACCATTTAAATTCTGGATGCTCTTTTATAAAAGGTTTAAGCACTTCTTCGATGGCTTGATTTGCTCCACATATAGAAGAAAAATAAACAGTCGGCAGTTTAATGTCAAAACAGTATGTGGCATCATAAGAATCGAGCTCTGTGCGATAACTGATAAAATAATGTTTGGTTAATCCATCCCAATTTGCTTTATCTACACAGTCCTTTTCATAGGCGAATTTAAGCAATTTACGGTATAACAACTGATGCAAAAACACTTGCTGCGCAAAAGCTTCATCATTAAAGTAGTTTACTTTGTTATACAACGCTTCGGATAAGCTACCAATTGCTTCGACATTTTTATAGGGTTCTACTTCTAAAGCACAGCAGGAATAAAAAATCTCCTGCGATTTAACTTTATCAAAAGGTGACTTCGGCTTCTCAGGTTCTTTCAAAGCTGCCTTCAACTCTTCTACCTGAGTATCTGTTAATTCAACTTTTTCACCATTCAACATAATATAACTATTTGACATAAGCTGTTTCTCCCGTTCCTTCTTTGCAAAATCAATAACGCATTTTTCACTACAAAATGGATGACCATGCCACTGCAGCAATTTTTCCTTACCGCTTATTACGAAAACTTTATCGCAATTATAACACATGAATGGACGATGTTCCATATATACCTCACCAAATAAATGCGGGATATTTTTCGATAAAAAGTTCTACGACTTCTTTAATAGCAGCCTCAGCAGCTACTCTAGTAGAAAAATGTACACCCATACCTTTATAACTATATACAGGACCATCGACAGCAAATTTGCTGTCTGGATAATCATATAAAATAACATAAGAAGGAGGAAAATTAAAAACAAATTCTCCAGCAGGTGGTTTCAAAGCCAGGCAATTATTATCATACGCATATTTTAATAATTTACGATAAAGCAGTTGCTGCAAAGAGATATTAGAAGCAAAGAACATATCATTAAAATAATTGCAGGTGTCATATCTCTTATCATCTTCTATGGTGTTATCTTCTCTTTTAGTGGCGATATATGTATCACCGGATAAAGTATAATAAGTTCTATTTGCTTCAACTCTTACAAAGGGGTTTTCAGATCTAGGCAGCAGTCCGGATGTATTCATACGCCCCTTTACCAGCTGTTCTTCTGTTAACTGAATCTCGTTGCCATCTATAACTAGTTTAATGTCATGCATATCTTTAACTCCTTCTTCTTTATACATATCAGGATCCAGACCTTTTGATAAAACTGCTTCTAACCAACAAACAGGAGCGCAGTATTTACAGCTGTTATACAGGGCCTGCTTTTTACCCAGTTTATATATGCGTCCGCAATAGTTACACATGGCCCATTTTTGTTTTTTCATACGAGCGTTTCACCATTCAAATTCAGGATGTTCAGACATAAAGGGCAACACAACGTCTTCTATAGCCTGCTGAGCCCGCTCTTTAGTAGAAAAATATACATCGCTATATTTACAAGTTTCTAAAGAATCAACTTTAAAAGTCTTATCCTTAAAATCATAATAGATGCACCAGTGCCGCACAGGATCCTCCCAGATATCAGGAGCTATGCAATTATTATCATAGCCGAACTTTAAAAGTTTTCTACGAAGTAATTGAGATAAAGCAATCTGATTTGCAAATTCTTTAGTCTTAAAGCAATTAAGATTTTTTGCAAGGCGACTGTCCGTGGGGTCTGCGTCCCAACCATTTATCTCAACAGTTCCCGGGGTTGTCACTGTATAATAACAGAAATAGTCATTATAACCAAAAGGATTTGTCTGCGATACGAGATAAGGACTGATATGTTTCAACATATCATCTGTTAAAATAATTTTTTTACCATTAACCCAAATATAATTCTCGACCATAATCTTATAAACTCTCCATATCTCCATTTACTATATTAAATTCTTCAAGAAAAGGTTCGACTACTTCTTCGAGGGCTCTTCTGGCAACAGCCTCTTTTGAAAAATATACTTCATTAAGGCATCTATTCATACATGTGGCGGAAACATCCCAGCCTGACTCTTCAGCTTCAACATCATATTCATAGCGAATGAAAAAATGATAATTATATCCATCCCAGGGTTTATCTGCAGCGTCATTATCAAAAGAAAACTTTAATAATCTTCTATAAAGTAACTGTGCATTAGCAACTTTTTTTGCAAAAGACTGATTCTTAAAACAATTGGCCACATCTATTCTTTTGTAGTCTACCGCATCCCTGGCATACCAAGCGCTGCCAACATCGTTCTCAGCAGTTACATAATAATAACGATCGTTAAGGTCAGGTTCTTCAAAAGGATTTTCAGAAGACAGTCCCAAACATTTTCTCTGTTCCTCAGTTAACTGTACTTTAACGCCATTTACAACGAGATAAGTATCATTCATTCTCTTTTTCCTCCAAATCCATTTTGGCTCCGCAGTTCGGACAATAGTTTGCAGTATTAGTACCTAAGAAACATCCGCATAAAGAACATTGCCAGTAAACTAATCGAACTTCTCCATCTTTTCTAACCTTTGCCTGCTCAACCCATTTACCATGTTTTACTTCTGCTACATCTACAGCAGGCTGGGTTTTAATAAATGCTTCAAACCATTTTCGAGATGCATCAACAATTAAATGTGCCCTAGTTATAGTACTATTATCTGTTAACTCTTTACAACGATTTAACATAGCTTCTGCATCAACATACTTAGACATTAGACACGTCTCCTGTTCCATGATTTTATAGCAGCTCTTCTTGCATCTTCTTCAGTCTTCTCAAAGCCATGAGTACCACAACTACCTGAGCAGTTAAGGCAATCAACTCTTGCGGTCCAGGTGTATCCAAAAGGACGTTTTTCTTCTCCAAAGTCGATAGTCTCTACTTCTAGTAAATCCTTTTCTCCGCAAAACGGGCATGGCTTCAAATCATCCATCGCCGTTTGTCCTCCTGTTCCATATCTCAATTACAGCTTCTGCACTCGTTCTCGGTTGTGTGGTGATAAGGCATTTTTTGCAATGCACATAATAAGTACCACCACTCGGATAAAAGCCAACTTTGAACTTACGCTTCACCAACTTTGCTTCTCCACCACAAAACGGACACACCTTTAATTCTTCTTTATTATTCAGCATTTTTATTATTCAAAAGGCAGGAAACCAATAGAAGCATCTTCTCTAGACAGATAATAACTACAAAAGTCATCCGCGTGCATTTGATGTTTTAGCAGTCGACATACATCTTTAGTACCTTCTTCATATTTTGCAATTTCCCAAAACTCACAGTCTTTACATCTATGTACAGGCATAACATCAACTGTGGGCATACAGTTTAAAAGATCGATAGCATCACTTCTATTATAAAAAACACAGCCAGGATTATCTTTTCTAATTAACTCTATGGCTTCATCTCTATTAATATAACCCTTCATTATATCACCTCATCTCTATAATATAATTCAATTCAGTTTTTGAGAAGTGGCCATAATAAACTCTTCTATAGAATCTATTTTTTCATAGTCGGGAAGCTCCATTAACTGCGTAACAACATTATCATAAATGTCTTTAGAAACTAAATAAAGGTTTCCTTTTCCCAGCATATAAGCAAAATCTTTAGAAGAATAATAACTAGGATTCATCTCAAAAGCATATCCTGTTTCACTATAATAATAGTATGTCCAGGTAACTAATTCAATTTCATCTGCCTGCTTATCATTCTTTAATATATAAAAGCCTGAGAGAAGTCCGGGGCATGTATTATCAAGAAAAAGTAAATAATGATTACCTTCTTCTATTTTCCATTTTTGATAACTGTCAGCGAGTTTTTGTTTTCTAAGCGACATGCGTTCCTCTTTTAAAGAAGCAAGTTTCTCTTTAGTTTCTTTTTCAGTTTCTGCAATTAAAGCATCCAGTTGTGCTAACCGTTCTTCAAAATCTATACTCATTATTATAATCCTCTTATTCTCTATTTGCAAACATGATATTAATCGGAGTTGTTTCAAAATCTTCAAAATATCCGATCTCTGGTATAGAAGGTAACATAGGTATATGCTCTATTAATTCATTTGTTTCATCCCAGATATGTTTAATCTTTTTAGGATCATTCTTTTTAGTGCATATAATATACCTCTTATAGTTTACCTTATCCCAGACAAAATAAAAGGCTGAATAATCATACTTTAGATATGTATCAAAATAATGCCTGGCTTTTCCTAAAGAAGCTTCATTAATATTTACTCCTCCACTTATACACCAGGGAGTACCTTTACCATAATGAATAGCCTCATCAGCATTTTCTAATTTAATAACTGAAAAAATATCATTTGAAAAAATCTCACGCATTATTATTTTCCTTCTTTACAATTTAATAGGAGCAAAGCCACATCTCTTAAATTCACTATTCAACTTATCTAATAATAGGCGAGCATCTATAGGATATAAAGTTATAGTTTGTCCATTTACAGATCGTACAATAAAATCTATAGTGTTATGAAAATAATTAGTTGTTGCATCATTTGCCCAGGAGTGAATAGCGAGAGAAACTGTACCTAAATTATTATATAATCCGCAACTAGGCTCTATAGAGATGCATTTGTTTCCTTCAAATACTTTTCTAAGAAGCTTCGTGGTTTTATTAACATCATAAAGATCCAGAAGCTTATAAGGAGTTTGTCCTATTAAAGTATCTAAATAAGCTTCTCTATTCATATAATGTTTCAAATGATTATAATCATAATAGATAAAAGATTCTTTAGATTTTCTTTTTCTGCCTGCTAAGCAATGTTTATGAAAATGCGTAGCAACACTATTAGAAGAAGTAAAGGATTCATCTATATCATTCTCTTCTATAATATTTTCAAAAATATCGAAAATAGCATCTACAAAACTTAACTCTTTTAAAGTTAATTCTTTTTGCTCCACGTCTGTTACTAAATAATCATTTTGAAAAGTTTTACTTAAATCATCTTTTTCTGTTAGAAACATATTTATTCACCAAAGCTCCTCTAATTCTTCTACTATTAAAGAATGCTGAGCATATTTTAAATCATCTATTTTATCAGCTCTATACTGCTTTAAATAATTATCTGAAAAATCAGAGATACATAATTTTTGTAAAGCATTGCCCTGGTGAATATTCTTTTCAGGAACTCTATTTAACTGTAACTGATCACATAAAGAATTTAATCTATTTTTACAGGCATTTACCATAAGAGCATCATATTCATTACCATAAACATTTTCAGGCTTTGCTCCGGCTATAATGCAAGCTGCTAAGAGGTTTCCTGATCCACATGTAGGATCTAATATCTTCTTTTCAGATAAATCTTCGCAATCAAATTTTTCAATCATTTTAATCGTAATAGCAGCTGGAGTATAAAACTGATCTTTTTCTTTTCTCTCTGCTAAAGTTTTTCCTGCATACTGATATTTTGAAAAAGCATTATACTCATCTATAATAGCCTGTTTGATCTCTTCTGATAAAACCATATTTTCTCTTCCTTCTTTTCTAAAAAATAAAGACCAGAGTATATATCATCTCAGATCTTTTTTCTTACTCTATTATATTATACATTTTGGAGTCTTATAGAAGTCCCTTTTCATTCAGATCTATGTAAAGAGTTCCAAAGCATTCTGGCATCTTCTTCTGTTGCAAAAGATATAGTTGTAAAATGTAAAGGACAACGTGGATCTATACAACAGGGCGTATAAAGTCCATCGTGCTTATATAGAAAAGCGCTGTCGAGGCAAAGAGGACATTTTTTCAAACCATATAAATTTGCATATTCTTCTTTTCTTTTATAAGCGCGCTTATTCGCTTTATAATGCGATTTGTTTTTACCCGTGTCATCTATACACAAAGATATAATAAATGCGCATAGAATCAAAATAGCCACGCCTATAAAAGAGATAAGAGCAAGCCACACATACATTTAAAAGCACTCCTTAAAATCAGGATGCATTTTTAGAAAAGGCTCTGCAAAATGATCTACAGCTTTAGAAGCATCCTTTTCCGATTTAAAATAAACAACCCCAGGCAATTTATGATGACAGGTTCTGCCTACAGTGAAACAACTTAGGGGATCTTCTTTATTTAAATTTTCACAGCTGATAAAATAATGAGAAGCATATCCATCCCAAATATGATCATCCACTAAATCATTTAGATAAGCATATCTCAGAAGGCCTCTAAAAAAGAGTTGTTGTAAATTAACCTGCTCAGCTAAAGTCATATCTCCAAAATAATTTGCAACATTATATCTCGACCCATCTATAGAAGCATTATCTCTAGTACTGGTTACTACAGAAGTATTTTCTATATAATAATAAAGGTCATATTCGGGTTGTCTTTCAAAAAATTCTTTTTTATTAGTTTGGGACTTTATCTCTTTTAACTGAGAATCATTTAAAACAGTTAATGTTACATTTGGCTTATCTACATAATAAACCTGGCCGGTACCTGGATCTATAATGGCATGAACATACTTATCCATTTTCATTCTCCTTTAAGCAACTTTTCATAAGACTCTTCAGGGATATAATTTTCGCTGAGAAAATTAAAAACAAATTTAACTGTATCTCTATATTCAGAAGCTCCATCTCTAATAACATAATAAGGTGCTAATAGAATAGTGATAACTTTTCCAAAGAAATTTGACTTTTCAACTAAAAAATAATTATTTGATTTTTCTTCTATATAATAAGATAATCCCAAGGCATTTTTATGATTAGGATATACCTTCTTAAGTTTTCTTCGAGAGATTTTAATCATGAATGGAAACTCCTTTTTTCACTCTAAACAAATATAAGAAAACTTTATAGGATCCACAGCATCAGGATCTTCACCCTGATCTAAATAACAGCGTCTATGTATCCCATCAATAAGTCTATAGCCGGGGGCCATTTTCTTTTCTCATAATTATACCCCAGGGCAAATCATAATCTTCGTAAGAGTTTGCTATATAAGATTCTGCATTAGTAAAAGCTTCTTTATTAGGAATTTGAATACTCGACAGAGGAGTTTTTATAATAGATGCATTTGTGATATCTTTTAACTCTTCGAGCAAATAACCATATTCAAGTCTCAAAACATATAATATCTTTTTTGCATCCGAAGATAAAGCTTTACACTCCTCATAAGACTTTTTCACAAGACATTCATTATCAAAAGTAACTTCATCGATCTCTTCTCCATAATAACCAGAGCGTGTAGAAACAGAATAGACATCAGAATCATAGATCTTATAATGTCTGCAAATTCTATTAAAACAGTACTTATCTATAATAGAAACATTTTCATTCTTTTCTAAAGCATCAAAGAGTGCATTTATCAAAAACTCTACCAAAGTATCACTTAAGTCCACGTGGATATCTTCTAAATAAGAACTTCTCCCATATGTATCATCGGGATCATCACAAATGCGATTATAATCTACATCGATCCAAATAGGTGCACTATGAAAATCAAACATATATAAAAAGCTCCTTATCTAGGCTTCTTCACACCACGAGAACAGTACTCATATGAATCAACTGCATGATGTGGATAAGTAAAAGTACATACGCCATCATAAGTTTCATTTAGAGGTCGTTCATTATAAAAGATACATTCTCCACAACTTAAACAAATATTTTCTTTTTCTGCAGTAGCAAGACTATTAGAATAATCATTTAACAGTTTTGCTATTTTCTTTATTTGAGATTCACTATAAGAATAAATAGCTGTGGCATATATAGTTGTTTCAGTTATAGGTTTTAATTCATATACATTTGCAGCTCCATTATAGTCCTGATAATCCCAAACTAAAGGAACACCTTTTTCATCACATGTCCCTGCAAAAGGAAACTCATAACAACCATATCCAACACAGTGATAAAGTAAACAGACTTTAGGTAAATTTTTTATTTTTCTACCTTTAGAAGAATCTGCATCAATAACTGTTTTCATAGATTATCTCCTTAAAGTTCTATAGGTAACTTATATTTATTCACAAGTGCCTTTATATCGAGGCCAGCGTCTGCAGGATCTATAGAAGTACCCTTTTGTGCATAGTCCTGAATATCTTCGGCATGTTTCAGATACCAAATAGCCATTATATTATCAGGGCTTAGTTTAGACACCACTTCATTTTCGCAGGAAAACTTTGTAGGTGCGTCCCAAAAAAGATCAGCACATATTTTATTAAAATCAAGAGCTTCTTTAGGCCTTGCAACTATTAAGAAAATATCTTCACGAGTATTCTTATCCTTTGTAGCGAAATGTGTGACTCCTGACACATCGGCGGAAAAAGAATAATACAAATCATCAAAATATAAAAGAGGTCCTTCATCGGGAATAATCACTCTATAAATAGACTTCTCTGTATATCTAAGTCTCCGTGCTTCAGGTAAGTTACTTAAATATACATTAAAAAAGCCCATACTAGCCTGTTCCCTAAACTCTTTTGGCATTTTACTCCCTGCACAGTATAAGGTTTGCCAGTCCCGAATAATATCATGCGCATCTCTTTGTTTCATAATCTATATTCTTCTCCTGTTATATCTTTATATCCATCTGTTAATCTTTTCCAGTCTTCATCAGAGATAACTGTTTTTCCTTCTGCACAAAAATGTTTCTCATATAGATTAGCCATGCAGACTCTTAAATAGTCTTTATTATGAACACCAGTAAAGGGTTCTTTTGTTATAGTATAATAATCAGTTCCGGGTTTATTTTCTGGAAAATCTAAAAATTCATTTTTAATAGAAGTTTTAATTTTCTTATTATATCTTTTCTCATACTCTTTTTTATAGAGAAGAAAATAAGAGGTTAATTCAGATTTATCAAAACGCATAATAGGATTAATAATAAGAGAATTTGTTGTTCCCATATCCCTCCAGTTATGCATAATAGCATATACTTCTCTTAGCTGACCTTTGAACTGTAAATCAGGTAAATAGGGAAAAAGTTTATAATGCCAAAGTCTCATTATTATATCCTCCTATATATTATCCTCGTACATCTTTAAAATGTTCACAGACAAAAGCTTCTTGCCAGTCCTTAATATTTTCAGAAGTGATACCGCAGAAATATTCATAGGCATCTCTATTATATTTTCTATATCGACATTTACGACACGTGGCAGCTTCATACGAAGTTGGTGGAGGAGAAGGTAAATCTGCCCATGCATACACTCCTTCTATAGTTCCTGCGATTTGCCATCCATACTTATTTCTTCTTCCGACGCGAACAAAAGGCTTGCCCTTTTCATTCACACAACAAACAAGAACTTTTTTATCAATAGACGGTAGTCCATCATGTTCACAAATATGCCAAATAATTTCTTGCTGAATTGCTTCCATAAAAATTATTCTCCTTCTTTTCCTTTACTATAAAAAAATACATTTTTAGAGAATTAGATTTTGCCCGTTGTTAAGAGAAAAAGAAAAATATTAAAGCAGGTGAATATAGAAAAAGCTATTAGGGTTGGTATTAGCATTTTTTGGGTTTCCTCTCAAAAGTATTATGTATTATATGCAAATCATTATTTACTATAGAAAAGACTATGCCAGGCAGAGGCTCTATATCAATAAAATAATCAGGTTTCTCTTCAGAGCCTTTAATGATGTGTGGAAACACGAATCTATATTCATGTTCATATGCAAAACTCTGAGGCTTCTCAAATACATTATTAGGTTGCATATCTTCTTCTATATAAGAAATCGACCCGCTAAGCATATCTCGAAGTACCGGATGATTCTTCTGTGCGCATCTAATGTGATTCACCAGGTCTTCTTCATGCACTAATACACCGAAAGAACCTTTTTGTTCATTAGAAAATATATCGGTTAAATTGGCCTGAAAAGCTGCCGCTTCATTTTGCTCCTGCCCTATGGAGGACATACATAGAACATATGGATCTAAAGGTAGCGCGGCGATCAATAGATCATCCGCAGATAATTTATTACCAGATGCCTCCAAATCTTCTTGCAGAGCTTTAATCCCCAAACACATGGCGGCCCCAGGATAATCGAGAGGCTGTATAGGCACATTTAAATCGGGTTTTATAACGGCAGGTGTTATAGTGCTCTCTTTGACGTCTCTACGGGCTTTATCTACAGTATCTTTTTTATAAGTAGATACAGGCATCACCCTTATATGACCGTTTACAAAATCCTTAGCATAATCAACTTCATCAAAAATTTTAAGTAAATACATAAGTCCTCCTTTATTTTTATTATAAAAAAGATAATGAGCTTTTATGCAAGCTCATTATCTTCTCTTAACCAATTCATAAGATCTTCTAAAGTACAGTGTTCCCAGTCTCTATCTTTTGAAAAGTCTACATTTGGAATTGCTGGAGAAGCTGTTCCAGAAGATTTATTTAACCCCCAGATGAGTTCACAGCACAAAGGATTATTATACCAGAACCTGCAAAGATTCTTTTTAATAAGAGGTGTCAAACCGGTAATAAAATCTACCGTGATGCAAGTCTTATCCTGTGACTCTACAACGTGAATAGGAGATTCTAGGGAAGCTGTTTCCAGCACGTTCCATTTATAGTCATAACAATTGGCTGTTCGATGCGCACCGTCCAGAACGGTGCGCCAAGTGATACAAAAAGACGTGGCGATGTTGCGCTGATACTCCTGCATCTTGCGCAAAGCCATTTGATATGCAGCCTCATCACAGCCCTTAAAGAAATTAGCCGCACAAGCGTAAGGATACCGATTTTCGCAAGAAGCATTCAAAGCATAAAAGTCAACAAATCTAGGATCTCTAAACTCATTAGAAAATTCCTCATAAGAAGAAAAATGTTTATCATTATCTTCATCCAGCCATCTCATAAGATCATTAACAGTGCAATGTTCATAATCTCTATTTTTTGAAAAATCGATATTAGGTATAGCTGTTGATGCGGTACCGCCGGTCTTGTGCAGACCCCAAAGCAATTCACTCCACAGAGGATTCTTATACCAAAAGTCACAAAGATGTTTTTGGCAAATCTCAGTTAGTCCTGTGATGAAGCCAGCAGCAATCTGCGAACAATGCAAAGATTCAATATAAGATACCGGAGCGGAAAAATCAAAGGTTCTGGAAACGTTCCATTGATAATCAAAACAATTTGCGGTCCTATGCGCACCGTCCAGAACGGTGCGCATAGGAACATAGAATGAGTAACCACTGTTAAAAATGTCTCTAAGATAATTCTCAGCAGTTGCCCTTGCCTCAGCTTCATCTCCAGAAAACTGCTTAAGAGGTGTATAAGGATACTTACAGGGATAGCTCAGATTCTTCAAATAATAATTTCTAAATCTGGGATCCATCTTCTCAACTTCAAAAGTCTCATAAGAAGTAAAAGTAGAAGCCTGATTTTTCAAAACACAAAGAATAAGGGATTCTCCAACCAAAGCATCTTCAAAACAGTCCTGAGCACTATTAACAGAAACAACTTTTTCAAAGAGATTTTGTTTTTTATATTTAGAAGCAGGCATCAGATTAATATAAGAATCAAAAGCAACATTCTCCATAACAAATCTAGTTATGTCGTTTCCTTTTTGAAAAGGAGGATTTGCAATGATATAATCAAACTTTGTTTGCTGTGACAAATTAATGGCCTCCTCTAAAGAAACATAATTGTGAAGAATGGTTTCATAATCTCTAAAGTTGCTTTCGATGTAGACATTCATTATATCAGTATATACAATATTTGTTTCTTTTCTAAGCCAGTCATTATAACAGAGATAGATGTTATTTTGATTATACCCTGCATTCAACAATTCATTATAAAGAATAAGTTGCAGATCATTAAAAATTAAAATTCTGGCTGTTTCTTTTTTAGATGTATCCAGCTTTGGGATAATATCATTTTTTACGATAGCTTCTGGAAACCCTCCTCCGACAGCTCTTTTAGTAACATGTGGATTTTCCAGAAGCATAAACTTATAAAGAGACTGAAGAGCTTTATTTGTCCAAACACCATCTTCAGTTCTAAGCTTTGTAAATACTGTATCCTGATAAAGCATTTTTATTAACCTCACTCTTTTTTCTTTCTGTATATATTATACGCTTTTCTTTTGATAAAAGCCAGGGAGTTTTAGAAAAAAGTTTTTTTATTTTTCCATCTCAGCATTCAGAATTAGAATAACACAGGATATAGCACTTCTTTGAATAGCTCTTTTTACAGCTTCGGGGTCTGAGAAACCATTTTTCCTACAAATAGAATTAAACACATTTTCCTTATTAAGAATAAGATCATGTTTTGCATTATCTTCAAAAGAGATGGCTTTACACATATAGGCCCACTTCACTGTTTCTTTAAGAGCTCTAGCGGCATTAACTCTAATATCTGCAGAAGCAGTTGGCTGTTCTTCAGAAGCATTTTCAGAATTTGCCTTTTCTCTATTCTCGGAATTTGTTTCTTTTGTTGTTTCAGAGATAATAGAATCCTTTTCTTTTCCTTTAGAAACTTTTGTTTTTTGTTTTTTCTTAGAAACTTCGCTGTAAAGAGTTATATCAAAAATCTCTGACAAATCTCCTGATTCAGTTTGCGCTGTTAAGGCATTAGAAAAGACTCGAGAAAAGGTTTCTACATTTTGAGAAGCATCTATAGCAGACAAAACAGCAACACAGTCCTCTGTATAGTCTCTGTAAATAATCTCTTTGCCGTCTCGTTCCTCCTTCATTCTTTTAAGCTCAGCCATAAGCTCTTTAAGTACTCTAACTGTTTTTCTCTCTGAAACATTTACATCTTTAGAATGAATAAGAGTTTCAGCATTATTAGTAAAGTCAAAGACTATGCCATTAGGGTCTTCATTTTTAGTTGTTACCACGATTCGACCCAGTTGTTGCATAAAGAGGGTACTAGAACGTGTTCTTCTGAAAACAATCAAAGTGTTGATATTTTTATAGTGTGCTCCTTCAGCAGCCATATTTACATTAACCAGACAAATATCTTTATCTGTAGTTTCTGCAAAAATCTCTTTTGCTTCACTATTAGTATATCCATCTCTGATATCTTCTTCAGTTGTTTTTCCCGAATAGATATGATAAATAAGAAGATTAGGATTATACTTCTTTAATGTTTCCTCGGCATATCCAAAGTCTTCTTTACACTGAACAAAGCAAATGATTTTTCTTTTTCCTGAAGGCATATTATCTCTAAGGACTTTTTCAATAGGATTTTTATTCAGTTCCAGATTCAGGTTGTTAAAAAGAACTTTTCCTGTTTCCCCATATTTTTCAAAAGTGCTTCTCATGTCCTCTACTTTATAAATAGATTGAACATAACCAAAAGGATGAATGTGGCCTTCTTTAACTCCTTTTGCCAAATCCAAACCTTCGCAAATAGCTCCTTTGAAAAATTTATCTGTTCCATCTTCTTGTGCCGGAGAAGGAGTTGCTGTTAATCCAATAATAGGCAAAGAAGTATTTTCCAGAACATAAGCCAAACCTTCACCCCAACGCTCTGCTTCGATATGATGAGCTTCATCTGCAATAATAACCCCATACTGAGAATAGTCTACATCTCTATATCTATTCATAAAAGTCTGATATGTAGTTACATCAACATTAGCTCCATTTTCTTTTGCTTTTTCCCAGCCACCTTTAATAATGCCAGAAGGTGTCAGAACTAATCCTTTGCAGTCATGCACTCTGAGATATTCAAGAGAAGAAGGACTTTTCCCTCCGCCCGTACAAATGTCGAGAAGAGAGGCTCTGTTCCCATCCGCAAAAGCTTTTTCCAAAGAAGCATAAGCACCAACGTTCCAGGAAAAGAGTTTTGTATCTTTAGCAGCGTTTCTAATAAGTTCTACAACTCTGTGTACTCCGCCTTCTGCATCTCTACAAAAGTATTTGCAAAGTTGTTCTCCGAGTTCTTCATTAGTCTTATCCAGTTTCAATCGCACAGTAGCAGAAGTACAGTATCTATTAATCAGAAGAGCATAATCATCTTCATGATCTGTGATAAGATTATTCACATTATAATTTACACCTGTATCAGAATAGTCTACATCTGAATTTTCAAAATCTTTTTTAATACATTCAAACCCTTTTTTGCTATACCAGTTCTTCGAAGGATTTGCCAGAGTCGTATTAATAATCAAAGCCAGCCAGTTAATGCCTGCATCACAAAGAGTCATATCAGACTTATCATCTCTATACATCTCCGCAATTTTGATATGAAGAAGAAAATGTTCTAAAAGATTGCAGTAACAGAGATTCTCAGGACTCTGATAACTGATATCATACAGTCTTGCAGTCTCAGGTTTACTAAGTCCAGACACTGTATTTTCTTTTACATGATGAACCTGAAGACCCTCTTTTGTTCTAGACACTCTGCCCTTAATAAGAGTAGTATTATCATCAGACCATCTATAATAAGGTTGAGTCGGAAGACCATATTTATTTTGCAAATAAGAAACATATTCATCATAAGAAGTGTTAAGATGTTTTCTGATATCAGACATGGTTTTTATTTACCTCGTTCTTTTTTTTCTTATGTATATATTATAATCTTTTTCTCTTCAAAAGGCAAGGGACTTTTTCTAAAAAAAAATAAAAATGAATCTTCTATTTTTACATAGAAGATTCATTTAGCTTCTTTGTTCAACCACCACTTAATAATATCCAGATCAGTAGGCTCATCATCTCTATTAGGGATATATGGGCAGTAACCATACTTATCGCAACACGTAAGTTCTGAATCAGATTCTGCAGAACATTTATAACAGCACTCTTTTTCAAAGGTATCAAAGCAAAGAGATGAGCGGTCGAAGGATTCTAAGAAACGAGCAAATTCACTTAGAGACATGTTTCTTAGTTTATCGAAATTAGTCATCTTCATATCCTCCTACAACATATCTATTATCCTGATACTCGTGAAAATACTCTTCAAAAGATTTTAGGTCTTCAAAGGTCATAGAGTGTTTTACTGAACCGGTTTCTTTTATTCTAACTCCGGTGTATCCCCAAAGACAAATATCTTTATTTGTAAAAGTCACGTCCCATATGTGATCAGGGCATAAATAATAGACTATGGTTTTTGGACCGTTACAAATAAGATGTACTCCATTCATCCCTTCTTTTACATATCCTAAATCTACTAGCTTATGAAAAAAGATTCGAGAAGTTTTTTGATGATTCATTTTTCTTTTACTCTTGCATTAGGCGCTTATAAACCTCAGGGTTGTAGATGCACTCTATCTTGTAAAGATACTTATAAAACTTTTTTTCATTGCGAAAAACTTTTTCTTTAACATAAGCCTCTTCATCCGAGGTATGAATCACAACAAAGCGAATATAATCTTCACCAAAGAACATGTTAAAAGCGTCATGTGTCATATCATCCTTATATCCGATATAACCTTTTACTTCATCAACGCACAACTCCAAATGTTCCTCGACATAACCATCAAGAAGCAAAGCATTATAGACCTTAGAAGTGATATCAGCAAAAGACATTTTTTTCATTTTTTCTTACCCCGTATTCTTTTTCTCTATGTATATATTATACACTTTTCAGAAGTAAAAAGCAAGGCCATTTTCTAGAATTTTTTATCTATTAAACTTAATAGGAGCAAAACCACATTTAGTAAAAATACTATTTAACTTATTCCCCAAATAATTTGCATCAACAGGGTAAATAGTTATAGTGTTACCTGCAGGTGTTCTAACTATAAAATCGACAGTGTTGTAGAGATAATTTGTTGTAACATCTGTGGCAAAAGAATTTATAGATAAAGCCACTCGGCCCGCATTATTATAAAGTCCACAGGTTATAGTGAAGTTAATACAAATGTTTCCCTCAAATAATTTGTGAAGATTTTTTATCACATCTTTAACATCACAAATGTCGTTAATGTTATAAGGAGAAGAATTTATTTTTTGATTTAGAAGTGCTTCTCTATTTGTATAATCACTTTGTTTTGTAAAGTCATAAAACACGTTACTGCGCTTCGATTTTTTACTGGGATTGCTCATGCAGTGTTTTCTAAAATGTCCTGCGGCGTTATCCCCAGAAGTAAAAACCTCACCTAGTATATTAAAAGTAACCTCTTCTTCAGGGATAAACTCTTCTAAGAGATCGAAGATCTCCTCAGCACATTTACTTTCTTCATCTGTTAAATGCGAATAGTCTACATCGAACAACCAGTCATCTGCAAAATAGTCGTCTTTATAATCTTCTTCTAAATTTGTAAAAAACATTTTTTATGCCCTCTTATTTGCTTTTCTTCATGTATATATTATACTATATTTTTTAGTAAAAAGCAAGGCCTTTTTACCGTAGTCCCAAAAAATATAAATAAAAAAGTATGTTAGTTTTGTAACATACTTTTTTATTTTTTACATTAGTTGTAAATTAGTTTTAATTTACATTCATAAAGTTTACATAATGTTCTGTAAACCAAACTTCAAACTCATTAATACTATTAAATGTTTGTTCAAATTTACGTACAACTTCTTCAGAAACTTCATTATAAACTTCATATCTAAAGTTTACAACATCTGTAATAATAATTTGTAAACCTTCATAAAAATTACTATTACTATAAACATTTGTAATTTCTGTAAAATCTTCTTCAGAATTTACATCTGTACTTCTTAATTTGTTAACTTTGTTACTAAGTTTACAAACAGTTTCATACAAACTTCTTACTTGCTTTTTCATAACTACTTACCTCGTAAAAATTTATTTTTTATTTTTTCTTACATATATATTATAACATAAAAACAGTAAAAAAGCAAGGCAGTTTTACAAAAATTTTTTTATTTTTTTTTATTTTATTTTTTTAGTATAGTAAAGTGTTAACCCGAATATCCCATTATCCCTTTACAGTGTTATCCGTTTACAAAAATCCCGTTGGACGTAAAAACATAAAAAAATAGGCCCCTATAACTTTTTTGTTACAGAAGCATTTTGTGTTTTTCTATATATATGGTTGAATATTATTTTTTTAGAGGATTATTTGAGTTGCTCTACTATATAAGTTTTTCAGCTTTTTATTTTTTAATCCGGTGATTCTGTTTTGCTGGACTGTGGAGAAAAAGAATCTGAAAAAGACCACACTTATCTAGCCGTGCTCAGACTCAAGCTCCTCATCCCGAGCAGTGCTGTCTGCGGCGTAAACGGTTTCCTGTTTTATCATCTCTCGAGAAGATGCACCTCGATAAAAAGGAAAACTGACAAAAGGAAAAATGTATTCGAGGTCGCTTTTCTGAAAAAACCTTAAGATGCATCCCACATCGGTCACTCCGCTATGTGGCAAAAGGTTTCTTAGCATTTTTGCTCGCGAAACAAAATATGCTAATTATTCGCCTTTATGAGAATCGAACTCATCACCTCTACAGTGGCCCCCGCTCAGGCGTCGGTTGTTTCATGTTGAAACAAAAAGTCACAGTGTAACAGGCTGCCCGCAGATTCATCTTTTAGAACCTGTGTATCCCTTTTCAGATACATCAAAAAGAGAAGGAGTTGACAACTCTTTAATCGTGGTTGTCGTAACGCGAAGGAGTTGCATCGGCTTTTCAAATCATCACTTAGCTGCTTCTTTTTGTTCAGGAGCTTCAACATCTCTGAGCATAAGCTCATATGTAATTTCTAGCTCTACTGCATCACAGCACCGATATGTGTAAGAAAAAATGGAGGAAGTAAAAATATCAAATCATGTTTGTCGTTCTATTATATTATACATTTAGCTTTTTGTAAATAGGCCATTTGTTATGACCAATAAACTTTTTCAAAATCTTTGCACGGCACCCAGCACTCTTCTTCAGCATCTCCAAAATATATGAGAAGAGGCGTTAAAGGATCCTTGCTGTCGGTGGTGACGACGATGCCTACATCATCACAACTATAACAGTCTCCAGCAACAAGTGCTCTGACAAAATCTCCTGCATGATAAGTAGTTCCTTCGGCGTCAGTATAAGATCCGCCGAAAAGACCTTTTTCACGATCTGTTAAATACTTATGAGAAGGAACTTCTTCAGGACTTCTCCCTTCTTCAAAAGTTGGCCGAGGAACAACTTCAAAATCCTTATAGGGTACCCAAAGTTCTTTTTGAACATAGCCTGCAAAATATACACAAAGAGTACCAAATTCATCATTCGGATCAATTTCAATTATAGTGCCTACAGCGCCTGCATAATAATCAGCACTCTGAGCAATTGCGCGAACAAAATCACCTACATGATAACAACGACCATCTTTAGTAACAGAAAGAGTGCCGAACAACCCTTTTTCTTTTTCAGTCAAAGGTTTTGCGTTAAAACTTTTCTCTTCTTTAATATTTTCAGATTTTGCATTTGCAGATTCTACATTCGCAGAAGCATTAAAGAGTGTAGGAAGCAAATCTTTACGCGCGGTAAAAGATTTACCATCTTTTTCAGTCTTAAAAAGGATTGAATCTCCATCGCTTAAGAAGACATCAAAGTTATCAATATTATATGCAAGGCATTCTTTAATGATCTGTGCGATCGCATCTTTATACTTTTGATTTTCTGCAGGACCTGAAACGCTCAAATGATATACCTTAGACATAGTTCATACACTCCTTTTCTTTTTTTACTGACGAGATACTTGCAAACCAATTGCATCGGCATAAATAGGTCCGCGATTCATTACAGCGTACCCTAATGAATACAAGTCTTTAAGAACATCTGCGACGTTGGTTTCATCGCAAATAACTTCTTTTTCTCCGAAAAATATAAAAGTCATTTTTAAGTACCCCTTTTCTTCTCAACTCTTATGTATATATTATACTCTTTTTGCTTTGAAAAATCAAGGCCTTTTTCCCATTCTTTTATTTTCTTTTCTAAGGCGCTTTATTTGCGTTATAATGCGATTTGATGTGTTGCCCGAATAGATACGCGGGGTGAAAACAAAATCGATTATAACGCGTTTTTGCGAGCATAGAGAAAAATCAGTTCAAATAAGGAAAATGCTCATATTTTCCAAAAACAGCATAAAGAGGATAATCAGAATCCTTTACTCCCGAACTCCCCCACATACCTTTTCTACTATGCCAGGACAAAATCTCCATAGGACCATTAGGATCGGGTTCTATAGATTCTGCTACAGTGTCATAGAAGAAAATTCTTTGTCCATCTCTAGGATCCTGTGGATTATGATAAATAGGAGCTATGAGTTTACATTTTTGAACTACCACATATTTAGAGGAAACATTAATCACTGTATAAGGTCTTTTCACTTCATTCACATACATATCCTTTGTAAACTGGCGAAGGTAAAGTTGATCTCCTATTTTGGGTAAATATTTTTTCATTATTTATCTCCTCCTTCATCACAAAGAACATCTCTGACGCTACATAGCAAATCTCTTTTCGCAGAATAGAAGTTATAGAGAATAGATCCTTCTTTGCAAAATCCCAAAAGAACTTCGCACTCGTCCAGCTGTTCCATAACGTTGATAAGAAGTTCCTTCATACCAAATAGTTCCGCCAAAGGTCTAAAGGATTTATCTGTTTCCATTTTTCATGTACCTCTTTTCTTTTTGTTCTGTATATATTATACTCCAAAACAGAAGAAAAATCAAGGGACTTTTCAAAAAAATTTTTTCAGAAAAGAAAAAGAGAATCTTCTAAACACTGAAGATTCTCTTCGAAAAGGAGGTGAGAAAAAATAATAAGGAAATTTGATCATGAAAAACACGAAACACATTTTTTGAGAAGCGCCTTATCAAATTATTTTTCGCGGTCAACTACTTGCGTCGGTAAAGTGTTTTTACTCGTTGCGCACCTACACATTAAAATCTTTTGTCTTCGAGTGAGGTAAGCAAAGGAACAAAAGATTTTTAATTTGTATATCCATCCTACCTGTTGACTGGATAGATAATTTGATAAGGCTTTTCTCTGGTGCGGGTGGCGGGATTTGAACCCGCACGAGGGTGCCCTCAGAGGATTTTAAGTCCTCTACGTCTGCCTGTTCCATCACACCCGCATATAAGGTATACGACAAAAGTCGTATATATGGTTTAGTATTATTTTTTACTGCTATAAATTAACGCTATCCACCGCAAGATATATTATCTCATTCACGAACGACCAATGTTAATGTGCATCGACTACTCGAAAATCACGATGCTGTACAGACTCTTCATTCGAGGTTTCCTCTGCTGCGTATCACTTTATATGGCAAATGATCGAACCATCGTGGCTGTTCATCTAACTCCATTTAACTGCTGCTTCTTTTTTCTGTTAAGTTTCTGCAGAATCCTTATTTTCAACCAAAGACCCCTTATTTATTAACAGCTTCGCCAGCACCACAAATTTTTAATCATCTCTGTATATATTATACACTATTTTTATTTGAAAAGGCCAGGCCCTTTGAAGGAAAATCCATTTAGGATTTTCCCTCCTCCTTTTCATCGTTCCAATCTGAAGAATTAAGAACAAAGTTTACAAAATCGTTCCAAGATGAAAAGATATGACCATCTTCATTCAAAGGTTTCTCATATTTATACGAAGCATTAACATGTTTTTCAGAAGCTCTCATCAGAAGACCTTCATGTTCTTTTACAAAATATTCTTTACCATTAACTGTTAATGAAGAACCTTCATTTTCAAATGTAGGATTTTGCATAGTTATGAAAAGTCTTTTCTGCATTTTATTAACAGTTTTTTCCATCTGAAAATAAACTTTTCTACGATATGAAGGTTTCATAGGCATATCTGCCATTAATGCATAAGGCATAAAATATTCATTTACATCTTCTGCGTTAAAGAAATTCTTCGGCACAGAAACCTCATCATCTACGCAACACATAGCATTAAAATCTTTGATTTTTTCTGTCAGTGTTTTTGCAGCCTCAACAGAACCCTTATAAAAATTCTTCTGAAGCTCAGTCAGATTTGTCAGATTTTCGATGTTGCAATTAGCTGTGTTTTTCATTTTTCTTACCTCGTTCCTTTTTCTTATGTATTTATTATACGCTTTTTCTAAAGAAAAATCAAGGCCTTTTTAGAAAAACTTTTTATTTTTTTAGAGCCTTTACATTTTAGACTCTTCTACAACTGTATAGGAAACCTTAAGTTTCTGAATTATCATATCCTCTGCATCGATGCGTCCATTATTTTCTTCATAGTCCTTCACAGCTTCGTGAACTTCACTGGGATTATAAAAGAGCTTAGCATCAATCTCTTCATCAGTAAACCAGTAGTTGCCGTAACGACCTATTAAAGTATCCTCCGCCATAAAAGTATTAGAAGGACCCTTTACTCTATAAACTTCTCTATACATATGTATTAATCCTCTGCATAACGTGGACCGAGATTCAAAATAGTATCTTCTCCTACTTCTCTATAAAGAGGCCTTAGAGTCACTATTCTAATATCGTTAAGATCTGCTAGTCTATGTGATCCACTGGTTATATATCTTACAGCCTTCTTTGCTTCTCTATAAGTTGGAAAAATCTCTGCTTCGAGGGCATCTTCTACAATCTCATAAGGATCTGTGGTAACTCCTGTGGTTGCAAGATATTCATCCGGAAAAGCGGCTTTAGGTGCCGGAAGCTTTACCATATAAACATCATCACGTCTTCTCATATCTCTTCTCCTTCGTGTTTTGTCGTTGCCTTTTTGACTGCGGCTGTATAAGCCTGTTCCCTGGTATCAAAAAGGTCTTCTATAGAATAAGCAAAAGGCAATTCTTTAGTTCCTCTTCGATCAATCAAATAAAAAACTTTTTGCCCATTCTCTTCTATAACTCTGGAAACCTTATTTAACGAGGCTCCTATTAGGACTATATCGTCATCATATAAAGACCACGATATAGTCCAAACATCTGTTGCATTTAGGTTCTTTAACATACTAAAGACTCCTTCTTTGCATCCACAGTGTTAAATACAGTACCTGTCCAATCAAATGATTCGATATTATATTTAGAGATGTCTTCGAGCACGTCATTTGGTGTTTCATTAAGAAGCTTATACATATCTACGATACAAGAATCTTTTTTCAACTTTTCATAAGCCTCATCAAGAGTGCATTTATAATGAGTCATGTACCATTTAATTATGTCGAGGCTGTAGGTTTTATCGGTTTGAAAATAACTGCCACTATACCATGTAGCATAGTATCCAGACTCCATAGGAACTCTATAACCATTAGAATACTTTACCTCGGCATAGTACCTGGCCGTATCGGACATTTTACGTTGATTAAGAGGAGTAAGAGGTAACCAAGAACTTTTATAAAGAAAATTTCCATCCTCGGTTTTATATGCATCGAGGATATAGTGGTCGTTGCAATGAGCACACACCAAAAGAATCTTTTTACGTTTGCCTGCAACCTTCTCAACGTCTTCAGATAATACACGATGAATGCGGCCACAACGACAAATGATAATCATGTTATGCATTTTTCTTTTCCTCCAAAAATTCTTTAATATCAACTCTCGCTGCTTGTACTTATATTATACCCTATTTCGAAGAAAAAATCAAGGGCTTTTTAGTATTTATTTTTTCCTAAAAAGCCCTTATAACTCTAAAAATTATCCGATGTAAATTATCCGTTCTTCTTCATCATAATTCAAACTATCTTCACCGAATTCTTCTAACGTCGCATATACAGAATCTCTAACCTCTTCTTCTGTATGCAAATCAACATCTACAGGTTCAATACATTCATCATCCATCAACAGACCAATATTATCAATCTTATCAGCAATTTCAGGATATTTTACTTTTGCTTTTTTATACAACTCCGCCGCATCCGACCACATCTTCATACATTCTTTAATGTACTCAGCATCTTCTTCAGAAGTTTCTCCATTAATTTCTGCTCTCAAAACCAACTTACCAAAACGCACTTCAAACTTTTCCATAATTCTTTTTCCTCCAAAAATCTTTTTTTCTTTTCTGTGTTCCTTTATCTTACACATATATTATAACACAAAGCGCAGAAAAAGTCAAGGCCCTTTTAGAAAAATTTTTTTATTATTTTTTCGAAAAAATCTTTTTTCACATATTCATAAAATTCATCCCAACTATTCACTCTAATAGGATAATCTACATTCTCATTAGTTTTTCTACTAAAAAGAACTCCTTTATAAGATCCACCTATTAGGTTATTAGGGTTGTCATCTAAGAGAATATCTGCTTTTACCATTTGCTTATCATGAATACAAATGCACTGCGTCCGAGTGTTGATGAACGGAAAATATCTCTTCATGACATATCTCATTTTAAGAGCATAAGATGTTGGTGAAGAAGCTGTACAGACTCTAACAGTAAATCCTTCTTCAATTAACTTCTGAAGATATTCTATAGAGCCTTCTATAGGAGTAACTGTTTTCCATAAATCATCTTCAACTAAAACTTCATATACCTGTTCAGGCGTTAAAGAAGGAAAATATGGAGGCAGTTCCCAATTCACTATATCAGAAAAGTCAACTGTTAAATCATATTTGCTATTAAGATATGCCACCCAACATTTTAATAGTTCCTCCATGGTATCATCCATGTCAACTAAAATCACATAATCACTTTTTTTCATATCTATGGTCTAGTATTATTTTTCCTCTCTACAAATTCTCTTTTTCTCTTCTCTATAAAGATTATACACTTTACTTTTTTGATATAGGCCACTAAGAAGAATTTTTAGCTCTAAAAAATTTTTTTTGAAAATTTGAAAATTTTTCTGGAAAAATGGCGTATTTGCATCCAAAAAATTGTATACTTTACACGTAAGTACAAGTTGTGTAGCATGTATGACATGCGTAACATGCCACAGAAAAGTTAAAAGGTTTGTAAAGTATATGAGGGAAAATTCTACTAATTTATAAATAATATTTTAAATAAAATTTAAAATATTATTTATAAATTAGTCTTCTATTACAAGCTATTATAATGCTTTTATATGCTATTAAAATGCTTATAATATGCTTTTACATGCTTATAAAAAGCTTATAAAACATTTTTTAAAAATTTTTTAAAATGCTTTAATAATTCCTTGCTAAATATTAATTCTTTTATTAACATAAAAGAATATGTATAGAATTAAGGTAAGTATACTTTTCTTTTATTTCTTTCTTTTCTTTTATTGTAACTTGTAATGTAACTTGTAATAAGAATGTAATAAGAATGTAATAAGAAGTTATATTACTTGTAATAAGATACGTAAATTGTGGACAACTTTTTTTGTTGATGCATCAATAATTTTTTGTGACTTGTGCAACAATTTGCAGGCATTTAATTGGTTGACTACCCCTAAAGGGGGTGGTTGTGTACTTACCACAACCACTATCTAAATAGAGAAAAATTTTTGTAGACATGTCTTTTTACGAAGAAGAAAAGTGTATATTATAGCATAGAAAACATTTTAACGCATATATCTCAAATCTGCTTCTTCTCTTTCTTCATCAGTCATGTTCTTTGATAACAAAATATCTTTTTCTGTAAAACCTAATTCTTTAAGATCATTTTCAGAAAACTGTTCATCCATAAGGTACTGAATAGTGTTATAAAGTCCAAACATGCTAATTCGCTCTTCAAGATACTCATTATAGGATTCAACGATCTTATTAACCAACTTTTCATTTTGAATTTGCATAATCATTTTTCCTCTCTTTTCTCTCTTTATCGTACATAACTATTATAACGCATTTTACCTGAAAAAGCAAGGGACTTTTCCAAAAGAATTTTTCTTTTCTTAACTCAACAAGCAGTTGAGAAGTTCAGGTCTTATTTTAATCTCTTTAAGTGTCTTTTCAATAATCCTATAAAGCCTCTTATTATTCATGTCCTTAAAAGAGTTATTAGGCAAAGCCTTAACCTCTTTAACATATCCATAATGCTTACAAAAAGCTGTTACATCTTCAGGTGTTAAGGCATTAAGATGTTTGACAAGTCTTCTGTTATCGAAGTATTCAACATTTTCACTTTTATCTTTTTTGAAGGTATCGTGTCTCGTAATACCATCCACAATTAAAGCTTCTGCAACTTCGTCTTTAGCAAGAAGGATTTTAATGATCTCTGAAACGCCATCAAATGTAGGCGGCTCTTCATAAGCTTCAGAAGAAGCTATAGCAGCATCTCCATTCTCTTCAATCATGGCATCCAAAGAAACTTTATAGTTATCGTCTTTTCTCTTAGCTTTATTAGCAAATTGATAAGCACGGCCACGTGCAGAAAAGATACACCTATTAAAGATCTTATCAACAGCATTTTCATCAGTTGCATAATAATAAGGGTTGATAATCTTTTCTCCATTAGCATCCAGCTTATAACCTTCGACCTGATGAGTATGTTTACCTCTGATAACTTTATACTCATATCTCCATTCTCTATAACGAAAAGCTACTTGCAAAGAATCAACCAACCAGTCCACAAATTCTTCAGCAGGCAACTTCAAACTTGCACTGTCCTGAATCCATTCAAAAATCTTATACCAGTATCTAAGAACCAAGGCAGAGAAGTAGGCAGACTTAAGTTCCTCCAGCTCCTGAACATTTGCTTTAGGATCTTCTTTAAGAATCTCAGTGATCTGTTCATCGAGATCACAATAAGCGTTTGCTAATTCAGTTTTACTAATAGTTGAATAGTCGTCCAAAAGCATAGCAGATTCTTTATAAGCCTTCTGAAGATCGTTAAGATTCATAACAAAAATTTTCCTTTCGATATTAGCGTTATAAAAGTTTAGAGAAAAGTTAAGGAACTTCGGTTCCTCAACTAACTGTCATACATGTCATATAAGTCATCAAAGCTGACAGAAAATGATTCTGATTAGGATTTGCAAATGCTGTTTTAGCTGTTGCTACAGCTTTTCTATCGATAATCATAGGATCATCCAAACATTCATATGCGATTTGTTTTGCTTTACTGACATCGTTATTATCCAAAGCTGCAAAGATTTCGTTCTGACGTTTGTTAAGTGCTGCGCATACAGTGTACTTTTTCATTTTTCTTACCTCGCTCTTATCTTTATCTTACACATATATTATAACACAAAGCGCAGAAAAAGTCAAGGCCTTTTTAGAAAAAATAAGGAGATATTTTTCATATCTCCTTTTTTCTTTTCTTATGTTATTTTTTAGTTCTGGAGAACTTCTACGATATCGTCGAGCTTTTCCTGAGCTCTTTCAAATTCTGCATCCGACATGCTTCTACCGTATTCCACATTTGTAACGATATACTCCTGATTATCATCATCGTTAGTCCATTCGAGATGTGTACCCTTAGCAAGATATTTACCAGACATAGCTCTTACATAAGCTTCGATATACATCTTAGCAAATTCACGGCAGAGGTTTCCATCATTATTCAAATAAGGTACGTGTGTAGGATCTACATAGTCATCATCTTCGTATTCATCATCTTCATAGTCATAGTCATCTTCATCCGCGTCATCTTCTTTATCGCAAAGCCACTGATAAAATTCTTCCTGATTCATAACAACTCCGTCGATAGCGATTTTAGTACGATCGCCATTAGGGTTACAAACTACATTAACCCCATACTCCTTCGTCAGCTTATAACTGTACAGAGCATCGAGAGCATCATCTGCTTTAAGTGTCAGTTCTCTTTCTGTAGGATCCATCTCATTAAGAATGTTCTGCAGATCTTCGTTGGTCATAGGCTTCGTGTTCATGTTCATCATAATTCTTTTCCTCCAAAAAATGTTTTTTGTTTGTTGTTCTTCATCGTACACATATATTATAACGCAGTCTATACTATAAATGCAAGGGCTTTTTCAAAAATTTTTTCGAAAACTTTTTCTTTTTCCTTTCCTCTTTTATTATCATCGCGTATAAGGCGCCAAAAACGCGTTCTACTGCGATTTGTTGCCACCGGTCGAATATTTGCGCACGTAAAATTTGAAGCGCATACAACGCGAATATGAAGGTCATACGCGCATCGTGTAAACATATTATAACACAACACACGGAAAAAGTCAAGGCTTTCTACAAAGAAAAAGAAAAAAGTTCGGATCTAAATACGACCCGAACTCTTCTCTTCATATATTATAGGGCTCAGTTAATAAGAGCAAATCCCTTTTTCACCATAGCCAACATCTCATTATAATCAACATCGGCCTCTACTAAATCAGATACATCTATATCCATAAGATCTTTTGCGATCTTAGGAGCATCCTCTATATCTAATTCTTTTTCATCTATATCGTTAAGTTCAGCCCATCTATCGATTAAAAGCTTTTCCTTTAGATTAGGGATGAAAAATTCTTTAATAGTTCTTTTACCCTCTAAGCCTTCATTCACGTCTCTATTTATGAGTAAAGCATTTTTGATATGAGATTCATCTAAACCTTTTTCTCTATAATAGGGCATGTGGTTAATGAACTCCCAGTTGGCTATACACTCCATCCTGTCAGCTTCATCCATAGGCATGTTTTTGAATTCTTTATCAAAAGCATCTATGACCTGCTGAGCTGTTTTATCATCAGCCAAAATACAAACACATGGTTTAGTATTATTTCCGTATAAGAAGGTTTCATCGCTCAGATCATTTGTTACCATGAAGTTCATATCATCTAAAGCCTTTACCACATCTTCTGTGTTAGCAAAATCTTCTGTTAAGGCTTTTTTAGGAGTTAAGGTAAAAGTAACAGGACGAGATAAGTCGTTACCTTCTAAAATACCTTTAAGAATCACTTTACCTTTTTCTGTGACATATCCTTCATTAGTTGTATAAAGAACTTCTCCGGCATATATATCAGCAAAGTGTTCATTTAAAGCCTCATCAAATTCTTCTGAATTAAAATCTACTTCGTCTTTTGCTGTATATTCTTCTAAAAGATGTTGATCCGGACCTGTGATATAAGGCACAGCACCTGCTCTGGCCGCTGCTAAGAATCGAGGAGAATCGATGGCAGCCCTAATATTTTCAGGAGCAAATGCAGGAGTATCCAACATTCTAATAGCCATATTAAGTTTTGCTGCAGGCGTATTATCCAGCTCTTCACCGGTTAATGCAGACATGATCCCATTAATTGCGTTCGCAGCAGTATTAAAATCGTCAAACATTTTGGCAGTCATTCTATTAATAGGAGTATCTGCCAAATCTCTAACATCCACAGCTCCACCAATCAGTTTAAGATCCTGCATAATATCTGCTACAACTAAAGCAGGATTTGCATCGATGCCATAAACATCCTGAATAGCATTACAGATGTCACCAGCTATTCTTTGAATCTTTTGAATGATTGCACGATCTTCTTCAGAAACAACCTCTAAATGATTTTCTGTTCTATTTGCCATTCTGTTTCCGCGAGAAGGAACTATATCAGTAGCTTCATTTACTTTTTCTTCGCCTAAGAGTTTATCCACTATTCTACTACCTGCACCAGAAGCCGCAGCTGCAATGGCCGTTGCTGCAATAGCAGGTAAAGCTTCATCTACTTCGAGATCATATCTATAATCAGGATTTGTAGATCTCTTTACTCTAAATGGTCTATTATTCTTTTTACACTCTGCAATAGCCTCGGCTAATTCTTCTCTGTTGTGATAAGAAGAACAACTCGGCTTCTTCTCTTCTACTTTGCAGGACTCTTCAACAACAGTACCATCTTCATTATATTCATGAGGATCAGTTAAGTTATTTTTCGTACCACAGTTAACACACTCATAGGTTGTATCTAAGAAAGGTTCGTTCCACGCCGGAAAAGTAACTTCTACTTTGTTTAGTTTTCCACATTCAGCACAACGTGTTCTGACAAAGCCTTTAGACATAGTAGAAGGCTCAGATAAAATCTCTTCACGCTCTTCATAATCATCAGGAGCCAACTCATCAGACTGAACCCGGGTATCAAAATCATCGAAGTCTTCATCTAAGCTCTCGACAAAGGTTTCTCTATAACCAGTAGCTTTTTTATAACGAGTTTCCAGATCCTTGCCATGACCCCATACATATTTTTCATATACGAGCTTCTGATCATGCTCATCAGTTTCACAGGTCAGCGCTTCATTAATCCAGTGCTCAACGGCTTTAGGATCATCTACTCTATAAGTAGCTAAACCATTTGCTTTACAAATATCTTCGAAAAGACTACATGGTCTATTATTCTTTTTGACTGACTCTTCAACCTCTTCAGGCTCTTCATCTTCAGGCATATCCCCGATAAAGATTTGTAAACACTCAGGAGCTTCAATACTGACAAAAGGAGCATCATCATACTTTTCCAATACCTGTGCCTTAGTTCCTTCAAACTCAGCTTCAGAGGTATTAACATCTGTGATAATAATTTGATCAGTATCTTCATCATTAAAGAAGGTTAAGAAGTCTGCAACAACATCTTCGGAATCGTCAGCATTATCAACATTAATACAAAGTTTACTTTGAGCTGTATTAAAGCCGGCTAACTCTTCATGGAAAAGCTTTTCAGGCATATCATCTAATACACCATCAAAAATCTCTTCTCCATCTTTATTGACGATAATAGTGTCGATGTTTTCAGGCTCGATGATGCAGTCTAAAAGATCCTGAACGGTAACAGGTGAATCATCTTCATCCTCATCATCCCCTTCTTCAACTGCTTCATGAACATATCTGATATTTTCAATAGGAGCTAAACCTAAATCACGGTCCCATTCACGCGCAGCATTTTCAACCTCTTCGGGAGCATTATAAAGGCCACCATTATGATAAGCCTTATAGGTATTAATAAAAGCATCTTCTAAGTCTCTATAAGACTCTTCATCATCGAAAAGTTCTTTGCACTCTTCAAAGTCTGCTTCATCAGGCCAGGTATATAACCAGCTGCCATAATAAGCTTCTTCATCATTCATACACTGAATAATTTGTCCCAGCATCCATGCCTTCTCAGGCCATTCTGATTCTGCAAAAGCTTCTCTAACTGCATCTTTACAATAAGTTTCTTTTATAGGATCATAATCACCCTCTTCAGCTGCTAAGAGCTCTGCCTTATGTTCCTCTTCTTCTTTTTGAATATGGCGAAGTAAATGCACTTCATCTTCTCCCTCTGCTCGATTAATTTCCCTCTGATAAGAATCTATAGCATCTTCTTCTTCAGCCTTTAACCGAGACCAATCAACTTCTTCATTTAAACATTCACATTCTACTTTACCACATTTAGGGCAAACCTCTTCTGTAAATGCTTTTCTAATTCTAAGTTTCAGCTTAGGCTTTTCTTTTTTCTCTTCTGATGTTTCCAACTCTTCTCTAACCTCTTCTTCTTCATCCTCTTCAGATTCATAAGCGGGCAAATCTAAATCTTCATCATCTTCTTCATTCTCTAAATCATTTTCAAAGGTCATAGGTTCTTCTAATGTAGGTAAAGCTTCAGGTTCTGCTGTCTCGGACTCAGGAGTTTCCTCAGGTACTTCTGCAACAGGAGTTTCCTCTACAGGTTCTTCAACTGGTTCTTCTACATTCTCAGGCTCTTCTTCAATAGTCTCTTCTTTTTGAACTTTGCCGACCTGACCTATTAATTCATAACCATCACCAGAAGTTTTACAGTTAGGACACTCATCATCTAAGTTATAGATGTCAGGATCTTCGGGATCAACCTGCAACTTATCTAAATCAATAAATCTTTTTGCACCACATTTTTCACACTGTAAAATAGCCTGGCCTACATACTGTTCTTTACTTTTGATATGCTCTATAGTATCTGCATCCGGGTCTATAACTTCAATCTCAGTTTCAGTTTTACCTTTATCATGTAAAAACTTTTCAGCTTCTTTTAATTCATCCGCCGTACCATTAAGATTAAAAGTTCTACCCTCATTTAACCCCTTAGAGTTTCGAGGCTTTATCATATCAACAACCTCTTCATCATCAATCTCATTTAAGGCTAAAAAAGCATCTGCTATAGTATCAATAACGAAGTCTTTTTTCATTATTATCTCCTTTAATGCTTTTAGGTAAAAGTGTTATTTGAGGTAGTTCTAAGCATAACTATCTCTCAAACTTTTCCTATAATTTAGCAAGGATTTTTACAGGGCAACAGGGGTAAAAGACCATGGATTAGAAAAAATCTCTTCTCTTCACTCCTTATATTATAACAGAAAATAGAAAAAATGGCAAGGCCAAAATCCCAGAAAAAATAAGAAAAAATAGTTTAGTGTAAAAAATTCTTTGCTAAATTAGGGGTAAAAGGGCCAAAATGAAAAACAGGGCCAAAAAAACGCAAAAAAATCAAAATTTGGATCTTTGCTAAATTTTAAGAACATAAATAAAGTTACAAGCCTTTTATACGATTGTGGACCTTAGGACACAATCGGCATGTGGCTTTAGACACATGGGTGATGCGGCGGCATCACCAGCCAAGGACATGCATGACAAGCCTGGTAGAGGAAAGGCGGAGTCTACTTCGGTTAAAACAAAGTCACTTTTTAATATTATGTTAAGGACATTCTTTAGAGAAAAAATCTAAAGAATTTTTTTATACTTATTTTTCTTTATAACATAAAAAGAAGACTAACCCAGGGGGGTTAGTATAAAGTTATTATTTTCTTAATGACTAGGCGTTCCGCCTGAGTAGAGTGCCTTTAGGCCTCTACTCTATAATTTTCTTATAAAGAAACTATAAAACATTCTATAAAGATTTTACCACATAACCTATATAAAGCATATAGGCAAGTTACCTGACGCGCCGCCGCCCCGCCGCAAAAATCCACAAAATGACTAACCAAAATCTATGCTTAATTATATGTAAGTTTGTGGGCACCTACTCAGAGGAGAGCGCAGTTCAAAAATAAATTAGAATGCTGAGTTTTTTGATAAAGGTTTTGAGATGAAAAAATTCTCATCGGACTTTATTTTGATTTTATTTTTTTTCAATTACGATGTACTTATTAACGATGTAACAAAAAGATGTAACTATTACGATGAACCTCTAAAGATGTAACTTTAACGATGTAACTTATAAGATGTAACAAAAAGATGTAACGTGTTGAAAAAAAAAATAAATAGGACGGTCAGTGCTAAAAAATTAACTATTAGTACCTGGCCTTATTTTGCTGCTCAAAAATAATAACTTTTCTAGAACAAGAAAAATGTATAAATAAATGTGTGCCATGATAATATGAAAAAGAGGGTTGGATTCTCTAAAACAGTTTCCTACTCTCTTTTTTGTTATATAGAAAAAGCCAGGCACAGTAAAAAGAAAAACCTTCACCTTTTATATATGAAGAAAAATAAAGGTAAAGATCTTCATAGAACATATATAGTCTCGACATGTCATATAGCAAAGCCAGGGCTAAATCAGGGCTTTTCCAAGAAAAATAAAAGTATAATTCAACAGTAGAACATTTACAGCGCGTATAAGGCGCCAAAAACGTGTTGTATGCGATTTTGATGCCGTGGGGCGAATAGATACACGGGTCCCAAACAAATCGCGTTAAAACGCAAATTTGCGCGCTATATGAAAAGAGAAAAGAAAAGCCAGGATACAATTAAAAACCCACGTCAGAAAAATACATAAATAAGTTTACATGGTCTAGTATTATTTTTGTCATGCCGGGACACAAAAGATATATAAGGTAAAGAGGCAGAGAAAAAATCCTTTTAACAGAGTACCAGGTTATTATGATAAAAGGTTAACATGTTACTATAAGAAAAAGTCGGACTGAAGTATATATAAGAAACCAGACTCCGACCTTTTATATATAGGACAAACCCAGGTTTTACATATAGGAAAAAGGTAACAGGACAGTTAAGGCTACAGTAAAGAAGAAGAAAAGTTAATAAACAACAGGCGGGGGGAAAACTACTAAAAACTTTATTGTATATTAAATAAAGAAAACTAATAAGGAGGTTTGTCGCATGGCTAATAAAGCTTTTAAATTCAGATTATGTCCTAATGCTACGCAGCAGACTTTACTTATTAAAACATTTGGTTGCTGCAGATTTATTTATAACAAAATGCTTGAGGATAAGATTAAGTATTATGAAGAAAATAAACAAAGTCTTAACAATACTCCGGCACAGTACAAAAATGAATTTGAATGGCTAAAAGAAGTCGACGCTTATGCTCTGTGTAACGAGCAGATACATCTCCAAACAGCCTTTAATAATTTTTTCAAAAATATTAAAACAGGCTTCCCGAAATTCAAAAGTAAAAAAGATAAAAATAGTTTCACTACAAATAATGTTAATAATGTCATTAGAATAAATGATAAGCATCAAATTCATTTACCTAAACTAGGCTGGGTTAAATTTGTAGAGCATAGACAAATACCTTCAGATTATAAAATTAAATCAGCAACCATAACCAAGATGCCTTCTGGTAAATATTATATAGCAGTATTAACAGAATACGAATATAACGCACCAGAAAAGCTTTTAGATAAAAATAAATCTCTAGGGTTAGATTATAATTCTCATGATTTTTATGTCGATAGCCAAGGCAAAAGTCCTGAGAATTTACATCATTATTATAGAGATTTACAAAAGCGTTTAGCTTTTCAACAAAGAAAATTATCCCACATGTGCAAAGGCAGCAATAACTATAAAAAACAAAAAATAGTTATTGCAAGAATCTACGAGAAAATATCTAATCAAAGAAAAGACTTTATAGAAAAAGAATCTACTAAGTTGTCTAATACTTATGATATAATTTGTCTCGAAGATATAGATATGAAAAATCTAAGTCAGTCCTTAAAGTTGGGTAAAAGTACTTTTGATAATGCTTTTGGTTTATTCAGGACGAGACTAGAACAAAAAATGTCTATACAGGGAAAAAGAGTCATTAAAATAGATAGATGGTTTCCTTCGAGCAAAACATGTCACTTCTGCGGTTGTATTAATAAGGACCTAAAGCTTTCTGATAGAACATGGACTTGTATATGTGGAAAAAATTTAAATAGAGATGAAAATGCAGCCATTAATATTTTAAATGAAGGCCTGCAACAAATAACATAAATAATAAAAAGAACCGTAGGGACTACGGGGATAGCCTGTTGATACTCAACTCATTAGCGTTGTTGAGCAGGAAACCTCCGACTTTAGCCGGATGGCAGTTCACTTATATTATATAGATAGATATATTAAAACATATCAGCCAGGGCACCTATATAGGACATGCCTGGCCACTTTTCTTATATATAAAAGAAGGAAACTTTTACTTTAACATATACAACAAACCCAGGTAAAAAAGAAAATTTATTCATAATCTATTCATAAAGTCGACCTTTTCCTATACAGCAACCCAAGGTTTTTTAAGAAAAATGAAGATTTTTATTCATACTTTATTCATATTCACCCAGGCCTGACTCTATTATATATAAAGAAAAGGGAATATTTATTACAAAAAAGGAATATTTATTACCAAAAAGTTACCTTTTCCCTTACGCCAAACCCAGGTTTTTATAGTAAAAAGGGAATATTTATTACTTTTTACACCCATGCCCAGCCCTTTTATATATGAAAAACCAGGTAAAATCCACAAAAAACGCCAAATATGGCCAAAAAGTTTACTTTAACATATATAGAAAAGCAAGGTAAATAAAAGAAAAAAGGCCAAATAAGGTCAAAAATAAAAAGAAAAGGACCATAAAAAGTCCCCAAAGGTACCTTTTACTATATATAAAAACAAAGGTTTCTTCTATTAAAAAAGAAAAAAGCCAGGTAAATATATAATAAAAAGCCAAAAAAGAAAATAAAAAATGTATATATTATATGTAAAAAGCAATTAAAGCCCATATATAAAAAGAAAAAGTCGAGGTTAATATATAAGTAAAAAGGTAAAAAGCCTAGGAAAAGCTATATATAAAAAGAAAAAAGCCATTATATATAAGAAAAAAAGTCCCTATAAGTGGGCTTAAAAAGAAAAAGGCCACAAAAAAGTGACCATATGCCCTGGAAAAAGTTATATTTAGTATATAAGGAAACACCTTTTTAGTATATAATATATAAGGCAAAGCCCAGGTTATATATAAGTAACATGCGGACTATATATAGTAAAAGGCAAGTAAATATATAGTAAAAGCCAGATTATAAGGTCAAAATACTTAGTCATTATATATAAGTAAATAAGTAAAGTGACGCCTTATATAAAAATGCCCGGTTATGTGGTCAAATATTTTGGGGAAACAGTGAAAAAGCCGCGGTAAAATGGGTTTTGCAGTGGTTATATGGCGGTAAAATGGGCATAAAGCACAGGTAGCGTGACCAAAATTTTTGTGATTGCAAGGCCAAAATATTTGGGGAAAACACGGGGTTTCCCACGCAAAATTTCCTGCTAATTTAGCAAATTGCCGTGGTTTAGTATTATTTTTTCTTTTTATTTTTCCAATTACACCTAAAAGTTGCCTCGAGCCCTTGTCAAAATCTTATTAAAATCGCCTCAAACTTATATCAAGAAGCATACCTGTTATATCAAAGTAATGCACTAAAGCACCTATAAAAATTGTAAAAAGTTGTAAATTATAATAAGTGCTGATTCGGGATGCGCTCTGGAGTAATAAACTATTTTAAATATAGAATATAAGGGAGCTCATGGCCACCTATTTAATTATATCCTTCATAAGGTTCTAAAATCTATTTATATAGATTTTTTTATTTTTCCTAGTTGCCTCGAAACAGCATCACAAAGCCTACTCGAAGCATATTTAAAACAGTATGAGGACACACCTACAAGACACTATAATTAGCCTAGTTATGTTTCGAAGAATCCCTCATCCATGCAACAAATCCATCGACCCCATATCTAAATATACAGTATATCTATTTATACTTATATATCATATTAAAGACAAACTTAGGTTTATTTTTTATCTTTTCTGCGATCCTGGGCTAAGCACGTATTAAACATAGCAGTGAACCCTACACAAAGTTTTATTAAAATCACATTGAATTTATATTAAAAACACACTGATCACACGTATATCTTTTAGTTTAGTATATATATTAAAATAAAAGGCCATCATATCAAAGCACTCGTAAATTCACTAAATAAATAATGCATATATCATGAAGTAGTAAGTCACCTTAAATATAAAAAAATATTCATAGACTATTGCAAATCAACAAAATGTTTATCTAATAACATTTTTTATATACTACACTAAGAATGAACTTGGGTTTATAAAAAGTCCCATAAAAAAATATGTGTCTAGGTAAATATACATTAGCCGTGCGATTTGTTTTAAAATCTATATGAATAGATTTTTTTATCGACTCTTCTTATAGGCCCCAACTAAAAACACTTGGGAACAATAAGACAGTACTATATATATATATCATGCATTAACCTGCTACATCAAGTAAAAATAAATTCATCAGACGATTTACAAAGAGTTCTAAAATAAAATTATTTGAATCTATTCTTTATATATAGAAAACTCTAAAATGCATGTTTACTATTATTTTTTCTTTTTGTTTTCCCTGGTTGCCTGAATGTTATTTAAAAGCGCCTTTGCATAAAAAATCCTGCTGAGTTTAATATGATTTGTTTTATAACCCATTCATGTGGGTTTTTATTTTTTCCTTCTATATAATCCCTGCATTCTTCTTTATATAGTCCTGGGCTTTAGAGTAAAGAAAAAAAGAATCTAACTATATTTTGTCAGATTCTTTTTATAAGCATGTTTATTTGTGTTGTATGCGCTTTTCTTTATTTTTATATATATCTGATATGTTATTTATTTAATCTCTTTATAGCGCGTTTTTAATATGTTATAGAGAAAAGACTTTTTGAAAAGTTTTTAGATTATTATTTACTCCATCTGGGATAGCAAAAATAATTTTTTTAAATATATCCTTATAAGAAGTGTTTAGTGTTTCTTTAAATATAGTTGCCACCTCTTCTGGGTTTTGTTCAAAAAGTCCACAACCAAAAGCTCCTAATATTAGAGTTTCTTTTTTCTGTTCTGCTAAAACTCCTAATATAAATTCTATTCTACTTCGTATGGCCTGGGTGTTTTCTTCTTTTGTTACTGCATAATGAAACTTTTCTGCAGCCGCTTTGTTTGGAGATGAACAGGTTAATACATCGCAAACTTTAGTTTTATCTTCTCTTATGAATTTAATATTAGGGGAAAATAAAGCCCTGTTATAATATAATCCTTTATTAGCACCCTGCCCGTTTCCCATATAGTATTCATGACAACCTATTAAAACATTATATAGAAAAGATTCATGGCACAGACTGCCTTCTTGCGTTCTGGAACCCCTTAGAAAAGCTCCTCCGGCTGTTTTATACGCTGCAAAGTTCAGTACAACCATGTTATCGGATTTTTCTTTTAAAATGGCAGAAACAGCATCTATATCCTGAACTATAATCTCTGTATTATATATAGACTCAGGCTTTATTAAAGTTTTATGCCCATCATAGATAATAGAGTTTTGAATAGCCTCTGCGATCTCTTCTTTATATGTTTTACTCATTAAAGCTACATGTTCTCGGGCATCTAAATAATTTTCTTTTTCATTATACCAGTATTCTTTTATGTTTTGCATTCTCTATTCTTTTCCTATTTTATTATGTATGATAAAATTTAGAGATCACAGATAAATATAGTTACATCAACATCTTTGAAAACTTCTTCGATAATACTTCTAATAGTTTCCCAGGGCATGTTTTTACCACCATCAAACTTCGGGATGGCGATGCCTGTAATAAGAAGTTCCTGGGTAAAAGTTTTCATAGTTTCCAGAGCATCTCTGATGATCTTTTCATTTGTAGAATGTCTGTACTTATCTTTAATAACCAGGTTGAAAGCATCGTCTACAGGTAGACAGTCTCCACCAGTAAATTCATAATCTGCATAGAACTTCTGCAACTTCTTTTTCATATCATAGCGTACATTTAGTTCTTTTTCGACTTCTGTGCCTAAAGAAAAGCCCGCATTAATAGGACATGCCAGGTAACAGCCTCGAGGCATACGGAAAAGCTTTGTTCTGACATTATAAATTCTGCAAGTATTCACGATAAAATACCTCCTCTATGTGTTTCAATTTACGAATAAAAATACAATTGTATATAATGTTGAAGGCCGTATTAGAAGGGAAAAGAGAAGATGGCGAAGAAAAAGAAGACTGTCTCAGAAGATAATAGACAACCAGACGATGTATTTAGAGGAAAAGAATATTTTTATGGCGACTCTTATATATGTCCTGTGTGTGAAAAAGAATTTGTTTTTACAAAAGAACATATGTATATAGCTAAAGGTGGTCATGTATGTTCCTGGCGATGCTTTTTAGATCATGTTAAACAGTCTCCTATAACTGTTATAGAGAAAAAGGGTAAAAGAAAAGCTGCTCTTATACCTGAGCAACCTACAGAACAAAAGGAAAAGATACCCGAACCTATTATAGAAAAACCCGTAAAACAAATAGAAGAAGTAGAGGAGCTATGGTAAAGCTCCTCTTATTTTTTCACTATATAAAATACTGCGTAGCTTTTTGTTATGCCTAGTAAAATAGGATTAAAAGATATGTAAAGTATTTTATATTTATTTGCATCACACCAGTTTAGAGTTTCTATAACATCTCCTATAGTGGTGCATCTTTTGATTTTTATTTGCTTTTTATATTTAGTCATGTTTCTGTTGCAACCATTCTTTGAGTAAATTCACATCGTCTGCTCTGCCAGAGTTACCATTTTCATGAAGATATTTACAATGACCATGGATGCTGCAATAGGTATCATACATATCTGAATTTTCGTTGTATTCATCTTCGCAACGCCCGCAATATTTTTCATCAAACCATCTATACCAGGTGGCATCATCATTAGGTACATTCGTACTTAGCCATGTTGCTAATTCTGTTTCGTCCAAACTTTTTAAATATTCATAGTTGGTTAATTTATTTACCGCAGTGTTGTTTAATATATCTTTTTGTAAAGCTTCGGCTACTATAGTTGCATTATAAAAACTACGTGTCCAAAAATAAACCACACCTGTTTCAACATCTGTTATAGGGGATAATTCATAACATGATTTGTCCATATTTATATGCCAAACCACGGGGACGCCTTTGTAGAACTTATTAGAAAAACGATATGTAGAGACGGATATATTTTTATTATATGTCACCACATAAAGCTTAGAACTCTTTTCCAAAATAGTTTTCAACTTTTTAGATTTTAGAGAATATCTCTTTTTCATCTGCATAGCTCCTTCTTATTATTTTACTTTAGTTATACATTTACAGGCAATAGAAAAGGACGATCTATAGTAAAAATCGTCCTTATATTTTTTATGAATGATAAAGCATGTAGTAGAATTTATCTTTATATTTTACACATTCGAAGCCGCAACAGTAGTTACCCATGTAGTTTAATATAGAATAAAGATATGAAGGTGTTTTACTATAATCCACCTGCAACTCTATATCTCCATATTCAGTAACAACTTCATAGGTATAATTTTCATCTGCTACGAAGCCCCAGTCCCAGTCATCCAGATTAAAACCCCGATCCCAGAGTTCATCATGATTTAGTCCTGTGAGCTCTTTTAGTTCTGCTTCATTTTCAAAAAAAATTATATTTTGTATCATATCATTCTGTTTTAAAACTGCCCATCTGCACTTCAACATTTTCTGTTGTTGCCATGGTCACAGCACCATCCTCAGCAACGAGAATTGCCAGAACGTCCCGAGCACCGCAAATGGTATCCACCCAGTAGTAATTCTTTTCATCTCCATGAACTTTAACTAAAATAGGTTTCATTTTTATTCTCCTTAGATTTTTATTTTATATAATTATACTTCGTCATAGAAAGAATCCTTTTCAGGATCATCGTCATAATAATCCGGAGCTATTTTTTGAAAAATACTTCTATATTTATTTTTTTCATTTTCATATAGAATTCTACTTCTGCCCCATTCACTGCAAGTATCTGTATCGGCCTCTAAAACATAATCTAGAAAGTTTTCTTCTGTAGGGGCTATTTGGAAAAACCCTGGTTCACCATATCTAAAAACACTTGGATATTTGCGGGGCGCCTCATAAGCACCGGGTTCTCCATATTCATTTACGAGATCGGAATTATTATCAAAAAAAGTTTTCGAAAGCTTATAAAAAGGGATTCTTAAAACTTTTTCCCGAACATATGTACTCATTTATTCTCCTTTTCAAAAGGTAAAAAATATTTGTTTTTCTGTTTATAATATACATTTATATGTAAAAGTCTCTGGCCATTATAAAAGAAAAATACCTACTTTTACTTATCTCTTTTATAATACAGTAAAAATGTGTTATAAGCGATTTTGATTAAAAGCGTTATAAAGTTATTATGTAAAAGTTTCATGCGTATATAACACGAATTTGAACTATTAGAAAAAGCCGATAACAGATATACCGGCTTTTCTTTTTCATTCTTTATTTAAATAAGGTGTTTCTTCACTCTTAATTTTCTTCAGTTTTTCTTCTTTAGTTTCTTTTTCTAAAGCGTCCCATTCTACTTTATCAGCATGTCGAAGAACGAACCTGACCTTTAGACGTGTTTCTTTTTCATCCATATATTTACCTCAACTCCGGATTCTCTTCTTTAATAATTTGAATAATATCTTCTAAAGTCAGATTAGCATAGTCTCGATCTACTTCATAGTTGATACGTGGGATGGCTGGTAAACAGGAACCGCCGGATTTGTTTAAACCTTTAATTAGAGCAGACATTAAACCATTTTTACCAGTGTACCAGAATTTGCAGAGATTATCTTTTGCCTGCTTGCTAGGCATCCGCACATATAAGGTACTGGTGACATACAACTTTTTTGACTTATCAAAGCATGTATGAATGTCCTTTGAAGTTACATTTTTATCTACGTTCCATTTTATATCGAATGCCCCGGGACCGTTAAGCTCGTGCACTCCATCAACGCATGTCCTAAGAGTTATACAAAAATCATGTTCCGGAGTTAGAGCTGATAAAGTTGTATTTAAGGCCTCTTGCGTCCTTTCACCGGGTAGGCTATACTTAGTTTCGCTGAGCACCCCATCCTGAACTTTACTATTCAAAATGTAAAAATCTTTAAATTCGGAGCTCCTGAACTGATTAGAAAAGTCTTCATAGTTTTCAAACCCTGCTTTTGCTTTTTCTAAAAGTGCTAAAGTTAAAGATTCACCCACTACAGCATCTTCAAAAGCATCTTCAGCGGACTCCACGGTGAGAACATTTTTGTAAAGTTCCCCCCTTTTATAGTCATATGCAGGCATTAAATTAACATAAGTCCTAAAATCAACATTCTCTACGATGGAGCTGGTGATCTCGTTACCTAATTCATAAGGCGGATTTGCGATAATATAATCAAAATTTATTTTCATCGAGAGCAGTTTCCTTAGATCATTTACATAATTTATACATTCATTTAGCGGAGCATATTTATATTCATACTGTTGATCAGTGTCATCATGCCAAATATAGAGTTTATTATGCATAGCAAAAGTGCTAACCCATTCAGGTAAAAACTGTCCGATCAAAAGAATATTTTTATTTTTTGTCCCGCCTAAAGGTCTTTTCAACTTCTCTTCTATTTTTTCAATAAGCTTTGCCGGAACCTGATGTTTCTGAGAATCTTTTCCAGTCAGCCGAATATTATTTACGTATTTTACTTTTGTGGTAAAGTTTTTCTTATTTTGACCTAAAACATTTACAGTATCCTCAACCACTTGCAGAAAAGGGTTTTCCAGAAGCGTTGTTTGTACAAATTCTGTACATCCATCATCTTCACCATTCAGCACACCTTTTACAGCATACTCATCTGCAGGAGTGATCTTAGAAGTATAATTTTTCAACAAAGCTTCTCTAATACTCTTATCAGTAAGTCTTTTTTGAGAACTCCGCGGCATGACTTTACAAAGCAGTTGTTCTGCATTAACGTCTCCCGAAGACTTTTTATTATATTTATTAACCAGCTGTTGAGGTCTTTTTTGTGAACCTTCACCGATTTTATAGAAACATCTCTTCTTATTTGAAACTCTAATAACATAATAGAAGACTTCATTTACAAACTTATCCATTCAAAAATCACACTCCTTCTATTATATAAATACAAAAAAGTATAGAGATATAAGCCATTCTCTATACTTTTCTTTTTCATTTATGTGGTGACGGTTTAAGGGGTGGCAGCTTACCTTTATCAACCATCGTTTTTACCATCTGCCATTCATCGTTTCGTTTTATCAGTTTTGATAAATCAACTGTTTGCAATGCCGGGTCATTTGTGGGAGTTTTTGTTATAGGGGCTTCTGCATATCGATACAGTTGTTCCTTTAATGAATCGAGCGTGTCATCTCTAAAATAAAAAGATATATCATCTTGCTGTTGTGCTAAAAAAGAAAATATGTTATCAGGATGGTTTCGTGTAAAAATAATTTTCTTCTTTTCATTATCGATTATATCATAGAAACCTTTACTTCTGTGAATAATAGTATATTTTTTATCCATTTACTTTGATCCCCTTATATATCATCTCGGCTGTTACCTATTAGTGTAAAAATAAATATCTTTGAATCAGGAGCCAAAACTCTAACATGTTTTAGAATCTCACGCAGAGTAGAACCAGATGTATTTATATCATCCATAATAAGAGTGTTACCGCCATTTAGAGACTTAAACACTTCTTCATCTTCAGGGCTGTTAAAAGTTAAATAATTTGTTATATATTTTCTATATTTATATTTTACATTTTGCGCTATGGAAAAATAATCTAAAGAGTGAATTTTAGGCATTAGCGTATTCTCTACATAATTTTTAATCTGTAAATACCTTTGATCGCCTATATCTCCATCATAGTCTGCGTTAAAAGTTTTCCAATCAAAAAGAATTTTTGCAGGTAACGTTTTAACTAATTCAAAAGACTCTATATCCGTCCGAGGCATTATGTTTACTATACAACTCTGAATCTGCCTGGTTAATTCACTTCTATTTGAACGCGGGTAAAGAATGCAGGAAAATGTACTCAGATTAACTATTCTATTTAATTCTGCTAAAGGTGGTTCTACAAAATGTTCTATAGTCCTAATAGAAGGTTTTTGATTTTCATCCAGGCCTTTTATAAAATGCAAGAACTTTGTTCTAATATTTGATGAAACATCTTCTTTGAATTCATATCCAAATATATAGGTCAGATTATCAAAAGTGGTTTCATGTATAGTAACGTCACATAAGTTTATAATATCATCTTTGGTATCAGATAAAAAGTTTATATTAAAATTTTTACCGTCGTACTGAATGCCTTCAGCAACATTTTTGAATTTTAACTTCATAAAAAATCCTTATTCATCATCCAGTTCATATGCATGTTTTAATTTAGTGTTGCATATGTTACAACGAGCAAGAGCTATGCCATCGGATACAGTCATGGACCACCAGCCTATACCAGACCAATTGTGGCAGTGTGGGCAGTACCATTTTTCATAAGGTTCGCCATCATACTTTACTTTTGCAGTAACATAATCGCCATAATAGCTCATACGTCTTTTAAGATCTTCTTTGCGTTGCTTTTCCCGCTCTTCACATTCACGAGCCTGCTTTTCCTTATAAGACGTTTCTGCATATTCATAATCTCTATAGTCGCAGTCATACATGCCTTCATAAATCTCTTCATCACCGTTCCAGCTGCAACAGGGTGGCTCTATAGGAGTTCCACCACCACCTGAAGACCAACCACCCGGACAGTCATGACCATACAAAGGACACTCTTCACATTCTGTTATATCAGAAGCATGAATAATTTTTTCTTCATCCATTTTTATGACCCCACTAATACTAAATCATTATTTTTCCAGTCAAAAGTTTTATATAAGCGAACTAATTCGAAAATAGCATACTCATAAAGGCCGCTCATCGTTATGCATTCTCTATCTAAAGATAAATCTACAGGGTCTGTATAATATTTACTTTGCCAGCCAAATAACTTTTCTTCGATATGCCTTTTCCAGAGTTCCTCTTTGGTTATTTTCGGAAGAGACCCATAATAATGCGAAGGCGCCTCTGGGTCTAGAAGATAAGAAAAATAATTAATAATTTTTTCTTTATATGATTCTATAATCTGCACAAAATTTTCTTGCGTCAAAAGATTAAAGCCATAGTCTTCATAATAATCCCGCAGCTCTTTCGTTGTAAAGATTTGCGGGCATGTTTGCTCTAAGTTAAGAAAAGCTTCTTTTCCTAATTCATAGAATTTTCCTTTTAGTAATCGCGGCGCAAAATATTTTTCATCACCAATCTCCCGCACCTTATAGCCCTGAGCGGCTACGAGCTGGCACCAGTCTTCATTAGTTTTACACATTTGAATTTTCTTTACAAATTCTTTATCCAGTGCATACAGGTACTGTCTATAACCCATTTTCTTCTCCTCTTTTCAACATGCGTTCGCATAATCTTTTTCTATTTGATAATACACTAAAAAGAGGCCAGTAAGTCCAGCCTCTTCATTTTCTTTTATATTCTTTTGCCCATGCTTTTTGTAAATAATCTTCTACTGTAGGATATTCTTTTTTGAATTTTTCAACACACTTTAACTGATCTCTTCTATTATCAACATAACTATAGTATTCAGGACGACATAAATTATAATAAGTATCTATAGCATCTTCTTTAGAACATCTAAGTACCCAGTCATGCACCGCCCAGGATTTATATGTCTTTTTATATTCTCTATGTTGATATGTATCATCTTCTGATTTATATCTTCTATATTTTCTGTTTGCAAGAATTTTATGAATGTTTTTATGATTATTATCTTTGAGCACGGGCGTTTTCTTATAAGAACGACTCATAACTTATGCATATATAGTTTTTGTCGGCGTACCACGTTTATAGTGTTCGCAGATATGTTCGTCCGGTAACGGTTTTCCCGCACAAAGATTCGCGGCATTTTTTCCAGCATCGTAGGTACAGTAAAAATTAGGTTCTGTGCTGTTCGTGCCCCATCCCCATGCCTGAACACATGGCATCTCATAGGCATAAACACAGTTGAAACATTTTTTAACATCAGGATTTTTCAAACAACGCGTCTCATGCTCTTTAACATTTTCTTCTGTGTCTATATAAGAACAGAAGTCACACATACATACACTTCTCATTTTGCACACTCCTTTATACACATATCAGTATTCACAAACCAACAGTCTTCGCAGCCCTTATTTAGATAACATCTTTTACAGGTAAAGTCTTTAGATAACTCGGACGCCTCTGAATAATTATGGTTGCGAATATAATCATCTAAAGTAAATGGACATGCCGCAGTTACGCAGGCAACACCTACATATTTATCACAACCAGGGCAAACCGGCTTCTGCTTCTTCTTCATATTTTCGGTCATTATATCCATCAGCAACACCATTTATATAAGAATCATGGGTTATTTTATCGTACAGATCTTTAATTTGAATATCTTCTCTGACTGAAAAATCACAAAAGTCCATTCTATTAAATATCTTTGCTAGTTCTTTTTTAAAGTTTATAATATTCATATCCACGTTTTTAGTGCGCCTCCAAATCACATACATGTAAAATATCTAACATATCTGATAATCTTTTACCTAAAAAGGCTCGGTCTCTATTTTCCGCTTCACAGGACTGTTTCCACGACATATAATAATTCATATGATACTGAATTAATAAAGCTACATCTATTTTAATCTCTTCGGGAACCATAGTAAAAAATACATCATAAGCACCTGCATTATTATGATTATAATAATGTGCTATAGGGGTTTCTTCGCCTTTACTATTAATAAAAGTTTTAGTAAAAGGTTTTCCTATATCATGCAAAATAGTTGCCATATATAAAGTCCATACATCTTTTAAAGATACTTTGGGCATATATTTTGTTACTAAAAGCTCTGCTGCATTATTCATATGTTCCCCTATAGCAGCTGTGTGATGAGGATTATCATGACTTATTTTATAATATCTGTTGATAAGAGTTGATATAAAGGTAAAATTTATATCTTCAGGATAAACGATTTCTACTTCATCAAAACCTTCTTGCGTGCATGGAGTATTAAAAGACATATACATGCGCTTTATAACATGCTCAGGAACTTTTCGATCTCTTGCGTTGTTTTGTTCTAAACATTTTTCATAAGGCGTGGCAATAAATACAGCGGTCTTTTTACAATTATATTTTTTAAGTTCCTGCAAGAAAGCTCTTCTTCTTTTAGAATTTATATTAGTAGCATCATAAATAACATCGTTACCTTTTGCCAAATCTTCTTTAACTCTATGATGTAAAAGCTCAAATACTTTTGAAGATTCTGTCTGCACTTCTTCAGAGCCGAAAAGCTCTTCTCTAATGGCATCTGATGAATGAATAATAGCTCCAGTTTCTTCATTCAGCTTTTTTGCATAAAAAGATTTTCCGCAGCCTGGTAAACCTATTAACATATAAAAGTTTGTCATTTTTTCTCAGCCCCCTTTTGTTTATAAAATACAATAAAGGGTTACCTAAAAGTCCTTAGATAACCCTCTTTTTATTTAATAGTCCATGTTTCCAGCTTCGTAGTTTCTTTTCAGATAATCCCGGGCCTGACTATACCAGTCATAAAAAGCTTTTTCTGATTCAGCTTCATGCAGGGTCCACAAAAGCTTTTCTAATAGAAAAATGGATTTATCATTCATGATGCGTTTACCTTTACACATCTTCATATAATAATCCCAGGGCGAATGTAAAGTCCATTTATCGCCTAAATAGGCTTTACCTGCACCAACCATATCACAAAAACTTTCGATTAGATATTTATAGGGCATTTGAATAGGGATTATAGTACCATCTTCTGATTCATCCCAAAAGTACTGAAAATGATGTTTATTCTTATGATAATGGTGAATCCACGAAGGTGAATATCCTATAGCTTTTCTACAGGCTTCATGTGGGCTGCCGGTACCCGTCCAGTATTTGCACATTTTTAGTTCTGCAACAGAATATTTAGATAAGTCATGCATCAAACCCTGAAAAGGTATTTTCATTTTTCTGCAGGCTTCACCTACATATTTTCTATGTGTATGAATAGTTTTTAGGTGCTTAAATAGCTTATTCATGTGTTGCCTCTGAATTATGCCAACGGGCCTCTGCCGCTTTTTTGGCAGCTTTACTTCTTTTTTCTTTGTCTTTACTAATAGAGTCGCAGAGGATTTGATAAGCGTGATCTGTGCGAATATAATTTTCCAAAAGATTTGAATACATTTTCTGCACTTCTTTTAAAGTTTCTTTTGTCTCTTCAAGTTCTCTTGCAGTATCTTCATACTTCTTTTTCCAGCCAAACATCACTTTTCCTCCTTTAGTTTTTTATACATATCTTCTATAGTATTCATTAAATCATATCGGGTCATATCGCAAGAGTTCTTTGCAAATTTTCTTTCGACCATATCCACAAACATGCTGGCCGAAGTTAATTTTCCTCCGATGCCATCATCGCCCATATACATCTCAGCCCACTGTTCTTCTGTGATGAGCTGCTGCGGATTTAACTGATTTATAGCAAGATTATCAAAAGAAACTACTTTAAACCACTTTTCATAAATAATAGCAGGCAGCAGAGAATATAGTAAATCTTTGTTATAATCGATTTTCTTTGCTTCATGTGCATATAGCTGTGCACCTCTTCTAACCTCTTTATAGCCCAAAATAAGTAGTTTTAAAGCGTTATTAGCAAGCGCCCTCAGTTCTCTATAGGTTACTACACCATTAATAACATGAATAACAGCATTAGGAAACTCCTGTACTGCTTCTATAAAGCCAAGTTGCTCCGCATCGAATAAAGAGATACCTATGCCATAAACCAGCTTTTCATCTCTTAGTTTTCTTAGCAGGGGCAAATTTGCCATAAAATGATTTTGATGCACTGTGATGGATGGAATCATTTTCAAATTCTTTAGCTTCTGTAAAAAGGGGATCAGGTCAGGATGCTCTAATACATCGCCACCACCTACAGCGATCTCTGTAAAAGGATGTAACTCATCTATAAAAGAAGGACTTAAAATATCTCCATGTTTACCACAGGGGCCACTATTTTCATGGCAAAATTCACAGTTGCCACAGCCGGGACCTAAAGGATCAGTACATCTATTAGTGATCTTTAAATCCATGCTCTCAGGAAAAGCTGCTTCAAAAAAGTCTAAATCATTTTCTCTGACTTTAGTTCCATCATCATAAATACGAACTTCGTAGTTTCCATTTTGATATTTACCGATAAGCTTCATCCTTTTTACCCTCTTTTCTGCTCTAGTCATTCATATTATACAGTTGATCTCTTCTGATAAGGCCCTCTAATTCAGATAAGCTGTTGCAGTGATTAATATTATAATAGTCTATATCCTCAGGATCATCTTCTTCATGTACCTGCATATGCGCTAAGAGCCTTTTAAAGGTTATGGTACCTTCAAAATATTTTTGTAAATACCATGGATTCAAAACATTTTCCCACACAGCTGCAAATAGAACTTTATACTTTTTGAAAAATTCTTTTGCTAATTGCAATTCCTTCGCTGTAGGTTTATATTTATGGGAACCTATTCTATAATTATAATCGCCATGTAAATCTAAAGAACCATCAGCATCAGTAATTTTATCTGTGTTCCATTTTATTTTCGCTCTGATACCGTGTGCTCCATGTACAGCGCTCTTAGTAGATATGAAAAAAGAAAAGGGTATCTTTTCTATTTTGATCTCTTTACCATAGAAGTTGGCCATCTCAGATATTAACACAGAAGGCTCTTCTAAATAATTTACGAAGACCATTAAATCTTCTATATCTATAAAATCTTCTGTGTTTAGAGAATACTTTTCAATCAACTTCTCTAATTTGTCCACTTTATTTAATTCGTGAAAAGGGTTCATTTATCAGTTTAAAGTATATGTAGAAGTAACTGTATCCGTAGATTTTGATGTAGATGTAGTAATAGAATCATCCGTGCATGTAACTCTATAAGGATTCTTCGAGCAGTAGTAGCAAGGATTATCTCCAAAATCTATATTTCTATTATGATCTTTTACCCAGCAGTCCTTGCACGGATCATTAAATTTCCAGTTATTTATATATGGGGCTGTATACGGCGAAGTATAATCTACATCTCCTAATTTATAAATAACCTCATTTGTTTTATAATATTTACAGTCGATGATCGCTTCAAAAACATCTTCATTATTCTTTTTAGTGATGGTTTGTTTTTCTTTTAGTAGTTCTGCATAGTCTGCTTTATATTTGCATACATCTGTGTGTATACATGATTCACAACTTCGTTGCATAATAAATCTCCTTAAAAATAAAATTATCTAATTATACAATAAAAAGGCCCCTGTAGAGGCCTTTTATAAAAAATTAATTAATCCTTTACCCAGCTCAGAACATTAATTTTATCGCCATGTTCTGTGACATAAGTTGTTGTTTTTACCGTAAGTGCATCTTCTAATTCTTCTTGATAATCTTTATAGGTTAGCATATCATCCGAACTATATGCATATAGATAACTTCTGATGTATTCTGCTTTAACTGAATCAGATAATTCATCCCAGCTTTTCATGAAAATAGTTTGTCTGCTCTTATAACTGTTTTCTGCATCTCTTATATTTTCTTCTGTTAAAAGATCTTCATCTGTAGTAAACTCAAATCTCTGTGCATCTGTATTATAAAAGCAGTCGCCATTTTTCCACTTTTCTAATTCATTATCTGTGCAGATAATTAAACTATGTGAAGCAGAACTATTTGTTTCAAAAACATTATATCTAACGGTTTTCATTCTTCATCCTCCTCATCGCACAACATGGACGATTCAGCTACATTATCCCAGTTTATTAGCTTTAATTCAACTATGTTTCTAAAAGCATTATACTGATCACAAATGACTATATATTTTTCATTAGCCAAAAATTCTTCTAAAGAAAAATTATACTGACGCATCCAACCCTTTAGATTATCTCCTGAGTGGCTTCTCATCGTAGGCACAACGATCTCTTTTATATCAACAGGTAAAATTTTCCTTAGTAGCTTTTCAATTTGCGGATCGTCATATAGAGATGCATAAGCATAATATAGTTTTTCTCTAAAAGTTTTTAAAAGTTGAAAATCTGTATGAATAAATAGTGCATCATCATCCGACCAGTCTAAATCAAGAATTTTTGTATCTTCATGATACATCCAGCGAAGCTGTTCAAAAAGTTGCTCAGGATTCTGAGGTTCTTCTTTTTTCATAATGAAAAGATGCTCGTTGATATTAGCTCTCTGATAAAAACTCATCTCCTGTATACCATCCTTCTTTATTCTCTATATGCTTTGTATCAACCAAACCAGCTCTGACCATATCTCGCCAAATATTATATTCATCACCATCCTGAATAATGACATACTTTTTATTTGTTAAAAATTCTTTTAATGTAACTCCGTTAGAATCCAGCCAGTAGTCCAGCATATTCTCATCCAAAGCGCAGTACATGGGCGGCGTAAAGCTTTTAAATTCAGGGACTAATTCTCGAACAACTTCTATTAATTCTGTTTGCTTTTCTGATTCATACTGAAAAGATGCCCACGCATATCTGAATTTATCCTCAAAAGTGAAAAGAGGCCTAAAAGGAGCTCGGCCAAAATCCCATTCGCCATATGATTTATAGTCGCCCTGCTTATTAAGTCTCAGCTCCTCCAGCATCTCTGCATGTGTATAATATATATCTGCATTCTCTATACAGTCATCTGTTCTGATAACAAAAGAATGGCTGGACGAACTATTTGTTTCAAAAACACCTTTACGAATAGTTTTCATAATTAGTTTCCTTTAATCCAACATTTTGTTTCCGGATCTTCTAATACTGCTTCTGTATGTGCTGAATAGTCTTCATATTCGTCATTATCATTATAGCAAGCGACCTCGCCATAAATCAAATAACGCAAAAGATCTTCATCATTAGAAAAAATATCTTCCAAAAAGCCACCCAACTCTGTTGCATGATCTATATAATAATCATATTTGCTTGCTGTTGCATGATTAGTAAACTCCGGATAAAAAGAATATTTAATGTTGTTTTTATCCATAACTTTTTTTAGGTGTGCTATCTTCTCTACCCCAACATCATCGTCCTTATAATAATCTAAAATAGCTGTGTAAAGATAACTTAGATGATCTGCAAACTGAGGCTCCCAGCCAAATCTACCTAAAGTAAAATTTAAAGTCTCGGGATAAGAATCGGGCGCGGGCTTATCCACAAAACTGATGCAGTGCGTACTCGAACTATTAGTTTCAAAAACATTATGCCTCGTTTTAATCATATATAAAATCTCTTTTCTTAATATACCAATTTTTCCATCGCATAACCATCTGTAGTAGTATATTTAATTTTCTTAATCCCGCAGGCTTTGATTATCTCCATGCATCGAGGACATGGACGAGCCATAGCAGGCGAACCAGCTTTATTTTGTCTATATACATATACAGTGGCACCGGATAAATCATATTTTCTACGCATCAAAGGCAGTAAAGCATCCAACTCTGCATGAATAGGACCTTTACAATCATCCATTTGAAAAAATCTTTTATCTATAGTTGCCTGAACAGAATGACATTTTGTCTGACTGTTGTGACCACTGCTGATGATTTTATGACCATCAACAACTATACATCCTAATTTTTGTTTATGGTTACTTAAAATAGATACGGCCTTAGCGGCCGAAAAATATGCTTTTTCCTTCTTCGACGGACCATCGATCATAATAAAAAATAACCCCCTTCATCAGTATATCTATTATAATATACACTGATTTAGAGGGTTAGGGGCCTTATTCAGATAAATAATCATCCATAGCACTATTTAATTCTTTTTGCATCTTTTCGGCATATTTTTGAATCATATTTTCTTTTACGATGTCAACACCTGTTTGCAAATCGCTCATATCTAAAATATGCTTTTCAGTTAAATGTGTGATTAATGCTGCAACAATACTTCTTAGGTTGATATCATCCATGAGCTGCGAGTTACTCTTAATCAACTTTTTACATTCTTCTATATCATAAGGTTTTCCATCTCGCGAGAAAATACTTTTGAACAAATCATTTTCAGGTCTCATATCTATACCTCCAAAACAAAACAGTTAATAGTATGGGAAACAGCTGTACATGCATCTATAGCCACTATGCCTTCATGAATAAAAGGGGAAAAATCTGCAACCCGATGTTCAGGATTAGTTGAATATTTATTAGGCCATTCTTCAGATGCCTTATCTATATAATGATGACCCCAGGACGTATGCCAGTGCCCACAGTAAATGGTTTTACCTTCTATTTTAATGCCCTGCTGCCACGCATCCATGCCATTCATCCAACGCGCTGCATACCAGTTACCCTGCCTCCAGTTTTCGTCAAAAGTAAAAGAAACTCCCCGAGTGTGATATATATTTTCATCAGAAGAGATACAGGGGATCCATCCGTGTACAAAAATATGATCTCCTACTTCAGCATAATCGACCAAAGATTTTTTATATTGCAACCAGGATTTATTTTTCTTTGCATAGTTAAATATATCTGCATTAGTATTAATAGATCCATAATTTTGGTGATAAGCATCTGCCAAATCTAAAATAGTATTAGCAGTTCCATTTCTATAGTCATGTTCTCTGCATTCACCTCGGGTCAAACAGTTTTCCAAAAGATCTTCATGGTTACCACGAATCAAAATCTTACGAGGCAGAGAATTAACAAAATCCAAACACTCTACAGGCGAAGGACCGCGATCTAAAAGATCTCCTAATACCACCAAAGTATGATCAGGATTATTTTCATCAAAACCCTTTTCCTTCAAAGCTTCTCTTAATATTCTATAATAGCTGTGAACATCACTGACGATAAAATACTTCATATGTTTCCAACCTTTTTGTTACTTCATCTATAATATACACTGTAAAGAAAAAGAAAAGAACCTCTAAAAGCAGAGGTTCTTTAAATATATATAAGACGATTTACTTAGCTTTTCTCACTTCAAAACCTTCATATCCGTCTATAGTTGTAGGTACAGAAACATATCCTTCAGCGACAAACGTGCCACCGTCTGCGTCATCTCCTAAAGCGGGATCACGGCCTACGAAGAAACCACCATAACATGTGATTTTTCCGCCGCTACCATTCTTAACATTTAATGCCAAAGGTGCACCTTCGCCATATGCATACCCATCAGCAGATTTATTAATATATTTACCACTATTAATGATCACTTCACCACTGTTACAGAATACGCAGGATTCAGTATTTGAATTAGCCAAAACTGCTACATCTTCGAGAATTAATTTTCCACCCCAGGCACAAATAGGAACAACACTGGACTTTTTAGTCGCATCTAAAGTTCCGCCTTTAACGGTTAAAGTGCCTTCATCGCAAGTGATGGGTGCGTTGCTTTTACTCTTTTCAAAAGTTAAAGTTCTATTATTTAAATCTAATTCACAGTCTCTAGTCACAGATATTTGTTCTACAACGCTGACATCTTTAACCAGAGCTACCCGGCCGCTCTCAGAATTTAATAAAGCATCTTTTAAATTTTCATCATTATTAATTTTTGTGGCACAGTTACCTTCGATAACATTATCACCTATGGTGAAAAGAACTTTATCATCCTTTTTCTCTATAATAAAGTCTGCAGGGTCTGTAGCGTTACCACTAAAAATCCCAGCTAACTTCTTACCGCGTTCATAAATTAACATTTTCTCCCCCCCCCCGCTGCGCTATTCATTCTTCATGTTCATCGAGCATTCGCGCAGTGTTTAATAAAATTTGTTTTAGTTGCTCATCTATATGAAACCGTTCTACATTAACTTCAATACTTTTTAATAAGTTACCGTCGTTATGTCTTAGAGTAGAGGCTTTCCAGTCACAAAACATCTCCACGATATCTATTAAAGTCATGTCATTAATGCCATTAACAAAATGTTCCGGATGATGCCTATTAACAGAATAATGATGTTCTAATGCAGGCTTTAGTTTTTCTAAAGCTTCTTTATATTCATCACTGCCATAGGTTGTACTGGCCAACTTTGGTGTCATCTCTGCAAATAATTCAACCTCAGGTGATTCTAATTTTGATGCATCGTGCTTTACACCACGTAACTCTATTTTATCTATAATAAATCTAATATATTTTCTAACGGCTTCTATATGTTTTTGGGTTTCTACCTGACATTCTGCTATACTCATATTAGCAGATTCTTTTGCTTTTTCTTTTACTAATAATTTAGTTTCACCACAGCAGTCACATTTACCTGCTTCTTCGAAGAAGGATAAGTCTTCGTCTTTTGCCTGTGGGTCTACTTTTTCTTTGTAACAATTTTTACAATAAAAAGGCATGATCTACCTCCTCCCTCTGTGATGGTTAATTTAGCAAATTTTTCATATCTGATATATTTGTAAATATGTGACTTATTTTAAGCGCACAAAAACGCGCTATAACGCGATGAAAATTTACCCGCATATCTCTATGCAGAATATATTTAATCGCAGTATAACGCGAATTTGCTATGTTATATGTTATTTTATAGATCTAGTGGAAAAATTTTGGTTGCTTCTAAGTATTTGCGGGCCTTCATTGCAGCCTCAGCCCCGCTAGCACATGCGGTAACAACCTGCTTTAGAGAATTATTAGTACAGTCACCCGCAATAAAAATGTTATCATAAAAACTATATACAGCAAAACCGTTTGTATCTATAAAGAGTTCTTTAGAAAAATTCTTTAAATTAGGCTCCATACCTACTGCTAAAAAGATGCCATCCACTACTAAAGGCAAAGATCCCTGAATTAAAACCCTATTTTCTGGGATTTGTTCGAAACTTTTTACTTCAAAGTCTGTGATAACCTGAACATTTTTCAGATTTTCTAATTCTTTTTTCTCTGCCTTGCCTGCAGTTAATTCGTGTAGATTTTGTAAAATAAAAACTTTTTCACAAAGTTTAGATAACTCTACAGCTTCTGTTATGGCACTGTTTCCTCCACCTATAACAGCTACTGTTTTACCTGCATAAAAGGGTCCATCACAAGTTGCGCAAAAATGAATTTTTTCACCTATTAACTCTTCTTCACCGGGGACATTTAAATGTCTATGTTTTGTTCCTGTTGCTATAATGACAGTATTTGCATAATATTTATCATCTTCAGTATATACAGTACAGCCTAAACCACCTCTGCCGTCATTATGATGTTCTATTTTAACAACTTCTCCTATAGAAACATCCACTCCTGCATTTACACACTGCTCATAAAGATTCATACCAAAGTCTGTGCCGGATATATCAGCAAAGCCTGGTATATTTTTTACAGAAGGCGATAAAGTGATGTTTCCTCCGAGATTTTCTTTTTCTAATAGTAAAACATCTAAGCCTGCTCGGGCAGCATATAACCCTGCAGTTAGTCCGGCAGGACCTCCGCCTATAATTACGACGGGGTAAAAATTCGTTACCTTTTGTGTAAAAGTTACCTTCAAATAAATCACACTCCTGACTCTTTTAGAATATTAAGAAACTGTACGGCATATTTTCCTGTTTGCGTCGCTAAGTCCTCTGCCCAAAAAGCATCATAAGGTTTCCAATTCTTTTTAGGAAACAACCATCTTTGCCACCATCTAAAAGCACTGGGTATTGCAACTAAGAAAATAAATAGTGGACCTAAAAAGGACTGACTTAAAGAGTGACCCCATTCATGTTCATTTACAGCTTCAGTGGATTTTTGATCTCTTAAAAACATAAGAGACGTATCCATGCCGCCCCAAAAGTCCGGACCGGCTTTAATATAATAAATCCAATAGTATTTATGAAACGTGATTCTATTATCAAAAAGGGCCGCAACTCCTAAAGCAACAGTACAAAGTGCTCCTACTAAGGTCATGACAAAGTTCCAAATAACAGATATAAAATAATATAAAATTCTATGATCCAACATGAAGTAGGCCCAGCTGGCGCCTATTTTAAAAAGAAAATTTCCTATTCGTGTATGTTCATATTTAGGTGTTATAGCCTCAAGCATTTTTATGACTCCTCAAATTTTTTGTGTTTACGTTCATATGCAAAATGATGTTTCCAGCAGCAGTCTACAAAAGAATCCATCATAAAATCCAACTGATCAAAAACATCTATTTTCACAGAATATTTTTCATTATTTAAATCTTCATCATTAATGTCTTTGATCTTTAGATGTTTAAGAGCAAAAGCAGGCCAGGAAAAACCATTTTTATTATTTTCATATGTTACATCGATTTTAGCAGCCTCAGGATCTTTACTAATCCAGGGATATAAATAAACTTTACCAGTTTCAGAAGATAGCATTAATTCATATTCACATCGAGACCAGTATCGCCACATCAGATGTCTTCTAAAAGATTCTTTAAATTCTTTTTTATTTGTGCAGCTTTTCTTTAAAGCCTTAATCGTTTCTGCTTCGTTTTTAAAAACATCATAGTTTTCTATTTTGTTTGTATTCACATTATATATTTTAACGAGCCACTGCATAGACTATACCTCCTTCATTCTAATTATTCTATACAAAAAAGAGGCTGCACATCTGCCCGCCCCTTCTTTTTTATATTAATTATCCTTTTAATTGAAGTTCCAACCAAATGCCCATCTCTGTGCTGATATATACATCTCCGGTGATCTCAGTATATGGACGAGAATCATACTCTTCATCACCCCAGTATTCATAACTACCGATGCCTGCATCAGCTTTTTCTGTACGTTTAATCTTAACGTCAGTGATCTCAAAATCATGCACAACATCTAAAGAGGCATCCAAAACAACGCCTTCCGCCATGTCCTGAGGTCTTTTAATGCGATCTACATATTTTGCTGCATCAGAATCTGCATCTACTTCGATATCATAAATAGTATAATCACCTTCTGCGTCACCCTGCCATTCGCAGCGAACCTTTAGAGGAACGTTTCTTAGAACGAGGGGGACATATACTTTTTCATTCTCTTCATAAATATCATCGTAAAGGATCTCTACTTCGGGATCTTCAGGCAGCTCTACCTGATCCATTAAATTCTTTATTAAAATATCTCTATCGCTCTCGGGTTGCTTTTCTTCAACTTCTTCGCCCAGAGCTCTAAAAGCTTCATATAGATTCATTTAGAAAAATACTCCTTTTAGGTATTTTGAATGATGAATTTAGCCAACTTTTAGAGATCGTTGCAACGATGAAAAGGTTCATAGAAGTAGGACAAATCGGTCATACAAAGATTAGGTAAAGGCGGGGTATTTATATATTTAACATGCTCTTTACCCAGTCTCGAGATAATAGTCCAGGGCTTATTTGTATCAACTTCTTCGATCCAAAAAATCTCTTCTATATTAGATTTATAAGAAGCCCATCTTTTAAAGGAACCATCTTCTTCTTTAATAACTTCACGATTATATTTTTCCGAAGGGATTGTTACAACGCCTTCACGCCATTCATCATATTCTTCTACTAAAATACCTTTTTCTAAAGCTTCTTTTTCAGGGATAGCTTTTTCTAAAATGTTTTGAATAAGATTTTCGTCCGTTCTCCATGAATAAGATGTATTAGTTAAAGAAAACGTTTCAGGAGAACAGTTGCAGGATACTAAAATAATTTTCATATTTATGAAACACCTCCTTTTATTTATATATACAACAAAGGCGACCAGTTAAGGCCACCTTTGAAGAAACCGCTTCTACATTTTTGTAGATCGGCGAACAGTGTTTTAATTCATCGAAGCGAGGGCGATGTCGTAACACCACCCAGCCCACTGCATACACGATGATGCTGGAGCAGAGTTTTACTTCTTCTGTCCGAAGTTGCTCGGCTGTTCATCGAACTCCATTTACTACAGCTGCTGTCTCCCAGGCACATGGCCGCTAATCAACGCTGTCACATCATGCCCCTTTTGGCTTCGTAGCACCGAGTATATAATAAAGTTCATCTCTTTAAGGACTTGCACCTAAGGTTAATGGAGACCTATTTTTACCCTTTTTTCGACTCTTGTGTCGTCCGCTTGCAGGGGTCATGCTACGGCTTTTCGCGCATAACTACTACAGCTTCGTTGATGCGTGATGCAAAGTTCTGTGCTAATAATGCTGTATGCACATAAGAATGAGCAGCCTATTTTCATAGTTCTGTACAAAACATATGAAAAGAAAAATTATAATGGGGAACATCCCAACTCTTTACTGAAAAACTTCAGCTGCTCAAGTTTTTGCCATATTAAATTATTCACGTACTGCTTAATATGGTTTGCCTCGGCTAGGTTCGTTCACGAGGCTGCCGTCGTACACCTAATACATAGATGCGACCTTTTGCTTTTACTTTAACCGATGAAAAGCCTAAGTTACATGCCACCTAAAGACGCTAGCTTTTCTTGATCGTGACATTACGGGATCATCCCACATAGGTTTATTTTCCTGGGATTATGGATTAGAGTACCCAGCACTATGCCCCCTAATCTTTGCCTTTACTTTGAAAAGCCCAAAGTCACGTTTTACGCAGTTCGTTTCTGCGTCCCTCCATCTGATTTGAACAGATTCTCAACCTTATGGGTCGAGCCGCCTCCTGCAGAGGGATGCATGAAGAAAAGTTTTAGGACCATAATTAGCTCGTCGACATTTGCACACATCAGCTTTATGTTATCGAGGGTGCTCCCGCTTTAAGGACTTGCAACCTCTGAAAACTTTTCGAAAAAAAATATTTTTAAGATGCTCTTTGGCTGGTTTTATTACCATTTATCCACAGCGCTCCAACTCACCATCGTCGGCATGAAACTTAACGTGACACCAAAAATGTTCATAAAAATTTATCACAATTTGTATAAAGAGGTTCTTTTACTTCTTCTTTAATGGGTGGTAAATCTTTTGTTCTTCTATAGCCATTATACACTTCGTTGGCATCTTTTTTGCCTGCATATAATAGATAAAGAAAATCTTTTACAGTTATATTTTTTGTCCTTATATCTTTTTCCATGGTTATTTTAGCGTTACTGTATAAAGAATATGACCTGTTTCAGAAGTTTCTGTTCTTATAATATTATATTTTTGTGTAAATTCATTTAGCGACATTTCGTCAATAAGGATAATTTTATAATAAGTTAAAGTTTCTTTTTCTGCACATGCATATAAAATAATACCTAGTAGGAGCATAATGACACATAAAAGGCACGCGCCCGCGAAAATTATACGAAACACTTTCGTAGTTTTATCTGCCCCGTCACAGAGAATATAAAAAGCCATTAAACCAAATACAGTAGCCCCTATAAAACCTCCCATAAGAAGAGCTGTTATTAAATTAACCGAAATACCTGACAAAGTTGTCTGGGTCCATTTGTCTATAATGATTATGTTATCCATGAATAAAACCTCTTTTAACGATTTTGCAATAAAGTTAGTATCGTGACATTGCCCTGAAAATCAATTTCTTCGAGTAACTCTAAAATCATGTCCATGGTGCCGCCCGAAGTGAAGATATCATCTATTAGGAGTATGTTTTTATCCGCAGAGCCCTCTATAGTTTTATTGCCAAAAGCGATCATCGGCTGTAAATATCTTCTAAATTGGGGCCTAAAAGTTGATATAGAAAAACTTCCGCGTTTTTTATTTTGTTCGATCACACCCTGTAAATATTTTACAAATTTTTCAAGATAGTTTCCGTGAAATTGTGCCTCTAATTTGTCCATATTCAAAGCCAGAGATGCCACAGGTTTTTTAACTAGACTTATAGTTTCAAAATCATCATAGAGTGTTAATTGATGCAAAATATCTGTATTTAAAGTAGATTTTGAGGGTGTAATTAAAACATAATCAAAATGCTTAATGGGACATTTGTCATAAAAATCTTCTATACAACGGCTGATTAGTTCTTCTCGTAAAGTTGAATTTTGTGTCTTTAATGATGTTAAAAATTCTTTACGGCCCTGATGATTCTGCTCCGTTTTATTAATTTTGTAACCATAACATCTTATGTGCTTATGATATTTAGTTATATGAATACATGAACCCTTCAGTTTGATAAGATCTTCAGGAAAATCCACATCCCAATCTAGTTCATAATCGCCGACATTTGTTTTTCTCACACCCTCATATAATTCAACAGCCTCTTCGAACATCTCATAAGGTATCTCAAATACGGGTATGTTATATTTTTGTGCCTGTTGCATAGTATGACGCGTACCTTTAGTATTTACGCTAGTAAAGGCCACTACGATACTATTTTTGTCTTTTATATAATCCACCATTTGCTGGTTGCGAATAGGGCCGGCGGCTTTACCATATTTAGACCACTCAGCAGGAAAAACTTTTAATATATAATTATTTTCCTGAGCATATTTTTCTGCCAGCTTATCTGTACCTGCGCAGCCTCCGGATACTACCTCTACTTCATCTTCTGCAGGAACGTATTCACCAATAATTTGATCTAATACCATAGATAAGATATTATAATATTCAAAATGTCTTCCACCACAAACCAAAATAGTCATTCTTATTCTCCTTCTATAAATGCTGCAGCATAACTGTTTACGTTATTTGGTTGTGCAACGCAACCCACAGATTATAACCCAAATCTAGTTTGCATCTATACTCCTCTGTGATCGCCATCCCCACATGCCTCTAATAATACATTTAAATTATTTAATTAAAGCAGTTATCCTCAAATAATCGTTTAATGTATTATAACTCTTCTCAGGTCAGTCGGCATTATCCGAAAAATAAAATATAGTTTTTGCTTAACTATATCAAAACTGTTCGCTAACCTATTCTGCGAAGGGCCTCCTGATTTGATGTACGAAGTTCCCTAAAAGATTATTTACCAAACACCTTTTTGCCAGGTTGTAAAATATCCAAAATATACATTATCTATAGTGCAATAATTTTTATAATCAGTCCAGGAAAAATCTTTTGAAGCTCTAAAATATCTGACATATTCAGGAACAGTACTGCCATGTTTTACTACATAATCTACAGCTTCATATGACTCTTTTGTACCTTTAGTGTCTTCAATAAGATGTGCCGGGGTAAAAGCATTAGGATAATAAATAATATCGTATAAAGTTATTTTACCATCGCCATTAATATCTTTGTTCCATTTACCTGAATTTAATCTATTAAAAATAACTGATACAACGGCTCTTTGACAGTCTTCAGAGCAAATAGATGCCTCTAAAGTGCATAAAGAAGCCAGCATATCTCGTTCTTCTTCTGTTATGTTATAAACATTTTCTGGGGATACTTCTTTTTGTTCTTCTATATTATCGGAACAGTTAAAAATGCTTATGATACAAAACATTAGAAGAAGAAAACCGCAGGTGACATTAATAATACCATAAGCCACCATAATTTTTAGTATCATGTTTTTTCTCATAAGCAACACCTCATTTTTGAAAAATGCTTTTGACTTATGTTATACTATACAACGTTTTGCGCAGTAAAAGTCCGTAGGAAAAGAAAAAGGCCCTATTTAAAGAGCCTTTATTTTTTTATTTTAATCAGTCCTGCGTAAGAACTATTTTTGTAGGTGCTCCGTCAGTTAAACCTTCGGGATAATTATATCTAATATAAGTAACCCCTGCATACTCTTCTTCTGTCGTATTATACTGATCTGTGGTATCGTTGCCCATGGAGTCCTGAATTTGGTAAACGCCTGTAGGATGCAGCTCCTTATTAATGGCAATAAAGAAGAAGGTATCTATAGAGCCGTTGTTTCCATCATCTCTTTTCGGATCTATATTTACAGTGCCTTTATGCGTTTCAGTATCCAGATGCCACCAGGTGGCATCTATTTTAGCGTTTTTATCTTGCTTCAGTGAATAAAAAATTTCGTGCGCCACTGGTTTCTCCTCTACAGCTACTCCTGTGATGGTGATCTCTTTAGCTTCAGTACCCATAACAAAAGTATAAGTAAATTTACCGTTTTCCTCCGCCATATCAACACCATCAACCTGAGGTTTATTATCAGCACTGAACATATAACCTTCAGCCGGAGCGATAGTAATTGTTACATTAGCTCCTTCAGCATATTTACCAGCACCTGTAACAACACAGTTTTCAACATCTGCTATAGTTACCTCATATTTAGGAGCAACAGGACCTTCATATCCATCTCCTAAAACCATATCTCCATCTACATCTTTAAAAGTAAATTTAACATCCTGCTCTGTGGGGATATTTGTTAAGCTACCATAAAAAACTTTACCATCTTCATATACCAGTTTAAAAGGCTTTAAATCAACCTCTTCACCAGTTTCTGCATTAATAGCTACACACTTCTTTTGCTGAACTCTTTGAAGAATTTTACTTGCATATAAAGAATTTATAGCTTCTTCTCTAACTTCATAGAGAACCTTATAACCATTTTTAAATTGCATAATTTTTGAGATCTCCTTAAAATTATTTTGCTATATGACTGTGCACGCGTCATATTTGTCTAATTTAGCAAGCTTTTACTAATGATCGGTTCTTTGAAGTAAAATAAAAGCCCCTATAAAAGAGGCTTTTATTTTTATAACCTTTTCAATTCAGCTTATAATTCTCTTCACTGAGAAGTGGGATCTCATTATAGTTCTCAGAATCGAGCGCATACAAAATAGCATCTCTAGGAGATGTTTTTCCCGATAATACCTGATTAATGATATTAACACTGAAGCCTGAGACTAAAATAACTCCTGCGTCATTCTTTGTCATAGGGATGGTATTTGTTCTGCTGTTTACGTTCCAGAAAACGATTTTAGGCATTTTATATCCAGCTGTTTCAAACTTTGTAGCAATAGTTTCCATAAGAGCTTTATCTGCTTTTCCGTAAGAATATATACTCCACTGAGCTGTAGCACCATCAAACTCCATATCAGAAACGATAAGAATTTGCTTCGGCAGTTTTTCCTGAGGTAAATTTGCCTGAATAGCCGCAAGCAAAATCAAATCAAAAGTAGCTTCTATATTTGTATTAGAACAGTCTGCATAATAGTATCTCATATAAACGAGCTTTTCGAGAAGCGACTTTTGTTTCTCTAAAGTCACATATTTAGGTACAGCAGAAAAAGTGATGAATTTATTATGGTAAATATCCGAACACCGATCTGCGCAGTAAATAGTTAATGCATCAGCTACATCCATAGCAGAAACACCCGAATCTCCAATACAGACACCCATGCTCCCCGAGCCATCTCTAATAACAAGAGTGTCGTCCAGGCCAGGCATATCAGGCAGATTTTTCCAAAGCTGCTCAATAATCTCATCATAGAGCGTTTTTATGCCATTATTAACAGCATAGCTAATACTGAGATCTTTTGTATACTGATGTACGATATCATGAGGGAAATTCGTTGCTGAATGAATCTTAACTGCAGGATCGCCTTTTGCCAAAGCATCTTTATATGCCTGGCGTCTTTCGCCATCATGTTTCATAAAAGCTTCTCTATAGCGAATATTTGCCTGAGAAGAAACCTTATTATAGTCGATGTCACCCCATTTATTTGCACAGGTCTTTACTTCAGTAACATCCAGATATTTACGAAGAGTTACAACACGTCTTCTATAGGTGCGTGGATCGATATGCATATAATTAGCGATTTTATGGGCATAATGGCGACTTTGCTTAGAAGAAGCATTATCAGAAGGCAGCCACTTTGCCAGAAGAGACACAGGCTCCTTCTTTTCCATATTCTGCATATCCAGAGTCATTTGCTCGGAGATAATGCGCAAAGCAATCTCTTCAAACTCAGTATCAAAAAGACAAAGCAAATCATCAAAACGTCCGTATGCAGGGATCATGAAAATAACATGTTCCAAAACCATGGGATCCAGGTTAATGTTTCTCAGCGCGGAGATTAAACATCTTCTGAATGCATCACGTTCACCAAGACCATTACGGCAGTCTCTAAGATAAAAAAGATATTTTAGAGCATAAGGATCCTTTTCTGCAAGAACCTTTTCAAAATCATTTTTCAGGGCATCTTTATGCTTACGATAAGAAGGGATTCGGAAGTTAAAATCTACTAGCGCATCGTACGTAGTAGAATAACCAACTGCACCATTCTCAGTCAGAGTCTTTGCGGCTTCATTTTTAACAGCATCCATAAAATTCATAATAAATACATTTTCCCTTCTTTTTCATTTACTATAAATATATACACTAAGAAGACTATTAATTTTCCATCTGCTCCAGAACATCACACCATTTAGAAGCGTTCCAGTCAGCGCAATACATTTTTGCAAGCTCGCCCCTCTTCATTCTGAATAAATAATCCTGCATGACGCCAGGCTGCTTTTTAACTTTTTGTGCATAATCTCTGGGAGAATCCGGCTCAGCGTCAAAAAGACTATAGAAGCTATTAGCCAGCATATCATAAAATCTATTCATTTTTTCCTGGGTTGCTTTTAGCTGTTCTTCATAATCTTTTGCATAAGTCAAAAATTCATCCTGTTCACCTTCGAGAATAATCTGCACCAAGAACTTTTGATTTATAACATTATTATTTCGACAGTAGTGTGCTCTGACCCATTCAGTAGATTTAACTTTAACTCTATTAAAATTAGAATCTACTACTACATAGCCTTCTTTATCCCAGGGTAAAGTTAATGCTAAATCTATAGCTGTTTGCAAATCATTAATAATAAATTCTTTAGGTCTTTTAATATGAGATAGAAAATCAAACACTGCAGGGGTAAATTCTTCATTAGTATTATTATCCCTACAGCCTATAAAATAAAGATCAGGTTTTTCATAAGGGATAACTACTCGTGTTTGAGGAGATACTAATTCAAAAGTATAGGTGTTATTATCCAAAGTACCTCCGAGAAAAATATCTATAAAAGTTTCCCAGGTATAACCATTATTCTTTAAAGCCTCTTGGAAAACATCATAAAAAGTAGGTAAAAGAACATCTGCAGTAGGAGCTTTTTTAGCATCTATAGTTTTATTTGTAGAGAGTGTCCATGAATTTGTCACTTTATTAAACCAAAGCTTCATTAGAGTGCCATCTATTTTTTCCTGTGCTTTAACCCTTTTCCATGTGAGCTCTGCAGCATTTGATTCTCCATAATTAAAAAATTTATCAAAACTATGACATGCTACTTCAAAAGTATCTTCATAAAGACAAAGTCCCCTAGCTTCTTTTACTATAACTTGAGAAAAATCAGAATCCAACATATTATAACTAAAACAAATAACACCCAGGTCTTTAGAGATTTTTAGGCAGTAGGGCTTTGAAGTTAACTTTTGTTCCCAGTTTTCAGGGTGCTCTTTTATAAACTTTTGAATAGTCAACATGATTTAAATCTCCTTTTTGTTTTTCTATTTTAAATATACACTGCTACTCTTTATAGAAGTCTATAAAAAATAAAAGCCTCCTAATAAAGAGGCTTTTATTTTTATACATTTACTTTTCTTCTTCAGTTTTCTCTTTTTCTGGAGTTTCTACATTTTCAGAAACCTTTTCCGGTTCTGCAGCACCTTCGACCTTCTCGGTTTCCTCGGGCTCTTCTATTTTTTCAGTTTGCAAAAGTTCACTTAAACCTGTACTCTTAATAAGATTAAGTCTCCAGTCATTTACATCTTTTTCAAAGCCACTTAAAACATTTTGCATAGCTTCTACTTCAGCATCCGATAGTTTCATGCGTGAATCCTGTTGACGTACATCGAGAAAAGCTTTTAATATATTAGATACGAGCACCAAAGCCTCTGTACGTGCAATAATGGCAGAATTTAAATTAGCCAACTGCTGCAAACGCAAAGCAACGTCTACTGACAAATCCTTTTTTACTTCTTTTTTATCTTCTTTTACAGGCTCTTCTACAGTTTCCTGAGTTACTTCTTCATTCATAAATATAACCACCTCCTATATGAGATGTTATATTATACATTTATTTTTAATAAAAATAGTTCACTCGCTACGTGCGGGTCACTTTATTCAAACATGTCTCGAGTGCGTGCACACAAAGATACACATCCGTCCTCATCGAACTTGTTTCTTTTCCGAGAAAAAGAGTTTTCGTAGATGCGGAAGCATCTGCCTTCTCGCAGACCGCGAGCAGTCACGATGTTAAACCAATCACGGAAATAGAAAACGTGGGAGTCTTCTCGCTCCCTAGCTCTGATACCGCTACTTTCCTCATAGCCGGTGCTATCCCAAGCAAAAGATGATAAGATATCTTCGCACTGTTTTTCTCCTATTTTGTTCATAACAAAAATCCAACCTCCGATTCAGAGATATTTATTTTTTAACGTTTACAGTTTTTCTCTTAGAATCTCTATATTTAGAATTTTTGAACTTTTTAGTTTTTCTTCTTTTATCTCTGAGAATTTTGTTTCTGTTTTCTTTATACCATTTTACCCCATTTTCAGCAGCAGCTTTACGTGCAGCTATGGCGTCTTTTTTCAAATCAAAATCGCCTAAATAAGTTCTTTTTCCATCTACTTCTATATAAGCACGCCATTTATCATAAGGTTGTCCTGAATAAGTCTTTACATAAGTTACACCTGTATATCCAGAAGTATTAGAAGATAATTTTCTACCGCCTGTATATAAAGACTGCGCATAATCTATTTGTGCATCTACATTTTCTTCACTACAGACGCAGGAACCAAACTTCTCAGGATCATTTATCAAATTAGATAAGAAAACAGACTTTTCACGCCCACAGTTTATACAAACACATTTCGCATAAAGTCGAGGCGCTCCATATTTTTCTTTTCTATACCAGTCCTGAATTTTTTGAAGGTTATATACATTGCCTACTAAATCATCTAATTCATCATCAGAATAAGTCTCGTCCAAATACTCTTCTTCTATTTGTTCATCTTCATTTATATATTTATCATTTAACATAAGACTAAATCCTCACTAATTTTTTATGATGTATTTTACTTTGATAATTTAGCACGAAAATAAAGGAGATGTGAAAAGCACCTCCTTTTAATAAGCATCCTTAAACGTTTTTCAAAGACTCTGTTTTCATGTCTAATAAGACACAAAGTTCCATATGATCGATCTCAGTAAAGAGGTCCTTTTTTTGTCCTTTAAAGCCGTATTTACCATATTTAATAATTAAGTATTTTGCAAATTCAACACTGCAGAGACGTGCTATGCCGGGGTCCTGAGGATCACCGGAAAATCTAAATACATTATCTGATTTAATGTTACATGCTTTTTTAATAATGTCTAAAGGCGCTGTAGAAACATCCCAAAAATCAACCTCGCCAGAAACATTATCTTTAGAGATACATTTTCCTTCATCATTCATTTTGGGTTCTCTGGCTCTGTAGTTTTCAGGAGATATACCAGCCTGCTTTAAAATATATTCAGATCTGCCACCTTTTACACAGTAAAGATGAATAGCATAAATATATTTACTGGCCCAGGCTATAAGAGTCTTTTCTTCTTCAGGAGTTAAAATAATGTTATAAGACTTTTTTCTATTAATATCATTAGAACTATGCGTTTTGCCTGTAAGCGCTTCCTGCACGAGCTGAGGATGCATCCGAATTTGTTCAAAAAAAGCTTTATCTATTTTCTTATTAGACTGCATTATAATCTTTTGCAAATCAGCTAATTTACTTTCCAAATGTCTGATTTTATCAATGCATTTAAAATTTATGTTAACAGACCATTCTGTAAAGTCAGGGCCTAATAAAGTAGGCAAAGTTGTAGTAAAAGATTTTTCAGAGTTTCCAAAATGGCAACGAATAGAAACTTCTTTATAACCTCTTCCGACATAAAAACCTTTAACAGAATCTAAAATGACTAGAAACTGTTTATTATTAAGAGCTGAGACTTTATTACGAGCTAAAAGTTTTTCCAGAAGCTCTTTTTGTTCATATACACTATATTTAACTAAGAGATAGGGCTTATCTAAAGAAGTTTTGGGCAAATCATAAAGTTCCTGAAGTGCTTTTGTTAAAATTTGATATTCTTTTAAATATTCTTCTTCAACAGTCCCTAAAATATTTTTAATAGTATAATCCTGAAAAGTAGGTAACATATATAAGCTCCTCCTCTGTTTTTCTATTTGATTATACAATAACTATGTATAAAAACTCCCCTGGGATAAAGAAACTTATAAAGAAAAATTAAATATATCTGCTACAACTATAGATCCTGAAGATGAACTGTCTCCATATTCTCCTAGAGACGTAGGAAAATTAGGAGTAAAAATTAGTTGGATAAATCCTCATGATACAGCAGATCATCAAAGACAGTTATCTAAAATGAATGCTTTTGATGGATTTAAAAAGTTTAAAGGCAAAATAATTAGTTCCACAACAGGTGAAGTTTTAAATAAATAAAGATGTTTATTATATATACATCGATAAAAATAAAGGCCCCTAAAGGCCCTTATTTTTTTAATTTTGGGTATTAGTCAATAACTTTGCCCGCGACTAGCAGACACTTATTGAGCATCTTTAGATCATAGAGGGCAGAAAATCCTTGCGATTGACCGCCGTCTGCAAATCCTAACAACATCGTAGGAACGATGGCCATATAGGGGGAGTAAACAGCTGCAGAAGTTAACATATCACCGCCATTATAACCGAGCACGAACTTGCCGGGCTCGATAGCAGGAGATACATAAACCTTAACACCATTCAACTCACCTGCATAATAAGGACCGTTGATCTTAGCAGTAGAAGCTGCTTTGAAGCCCTCCATCATGACGAGAATAGGCTTAATATTAGAAGCGATGATCATATAGTTTGCAGCGTGTTTTTGAGTACGATCATAAATGACCTGAGAAGCTCTTTCGATAACTTCTGCAAAGCCTGCATAGTGATCACGCTTAGAAACGCCAACAGGAAGAGTCTTGGACCATACTAAGCCCGCATCTATGAGCTCAGCATCCTTTTCCGGATCACCTGCGTTATCGCAGAGCATCTTAACAATTTCAGTATCAATTTCCATTTGTCTTACGAATAATCCGTTTCCGATTATTCTCTATAACTTATGTATTCGTTATACGATGAGACTATATCATACTCCTATATCGTATTAACCTCTATAGGAGTCCACGCACTTCCATCCCACTTGGGACGTACTCTACTCATTTATTCGCGTAAATGTTTCTTTTACGCTATACTTTCGATAGTCGTTGCTCTTTGACTAATCATTTTAAAATGACTAATCCTTAGATCATGATTGCCAGATAAGCGATACCAATTCTTATCAGGGTTTCCATGAGTTCACGTGGTTTTCACTAATATATTACTATATTAGGCTACAAATTTTCTATAGCTGAGCTCCGCACACGCCTGTGTGGCCAGAACTTCACCAAGATCAATACCCATCTCAGTCTTTGCCTGGAACGTATATCTTAAACACATGTCGTTACTATGTGTTGATTAATTTTCATAATCCTCCTATTTTCATAGGATGACGAGACTATATCTTTATCTCTAAACTTTTTATGTTTTAGAGATATCTCCCATTTCGAATTCACTTGAACTCTACACCGTGGCGAGCGGTTAGTCGTTGAACCTTGCTCTATTCGAGCCTTGGCTGCTTGATTGCCCATTTGATAAGAACCTTTAGCTTTGCAGCTTGGATTCATCATATCCGTTTTTTCTACTTTCGCAACCATAACATATATGCATTTTTCATCATTCTGCTTTGGTGGATATGCTTTAGGGGTTTCCAGCAATTAGAGAGATCTTGTTTTGCAAATCACTTTGCAAAATGCCTTTTCTAAAGTTTCTACTAACTTTAGGTTAAGCTGCCATTTGAGAATAGTAAATACCAATTCTCCGCGCTTTAGCTGCAAGCTCGATACCATCGACCTCTGCAACTAACTGAGGGATATCATTTTGAGGGATAATAACGTTGTCATAAATATAAGAAACCTTATCGTCCTTTTTCAGGTCTGCGACAGCAACAAAGGTACTCTCTGCGCCATCATTCAGCTTCTCAACTTTACCTTCAACAAATTCACCGTTCTGCATACAACCAACACGGCCGTTCTGCATCCAGTCAACTTTACCATCTTCTTTAACAGTTTCGACAACAGTAGCACCAGTGTAACGAACACGGTCTTCTGTCATCTTGCCCATCTTAAAGGGATCGCTGAACAGGTCGCCCCGCTTTACGCCCCCCTTATCACTCCCGGCCACAAATCTTATCAAATTTGTTATTCATAAATATTCTTAATAGATAACCTTATAGTTTAAATTATTTTCTTTTGCTATACGTTGTTTCGCAACATCTCTAACGGTCCACACTTCAATAGCGTTTTTATAAAATTTAGAAGTTTTTGCTTTTTCAGTCCATTGAGCTAATTTCTGCTGATCTTCTAAACTCTCTGGATTATAAGGATGCCCGCCATGGGTCCAATGATTATTTAACTCAATAAACAAATCATCTTCTTTAATATAAAAATCACAATAAAAAGGATATCGAGCTTCTTTATACTGCCGGTATATAGTTTTATGTTTATATGTCGTTAATAGTTCTTCATACAAAGCATTTTCGGGACGACTGGACCTAAAAGTATTATTTTTCTTTCTGGTTAAATAATCCTTTGAAGCCTTCATGCGTAGGGTTTCTTCTGTTCTATTTATAGAAGCTTGATACGTGGTGCGCACGGCTCCCCAGGCTTTTAAAATCGTATATACAGTATACATCTTAAGGCCAAAGTGTTCCGCACATGCACCTAAAGAATTGCATTCATTAGTATAATACTGTACTATGGCGTTCTGCATATCTTCAGGCATAAGTGTGCTGGGGTTTTTGTTTTTGTTCCAGGGTTCATGGCCTTTACGCCAGGTGCTACTGGAGCCCTTCATAACGCCTTTAGTGCCTTTGTTCCAAGGCTCATGACCTACATGCGCCTTACCACTATTAACTCGATGCTTTTCGGAGGTGCCCTTTTCCCAACCCTTTTGTTGATACTCTAATAACTGCTCAAGATATATACGTTTTTCTATATGTCCTTTGTGTATAACCATCCGACCCTTTTGGGTCATGCGACATTTTTCTTCTTTTGTGATTTTTTGTTCCATGTGATCCTCTGTAAAGAATACTTCTTTTTTTACGTTACAGCGTTTGATTATCTATCAGTAATACCAAACTCATAGCATTTCTACTATGTTCAGACTATATTATCATCCGCTTTTGTATTAACCTCGGCGGATGCCTCATCTTTTGAGAACGTATCTCTACTCTACTCAGTTATTCTCTTAGATGTTTCTTCTAAGATATCTTTTCGATAGTCGTTGAAACGAATCTATGAAAACCAAATCTTTAATTAAAAATTAGGAGAAACTTTTTAATTAAAAAATTTTCATAAATTCTATTTGCTGATTGCCCATTATTCTTTTTATCTACTGCAGTGCATAGGCAGGTTTTACACCATTTATGCATCCTATAAATTTTTTCCGCTTTCGCAACCTTCGCAAATATTCTTTCGAATTGTGCTGTGGTTTTATAGGCTTTAGGGGTTTCCAGCGTTTAATGAGGTTATTTTTTCATCCACATCACTGTGGAGCAATACTAAGATTCTTAATATTGAATAAAGCCGGTTCTGCTCTTCATAGGATATACGATAACTAAATCATTACTAATTAATGAAGGACAACTTTTCTTACGAATAATTCGTTTCCAATTACTCTCTTTATATTACTATAAATGTTGAGACTATATCACGAACCACTATTCTTTTACCAAATAAATGGTCCCACACCTTTTCGAACCTACTTAGGTCCTACTCTACTCGCTTCGTACATTTTTTATATGTCTTATTTTCAAATAAATATTTTCATATTTATTATATAGCTTTCGATAGTCGTTCCGCAATTTATCAGGTATCTCAACCTGAATTTAGTTCGGCGATTAACCTAAAATTTTAATGAATAATTTTAGGCTTTTCCCCGAGTTAGGTGTGTTTTGATTAATCATTTATTTATGATTAATCTCTCGTTAAACATTTCTGCTTAACGCCCCTCCTCATTTAAGGGCTACAGTTGTCAAATCGAGACAAAATTTTTTGTAGGTCTTCATGTTAGCCAGCTGAGTTGCACTGGAGTTTTCAAAAGCCTCAGTGATGTACTCAGAGGTGTTTGCCAGGACGCGTGCAATAGCAAGCTTTTTGTTTTCGGACAGTGCACGGCCACCATGCTCTTGCTGATAAACCTTCTCAGAGATAGATAGCTTTTTTGCATAAGCTTCGCAAATATTCATATAATAATTCTCCTAAAATTTAAATAGAAAATGTGTTTTAACCTCCAAAGCGTGCCATTTTCATAAGTAAATCATCTACTTCATCATCACTATTTGTATTAGTGTTTTGAGGCAGCTTTTTTGAGGCATTCTCGTTGACTCTAACTCCTATTTTTCTATTTGCTTGAAAAGGTAAATTACTTACATCAAAATAGTATTTTTTCAGATCTTCGCAAACCTGATCAACATCCTCCATAGTGTAGGACTCACCTAATTTGCGTTTGATCTCTTGAGGAGTTAGTCCGAGTGTTTCTGCTTTAACATCGATGTATTTATTAACAGCTTTGTTGGCTAATTTTTTATAACTCTCCTTTAAAGAAGTTTGTTTATTAACCTGCTCTGTTAATCTCTGCATCTCTGTTTTTTGCTTTTGATTAATGGTTATTTGTTCATTTAAAGCCTTAGTAGTCTCAGTAACTTTAGATTTTTGTGAATCTAAGTTTTCATTTAACTGCTTTTGACTTTGAACAGATTTTTCTGTTTGCTTTAATTTTTCGGTCAGTTTAGCTATAGTGTCTTCACGTGATTTTAAAGTTTCATCTAATTCAGAAGTTTTCTCTTTTAGATCTTTGTTTGATTTAGTTACTGCGGAGAGCCTTATAACAGCCTCTTTTAACTTAGTGTTATTCGCCTCAGAACTATTAACCTTAGCCTCGCTAACTGCCAACTTTTCCTGTAACGTTTTAAGTTCAGCTTCTAAATCAGATCTTACTTTGAGGGCTTCTTTTAAGTTGCTTACTAACTTTGCAAATCCTTCCGCGACGGCTTTTTCATCGTTTTCAGCATCTTCATTAGCGTCTTCTTCATCACCATTTATATCTTCAGAATCCTCATCGGACTCTGCAGTTTTTTCTTCTGCTTCTTCAGCATTTTCTTCTTCAGAATTTTCTTCAGGCTTTTCCTCAACAGGGTTACCATCTTCATCAACAATTTCGATGTCTAAGATCTTTGCGACCTCTTTAACCTGATCTTCGTCAAAATTATTCGCTAAAAAGTCTAAGAAAATTTCTTCATCAGATTTTTCTTCTTCTGTTTCTTCAGGCTCTTCTACTTCTGCAACCTCAATTTCGTCTGCAGTTTCTTCGGGAGCTTCTTCTGCATTTTTGGCATCTTCAGCAGGCTCTTCGGGAACATCTAAAGGAGATAATTCACCAAAATCAACAGTTTCTACTTCTTCTGTTTCTTCAGATTTTTCCTCTTTAGATTCTTCTTCAGAATCCTTTTTTGCTTCATCTACTTTTTCTTCGTCCTTATCTTCTAAATCTTCTTTAATAGCCTCAGGCAAATTAACACTGATATTAACACCTTTAACTACTTCACTGTCTATATTAAAAGGACCGTATACAGAACCATCTTTTTTAATGCCGAAACAAAGACTATCTTTTCCATCTTCATAAACGTAAAGATCCATCTCTTTTACAAACATCTCAAAGCATTTTGCACCCGTATCAACACCTAAAGATTCATCAGCACCAAAAGACCAATTTGCTTTTAGCTTTTGTGCCAGTGCCTTTGCTTCAGCTGCATCTTTGAGTTGAACACAGTCATCCAACTTAAACTCTTTTGCAACAGCTTCATTTAACTGAATGTTTAAGTTACTCAAAGTTTCCTCCATCACCCTTCTAGCCTCGTCGCTTGCGGCATTTAAAGATTCTGTTAATGCAAGCTTTAGCTTATTTGTTTTATTTAAACTCTCGTTTACATATTTTAATCTGGCCGTTTCAACACCGGGAACTAAAACAGCATCCCAACATTCGCAATCATATGTATCAGGATCAACTGCTTCATCTCCATCTTCATCAGTACTTAAATCACCCTGGCCTCTGGAACTGATGCCGATGTTACAACCATAATCACAAAGCGTCTTCAGTAATTTACCATTTGGTGTAGATAAAATATCAAACACTCCGTAAATCTTACCGTCTTTTCCTTTTTTAGGTTGCTCGGCAAGACAAATAGCAACCTTCTCTATATCAGTCTCTGTTCTATCTGCAGGATGACCTAATTCACCAAAACAAACTCGGTTTTTAATCTTTTCCTGCATAATAGGATTTGCAAAGACATTTTCCCACAGTTTCTCAGAATATTTTCTGCCGTTACGTGTAGGATTCTTAAAATCTGCAATAGGACCAACCAGTCTACCCAAAATGCCTCTAGCCTTTTGCTCAGACTCTGTTAGTCTTTTATATTCAAATTTAACTCCGTTAAGCGATTCTAACACGGTCTGTATGCTCCTTTAACGCATAGAAACTTTGTTTCACTGTTTTCCCTTTACATAATAAATTTAGCACAGGACAGTCTAATAAAAGGTTTAACTTTTACTAAAATTTAGAAACAGTCCTGTGCTTATTTTTAGATGGTCTTTACTATTTTATTTAATTTTGTTGTACTGCAGCAATTTCTTTATAGATCTCCTGCCTATGATCCCAAATGAATTTTAACCACTCATTTACATTCTCGTACTGTTTGCGAGCAGCCTCTATATCGATCTCAACATCGTCTATTTCGTTCCAAAATGGATTAGCTGTTAGAACGCCTGTATCTCTATTTGTAGGTATCTCTACACGACTAGCGTCTGCCAAATTTTCGACAAAAGGTATTATATCATCTCCTTTGCCTTCTTCTACAAGATCTTGTAACTTTTTACAAATCTTTTTAACAAAGACTATTTGCTCTGGGTTGAGATCTAGACGATCTTCAGATTCTTCATTTGCTTCTTCTTCGTCAGCAAAAAGATTAGCAACGTCGGGATTTTCTTCTTTATGCTTTTTGACTGCAAAGCGTTTACCAGAACCTTTAGTAGTATTAAACCAGTTTTGAATTTCTAAGATTTGTGCTTCTATAGCATTAACTTTATCTGCATTTTCTTTAACGCCGTCTTCTGCAATCGCATCTGCCTCATTTTGCATGTCCTGAAGTTGTTGCGTTAAAACTGTTTTACGTGCCTGACGTAAATCTAATGCGTGCCTCTGCGCATCAATTTCCGCCTGCAGTTCCCGCATACGCTCTTCGAGATCATTTATATTTTCCTGGACGCTTTCTATAGATGCCTGACAGTCTTCTAATCGCGATCTCTTATCAGCAAGTTGTTGCTCATATGCCTTACGAGCTTCTGAATCCTGAACGGTTTTGGTCTCTTCTTTTGCTAATTCATTTTTTAATTTACGAAGCTTTTCATCCATCTGTGCAGCTTTTTCATAAACTTCGCGCATAGCGACTAAATGATCTTTAATGCGTTGACTAATGTTGAATGCCCATTCATTATATTCTGTGACTGCGTGTGCTGCAATGCGCTGTGCTTCTGTATTAACTGCTATAAACTTTTCATAAGCGCTTTTTACTTTTTGCTCTAGAGAATCTTTTAAAAGTTCAAATTCATCTTCATCATAGTCTGATCTATTAGCTATTAACTTCTTAAGAGTCTTTTGTAAATATTTATAGCGATCTTGAGCCCTTCTCCTGCGAAGCACCTCTGGGTGCTGCTGCAGCTCCGAGCCTATATAATCACTGTAATTATGTGAAGTAAATGTTTTTACATTATCTAAAGGAGTACCTGTTCCTGAATGATTTCCGCTATCGCGTACTCTTTTTACTAAGGGTGAATAATTATTATCTCTTAACCATTTACTTTTTTGCTCCGTACTTAATGTGTCCCAGTCAGGGGGCATCTTAAGGTCTCTTTGACGATCATTATTCTGAGCTCTTTTTCTCGCAGCCTCAGAGTCCAGCGTTATCATATGATCATATTCATTAGTCCAATAAATTTTATCTGCTGCACCTAATACTGTTTCTAAGCCCTTATAAGACTGTACTTTGTGTCGTACCCAGTCTGCTATGTTACTAGCTGAGGCACCTAAATCGAGCATACGTTTATTAAAAAGCCCATTATCGCTGGTAGGCATGACCACAGGATATACTTTATTATTATTGCGTAGATCTAATTCTAAAAATTGCTTACCAAAAATTGCGCGGATATGATCTACAGAAGAAGGATTTTCCCGAACTCTTTGAACAGCTGTTCTGGCATCTACTTCTTCATAATCAGAGTTGTAAAAATCTATTTCGGAGCCCCTTCGAGCAGTCATAGTTTCTCCATGCCTCGTATCATGGCCTAAGGCAGAGTTACCGCGTGTTTGAGAATCTCTATATGCTCTAGCTAAGTCCCGAGGCAAATCTTCATCTAATTCATTAATATCTTCCTCTAAAGATTCATTAGTGATTTGTACAGAATCCATAAACCACTGGCGATCCATAGGATCTATTTTTAGAGATTTTGCAGGACGATCTTTTCTAATATATAAAGTTGCCCGGGTATTTTTAAAGGCATTTAATCCTATAGTTGTTACAGAATTAGGTATTCTGACTATGCCTGATAAAGCTGCACAGTTCATAAAGGCCTGACCTCCTATATAGGTCAAACTACTGGGGAACTTTACTGTTAATAGATTTAAACAGTTTTTAAATGCCTGTGCGCCTATAACTTCTAAACCTTCTGAAAAGTTTACTTCGGTTAAAGAAGAACAGTTTGCAAAAGCTAATACAGGGATTCTTTTTACCTCAGGGCCTATAGTTAACTTTTGTATCATCTTTTTAATCAAAGCACTATTCTTTAGGTTTACTAACTTTTCTATATCCTCCGGGCTGTTAATCTCATAGTCGGCGAAGTTTGAGTTATTATACATAACTACTTCGTCGATGTTGCCGGCCCAGTCTTTTTCTTTACCCAGAACTCTTAGGACTTCAGGATCTTCGCCAAATAGCTGCTCAGCATATTTTCTGTTTTCGCCAAATTGCTCTTCTCCCGTAGCATTGCTGACAACTTCGCCTGAAGGCGCTATGGCTAACTGATAATTGTGTGCTCGGTCGTCTGCCTTAGGATTTGGTTTATAAATGAATACATAATATTTATTTTTGCCGTCTTCGCCTTTATATAAAGGTTTATTAAACCAGTATAAAGATTCAGAAGTGCACCAGTGCCCGTAAGCGTTCTCGCTATAGTGTATAGAGCCATTTACATCTGAGCCTCGTGTTCTAAGTCCTGGGCCACCAAAGATTTTCTCGGCACCCGATACCACGGCATCTCCATACATAGTCACGGCCTCAAATACATCATAAAGTACTGTAGAGCCTATATAACGTAAATCGCCATTTTGCATGACTTCATGATTTTTTAGATATGTCAAAAACTCAGAAGGAGTACCACCATAAGCCATATCATAAAATTCTGCAAAAGTATTGTAACTAGATAAAACCTGAGCATCTACATTTAATGCCTTTTTACTTTTTTCAAACTGGTTAATGGTGTCTGTGATTTGCTTATATTTATAATCTCCTAAAGCCTCTGTATCACCTTTTAAGGATTTTCTGAGTAAAGGCAGTAAAAGTTGCTTTGCATATTCTCCTATAGATTCTTTTTCTATATTAGTAAAGGGATCTAAAACTATAAATCTGTCGAACATATCTCTGGGGATATCTGAATAGTACTGTTTATAAATTTTATCTATTTTAGATTCTTTTACGATCTCTTGGGTTTCTACAGGAGTATTTTCAGGGTCTTTTACATAATTCATAAATACTTCAACAGAAGGAAACTGAGCAACATTTTTAATATTATAGTTTCCTCTATTATTTACATAAGTATTTATTAATTCTGTTAGCTCAGGATTCTCTACAAAAGCTGTTTCTCCGGCAGCATATTTAGGTAAAAGTAACCTTTTTGCAGTATCTCCTATATTATTTTTAGTTACATCTGTTTTTGGATCTAAAGATATAATAGTATCAAAAACATCTCTGGGGATGGAGGTCCAGTTTGCCTGATATTCAGCTTCTATAGATTTTGCTTCTCTTAATCTCAACTTCATATTTTTACTAAGCACTCCTTCATTAAGATCTACGTGTAAAAGCGTTAGGGTCTGCAGGCACAATAGATTTTTTATAAACTTCTGTACTGTGACCTATGCTTATAGTTAAACGATCTGAACAGTCCACAAAAGTGTAGGGCATAACTTTTTTAATACTATCTGGCAAAATAATTCTTCTATAAGCTAAATCATAAAAACTGTACTGTTCTAACTCCGTTACGGGCAGACCTTCTATAGTATCAGGGATCTCCAAAGTACCTGCACCACTTCTGACGCTAGTTATCTTAATATGATTTTTAACTTTTTTATATCTGATTTTTGCTGTAGTCCACTGATCATCTCTGGATGAATCTTTTAGTATGGTTCCATCTCCATAACCTATAGTACCATTAGCCAACCGTATTTTTCTACGTGGAGCCTCAGCTCGTGTTGTAGTAGGGCTTTCTCGGGGTGTATTTATTGAAGTTACTGTGGGATCTACCGGCTCCGCGAGTACAGTTACTTCGTCATTCTGCGCCTGCGGCACCATATCAAGAATTTCGTCATAATGTCCATCTACAAAATTTAAATAATCTAATGTACCATCATAAAAAGCCCAGGCCTGACGAATAGTTTGAGGTTGATCCATATCGTAATCATATAGGGGATTAAAGTGCTGTATGCCTGTGCCGCGTTCTGCAGGTATATTCACCTGATGCATGCGAAGTAAAGCTCTGAAACGCGATGCATCCACGGTATCTAATATCGTCTGCAGTTCTGCGGGTGTATGTATCAGATTATCTAAAAACTCTTGGAGCTCGCGTTCGTCATTATCTATGTCCATCTGATCTTCAGGCACTGCATTAAATTCTGTGGGGATCTCATCATTTTCTTCAGGGGTTTCTGTTTCTGTCGGAACTTCGACCTCTGCGGTCTGTGCGGCCTGTATGGCCTCCTGATTTACAGGGATCTGCGGAAAATGGCTATTTAAAAAGAGCAGCACTTCTCGAGGCACATTTTCGAATCTAACCGCAACATTATCCGCATTCTCCATAGATAATTCATTATTATGTGAAGTATTTTCTAAGATACCATACATAACGTTAGCATTATCGTGCGCAGTCAAAAAATATAAATTATAGTTTCCTTCAACTATGTTTCTATTAAACAGGCCTTCATTTTGTGTATAAGCCGCACCAGCCGGGCGACCATTTACAGTAAATTGCTGAGCGCCTTCATAAGTGTTTATTTTATATAAATCATAGGAGTTATTTGATTCTAATCCTTCTACGCCGGGATGTTGCACCGCCTCCAGAAGGGTCTTATAACGTTTTTGCAAAGTTACATTCTCCTTTACTGAATTTCGTTCTAATTTGACTAATTTAGCAAAGAATTTTATCCCGCGCATAAAGCAAACAAAAAGCCTTCTTTTTACAGAAGGCTTTAATATATTTAAATTTTTAATTAGGGCTCATTTACGAATGCTTTAATGGCCTTAGCATTGCCGGGGATGTAAATATATGCCTCTTCAGGATGACGCTCATTTACCTCATACTCAAGACCAAAAGCATCTGCAACAGCTTTTGCACGGGCTAAATCGCCTGAGATAATTTTAATGCCTTCATAATCGGGACGATTAGGAACTCTGACCATGGCAAATACCTCATCCGCAGTATAGGGTGCACCATACTTTGTAAATGCCTTAACTAATACTTTGCGGTCTTTTGCTTTTTGATTCATGCCAGCCAGATCCGGAGATAATGCATCATATACTTCATCGTATAAATCGATATACTGCCCACCAAAAGCTCGTACCAGGCCTTTGCTCTCTGCTGCTTCGTCCAGCTCTTCATCGAGCTCTACTATAGAATAATATGCCTGCCAGTCTTTATCTTTTCCATTATCAGAGATAAAAGCTTCTGCATCTTTTTCGTTCTCAAATTTTGCTCTGCGATCAGCACTGCCTACTACATAGTCCCGAGAAACCCAACGACCATTCTTATGTTGAATAGCAAAGCGTCCTGTTTCTTTTGCTTCTTCAATGACTTCTTCTTCGGCGCATCTGCTTCTTTTTTCAGGCTTTTTCATATCCTCGTTTAGTTTTTTTGCTAAAACTTTATCTCTTTTGGTAACTTTTTTATTCAGTTCTTTAAAAGCTGCCTCTTGTATATTCATCATGAGTAAAAAATCTCCTCAACTATATTTTTGCTTTTTAATGTCTAATTTAGCGCAGAAGTTCAAAACACTTCATATCGTTCCGGATTAGCTTCAATAACTTTAAACAGGGTATTAAATCATAAGTTCTATAATAATTATTTAAAACCTGGGTGATCTCTTCTGCTCTACTATGCTTTAAAAATAAAGTTTCATCTTCTAATTTTTTTGCATATAGTAAAATTTGAAGATGTAAAGAAGCTAAAGTGATTAAAGCTTCTTTATTAGAATCAAATTCACCTTTTACTAAGTTCTTGTATAGAGGTGTTTTCTTTTTATTATGATTTTTGCGGAGCATCTCATAAAAGTTATTTATCTCTAAAGGTCTATTATCATTTACAAATTTTAAAATCTCCGAAGGTATTCGATCACCCATCATTAATTTATAAGGATAATTTTTTATGTCTACTCCTCTTTGTTCGATCTCATCTAAAAGTAAAAGTAAATCTTCTTTTGTCAGCATTTAATTTTCCTTTCGTTAAATACTTCTCATGCCTCATCTAAAAAGTTCATATTTAATTCTTCAGGAGATGGTAACTTTTCTTCGTCATCTTCATTCGCCTCATTAATAATTTCTTTATCTGCATCATCTTCAAAAGACTCCTGTGCCGGCTCTTCAGTTTCTCCTAAACTCGGTAAAGTTTCTTCGGAGGACATAGACAAATCCATAGCAGGTTCTTCAGAAGCTCCTTCTTCTGCAGCAGGCGCACCAGCCTCTTTAGCCTCCTGCTTCTTTTCCAAATCATCTATATAATCCTGAAGAATATTTACGATACTGGGATCATTAATAACCTGAGCTATTAAAGTTCTATACACTTTTAATTTTACAACAGGATCCTCTATAATGTCCATCTGAGTCATGATGTTATTAATATAATTCAGGCGATTATCATTATCAGCTCTTCGATCTAAAACTTCTTGCGTTATAGGAGCCTGCATTCTAATAGTAAATTTGTTTACATAATTATCCAGGCCTCTATCGATTAAGAAGAGATTTACTAAATCTGCAATCATTTGACAAAGAACATTTTGATTTTTTCTAATACTTTTGCCGTACTGTGCAGAGATAATAGTTAAAGAGCTACCTCCGTTAAACCCCGTGCTGTCATCGGTTTCATTAAAGTACTGCTTAGGAACTCTTAAAGAACCGTACAGTTTATTCTTAAAGTACTCTAAGTCCACTAAAGATTTAGGATCGAAGTCGCCACCTATAGTAGAAGCATTAATGGCGCCTTTACCTTCATGTGTGGGAACATAAATGGTATTTTCTATAGGGCCGTTTATGTTGTATTCATTCATGCTGCCTGGATCACCTGTATTCACGGCAGCTTTTTGCTCTATTTTTTCCTTCAGCCTGCGAAGATAATTTTCTATTTGATTTTTAGGCATGTCGCCTACATCTATATTTAAAATTCTAACTACCGCAGAACGTGTTAATCTATTTAATAACGCAGACATCTCCAAGAGACTTAGCTCGCGCCAATTTCTAAAAGCATCATACAGCATGGACTGCCCTCTTTTGACTTCATAAGAAGAAGTTAAAGAATCAGCATTTTCTTCATCACCATATTTATCTAAGAAAATATCTACTGTTTCAGGCTGTCTCTGATTTGTGCTCTCTAAACAACCATGTACAAAAGATAAAGCATCATAAACTTCTACTTCACTCTGCTTCATTTTATATCGTGTTAAATAAGCATATAACTCGTCAGTAGAATAATTCATAACACTAGGCGAAGCCTTTATATAACCATGTGTTTTTCCAAACTTCTGTAAATCAAACATCTCGCCGGGATTATCCACCATTTTTACATATGGGATATATTTATCAGAAGCTGAATAAGCCTTTAAAACTACATCTTCATTTACAGGTTCTTTGGATTCATTTAATTTTCTATTTTTAATATTATCGTTTTTAAATAGTAAATCATCTGAAACATCGGACTGTCTAAATAGTCTTAAATAAACATCTCCGTAAGTGCCTAAACAGTATGCCCATTTATAAATATGCTTATCTACATTAAGTGTGTCTAGTAGCCAGTTTACATATTCGGAGATTCTACCATTTTCTGCTTCTGCCCAAACTATTTTTCCATTATCATTTGGTTGAACAGTATCTCCTGCTATACACTCTAAAACTGCAGAAATTCTTCCGTCCTGCGCCATAGAATCTATTAACTGATATGTTTGTTCTCGATTTTGTGCCCACTGGCCTAGGGCATTTAGAGCAGATGCATCAAAGTTACCTACTTGCGCTGCTCCTATAATATCATCCATTAAGGTGTTTTGTGTATCCGCACCTATTTCAGGAGGTGTATTAGGTTTCACATTAATAGTTAAGCCGGTATATTCGTTGGCCATTCTATTTTAAATCTCCTTTACATTTTATAGTATAGGTATATCAAAATATTCGGGTTCTGTTTTTGCTATGCTTCCGAGATCCGGAGGGGCTAATAATCCCATTCTGGATCGACCCATCATTTTTAATTCTTCTTCAAAACCTTCTTTAAATGAATATGTGGCATCCATATCGTAACTGGCATTTAGCCGCAAGAGCTGTTCTGAAGATTCTCCATAGTCATATGCGTATTCTTCTGCATGAGAAGAGGCATTATAAATAGCGCCACATAATGCATCACAGGCATCTTTACTGCCACCTTCGGGGTGATCTACCTTGCCTGTTTCCATGTTGCGGTCGAGTTCTGTTATCTCTCTGAATAATAAATCATCCTCAAAAAGCTCTAAACGCTTTTCATAAATAGTAGATTTAAAATACTGATAAGGTAAGCATATTTTAGAAGTATCAACCCGGTCCACAGATAATACATGATAAGGATAACCCTTCATTCTAAGTTGTTCGCCGGTATCATAAGACTGATAAGTATCTGTAGTTATACCTTTTATATTAAAGCCTTGTTCTTTTAACCAGTAAATAAAGTTTCTGTTTTTTGCGAAACTGATATGTCGGCCTTTAGGTGCCTGAACGCTGACTGAAAAAGCCGCTGAATAAAATAAATCGGACGCCTGAGATGCTTCATCAATAGAAGCTTTTTTACCTGCTATGTAAACACCGCTGATACCGGTTTTGTCTCCTGTATAAGACATATCCATGTGTATGAATAAAGGCTTCGATCTTAAAGCCGGATCTACGCGAGACAAATCAAAAAAGTTATAATACTGTACATCATCATCTTCGCCGTCGCCTACTTCTATGACCTCGCGCACAAAAGGATTTTTAATACGTGTTGTGATCAAACTTTTTACTCGGGCAGCATTTATATATTTACTAATACTGGAACTAGATATGCCGGCATAATCACACAAAGCACGATCTATATCATCTAAAAATTCTGCTCTAAAATCTATGGGCGGATAGATGATTTTATAGCCCTTATCTATATAAGGTTGTGATTCATCATCATCTGGGATAACTAAAGACGGTAAAAATTTATTACCCACAGCAACTCTAAATGTTTCATCAGAATAGGTGCCTTTAGGTTTTACTTCCCAAACGGGCCCATCAGATATATAAACATTAGCCTTTTCAGACTTTAATTTTTTCCTCATATGTTCCTCTAAGAAGGATTTGTCTGATCTTTTTGAAGAGGCTAAAACTAAGAATGTAGGATTTTTACCTTTATGTACGAAACGTGTTTTCATACCACCTACTGCAGTATTTAACATATCGTACGCTTTTTTCTTTTGTTTTTCTACATCCTGATTCTTGATGAAGGATATCTCGTCGAAGAAGCAAAAAAAGATGGGCAGGCCTATGAGGTCATCAGCCTGAGAACCTATTTTAATGTCTATAGCTATTTGATTATTATATTTTTGGGGTACCCATATTTTTCTAGTACGACCTTCTAATTCGCCATGGGACATGAACCAGGGACTAGATTGCAAAGTATTTTGAAACTTTGTTATACCAATTTCTTCAGCCAAAGCCAGCTTAATATTCATAAAAGCGAATACTATTTTTTCTGTAGGCTTTAAATGATAATATGCGATCGGATCTTTTAAACAAAGTATTCTATGCAACAGATAAGCTGCTATTAAGGTTGCTACTTCTGTATTATGCGTTACTATAAAATTATCTGTTATATATAAATGCTCTTCGCTATCAACCATAATACACTGGCATGCCTCTTTATAAGGTAACTTTTCTATAGAAGTTATATATCTGCATGGCTGTACATGCGTAGTACTATTATATAAGGATAATTTTCTAGATAATCTAAAGGGCGTTATATTTTCAGGCAAAAAGATTTTTAAAGAAGCATCCTCAGTTACTATGATGCCACCCAAAGAATGTACCAGCCAGGAGACAACTTTTTTTAATGCTGCATTTGTGTCAGATATTTTTATAAACTTTTCAACAACATCTCCGGCTTCATCTAAAATGCCTTGCAGCAAGGCTGTTCTTATAGATATATTAGAATATAAATCTTCTGTCGCTATATCAGTTGTACCTGAAACAAAATCTCTACCTTTTTGATATGCTTCATCTACATTTCCATCAACATCGAAATTTATGGGCTGACAAAGGGGTATAAAATAATTCTTTAAAGATTCTTTTTTAGAATACTCTAATAACTGTTTTATATCTACTACGGAACTTTTTCCATCTTTTTCTACCTGCCATAAATGTTGCAGGCCGCACCGCGCACTGGTATTATCAGAAAAGGTTATTTTATAAATATCTTTAACGCCCTGAGGATATATAGCCGTTACCGGATGAAGTTGACCATCATGTCCATAAACTTTTGTCCCTACTTCAACATCGCCCATAGTTATATAACCATGTTCTGTTAAAACTAAGGAGCTTAAAGGTTGCTCTTTTCCACGTCCGCGTGAGCCACTAAAAATGCCATTATTAACAGTAGTAGTCAAATTATCTGGGAAAATCTTTAATAATTCTTTTCTCCAGTATGGATATAAATTAGAGTTGCCTTCTGCATCGTGCCAGGCGTTTCCTAAATAATTATAATCATCTACGAATGTTAAAATGTCTACAGGTGCTTCTGCATAATCCTCCATGACCAACTCAGAATAAGCTTTTGAATCACCTGTTTGTGCATATTCTTGCAAAATAGATAAAGCTAATTCACGTTGTTCTGGGGACAAATTATCCAGGACTGATAAATCCAAATTTGACGTTAATAAATTTAATTCGTCCAAGATATTTTCCTTTCTACATAGTTTCTACATAAATTATACATTTTTTATCACTTTTTATAATTTAGCAAAGAATGCATAATATCAACGATCTCAATAAATAAAGGACAGAGCCTTTATGTCGCTCTGCCCGTATATTTTATTTATTATTTTTGACTGAAACAGGATTTTTATTAGATCCCTTTTTAATTTTTCCGCGATCTTTACCTAGCGCATTTGACAAATTAATCAGCTCCGGAGATGAATTTAATTTATTTTTTACTTCTCCATTTTCATAATCATCTATAGTCATTTGCACAGCCTTATCATAACTCATGCCATAAATTTTGGGAAAAATATACTGAGAATAAAGATGTTCCATATGATCTTTTGCATAGTTTACATAATTATTAATGACGGACGCTATGTTTCTAATCCATCTTGCATTATTTAATACATATAGGACGTGTTTACAACCTGCACCTAAATCATCATTAGGATTAGTTACATCAGAACTTCGGGTTTCCTGAGGTCCGGCTTTATATCCCTGTTTGCTTGCCTGATAAGCCATTCTATAAATAAAATCGCCACAGGTGCAAGATATTTTTACATCGCTACTATTTAAAGCTGAAACTAAGGCATCGTATATTATTTTCTTTTCAAAAAGATTTTTATTATTCTTTACACCTTCTCTGATTCGAGATAAGATATTAGTAAAGTCTAATGTCACATCATAAGTACCTGTTTCACCCTCAGTTTTTACTATAAATACTAATTCATCTTTTTTCCAAAATTTATCCATGTCTATATTATTATAATCTTTTACTGTATTAGCTATAGATGAATTATCTTTTGCGATCCAACGACTACCTATTTTACTAGTATAACCTCTAGCTTTTCGGGATTTACGCAGCAGCTCTTTTCTAGTTGCTTCGTGTAAATATTTTTCATGACGCATGCTGCGGACTCCTTTTCCTTATTTGTCTAATTCTTTTGCTGAAGTGGGATGTAAATTAGTTATATATTTAGCCTGATTAGAATCGAAAATTATATAAGAAGAATCCCCAGCAGCTTCGTCCCACGAATTTACATAAATAATACCATCATAACCTTTACTCTTTATAAAATCTCTTACTGCAGTTATTGGTGAATTATTGAGAATGGTATCTAATAACTTTTCTATATCTACTGAAGTTAAGGGTATATCCACGCAGCTCTGGGCATTTTGTTTAAGAGGGCTGGCATCAAAAGTGCTTTTTAATTTTCTTAAAAAGTATTCTGTGTTTTTCATGCCTTTTGCATTCAGCTGCGCCTCTATTTTTGTAAAGGGAACTTTAGAACATAAAATTAATCCTGCAACCACAGGTCCGTCGTTCCAATTACCGGGATCTATATCGAAATGCGCGGGGCGCTGAATATTTAAATAACAAATCTTCATGCGCTTTGCTACTAATTCATCAAAGATCATCTCGTCGGATTCAGTTTCAAAATCGTCTAAATCGCCTTCGTCCTCCCAGGCTTGGAAAAACTGATCTTCATATGCCTCCGCATGAGCTTTGGCGATGCCCTCGGAAGCGAAATGATATCCTATATCTCCACGATTAAAATAAGAAAAATCATAAGGAGTTGAATGATAACAGACCTCAGGATAACCCTGTGCATCTTTAATGACAGTATTTTTAAAATATTTTAACTGATCTTCTGTGAAACGTGTATCTAAATCTTCAGTAATTATATTAGCATCTCTTAAATCTTTAAAGGCATTTTCAAAAAGATACATAGATTTACTCCTCTTATAAACTTAACTCATCTGATATTAAAGTATTTTTTAGATCTTTTAGGGCATCTAAATAGCCTAGGTTTCTAAACTCTTTGAAGACCTGGTTACCATATCCATATTCACCTTCGTCTTCTAAAGAATCTTTGCGTAGTTCATATATATCTTCTATAAAATCTTCTATGGTGTTTATAGTGGCTGTTTCTAATAAATCAAAATATCTATTTTCCCATTTTTGATACCGCTCTTCAAATTCTGTTTCATTTAGCTCTGGGATGTCTCCTTCAACAGGCTCTTTAATCCACTCATCTTTTAAAACAGAATATACACCATTAGATCTAAGAGAAGTATTTTTGCGAGCTTCTTTTAATCGTAAAGATTCTAGTTGCTTTGTATCGCTAGTTTCCACAAAAATCTCTACAGGGATATCATTAATAGAAAAATCATATTTTTGATTAAAAATAGCTCTATATGCTGAATATAATAGAGGATATAAATTATCGGGACATTCTAAAGATTCTGTATCGGCTACTAAATGCAAATCTACATCCGACTTATCCGTATAATTATAAGAACAGTTACTGCCTACTAATTTTATATCTATAAGCTCTATGGCAATCTCATCTTCTTTTAAAGTCTCTACGAACTTATCCGCTATTTGTAAAAGCTTTTCTCTGACCTCTGGCAACATCTTATTATTTGAATCAAATAACTTAGGATTTAATTCATCATGTTTTTCAAATTTTTCATAAACACTGATCATGTTAAAAATCACATTCTCCTAATTTATTTGCTAAGATGTTACAGTATTCTATATCAGATTTGCAATTAGGGTATTTATTTTCATTATTTTTATACCAGTCGCACCAGCCTGCATAATTTTCAAAAGACTGACCCGTTTTAGCCTCTAAAGGATAAATAATACACATATTAATATAAGGAGATAATTTTTCTACTAAATCATTAATATCTGTTGCATTTATATCATTTTCAGGATCGCAGTTATCAAAAGCATTTATAGTGCCATCTGAATTCGGGATAACATCAAAACCTATAATAGAAAACATCTCTTCTAAGAGTTCTCTATTTTTGTTTTTCTTTTTCTTTAAAGATTCACCCATGCCCCCAGAAGCAGGCCCTACGGGTGAAAAACTCGGCGTTGCAGAAGAATCCACAGAATTATTAAACATGGCTGCTTCTTTTTCAGGGTTTCCAGAAAAATGAAAATGACTATTATATGCACCCTTTTTAATGGTTGCTGCATGTTTCTTTTGAGCCTGTTGCAGAACGTTCGATGAATTCTTTTTAATAACTTTTCTTTTTTCAGTTACCATATTTTCGTCAACTAAGCCTGCAAACTCAGGCTCTTCTTTTTCTGGAAAATCAGGCTCTTCAGTGTCATCATAATACTTGCATTCTGTATCTATAGCGTTATAACCTTCATATTTGGGTTTTACCGCGATTTGTTCTTCTTCGCGAGTAGATACTGGGGTATCAAAAGAACACTCGTTATAACGCGTTTTTGCGCGCGGTACAGGATCATCAGACAAATCTATAATGACGCCTGTTTCTCTTTTATAGCTGTCAACATCCGCGTCTATATTTTCGTTAGACTTTATTTTAATGCTGCCAAAAGAATCATCGTCATCATCATAGTATTTGCACTCAGTATCTATTTGATTTAATCCATTTAATTCATTTTCGTTCATAGAGCCTCCATTAATCTAAAGGTATAAAGAGGTTGTTATTAACTCTTAAAGTTTCTCTTAGCTCTTTAATCTCTTCATTGCCCTCTGCTAACAGCGTTTCGCCGTCCTGCGTCCATAAAGCATTAGACTGCGTAAATCTAGTACGAACCCGACCTAAAGCTATTTTAACCATGGCTACAGATAATCTCTTTAATATATCGATCCAGTAGTCATCTGTTATATCTTCTACACTTCTAAGTACAGGTATGTATTCTATAGTTATATTAGAGGGTATATTATTGTTACAGTTAATATACAATTTATTAGCTCTTTTATCTTCTAAGAAGCTCATGTCAGCACCCGTGGTATTCTGCATTTGATTTAAAGTGCTATATGATAAATAATTCATTATATAGTTTTGTAAATTATACATCATTCCGGTACCTGAAAAAACTGCCCACTGCTGTACATACATAGGATCAGACATAGCTGTTTGATTTGTAAAGCCGGAACTATTATCAGGACCTAGAGGAGACTGGGCTCTATAAACATTTGTAACGGCGCTATGATCAAAGCCTTTTAAATCTATAACATTAGAATAAGGCACAGTTATGAAAATAGGGATATCATAATATCTTCGGAGCTCTACTAGGGCGTCTTCTATAAAACGCCCTATAACCTCATCTTCGATCTCTAATTCTAAAAGACCTCCAGAAACCTGCCTTTTTACGTAATCTATATAGTCCTGTTTGGTATATAAAGAAGACATTATTTAATCTCCTGCTTCGTGTTTAATATATCCAGTTCTGCCCGCAACTTCTTAACTTCTTCTAAAAGTAAATAAACTATTTTAGACTCCTGAATACTTAAATATCCATTTGTATCTTCATTTACGATCTCCGGACAAATCTTTTGCAGATCCTGTGCTAAGCATCCCAGCATCTTTTCATCTCTACCTATAAAGTTATAAGTATATACAGGTAAATCGAGGATGGATTTTTTGGGTTCGTAGAATGGCTCTAGGTTTTCTTTTAATCGTGCATCGGAGCTTTGCGTAAGCTTAACACATTCTATAGCACCACTGTCCGCCGTTAAACTAATACGTGTTGTTAAATCGCCTAATCCTGTACCCGTGGTAACACGTCCCATTAACTTTATATCTTCCGACGTGATGAAAACTCCAGCCTGTTTAAGGGTGCCTGTGTCGTACTTTGATGTCTTAGTGACACTTAAAGTTGCTTTTTCTATCCCAGCATTATTATTCGCCTGCAAAGTGATACATGCTTTATCGACTTGCGTCGTATCATTAGAACCTACGTATATACTCGCGAAGCCTCCATATAACGCGGAAGATGCTATAATCCCGCCTCTTGTGCTCACACCTATATTTAATGATCCTGCAGCATCATTTTCAGAGGTTAATGTTAAAGATTTAAAAGTGGGCTCCCCTGTGACATCCAGGTTTTTTAATGCAACGGTATCTTCATATATAGTTCCATTATTTGCATATCGTGTACAGCTTAATGCTCCCTGTGTATCAGAAGCTTTTAAGGTCGATAAATAATCATTCTGCAACTTTAAAGCGAACGTGTTGCCCGTGGTGTCTAATGGGTCCGTATTAATTTCAAAATCTCTCAGAGAAAACCTTAGCTGTTTATCTGTGGCACTATTAGCAGTGAATAATTCATGATCTACAACTTTTCCAGCAGAATTTTTTGCCTGTATTTTCAGCACCGCATTATTTATATTTAACTGTGTTTTCAGACCGTCGAGATTTAAGCTCATTTGCTTAGTATCACCATTAAAATCAAAATAATCAGTATCAAATTTTAAAACGGTTTGACCTTTTTGATTGGCACTGAAGATTTTATTTTTAGAGAGCTCTGAGGTATTTATATAAAACCCTCCGTCGTTTACATCCCCCGTCACCTCCGCCTGAATTGCATCTAAATTTAAACCGACTTTATAATCCGCATAGGTAAAATAATTAGAATCTAACGTTATATTAGTGTTGCCTGACTGGTTCGCTCTGAAAATAACATTGTCGTTTATTTGCAATTCGCCATTATTAGGCTCTACAGTAGAACCACTACCACCACTGTTTTTAAGCTTTACCGTAGCCACACCATTACTATATGTTGTGGTAAAATGATCCCCATAAAAATTTAACCCGCCAGATGAAGAACTATTTGCACTCCAGATCTTAGTACCATTTACAGTGAAGCTGCCATCATTAGCTCCGGCAGAAGTACTGGGAGCTTGCCATGCTAAAGCGCCATCACTACCTATACCTAAAATGCGGCCTACTGCGTATCCTGTACTAGTTAAGTCTTTAGGCGAAGGCGTAGCGAAGGACGCTGTTAAACTGGTTACCTGTCCGATATCGTTCTGTAAAATATATACTTTATCCATGAAACCTAAAGTGCTACCTTTGGTTGCATATCGGCTCATGTATAGACTTTTTGTTGCTAAATGTCCCGAGTCATCAGTCACAACAGCCATGCCTGCATCATATGTCTTAGAGCTCTCATTTTCTTTTGTATAAGAGATGGCGCCAGAAGCATCCCGAACCTGCACAGAAGCTGTATGATCGTTGCCTTCAGCCTGAGTCCCAAAAGCTAAACCATGGAAAACACCACTACCGGTATCATCGTCTAAAGTTCCATCTTCATCCGCTTTAGGAACTTTACTAAGGTGCCTTATAGAGTTTTCTTCTCTAATGTAAATAATAGCAAATAAGCTGTTGCCTTTAGGTACATCTGTTGTAAGCATTTTAAAGACATAACCCTCTAAGGTTATAATAGTATAATCGCCATCTTTTATAACAGCATTACCGTTACGAGAATATTTACCTAATAGAGTTAAATTTTCTTCTGAAGTTAATCTACTTTTATAATAAGGAGAGCCTCTAAAAGCAGAAGGAAACACTATAATTTTATCACTATTTATATACTGCACTATAATTCTCCTTTACTATAATCATACATCGACGTCATCGGATGTTATAGGTTCAAATTTTAATCTCCAGTAGACCATTAAATTTGTACCCGCCGTAACCTGAATACCTGAATTTAATTCTGCTACAGCACAAAGTCCATCATTATTTGTTAAAGCATTTGAAGAACTTCGATCATTAAATAAGGCTGCTTTAGTTACTGTTGCACCTCCTGCCTTAAATTGTGTAGAAGGTATGATAAAACTGAACACAACAGAATCGCAAGTATCATAAGATACTATATATCTATTATTTTGTGTTTTATAAGCTGTGGGTGTAAAAGCGATCATGGCTCTTTGTGTTAATAATGCATTATCTTCAGCATCATATAACATTAAGTAACGTGGCCTGTACTGCTTCATATTTTCACCCTGTAAAGCATGAATTAAAAAGCTGAAAAGACCTGCTTCTCCATGATTATGTGTTCTATATGTTTTTGTTTTTTTACTGTGTGTATCGACTCTTTTGATGGTTACTTCGCCTTTGTAGCCAACTGTTATTTGAGGTGCTTTTTTAACCTCGGCCTTTGGCGTTTCGACTTCTGCGGGCTTAGTGAGATCGATTAATTTTACTTTGTTCATGAACTTCATAAACGCCTCGCCTGTATCATATATTTTTAAAATTTAGCAAGAAAATTTACATACGAAAAGACAGCGCAGGGGCTGTCTTTTCTTTTATATTTAATTATTCAAATCACGTAAATCTATGATCTCTAATTTATCGAAGTCACCTTCATCGTTGTCAACTATATCACCCTTTTTTACCTGTTCATAAATAGTAGCATCCACTTCAGTGTTGATATCTGTAACGGCATACTGATGATTTTCTTCTTCTTCATCTTTTTTACCATCGTTATATACCAAACCTGTAGGCCATGTATGACGTTCTTTGTCCACAGAACCTTCATCTTTTTCAGCAACTTTAGTAACATAAGATAAATATGCACCGTCTTCTTCTGAATAAGGCACGATGAAAAGTTCATCAACATTAGAAGGAACGGTTGTTTCAGGATTTTCTTCTGCTGCATCGCCATATTCGATCTCGTATAGCCAGCCAGCAGGTAAAATATAATTTAATAAATCCTCTAATAAAACAACATCAGAAGTACCATAAGGTAACAAAATATTTAATTTATATGGATCTTCTGCATTTATAGTTACTGCACCAACAGACGCAACTTTTAAATCATGACATCGAGATAATAGTCGCACAGCCTTTTCAACAGATGATAAACTGCCCTTTTCCTTTACTATATCGGCAAAGTTGTTTACCAGAGCTAAAAGGTCTTTATTTACATAAGTGTGCTTTGTTTCAAAACCTACTGTTTTTGCAGCCAGCTCTATTAAATCTGCATTTATGTTTTCGCTCTGTAAAGGTACGCCTACTAAATCAGCCTGCATCTTCATATAGTTACAAACTATTTCGAATAGTCGTCCTATATAACTAAAATCTCGGGACTCTTTATAATATACCTCAGGAACTAATTTATCTATTTTCATAAAAGTTCCCTTCTTTACTTATTGCAGTTTTGAGCTATGCGCACATCATAGTTTTTAAAGTCGATCTCAGGTAACACCCAGGCATTTGCTAAGTTATTTACATCGAAGAAAATTCTGCCATCATCTAAATCATAAGATGTCTCTATAGCTGTAGAAGATTCTATTTTAGTTAAAAAGTTACATTTATTAAAAGCTTCTTCATTATTCATGCCGTCAGCTCCTGTGATAAATGTTTTTAAATCACTAAAATATTTAGAACCCTTTAATCCTAGCCGTTCATTTAATAATAATTCAGTACCATCACTCTTTATTATTTTTACTCTGCTCATAATACATTTTGCTGAATCATCGGCCGTTATTTGTACTTTGGCCATAGAATTATTTATTGTCATGACTCTAAACAGATGTACACCTGTATTAAGAGTGTTTCCATCTTTTCCTGTACCAGAAACTTCTTCAGCATTAGTTACTTTAATCAACTTATCGTTTGAAGAATCTACATAAAGCATAAATAGATTTGAATAACCCTTAATAGTAGGTGTTATCAACTCTACAGGCTTTATAGTACCTTTTTCATCTGCATTTACGCTTACTGTATAGTACTCAGTATCATAAGAATGAACTTCTACAGAACTGGGTGCTAAAGCTGTAGGTTTTATATCAGCACAATAAATTAAAGGATAATCATTTAAAGTAACTGTGTCTTCTTTTGCTAGCACATTAATGAATAATAGAGAAACATTTTCTCCGCCTTCTTTTTGAGTTAAATTATCAAACTTAAAAGAATTTTGGGCTGAATCACTTGCTGCGATGCTTATAGAACCATCTGTTACAGGCTGCCAACTACTTTGCGTTCCTTTGATGACCCACTTTACTTTATTAAAAGTGATCTTTTGGTTACCTGTTAAAGTTTGCCAGGTATCAGGTCCTGCGGAGATATCTAAAATTGCTCTACCGCGCCATGGATGCTCTTCACCTTTTCGCTCAGGTAACATAACTGCTTTATCCTGGCTAGCTAACTTATAAGAAAACTGAGCAGTTGTTTCTGTGAAGGCATTATTATTTAATGTTACTTTTTTATCACTAATAATTTTATCGCCTTCACATAATGTTATAATAGACTGTTCTGTTGCAGTAAAGGGATTAGTAGAAGAAAAATCTTTATATACAAAATATGGTGCCATAGCTGCTAATCCGTCTGTATAAAGTGCTGCTATATCCGTAACTCTTCTATAATCAGATTTTGGTGCCCATACTTTATCTTCATCAGTCTTAAAAGTTGCTTTTAATTTTGTTCCCGAACCAAAAGCTAATAAATTAATAAACTGGTTATCGCTGATAAATAACTGTTCGCCGGATTTTAATATATATTCACCATTAGCATCAAAATACATAACATTATCGGCATCATTTAACTGCCAGTAAACTCTTCGACCTTCTGTAAATGTTTGTGCGGCTAATTCACGAATTTGAACTTCTTGCGACGCTTCTAAAAGAAAACATGCATAAGATTTACCATTTACAACTTTTGTTCTAGGTGTTTCGCCGTAAGTATATTCACCATGAGAACCTGTACGATAAGTTGTAGTATAAAAATCAAAATTAGGTTTTATAATGGTGCCTGCGCTTAAAATATCTGCTCTGGCGATGTCTTCAGAATCTGTGTAGATAAAAGTAACTTCATCACCCTCGGCTATAGTATACTCTGCATTTTTAGGTATATAAGAAGCGCCTGAAGCTAATTTTAAATAATAGTTAATACCATAAGGATATGTTTTTGTGGTTAAATAGTTATCTGCAGTGAACTCTATAACTTCATTTTGCTTTAATGTATATCCCTCTTCTCCTGCAGGAACTGTGATATTTGCTTCAGAAGTAAAAGAACCTATTTTTTCTAATTCACCACAGGGTAAACAGGTTGTTTGTCCTGATATAAGCTTTTCATCGTAGGCATATTCAAAAGTCTTTTCATAAGTAAAGGCTTCGATACGCCCTGATAAAATATTCTTTGCAACTATAAATTTAAACCAGTCATTATCATTCGCATCTGTATGTGCTTCTAATTCTGTTTCAGCATAATGAGTGACGTTACCATCAGAATAATCTACTAGATAAGCTTTAGGTGTTAACTCGGGTTCATATAAAGTCACTAATTTGATTCGTGCATCTGCTTCGGTCATGGTTTTTACTAATTCATCGTAGGGGATCTCATAACCAAAATCTACATCACGCGCAGAATATTTTTTTGCTAAAGCTAATTTAATTTTTTCTAATATTTCTATTTGCTCTAATTTATTTACTTTATTTACTGTAGATATGATGCCTGTTAACTTATAGTAGTTTTTAATAGCAAAAATATCATTCTGTTTAAAAGTTTTATAATCATGAGATAAACTCTTTTTAAAATCTCTGGTATCATCTTCTAAAAGAGTTTTAATGGTATCTATGTTTGCCAGGCCTGTAAAAGTCTTTTCATAACTCGAAATTATCTCTGAAGAAACACTGGATACTGTGTTTGGTGTAAAAGGATATAAACATAAATCATAAGGTGTTACATTTTCTTTATTTGTAACACTAACTGTTTTTGCGCCATTTACATCATAGGTCATAACAGGACAACTATAATTAATATCGTTTCTTCGATCACCTACTTGCACATTAGAAACATAGGGTTGATCATCTTCATATTTTAAAGCTTCATAAATAGCATTCGCATAATCTCGACACGTTACTAAAGTATTAAAAGTTCCTAAAGTTCTTTTTAGTCCTTCATATGCTTCATCTATAGTTTCAGGAGATGTACCAGACACCGCGGCAGAATTATTTTGAACTACTATATCATTTATCTCTATATCTTCAGGTAACTCCTCCTGAGATAAAGTACTAATAGTAGTGATGCTTTTTGCAGATACATTACCTTCTTCTCCTTTAGTGACGAGATATCGGATAATAATACCATCTCCTACTATATTTGCAAACCATTCTGGGAACTGAATATAAGGTCTGACCTGTTCAGAATCATATCCAAAGCAGTATACTTTATCGCCATAAACCACTTCGGAGTTTATATAAGGAACAGCTCGCCATTCATTATCCAAATAGGTACCCTGAGATGTACAAATAAATACACCATTTTCTGCAACAAAGGCTTCAGGAAAATAAATTCTGTTATTTTCGTCTAAGTTCCATTCATTAAGAACTTCTTCGCCTAAAACATTTACTGTTTTCAATTCGCCCTGATAAGCTTCAACAGGTGCACTTATTTGTGTATTTTTATTAATCTCCGCTGCACTAACGGTAACAAACTGAACAGTGCCTGTAGAATCTTTTAATACAGAAAAGGCCGGGATGGATATAGATGCAGATAAAGTTTTGTTGCATTTAAAAACAACTTCTGCGATGGCTGTTTTATAATAATGCATATGATAACCTAATCGATCGGTTAAATCCTTCATAGAAGTTTCCTGAGTCAGGCTAGATGCAAAACGCTCTAATACATTCTTATCTACATTATAGTTAATTTTATCCCCCATAAAAGCTAGCAACTTTAATAAGAGAATAAAAGGGTCGCTCTCGTTTGAAGAAGTTGGATCAAATTTATAACTTAACTTTTTTGCTATATCTAATAATTCTGGGTAAATAGTTCCAAAATCTTTATTAGTATAACTTATGTTACTTATGGTTAAATCGCGTTCAGTTACAGCCACTTATTTAATCCTCCTGCTCAAACAAAACTAAGTCATAACTATTCACTGTAAAATCGTATCTATTAATGCAGTTAATAGTTGCTACTATTTTGTTTCCGTCCTGATTTATAACAACATTTTTTCGCTCTAAATAAATTTGCGGACAAAAAGTTCTTATTTTAGTATATAGTTCATCTATTAAAATATCTTTTAAAATATAGTTATTTTGGTCAAAGGTATATTTTTTTAATTTTATCCCAAAATCGGGATCGCCAAAAAACTCTCGCGCTTCAGATAAAAGTAAAAGATGCAAACACTTTTTACTCGCTTCTTTATCTGTTAATATAGTTGTGGCGTTTCCTTTAAATATTTTGGGCCAGGCTAAGCAGTTCATGCATAGTAACCTCCCTGTATTAATTATCAAATTTAGCACAAAAATTTATACAGCTTTATAAAGGGTTATAAAAAGAGGATCCATTTAAAGATCCTCTTCTTTGTATTTTATTCTTCTTCGATAATAAATGGTAAAGCCGTCTGGAACTGTTCTGGAGTTGCCATTAATGCACTAAGTTCATCCATGGTAAATACAGGTTTTACATCGATCTCTACATTTTGTAGATCTAAAATCTCCTGCATAAGGGTAACTTCTTCGCCGGATTTAATTTGAACACCGAAAACGTTTTGTGCTGCTTTTGGCTGCCCCTTTTCATCTAGTTCTGCCTTTGCTAAAACAGTTTCTCTTAATCGATCTGTATAAATTTTTTGTTCAGGGACTAAAGAAACCGACACGAGCTTTGCTAGCTTATAGGCTAAGAGCCCTGACATCTTTTGATCTTTAATGGCTTTATAAAACTCGTTAAAATTAACTGCATCTATGAGTCTAATCATAAAAGTTTCCTTTCGAATTTTTAGAGATTTATATAATATACATTTTTATGATACTTTTGCCCAGCTGTCGTAATTAGGTACTATAACAATTTTATTCTCATCGCCCCAGGTGCTTGTATTTGTTAAATGGAACTGCACACCCGTAGAATTTAATACAGTGAATAAATAGCCTGTTACATTCTCCGTGCGAGTACCTGTGCTAGAGGTTGTTATCACTTTATATGTACCATATACACCCTCCGGTGAGTGCATCACGCCTCCGCTTATAGGCCAACCTCCTACGCTGCCTGAGGTCAAATTCACCAAAGACAAAGTAGCGTTACTAAATGTAGCTGCGGAGTCACCCACCAGTGTTTTAAATGTGGCCTTCGTTATAGTGGCAGATTCTAATGTAGCATCATCTGAATATAAACAACCTTGCTTAAAATAACTGTTTTTACCCATTCTAAGTCTCCAAGTACTAGTGCCTTCTTGATAACTCGCCAAAGTTGCTGAACCTAGGCCATCCGTACCCACATATAATAAATTTACGGTGCCTGTGGGTGCCCCGCCTAGAGCGGAGGGCTCTATAGCTTCTACAGAATTAGGAGCATCCATGCGATAAGATGCATAAGAAGATCCTGATATCTGATATTTTATAACATTATACATGGACTGATCATTAAAGAAGAGTCCTGCTATATCTCCTAAGGCGCTGTGTAAATATCCCTTTTCTGTTACATAAAATGTGGGTATACCTGTTTTATAAATAGGCGCCACAGCATCATTATTCAGGGCTACAGTCCACATACCCCCAGACCATATGCGCGGAGGGTCGGCAACTTTAGGATCAGCTCCGAAACGCTCATAATTATCAGTTAAAGAAAAACCTACGGTGATATCTGATAAATACGGGTGATCGCCCAGATAATTATCACCGAAATACCAGCCACCAATTTGCCCGAAATTGGAAAAAAGTTCTCCGGCTTTTAAATAACTTTGTTTATCCACGACGGCATCCTTAGTACTAGTAGCACCATTTGCTTTAGTGGCTAAGACACCGAAGCCATCTGTACCTACATATACATAATCATGGTCATCGAGTTGCGTCGCGACATAAGTATAATCATTTAAATCTGTGGGGCTGCTCATATAAAATGTTTTGTCTATGCCTGCGTAATATCGCGTGTTGTATAGAGACGTATTATTTACGTTGAAGCCTGCTATATTAACAGTTTTTGTTTTGCCATTAGCTTTAAACAAAATTTTGCTAGAAGCATCTAATACCTCGATGCCCTGAGTACTTAACCAGTCTGTCGTTATAGTATTTGCTATAACATTTGCTGCAACTAATGTGCCACCTATTAACTGCCAATCATTATTTGCCCACTGATATAGTGAAGTTTTTCCATCAGATGTATCATACCATAAATCACCATCTGCAGGATTTGAGGGCTTTTCAGCTGACCACGTTGCTTTGCTTTTATTTTTTGCAGTTTCCTGAGCTGCTTGTGCATTACTATTTGCCGTGTTTGCAACGTCTTCTGCGTTTCCAGCCGTTTCGCCCACATTGCTTAGTTCATCTTTTAAAACTTGTACATCATCGACTGTGGCATATCCTGTTAATGTTAAATTTTTCGCGGTAACGTTACCATCAGGAGTTACTTTAAATTCTTCATTCGGACCTAAAATAATGCCATCTGTGCCCACACGTACATATTTAGTACTGGTTAAAGAACCTGATTCAAAAGCCTCTGCAGTTACATTAAATCCACCTATTTTTACATAGCCTTCGGTTGCTCGTGCATCAGCGTCAAAAAGAATGTTATCAGCACTATTTTTGACTGTAATCTTTCTTGCTAAGAGATTAAGCGTATCTATATACTCTGCAGTAACCTTCTCGGCAATGATCGCACCGCCGATATCCACCCATTCTTCGCCGTCCCACTGTTTAAGTGTTGCAGGCTTATCGATAAACCATGTGTCTCCTTTTGTGGGTGATGCAGGCGGGGTACTATCATTCGCAGTATAAGTAACTTTACTCTTACCTCTAATCTCTGTAAAACACTGATTTAAATAGTTATCTTTAACGGGATTTGAATAGTAGATATTATCGTCATCGTAAAACTTGGTTTCGGTTCTCGTCCAATAAACTTGCCCTTCTACATAATTTGGAGGAGCATAGGACCATTCTGCGTCATCACCTGGCGTTGTGCCGCCAGTAGTAGTGTACTGCACCTTTACATATTCTATTTGTTTTGCGTCGGCACCAGTGGCTCCCTGATCACCTTTATCTCCTTTTTCACCTTGCGGACCAGTAGCTCCTGTATCACCTTTAGGGCCCTGTGCACCGGTATCACCCTTTTCACCTTTTTCTCCCTGAGGGCCTCTAATCTCGCCACAGTCTTTAAATTGTGCTGTGCCAGAAGTATTAAAGCCTACGAGCATCTGTAAATGACCATTATCATCTATATAGCCATCGCCTATAGCAGTGCACTCATCTTTGCTGGCTTTTATAGCAACGCCTGTACCGTCCTGACCCTTTTCGCCCTGAGGACCTGTTGCTCCGGTGTCACCTTTGTCGCCTTTTTCGCCCTTTTCTCCAGGATCACCTTTATCTCCTTTTTCTCCCTGTGCTCCGGTCGCGCCAGGATCACCCTTTAAATCATCCTTAATAGTGCCCTGAATAATGCCAGAGCCGTCAGCTTTAATTTGAATATAATCTGTACTAGATCCGACTCTAATACCATCAGTACCTATATATACGCCTGCTATGTCATCATCTATTGAAGAAGGCCCATTATACAAACTCTTTTTATTTACAGTAAAGCCTCCTATGGAAACTCTATGATCTGTTAAGCCAGCTTCAAAAATTTTATCAGTGCCATCCTGAGATAAAACAGTTATGGCACCTGTTTTAATATACTGAGCATCTATATAGAGTTTAAAAAGATCTGCACATTCAGGCGTTGTTTTAATATTATCCTTTAAATAACGTCTGACAACTTCAACAGGAACATCTTCACCAGGTTTATATGTAGTGCCTTCTATAGTAGTTTCTTTTGAAACCGTATAATAAACGCCCTGGCCATAACCAAATAAACCATTTGCTATGCTTAAAATATCTCGGGCATCCTGATTATAAAAACAGTCATACATCACAGGAGGCGTCCAGTCTCCGTAAAGTGCAGAGGCTTCTTCGCCTTCATAATAATATTTTAAACAGTTGGATGTATAAATAACTTCACATACATTTAATTCTGTTCTTAAGCTGTTTGCGTTCGTAACAGTTGCCCATTCTCCTGCATTAATCACTTCATAAATAAGTTTATTTGCAGCAACCGTTGTTTCAGGAAAAGTACCTGTAGTTAAAACAGCAGGGGCTTCTTCATTATAGTTTTCTCTATAACTATATGCATAATAAAGTTCTACTTTAGGCGTTTTACCGTCTTCGCCATCTTTTCCATCTGTGCCGTCTTTACCATCTGTTCCGGAGATGTGGCCTGCACATGTAAACTGATTTGAGGCATCACCATTATATACAAATAAAAATCCTGCCCGTGCAGTTTCTGTATTTGCACTTAAATAAGCATCTCCTATAGCTTCGGCGACTATTTGTATCGTATATGCTTCATCACTGTAAATGGGATAAGACTGACCTACAACAGGATCTACTTTAACATAACATTTACCTTTTACACTAATGCCTGTTCCATCTTTACCAGGATCACCCTTAGGTCCCTGTGGTCCGGTAGGTCCCTGTGGTCCGGTAGGTCCCTGAGGTCCAACAGGCCCCTGCGGTCCTTCCGGTCCCTGTAAACCCGTGTCGCCAGGATCTCCTTTAGGACCCTGCGACCCAGTGTCACCTTTTTCTCCCTGAGGCCCCTGAGCACCATCTTTACCATTAGTTCCGTCGGTACCATCTTTACCTGGATCACCCTGCGGACCTTTATCACCTTTAGGACCTGTAGCAGCAACACCTGTATCTACATCTCCTATGACCCAGTTGCCTTTATCATTAATAGTGGGTTCTTCGGGAGCATCACTGTAAACACATAGAGCACCTTTTAATCTAATAGGATTTGATTCATCTTTACCTGAATTATCTCCTATAGTAGTGTCCCAACAGTACCACTTTGCAGAAGTAACTCCTTCAGGTAACTGAAAAGCTTTTGTGGGGTCATTTTGCAGTTGAACCAGGGTATTTAAATTTATTTTATATATGGGTAATGGAGTTGCCATCTATAACTTTTCCCCTTTATCTTTTTTCGAATTATATTAAATTTAGCAGCGATTTTTTACCCCTTAGATATCTGACCGCTGCTATTAATTCATTTTTTATTTGCTTCTTCTAAAGCTGTAACACGATCCTGTAGATCTTTAATAGTTTCTAAAGCTGCTAAAAAAGTTTCTAATGGTACAGTTCCTAAAGTTGTATTTGTAGGCAACTGTACTGAATTCTCAACAGATAAATCTTTTATATGAATAGATCCACTATAATTTTCATTTAAGCCTTTATATATTTTTCCTAAAATAACCGGCCTATTAATGACATTGTGTAGAAACCCTACATAAACAGTGTCGCCTACTTCATAAGTATTATAAAAATCTCCAGGGACACACGCTGTAGCTAAAATTCTTTTTCGTATTATATCTTCTCGTGAATCCCCAGGCTGATTCAAAAAGGATAATTCGATCTCATAAGCATTATTTACAAAGTTGCCTTTAGTCTGATTTATAGCAGTTATTTGCGCTGTAGTGATCATTCGTCGTCCTCCGCTATTTTAACCATATCTAAAGAAGTTGAAAAGCCTGAATCACTTATCGTATCCTGTTGTTTCGTGATAATATATAAACCTGAATAAATATGCTTTTTACCAAAGAATACTATATTCAGTCTCAAATAACTCATAAGCAGTGCAGGTCTTAATAATCCTTTAACTGTTACAGAAGCTTTTAATGGGAATTGACTGACTTTACTCCACCAGGTTCGATCCACATCGCGTGTATAATACCTATCATTACCGCTAGATAAAATAGGTGCATAAACTTCTTCATATTCACCTACATCATTTATTCTGCTGACATATTCTAAAGGATGTAACTTTTTCTGATAATCATAGTAAATAGAATAGTTTTCACTCTTCTCTATTCTTAAATCTCTGATTAAGTTGTTGCCGGGATATCCATAATCTATTTGATAAGCTTCAGGATGCTTTATATTAGCATCCACTTTTACCACCTGAAAATAAGATCCCTGGAAAACATCTGTAGTATCATCCACGTATTTAATAACATAGAATATATCTTTTGCAACGCCTTCTTTAGGAACACTCGAAGACATGTTATCTACTAAATACTGAATATAATCTAAAATAGAAGTATTTGTTTTTCCTTCTAATTGCACAGCCATGTCATCTGTAGGTATTAAATTTTTTTGTTTGCATAAATTTATACTGCGCATGCCTGTAAAAAGATCCTGAAGTCCATAGCGCCCATTATCTTTTATTAAATCATATAGCACATCACTAGGCTTTGCAAAACGTGCGGGAAAATTATATACGCCTGAAGCAGCTAAAGATCCCACACTAACGGCTGATACTATATAATCTATTTTGGCACCGTCTGCAGAAAAGTTTGAAGAGACACCTGTTATAATGGCTTCTTCATTTTTATACATAAAATTTTTCTGAGCGCAGTCGCCATAAGTAAATTCTATTTTACGTGTAGAACTGACACTGGAAAACACAGCTTCAAAATAATTAGGATCATTATACTCAGTCATTAAATAACTTATATTTAATGTGTATTTATTTATTTGCCCATTTATTTTTACTACAGATAAATTCTGTACATAATTAGGATACTGTGCGTGATTATTTATTTTTGTATAAGAACCAAATTCATAATCACCTATTTTTACTATAACCTGAGGCACCTGAACGAGGCTGGTTGAACTAATTAAATTGTTTCTGATCTCAGCCATAAGTTACCTCTCATATTCGATCTCAGTTATAGAAGGTATTTTTAAAGTAGTATATTTATCAAATAGTCTTATAAAAGGGTCCTGAATTCTGTTATAATCTGCTATGATCCAGTAGTAGTCAGGGCGACCATAATATTTATTTGCTAAGAAGTCTAAGTCATCTGTAGGTTTTACGTTGTGTATAACGCACTGTAAATCGTTTTTAATCTGGCTTGTTAATTCATATACATATTTACCGTCGAGCGTGTTATAAGCGATTTTAAAGCGGGTATAGCGCGAGATATAATCATAGGTTTTGCTTTGAGTACTGGTTAATACATCCATTTTTACATCTCCTCTTTATAAGCCCATTTTAGATTTTAATCCTGAAGTTAATCCTCTAAAGCTGCCTAGTGCTCCTACGCTTTCTGCATCGTAGGGCTGCGTTTCAGTGATGGGAAAATCTATAGAAACATCTGAATATTTTAAATATCCGTCTTTAGTTTGTATTAGAGGTAGCTTATATCTGACACCAACAGCACCTGTAACAACACCTTTTATAAAAAGCTCGTTGCCAAATCTAAGGGCTATACGTGGGGGGATTAATTCTTTAGAGTCCGCAACATATCGAGGTAACACTATAGCCTGTAACTTTTTGATTAATACATCCACGTAGTCATCTCCCGGGTTTGTGATGATACGTTGTTCACCCATGTCATCAGTTTGTTTATATCTGACTTTAACGTTACTGCCCTTTAAATTTAAATCGTTCATGATATCCCGTTGCAGCTGTAAATTGATTTGCATAGTACGCGGTCCGGAGTTTGAATAGCTCTGCACAGGAGCAGTACGTCCTAAAGCGTTTTGAGCTACAAAATTAGCCTGCATAGAATCTGATAAGCTTTCGGGATACTGCGGCAAAATAAAATACTCATCTGTGTGATATAAATATAGATAACAGTCGGGTATTTTTAATTTAAATGTAACGCTCATCTAAACCTCCTTCTACAGGATATAAAATCTCTAAACTAGCTTCTACATCTGAATCGCCATAACCTAATATATCAGGAGCATTTAAAAGATTAGCAGCTTTTGAAGTAAATTTATTATCTATTATGAATTTACGAAGAAGTGCCAGATTATCCGGATGCCAGACACCCCCATATGTTTTACCTACATGTGCATCGAACATGAAGTCCTGAAGTTTCTTTATGTCATAAGGCTCACTGTTTGGTGTTATGACGTTTCCAGTTAAATACTGAATTAACCGATCCGCTAATAAATATTTATCATTATTATAGAAACATAAAAGTTGAGGTTGAATAGAGAAGCCCGACATTTTTAAATTTTTATTCCCTGGGTTATCTTTATATATAAAAGCCTCTATTTGTTTTCCACTATTATTTGTGGCATACTCCTGAGTATAATCACCTTCTAATATAACAAGGCTGCCCTGATAAGATGCAGGTATTTTTATAAATAGGGTTAGATTTTTTTCATAATTATGCAAAGCGCTGATAAGCTTTTTAGGAGCTAATTCAGGAACGTTTAAATAATATCTATGAGAAGCAGATATAAAAGCATGTGTTTCTGCGGCTACTTTATCTCTTTGATTATCTGATTCTTCTATAGAAGATACGCAAAGTTCTATAGGCAACCGCGTGTCTACTTTAAGAGTATATCCTGTGTGCATAATAGGCACTGCATAACAAATAAAAGCTTCTGAAGAATTAAAATTCAAAAATGTTTTTGAATAAGAAAACGTGGTGTTAACAGATTCATAATCACAGCAATTATACATGCTCATTAGATCCATGCCATCATAATCTTTTAAAAACCTTAAATAATGCCCTAAATATCTATGTGTATAGATATCGTATAAATTATTATCTATTCTGAGATTAGTAGTCAAATTAGATAGTTTATCATTATATAAATAGGGTTGAATAAACTGATTATTAGAAGTTCTATATAAGCTTCTATTTTTTATATATACAGGGGAGTTACCTGTATAAGTAGAAGAAACTACAGGGCAGTTGGGCAAATTAAAATCTTTTAGAATTTGTTTAATTTGCCCAACCATTATGTTATTATCATTTAGTTTAATCATATAAAACTCCCCTTATTCGCCCGACACAAAGAAGCCCTGCAAGCTACCTGAGATAATGTTCTTATCTCTTAGATAATCGAAGTTGTTTACTGATATGCCTTTTTTAATTATATCGTGCACATCCTCTTTTATGGCAGTCATTTGATTTGCAAATTGCATCTCTTTTAGATACTGTGCTGTTTCATCTTCGGATTTATTTTCTGTCTTAGCATTCTCTACATCATTCTTTGATGCGTCCTGCGCCTTTTTCACAGCACTGTCTGCATAGTCAGTACCCTCCTGGTTGCCTACAAAGTCTGAAGCAGACGTTCCTTCACCACTAGGTCTTCTGGGTGATCCACCAGGAGTATGTTCTCCTAAACCTGTACCTCTACTAAGATGCGTGAGCGCAGAATTTTCTGACGTTACAGCTTTTAATAAAGTATCGCCACGGACAACAGAAGATAATGAATTAATAATACCACCTATTTGTCCTATGGTATTTACACCTACTATGCCCAGCTTCATTAGATTTTCAACAGTTGTATTTAAATCTACACCAGTACCTAAAGCTGTAACGAAGGGTATATTTATACCGCCTGTAACATTTTGTACTAAATCAGTTATTTGCCACATAGTGTTCCATACAGGATTAGCTGCTATAGACTGGCCTGTTTGATAAATATAATTCTTTAGAGCATTATTAACTAATTTACCAACATTTGTACGACCAGACATAGTCGTGATCTGATTAAACTGATACTGTAGTTCCTGATACATGTCGGCATAACTCATCATCTCTTTAGAAACATTTTCTATCTCAGTTACAGATAAGTTGTTTGCAGCTGTTAAATCACTGACCTTTAATCCAAAAGTTTGTGCCAGTTGACTTCTCGCGACGTTGTTACTTTTTGTTTGTGTACCTAGATTTTTTAAATAAGTAGTTAAGCTGGCTAATAAAGTATTAGTATCCTGAGCTGTTAAACCTTTTGATAAGAGATCTGCATAAGATAATCCTGAATTTGCTGCAGCCATGACTAATAAATTATTTATGCCGCTAGTGCCTATGTTATTAATATCACCAGAACCTAATTCACCAATAGCTTTTGCTATAGCCTGTGCCGTATCTTCATTTAGGCCTACGCCTGTTAAAGTACCCAGCCATTTTTGAACTATATATTCAAATTCTGCAGCTCTGTCAGCACTCATCAAAGCACTGGCTTCATATAAACTGGATGCAACGCTGTCAAAAGTAGATGTTAAATATTCAGTACTGGATACAAACTCATTTAAAAATCTGTTCAAATAGCTTTCCATACCCATTCGAATGGCAGTAGAATCAGTTTGTTGCACTCGAATAAGTTTTCGAATGACCGGAGAATCTACATCAAAAGTAGATATAATATCATCGCGCATAGTCATTAAAAGGGCTTTTTGCTCCAAATTAGAAGCAACACCTTCATCTATTAATGTCATTAAATTAGTATATAGATCAGAAGCACTCAGCAGCGGTGAATAAGCTATCTCCGATAAATTTTCTGTTAATTTGCCAAACTGTGTTGTTTGCATACTAAGGGCTTTTGTTTGAATGCTTGTAACACCTTGCAACCGGGCTTCTATTTTACCCTGATAATCAGAATAATTTTTAATAGACTGGTTGATGCCATCATTTATAGCAGCAACCATTTTATCGCCCATGTCATCGAGCTTATTTTGTACGTTGTTAAGTGCTCCTACTAAGCTCTCTTGGAACTTTGCTTTTGCCGCAGCGCTCTCGGCGTCTTTAAGATCTTTTTTTGCACTCTTTATATCTTCATCACTACCGGAAGCTTCTTGCTCCGCCAGCTTCTTTTTCTTTTCAGCCACGTTTTCATCTGCCGCCGCAGATTTGCGTGCCGCCGCAATAGCTGCGTCGTCCTGTGCCGCCTGCTTAGCTTCTTTAGCTTCTGCTTTACGTTGTTCTCTTTTCTCCTGAGGCGTACCTATATTATAAATGTCTTTTAGAGCTTCTCGTTCAGCTTTTTCTTGCTGCTTTTGATCTTTTTCCTGTTGCTTAGATATCCACGCCTCGGATTCTTTACCGGATAAGCCTCTGTCCTTAGCAGCCTTTTGCCAGTCTTTATCCTTCTTATCCTTATCTTTATCTTTGTCTTTATTTTTTTGATTTAGTTTATCGAGCTTATCTGCAGCTTCTTCTATGGCTTTTGCTGCATCTTTTGTTACGCCTGATACCTGCTCTTTAAAAGATTCTCCAGCTGCGTCCGAAGCCTCCTTCATCTGCTTTTTAAACTCTTTACCCGCACTTTTGAAAACACTATTCAGAGTTTGCTGCAGATATTTACCCATGTTATCTATAAGGTCTTGTACTTTAGCCTCTTCATTATCTGTTGGTTTTTCTGGCATTAGTCAACTCCTTTTTACCTATTCGCTCGGTTAGCTTCTCGTTCAGCTTTTCTACGTTCCATCTCTGCTTTTTGTTGTTCGATCTCTTCGCGCATAAAAGATATAATAAATCCGCGTTCTATAGGGGTCATGCACAAAACATCAGCATAAGATGTATGTAAATTTTTACTAATTATATAACACTCTTTTACCAGCTCTTCGTATCTAATGGGGCCATATGGTTCGCCTGTATTAGTAGTTTGTGGGTCCAAAAAATTCAGATGTGATGCGAAACGGTGTGACGAGTTCGTAACCACACTTAGGACACATAACGCGAATATTTGTGTCTAGCCCTACCCTCTCTGATAAATCGTTTGCTTTATTTAAAATAAAGTTCGCGTCCCTTAATGGCAACTCTCTGACATAGTTTTCCAATTGCACACTATTTAAAACTCGTCCATCTACAGTTTTAATATTTGCCATGACTGTAAATAAGAATTTATAAGATAAACCTGTTTTTGCTTTATTTGCCAGTTCTTTTGCTTTATACTCTATAGTGTCTAAATCTCTGGGTGTCTGAGGCTTTAATTCTATAATGTTACCAGAACGAGGTAAAGTGATTCTTTTAGCATCAACAAAATCTTCAGACCATTCTCTAACTTTTAAAGTCTCTAAATCTGCCTCAACACTTGTGATCTCACCGCAATTAGGACATCTAATATCCATCAAATAAGCAGAACCATAAGTTACTATTCTCAGCTTATGAAGTAAAAACTGATAATCTCCTATGCACATATCGTATACAGGGATCTCGGGCTTTTCCTTCATACACTCTTCTATAATGTCTGACATAACTTTATAAGGTGTGGATGTAGGACTTAATCTCTGCATCTCTTCTGCTGTGGTCATGGATGTTAAAGTAACCTGGGGATTAATAGGTTTATCATAAATTAGGCCCTTTGAGGGCAGCTCAAATCCTTCATAAATAGTATGTTGCACGATTATAGTTCCTTTCTGCTATTTAATCTTGCCTCTATATAGTTTTTGTAAAGGACGATTCGAATTAGATTAGATACGGTTAATAAGTCTTCATCAGCACCTTCTTTTAATGCCTGATACCATAATTCAGGTAGCTCAAAAGCAATCATTTTTTTCTTAGAGGTGCCGCCTGTTTCATTTATTTTTACATCCATAGTAAAGCTAAAATTTCCTTTCAAAAGCTTTTCTTTAAATAATTTAGCACCGATTTTATAAGACTTTATAAATGCTTATAAAAAATTAGAGGAGGCATTTTACAACCTCCTCTTCAAATTATAATTAAAAATTATTCGCTAAGATCTTCAGAAGAATCAGGAACAGCCCGATCATATTCGATGGTTACTGTGATACTTCTAAGTGCTGTATCATCGTGTGAAAAATCGTTTTCATCCAGCTTCGTGATGAATGCACCATAAATTTTCCAGGACCGAAGCTTCTTAGTAAAATCTACATTATATTCATTTACAGTCCACGTGTGCTTATATTCAGAAGCTTCTCTAAGAGTATCATTATTAATATCGTATGCACGTGCCTTTAATGCTAATAGTACATCCTTCGTTTTAGCACCGATAAAATCAGTGCATTTAAAGGATTTACCGCTGTCCCATGTAGGCGTAGATGCAAATTTAATAGTTGAATTAACTCTCCGAACCTCCATAGTCCCTAAAGAATAGTTCGGAACAGGAAAATTCTCACAGGATAATCTAATAACATCTAATGCGTTATTAATATAATCAGACGGCTTAGCTGTAGCAGCTTTTACACCTTCTTTTAAAAGTTGTGAAGCATCATCTATGATTAATTCGAAACAGTTACTTCTTGCAGGTTCAAAAACCTCAGGATGATCCGCGATGTGACGACCAATCATATTAGCAGCGATGCTAGTCTTTTTTACATTTGCCATATTCATTCACCTCCTATATTATTGTTCAGTCACATCTAAAGAATCTGTTAATTCAATAGTCAGATCAAAATCTTCAACAGCTTCGATCGGGATAATAGTTAAACGAGCCTTTAGACGAGCCTTTTGCTTCGTAGCAACTCTACTAAATCTATATCCGACTAAGCCATTACCAGAAACCATGTCATCTAATAGAGGTGTGATATCATTACTAAATCTCGTCCACAGTACTTCGGAGTTGAGCTCAAAAGTATATTTACGAGCAGTGTCATAAAGTCTCTTCTTAACAGTGGAGATCAGGTTGCGGACATTTAAAAATGCAGTAGCTTTGGTTGCACCACTATTATTCGTGAGCGTTCTGTTGCCCCAGATAATGTAACCAAAAGGTCTAACATATGCGATCGGGTTAATGGCTACGCCGACATTATCTTCAGGATGATCTAAATCAACTTCGTACTTTGTTGCACGAGCCTGCAACATCTCGCATTCAGCAGATGTGTATTTAATAGTAGGTTCATACATTAGGTCGATAAGTCCGCGTGCAGAACCCGCCATAGCTTCATACTCATTATAATTCTTTACGGCTGTTGCGTAAGCTGATAAATAACCAAAGGACGCAGGTAAAGAAACTTCTTCAGCGCCGTTAGTGAACTTAGCGTTCTTTGTAACGAACCAGGGGGTAAATGCTGCGGCAAAAGCCCCGTTTGTTAAACCACTAAAATATTCTCTAACGCTTGCAACTGTCGTATTAGGTACAGCTTCTTCTGCATAATAAGTATTCTCAGCCCATGAAGCACCGGCGTCTGCAGTTTCATAAACTGTAGTAGCAACAAAATACGTATTATATTTTGTATCCCAGTCACTCGGCTTTTCGGTTAATACGAAATAAAGTGTCGCACTACCGACGGTTGCAGAAACATAATAATAATTTGCTACAAAGTTCGGGGCTTCTTCTCCTTCGACAGCTGTATAAGTATCTTTGCGGACAAAATACGCTGTAGGATCTTCGTCGAAATTACCCGGCTTAGTAACCAGAAGTCTATAAATGTTCTCGGTTTCTTGGGACGGATCCATAGTTAAGGCATGATCGAGAAGCGCCACACAGTCACCGCGAACTGCTGCACAGTTGATCATGTCCTGTAAATGTGCTTTGTTATTCTCTGTATTAGCGAAGTCACCAGCACATAAAAATCTAATATCATAATTTGCTTTGTCCTTCAAACGATCCCAGGTGTCTTCTGTGGGACCTTCTCCAGTAAAGCCTTCATATAGAACATAAATGCCCTGATTTAATAGAATAGTTGCTAATGCAAATGCAATAGAACCTGTATCTAAACCTTTTATCTCTTTTAATGCGGATTCGCTGTAGCACATCACCGGACCTGTAGCCTCAGCTGCCCTGCCGGGAATGTATACAGTATGGGATAAAGCAGCTTCAGCACTAGCTAAAGTACTGTCCACTTCCTTTATAAGAATCTTTGGCATGGGTTATAGCTCTCCTTCAAAAAATAGAGTTCTTCAAATTTTATGTATAATTTAGCAAAAAAATCCGTCACGGGATGGTGTGTGTTTCTACGATCTCGTCCGTGGTTCTGTCCTGCACTTCTAATTCAAAACCCTCTAAAGTAACTCTGGGAGAACCTGGTACACTAAACAGATAAGCATCATCTATTTGAAGCTTTAAAGTAAATCTCGCAAACTGATCTGCAAATAAATGCTCTTTAATATCACTATTATCTGTTATGCTTTCTTCTAAAGAGATGGTGGCATTATGTCTTAAATTTTTTCCATTATAGGGTATATCAACAGTTAAATGCGGATAATTAACAAAGTTAAAAACAAAGTTTCTAACATATTCATCCGCTTCAAACATCCCTTTAGTGTAGATATCTAACTGATATCCCAGCTTCATGGGGATGACATTTAACATAAAAGCTCCATCTTCTGTAGTGGCCCCTGCAAAAGATCTGGGTTGCTTTTTAGTTGATAAAAGCTCTATATCTTTACTTCTAGATAATGCTATAATGGGTAAAGTTAAAGGTTTGTCAAAGGTCTCATCTGCGTTTATCTCGAAGAGGCGGGAGGTTTCCTCAGGTTTTAATATCTGCATGTTGGGATCTTTAACCCACTTTTTTATTTTGTTAAATAAAGCTTCATCATAAAATGTTACTGCCATTTTGTACCTTTTCCATAAGTATTATACAATAAAAAAGTTCTATAATAGCCCTGTAGGTTACTATTTATCTTCTTTAAAAGGTTATTAAAAATGTTTGTGCCCTTTAATTCTAAGTTGCCATCATCGATTAAATTATACAAACTTTTTATAGTCCATATTTTATAACGCCTATTTTGGTTTTGTCTAAATTCAGCTTGCTGCGGTCCTATTAAGACATATTCAAAATTTTTACAACACATTCTAATGGCCTGAGATAAAGTCAACTTATAATTTTGTTCTAAATAATCGGATATAGCCTTATATTTTGTAGGATTCTTTTTTACAGAATTTTGAGCACAAACATTTATATAGTGCGGGAGAAAAGTTTTTGCAAACTCTGCATTGTGATATTTTGGATTTAAATATATGCAATGCATAGTAAAAAATCACCTTATTCTGCTTTTAATTTTTGTAACAGGGCATTCATATCAACTTTAGATAAATCTACACCCATCTCTTTTAACGTATCTAAAACTTTTTGCTGCTCTACTGATAAAGTATTTTCATCAGTCTCTGTTTCTGCTTCTTCAGGCTTTTCAACTTCAGGTTGCTTTACGGTAACTTTAAAAGCAGTTGCCACGGCACTTACAGCCTCTTCGACAGATTTACATGCCACTTTTTGTCCACTAATAGCACCGGATAATGTAATGGCTTTAGGCTCAGAAGCATCGATCTCAAAAGCATAATCAGCTCTAATCTCGACAAAAGCACCATTAGTGTTACTACTAAACACAGCTTTTACACCTGGCGCCATAGAATTAACTTTTTGAACAACTTCTGTTAATAAAGGCTTTACATCAGCTACGAGTTTGCCCATGTCGCTGCCTGCTTTTATTTGCTGCGCCCTTTTTTCGCCAGACTTAGCTATAGTAGAAGCGAGTTTACCGAATAATTTTCCAACAGGACCTTCTGTTAAATACTCTTCAGAAACGTTTACTTCGCCTTCTTTGATGCTAGGCACAAGTTCAACTAATATAGTAGCGATGGCATCTGCATCTACAGCGTCTGCATCAAAAGCGGATTTTTCTGCAGAACCCCATTCTGCGCCGCATGCTCTATAGGACCATTCAGGTTTACCGTCCTTGCCTGGTTCTATTTTAATGGCACAAAGGCTGCCGTGAGAATCTGTTACATCTATTTTAGAACCTTTTAGGGTAACTTTACATGCCTTTTTACCTGCCGTTAAAGCCTGCTGTAAAAGTTCGCCCTGCTTTTTAATAGCCTCTGACGCAGCCTTAGCATTATCATATTCTCTGCCTTTTTGACTGATGGCCTGAGATACCTTCTGAGTTAAGCTAACTTCATTCAAAGCAGCTTCACTAATAAATCTAAGTTTCATAGGATTAATAACTCCTCAAATTTTTACTTTTAAACGATAAAAAATTTAGCAACAAAAAAATTTTTTCACTTTTCTAAAAAAATTTTCAGATTTTGCAGAAAAAATGGCGTATTTGAAGAAAAAAATTGTATACTTAACATGTAAGTACATGCATGCAACAGTTGAAAACATGTTTCAAAAATGTATTGAAAAGTGTAAAGCGTTTAAAAAGTATATGAGGGTAACTTCTACTAATTTATAAATAATATTTTAAATAAAATTTAAAATATTATTTATAAATTAGTCTCTTACTTGTGACTTGTATTTAACATGTTAATATGCTTATATATGCATATAAATGCTTTTATATGCTATTAAAAGCTTATAATATGCTTATATATGCTTGTAAAAATTATTGTAACATTTTAAAAAGAAGTTAAAAGAATTTTTTTACTTGTATAATAGATACGTAAATTGTGGACAACTTTTTTCAGAGTTTAGTGGAGGAAACAATCATGGAAACGCCTGCGAAAAAATTTTCTTATTCAAAAATTAACGTCTATGAAACCTGTGCATGGAGATACAAATTAACATATGAAGATGGGCATTATGTAGATAGTTCCAGTGTTGCAACAGATTTTGGAACACTAGTCCATTTTGTAGAAGAGACTATAGCAAATGACATTAAAAAGAATGATAATGAACCTGTCTTCATGATCGACATGTCGAAGTATATAGACCTCTTTATAAATGGTTATAAAGATGATACAGAGCATGTTTTAGGCATTAAAGAGATAAAAGAAAAGTTTCCTGAAACTTTTTACCAGGCTGATAAATCAGGTATGAATTATAATGAAAAAGCAAATCATTATCTGAATAATGGCATATACTTTTTACAGGACTTTTTAAATGCAAATAGAAACTTAATTGTTTTAGATACAGAAAAAGCATTCTCCATAGATTATGAAGGTGTAACTTTTAGTGGTTTTATCGATAGAGTTTTAAAAGATACAAATACAGGAGACATTATAGTAGAAGATATAAAGACGTGGCCTACTATAGATTCGCATGACTTAGCAGCACCTCTACAGTTTGTTATTTATGTAAAAGCTGCCTCAGAACTTTATAATGTACCAGAAGATAAGATTCAGTGTTTCTATTCTTTACCTTTAGCTATGGAACGATATGCAGCAGGTACGAGAAGTTTCATGACCAGAGGTACAAAAAAATTAAAAGGACTGTTAAAAAGAATTGCAGAAAAAGATTATACGCCTAAGCCTAGTCCTTTATGCGCCTTTTGTCCTTTTAGTGAAACTAATCCTGATCAACCTGAAGAAGCAAAAAATCTGTGTCCTTATTTTTCGCACTGGACAAAAGAAAATAGAAAAGACTGGACAAAAGAATATGAGTGGTTTGGCATGGAGCATCATGCAGAGATTATGGAGGACTTTTTAAGACGCAAAGAAAAAAAGAAACTAAGAGAAGAAAAGATGAACAGTTCTTTTAAATCTGTTTCTTTACCTCAAATAGATGTCATAAATAATCCCGAAGGTAGAACTTTTCTTTTGAGAAGAAGGCGTTAAAAAGCTTTACAAAATGTATATCTTTTTAAAGAAGATTTGAGAATTTGAGGTATATGTTTTATGAAAATAGCCATGGCGACTGATGTCCACTGGTCGGAATTTTCTAGTATTATTAGGACCTGGGCATCAGGAGAAAAGTATTCAACACGTCTTAAGCACTGTTTAAATTCAGTAAACTGGTTTGAAAAATTAGCAAAAGAATATAACTGCGATGAAGAGTTTTATTTAGGCGATTTTTTCGATAAACCTGTTTTAAACGCTGCGGAGATATCTGCATTAAAAGATATAGAGTGGAACGATTTACCTAAATCTTTTTTAGTAGGTAACCACGAAGCTGATACGCGGGGATTAGATCAGAATAGTATAAATGCTTTTGCACTATTAAAAGGCTTTGACATTGTAGATAAACCTACCCTTAAAAAAGTAGAAGGAGTTAATTTTCTTTTCATCCCTTATTATGAAGAGGAAAACTTAAAGACATTAGACCAGTACTGGGAGGCAACTGATTATGATGTAAACTCTTCTAAAATAGTTCTAAGTCATAATTCGGTAAAGGGCATATCTTTTGGTAAAGTTCCTTCTTTAGTAGGCATAGACGTAGCAGATGTAGAACAAAACTGTGATTTATTCATAAATGGGCATTTACATAATGGTTTAAAAATTTGTTCTAACGGTTTGAATTTAGGCAACTTAACCGGACAAAACTTTAGTGAAGATGCTATGAAGTATAGCCATAATGCGTGCATTTTAGATACTGAAACAGGCGAATTAACTTTTGTAGAAAATCCTTTTGCGTTTAATTTTTACCAGCTAGATATATTCACAGAAGAATCTTTAACAACTATAAAGACTCTGAAAAATAATGCTGTAGTATCTTTTAAATGTCTTAGTAGTTTAGTACCTGCTTTAAAAGAATTTTTAAATGACCGTCCTAATATTTTGCAGTACAGAATAGTAACCATTCAGGAAACTATAGAAGAGAAAATTGCAGAAGAACCTATTAGGACTTCAGGAGATCATTTAGAGAAGTTTGTAACTTTTTGCAAAGAAAATATAGAGAATACAGAAGTTTTATCTTTTGAGCTGTCAGCGATTTGTGGGGGATAAGCATGTTGCAATTAAATTTTGAAAAAGTTATTATCCATAATTTTTTGAGTTATGGACATGCCGAGATCCCTCTAAATGGTAACAACTATTGCATGGTCAGTGGCATTAATAATAATCCTTTAGATAACGCCGTTAGTAACGGCTCTGGTAAATCTTCATGGACATCTGCTATATGCTGGGCTTTGACAGGAGCCACTGTCCAGGGATTAACATCAAACATTAAAAACATTAATGTAGAAGAAGATGCATGTTGGGTTGAATTAACTTTTAAAGTTAATAATGATTCTTTTAAAGTCCTCAGACAAAAAAATCCCAAAGCAGATTTAAAGATTTTTTTAAATGGCTCTGATATATCCGGTAAAGGCATCAGAGAATCGGAAACTATTTTAGCAAAACATTTACCAGATTTGAATAGTCAACTATTAGCTTCTATAGTTATTTTGGGCCAGGGGTTACCTAATAAATTTACTGCTAATACGCCTAGCGGCAGAAAAGAAGTTCTGGAGAAGTTGTCTAAATCAGATTTTATGATTCAGGATTTAAAAGATCGTATAACAAAACGCTCGGCAGAACTGTCGAATCAACTAAGAACGAATGAAGATGAGTTACTGGCTAAAATAACGTCGTATAATGTTTTACAACAGCAGCTGGTACAGAAACAAAATGCTTTAAAAGCTTTTGAAACGCCCAAAGATTTTGATGCTCTGCTTGCAACTTACGAAAAGCAATTAGAAGAGTTGACAACGAAGCTGACGGAAACTAAAAAGCTTTTAAGCATAGAAGAAGAAAAAGTAACCCAAAGATCCGCAGAGCTTAATGAAAAGAATGAAGCAAAACAAAGAGCTATAGTAACAGAGAATAGTGCTTTTGCAACTTTTCAAAGTCAGTATTCTGAAAAGAAGGGCCAGTTAACTGCTCATGTCAGTTCTTTACAAAAGCAGATTAATGACATAAAGAATATCAGAGAAGTTTGTCCTACATGTGGTCAAAAGATCCCCGGAGTATTAAAACCTGATACAACAGCTTTGGAGCAGAGCTGTAAAGAGGCTATGGGGCAGTTAGCCGAATTAAATAACAAATTCACAGATTATAAAGCTATTCATGATCAGGAACTAAGAGCTATAGAAGACGAAGCTATTAAAGATTCCGCAAGAGCAAAACAGGCCTTGCAGGAATCTGTAGATAAAAAACATTTATTTAATTCGCAGATTAATAAAGATCAGGATACTTTTAACAGAATCAGTGTAGAAGCAACCAAAGTTAAATTAGAAAAAGATTCCTATGAGTCTTCTCATCAAAAGTTGCTACAGGAGATCTCTAATATAGAGCAACAGCTGAGCAAAATTGATGAAGAAAAAATGTATATATCTAATAGACATGATGATATAGCTGCACATAGTAAAGTGGTGTCTCAGATGAGCACTCTTATTAAAAGAGATTTTAGAGGATATTTACTTCAGGATATTATCTCTTATATAGAACAAAGAGCTAAGATTTATTCTTCTGAGCTCTTCGGCAGTGATGAATTAACTTTTGCTTTAGATGGAAACAACATAAATATAGCTTACTGTAACAAAGCTTTTGAAAATCTGTCTGGGGGAGAAAAGCAAAAAGTTGATTTAATCATTCAGTTTTCCATAAGAGATATGATGCAGCAGTATTTAGGATTTTCCTCGAATATTTTAGTCATGGATGAGATTTTCGATGCTTTAGACATTAATGGTTGCAACAGTGTACTGAACTTAATAGCAAAGCATTTTACAGATTTAGACAGCGTCTATATCATTTCGCATAGAGCAGATGAATTAGAGATCCCATATGACTCTGAATTTGTAGTTGTAAAAGATGCAAAGGGTATTAGCAGCATTTTATATCATTAAAAAGAAAATCTTTTCTATATAAAAAGGAGCTGATTTTGCAAAGAACTTTTGAAAAACCAAAAGGTTTAAAATATACAGATTTAGCTATATATGTAGATTCGCATGAGCCTGAGCTGGGCAGTCCCGACATAGATCCAAAAGTAGAGGACACTGTGTATAGTTACATTTATCTGATTTGTCACGCTTTAGCTACTAAAGCGCACTACTTCGGACGCAACGAACACATTTATGATGACTTTGCTCTTTACATGGCCTCTAATGTGTATATGGTTTTAATAAAGCGGAGAATGGCTTATAATGCGGGTAAAATGTATCATGAAAAACCTATTTTACCGGTAAAGTCTGTTTTGAATTATATTAAGGCCACTATTTACCCTTTTAAAGTTGACTATCAGCAAGAAACATATCGCGAAATAGTTAACACAGCCATGGCTGATGATACGTCCCTCTTTAAAGAAAAGATGGAGGAGGGTATCCAGTCAGATTATAGAGGCCGCTTAATAGATTCATTTAGTATGGCTTTGGATGAGATCGCAGATGTTGTTGAACAGGTTATGCAACAAACACCTTTTCGCAGAGAATCTCTTATGAAACACAGACTAAAAGCTTCTATTTGTTTGACTTTATTAGATCAAATTACTTTGCCGCAAACACTAAAAAAGAAGATAACGAATAGGAACCATAACACATTAAGTTGGGAACTAAGTTTGAAGTTTATGAAGGCCCATGAGACTGTGGGTCGACCTGCGCGACTGTGGCATTTAGATTCATCTTTTGCGAATTATGTTAACGTGTTAACAGCTAAAACAAAAACTCTTTTATCCCAAAGAACGCAAGAATATATTCACGGCAGTGAATTAACCTCGTCCCTGGTGGCTAAGGTAATTGATACTGCTTATGCTACTTATGATTTATCACAGGGGGAGGATTAATAAATGCGCGATTATAATGATGCACCCGAAGCACCTGCATATAAACCAGACCATATAAGAGAACGTTTAAATGTCATGGAGCAACAGGACACCTGGGGATTAATTTTATTTGCTCTATATAAACTTAGAGACAACCCAGAATGGCTAACACTAAGCGAAATGGCCTATTTAATGGATTCTAAAGACTTAGTTAGATTTTTAAAGCACTTCGAAGGTTTAACTATTACGATACCTGCCTCTAAAGATTTACGATTAATTATTCAGGCTTTTACTTTATATAGACTTGTTGATTTTGAAGGCTTTACTATGGACCGAGCTCTTAGAGAACTGGATAAGAGTGAATGGTCAAAAGACGACATCAAAAAAGCTTATATTCAGGTAAAAGAGGTGGTGCGTAACTATGATTTTGCTGCAAAATAATTTTTTTGATGAATTACAGCGAATAGATGAACTTTGTAACCATTATAAAGCTATGAATTCAGAACAGATCATGACTGAGGCTGTTAAAGAACGTTTACTATTCGCCATGAATCGCTATAAAGTAGAGCTGGATGAAGCCACCGGTTATTTATCTGATTTACCGGCTTCGTATATTTATAAAGCCATCGCTGAACGGCAAAAAGAGCAGTATAAACAAATAGAGCCTTTAGTAGATGCTAAGGTGGCTAAGAGAATATATTTGGAGGAACATTATGACGACCCTAATGAACGATTTGAACGTATTAACCAACATACCTGAGCGAAGTTTAGATCGGATGGCACATTTAATTATTATGTCTATTTGTACCAGTGTTTGGGAAAATAAGCAGTCCGGCAACGCACTAACAGAAGTGGATACAGGTATTGGTATTTTACGTCTTAAGCGTGTGGATAATGAATTTAAATTCGCTTTTGAACCCTCCGATGAATTTCGTAAAGAATTAAAAAAAGCTTATAAATCTGATACAGCACCTATTATGCCTAAACTAATGAATGCTCTGCGTAACGGCTTCATGGAGGTTTATAAAGAGATATGCTAACTGAGGATGTAAAAGGAAAAGCCGAGGACATGGCTCTTACAACTCCTCAAAATGGTATTATACCATTAGATCAGGCTACTACTGTGAATGCTATAATGGAGGCTGAATCTAAAAAAGAATTAGAGAAGCAACTGGAACTTTTTAATTTGTCTCAGACTAAGAAAAATGTTTTAAGGTTGACTCGTCTAAATGGTCTTTTAAATCAGGCTGATGAACAACTAATAAATAGGTTAGAAAAGAGGCCTGACCAGCTTACAACAAAAGATATTTTGGATATCATGAATGTTGTGTCAGGTCAGGTGGAACGCCTTAATGAATTTAATGATAAGTTTGTTGAAGAAACTAAGCCCTCTATAACAGCGGTGCAGCATAACAAAACTGAAGTTAATATTAACATGACTCCTAATCTCACGCGCGATGAAAAGGGTGAAGTTATGGATGCAGTAGCGTCTCTATTAAAGCAGTTGAATAAAGCTAAAAAGCCTCAAGAAGATGTAGTTTTATATCCTCGCGAAGAGCCGCAAGAGTTAGTAGAGAATCCTGATTATAATACTTTAAACTCTGAAGACGAGGAGGAGTGATATGGACTTAACATCGAATACCTTAGCGGAGTTACTTGATAAGATAAGATCACTGGGTCAGGTTAGAAGTAACTTTGATCCGGCTATTTTATATGCCATCGGCAAACAGCATCGGTCTTTACCCCTGAAGGAAAGGAACTGGGATAAATTAGCTGATGCTGTTGGCTATGGTTGTTTTACGCCTATATCTGATACGCCTAAAGGAGCCGGAGAGGCATATAGGCAACGTGTCCTGCGTGAATTAAAATTTTCAGGTGAATATAAAACACCTGTGATGACACCTGAAAAAACAGAATCAGAAGTTTATCAGGAACAGTATAAAGATAAAACTCAAATTAGAGATGTCTATAATGCTTATAGAGCCTCTTTAAGAGAAGATGCGCGAATAGCGTCTTTTAAAGAGTTCATTGAAGAATGCGCCCGAAAACAGAGTCAGCTGCCTATTCGCTTAGATTCTACTCTCGATGTGTGTACTGATTCTAATACAGAGGCCATTTTGCTTTTAAGTGACTGGCATATAGGTCCAGACGTTGCAAACTTTTATAACACTTATGATCATGATGTTGCTATAAAAAGAGTATCGGCGATCGTAGATAAAGTTAAATTCTATTGCAGACAAAATAAAGTCTATAGGTTGAACGTTCTGAATCTGGGTGATCTTATAGAAGGACTTATTCATGTGAATGGTCGGATTAATCAACAGATGGATGTTTGCAGTCAGTTGATTTTTGCAACAGAGCTTATGGCCGTTGCTTTAAATGAACTTCAAACCGCTGCCTCTGAAGTGACTTATAGAAGTTGTTCAGATAATCACAGTAGAATGGTTGCTGATAAAAATCAAAGTATCGAATTAGAAAATTTGAATCGTATCACTGATTGGTGGCTTGCCGAACGCTTAAAAAACTCTTCTATTAAAATGAAGTCCGACAACTTGGATCAGGGCTTTGGTAAATTCAAACTTCTGAATGGTAAAAATGTGGTATTTTTCCATGGGCATCAGGATTCAAAATCACAAACGCTGCAAAATGTAGTAGGTGCTGTGCGTGAATGGGTTGATATCGTTTGTTGTGCTCACTGGCACAACCCCGCAGAACACACTTTTCAGGATATGAAGCTGTATGTAAATGGATCTTTATGCGGCACATGTGATTATGCTTTAGGACGAAGATTATTTACTAAGCCTTCACAAAAGTTACTTATTATAAATAAAAACGATGTTGCAGATATCGATTTATATGCAGATTAAAAATAAAAAGAAGAGAAGGGCGCAAAACCCTTCTTTTTCTATACGTAAATTGTATATATTATCATAAATACAAAAATATGGAGTTTGTTATGGCGAAAAGAGATGTTATTTTAAGATATGCTCAGATCGAGCAGGACTATACAGAGATGGTAGCTCTGCTGAAGGAACTTAAAGAAGATTTAGCAAAAAATGCTATAGATGTGAATTATTATAATGAAAAAGCACCTCTTATCGAAGAAGAAGTGGATAAAATTAAAACGCAGTATTTTGTTTGGGCCGAGATGCTTTATGAACTTAATAAGCCTAATAGAAGAGAAAAGAAAATGTCGACCACAGAGCAGACCTGGTTTAAAACTTTGCAAACAAAAACTCGTGAATGCATACCGGATAATACTAAGGACTGTTTAGCACATCTGAAGCAGTTGATTAGAGAAGGAAAAATTTAATGAAGAATACACATATAGATATCGTAACCGATGTAGAAGCTTTTCAGGAACGTAACGACGAAATTCTTGGTGGTGAAGACTATAATTATGTTAAAGGTGTTGTTGCACGACTAAAAGATGCTCTTTATGAATATAAAGATGTCTCAGCACTTTGCGCACCTCAGATCGGTGAAAAGACCCGGATCTTTGTTGTTAAGAATGGTCAAAAAGACGAAGCACGTTTCAAAGCCTTTTTGAATCCGATCGTGGTACAGTCAAAAGGCCTGCATCTAAGTAGAGAAGCGAATATTAGTTTTCCTAATAAACAGTTTATTATCCCTCGTCGCGATGAAGTGCATGTTGCTTATCAAACACCTGAAGGCTATGTAAATTCTGAGTCTTTTATAGGTGCCTATGCAGAAGTAGTTCAGCAGATGATCGAAATGCTTGATGGCATCACATTATTCGACTATGGCCTGGATTTGGATGATGTAGGTGGCGCTAAAGCTTTTGATAAAGCTGTACAAAAAGATAAAGCACAGGTCCTGCAAATGTATATAGAACAGCTAAAACAGTATAATACACAGTTAGCTGAAGAAGTAGAAAAAGACCCTGTACTTAATCATATGAATAAAACTATTGAATTTAATAAAGGTGTTCTACTAGGTGATATTAAACCTATTATGACAAAGGTTGAGGACGGGGCAGAATGAGCACTGTTTTAGAGTTTAACAACCAGTTGATGCCCCAGAGTGTTGTAGAGATCGATGAATTAGGGGATTTTGGATTAGAGGCCATTAACGATGAAGGTTACTATTATTATGTAGCCGTCAGATGTTTTCAGGGCATGGCTGTTATAGCAACTTGCGGTCCTATTATCCCTGATGTCGACTTACTGCCCTCTGGATTTTCTATGAGTTTGTCTAAAACACCTTTTAGAGAAGATAAGATGACTAAGTTCCTGAATTTGTTTTTAAATGATAAGCACAGGTTATTAACAGAAGCTCGTTTAATCAGTTTTGAAGAATCTATATCTCAGTTTAGAGAATTAAAAGATTATTTAATAAATTTATCGGAGGATACATTCTAATGCCAGTCAAAGTTGAAACACCTATTTACGATTTTTATCATAGAGTTATTGGATTTATTGAGACAGATACACGCACAGGCAATAAAGTTGCCATGGATTTTTATCATAGAACTTTGGGTTTTTATGAAGCAGATCTCGATGCTACATCAGACTTTTATCACAGACGCATTGCACATGGGGATGTCACGGCTTCTCTAGTTATGCAGGAAGCGAGCAAAAATAACTAATGTTTGGAAAAAAGACGTTATCTATTTATGCAGTAGCTGCAGCAGAAGATCCTGATACATACATTGGCTATGCTGCAACTTTTGCGGATGCTAAAAAGTATTTTGAAGAATGGCTGCACGTAAAATGGGCCGAGAATTTTTTAATTTGGTGTAAATGGTGCCCCGAGGAAAATCCTGAATCAGAAGAGTCCTGGAACAAATATTTAGCTCAAGAGTACGTGGCAGAGCAGAATCTAGATTATTATATTTATAAATTAAGATTTAACGCTGATGGAGTTTCTGCACTATTAAGAATGCACGATATGTGCATCCCCTTTAATCTACCTTTTATTAAAGATGTAGAAAAAGCTTATTTTCTACAAGCCACAGAAAATATCGACAACATAACTTTAAATAAAATAAAAAAGCAGCTGTCCGGAGTTCTTAATGCCGGAGATGTTACATTAGTAGGAGATACTAATGGCGCTGAATAATGGTAAAAAGTTTGAAGCGAAGTTTAAAGAAGACTGGGCAAAAGCTTTCCCCCATAGTTTTTTATTAAGACTTTATGATCAGGTATCAGGCTATAAAGTAACATCACAAAACCCCTGTGACTTCATAGGATATGTACAGCCGAATTTGTACTTATTAGAGTGTAAATCACATAAAGGCAACACTTTTCCATGGACTGCTCTAACGCAGTATGATAAGTTAACTAAATATGTGGGTATAGAAGGTGTTCGCGCAGGCGTTATTTTGTGGATGCAGGATCACGACGCTGTTATATATTTACCCATCAGTTCTGTAACAGCCATGATGAATGACGGTTGCAAATCTTTTAATATTAAAATGTTAAAAGAAAACACCTATAAAATTTTACCTATACCCTCCGTTAAAAAAAGAATTTTTATGGAGTCTGATTATACTGTATTAAAAACTTTAGTGGACGGAGAATGATTTTATGACACTTTTTCAACTATTAAGAATGGTGGATGCTAACTGTCCTATAAAAATAACAGATCTGCAGAATGTTGTTTTGGATTCTGCCTTTAAAAAAGACGCTTTAAAAACAGATCTATTAGACTATGAAGTATTTAAAATAAGCATAAATGATATAAAGCATTATACTAATGAGCCTAATTGTATAACTATAGTACTTAGAAAATAAGGGGTGATACCGTGGCAAAAGATTTAACAAAGGCTTTAGAAAATGTTGAGCTGACATATCAGGACGTGGTAGAAATTGCGAATAGCATGTTGGCGCCCATCACGAAGCCTATGGATGATTTAGTACAGGAGATCAGGGATAACTCTGCTAATATGCCTATAGAAGCTATTAGAGATTATATTATTCGTCTACAGCTTCGTTGTTATGAACTTAGTGAACCTAAGGATAAGGCAGCTATGAAGAGTAATTTATCTGAGGCTCTAAGAAAAGAAAAATATTCTTCAGCGTTGCTCGAGGCTGAAGGCACTGTAAATATTAAAGATACTAAAGCTACTTTAGCTTCTTCTGAAGAGATTATTGTAGAAGCACTTTATGAATTAGTAGCTAGTTCTTTAAAAACGAAACTGGATGGAGGCTTTAGACTGGTCGATTCATTAAAGAGTATTTTAATGTCTCGCATGCAAGAGGCTAAGTTCATGAATTTAGGTACATCTATCGAATAAGGAGATATGCATGGGTACTATAGCGCAATACGCAGCAAAAATTTGTAAAGAATTTAAAGATCCTAATTTAATGACTACTAGTAACATTCGTCCTAATTATGAACGTTTGGCTACTAATGCTTTAGGTTTGGATTATCCTTTAGCTGGAGGTATTCCTCTAGGCAGACTTATTGAGTTTTCAGGCTTGCAACATTCAGGTAAAACAACGGCAGCCTGTGCAGTAGTTGCAGCATATCAAAGACGATATCCTGAAAAAGCCTGTGTATATATCGATGTAGAGCATTCTCTGGATTTACGGTTTCAGGCAAAAATGACTGGATTAGACTTAAACACTCTTTATTATGTTAATCCGGATGGGCAGTCCGGTCAGCAGATTTTACAGATGATTTTAGAGATGCAGGATCAGGATGATATCGGAGTTATTGTTCTCGATTCTTTGCCGGCTTTGGTACCTGAGATCGTCATGGAAAATGATTTGACTAAAGACTCGGGCATGCGTGCTTCTATGGCTAAGCCTCTATATCCTTTTTATGCACAGATGGCTGCTATGGTTTCTAATAAAAATAATTTATTCATCGGCATTAACCAGGTGCGTGACGATGGTAAAACATTTACGGGTATCCAGAAGTTTAAGGAGCCTTGTGGCGCAGCTCCTGCATATTATTCTTCTATTATCGTACGCTTCGGAACACGTAAATTTACTTTAGGGGATGATATGGATGCGTGCGGACAGAAGAATGGTGAAGGTGCCGATGGCTTCAGACTGCATTTTAAAATTCTAAAGAATAAATGCGGCGCATGCAACCGTGGTGGTGGATTTTTAACCTTTAGATATGAAACCGGTTTAGACTGGATTAATGATTTGTTAGAGATCGCTTTAGGCTTTGGTTTTATTAAGCGTCTTAATAATGTTACATATTCTCTAATTAACCTGGAAACAGGAGAAGCATATAAAGATGAAGAGGGCAACGACTTAACAGGACGTAAAAATGATCTTTTAGCTTATATTAAAGGCAATCCAGGTTTTCAGGCAACATACCTGGCTATGTTAAATAGAGTTATCTCGAATGAGGATAATAACTATGGCAACATTTTGGATGATCGTATTAATGCGGAGATCGATGCGCAGCAGCGTGCGGTTGATAATCAGTATGCTGTAGATAAGAGTGTTGAATAATGGCTCTCGGAGTAAAAAAGAGAATTAAAGAAGGTGAATCAGAAAAACAGCCTACGAGATACTTTTCTTCAAAACAGGAGAAAAGTATCGCCGAAGCTGTTGGCGGAAAAAGAACGCCTAATAGCGGCGCAGCATCTATAAAAGGCGATGTATTAACAAATGGCGGCTCTTACGATTCGAGCTTTTTAATAGAAGCGAAAACAAAAACCACTAATTCTGAATCTATATCTATAAAAAGAGAATGGTTTGAAAAAAATCGTTACGAAGCTTCTGAGATGGGAAAAGCTCACACAGCTTTGGTCATTAATTTCGGCCCTGATGAACCTTATAATGAAAATCATTATATTATAGACGAATATCTTTTTAAAACGCTTCTCGAATATTTAGAACAAAAAAGTTCGTAAAGACCCTCTAATCAGGGTCTTTTTATTGTATATATAAACAGAACATGAAGAGGAGAATTTTTTAAAATGAAACTCGATCCTATTATTAATTCGTTACTGGACACAGACTTTTATAAGTTGACTATGAATCAGACTATTTTCCATAAGCATACTGATCTTTGTGGCGAATATATTTTTAAATGTCGTAATAAAGATGTGAAATTTACTTATCTTCAGTTTCGTGAAATTGAGGCACAGGTGGATCACCTCTGCACGCTGACTTTTACTGAAGAAGAACTTGATTATTTAAGAAGCATTCGTTTTATTAAAAACGACTTCGTAGAGTTTCTTCGCCTGTGGCATCCTATTAGAGATTATGTAAATGTAGATTGTGTTGGTGACGAGCTTATTATTCATGTAAAAGGGCCACTCTTTAGTTGTATGCAGTTTGAGATTTATCTGCTCGAGATCGTAAATGAAGTTTATTTTAGAATGCATCCGACTTATGAATATGCTTATTTGGAAAATTCCGCAAGAGAAAAATTAGCAGAGAATTTGACCAAATTCAAAGATCATACTTATGATTTTAAATTTGCAGAGTTTGGTTGCCGTAGAAGACTCAGCAGGGACTGGGAGGATTTTGTTGTAAAGACTCTTGCAGAAAATATCCCGAATAACCTAGTCGGCACATCTAATGTATATCTTGCGAAGAAGTATAAATTAACGCCTATTGGAACTTACGCACATGAATATGTACAGATGTATCAGGGTATCGATTCTATACCTCTTGCTTATACTAATAAATTTGCTTTGCAGGACTGGTACGATGAGTATAAGGGAGATTTGGGAACAGCTTTAACAGATACTCTAAGTACAGATCTTTTCCTTCTGGATTTTGATCGGGCTAATGCAAATAACTATTCGGGGGTCAGACATGACTCTGGCGATCCTTATGTATGGGGCGAAAAGATTATTAAGCAGTATAAAAAGTATGGCATCGATCCCATGACCAAAACGCTTCTATTTTCAGACAGCCTGAATTTTGATAAAGCACAAAGACTTTATAATTATTTTAGAGGACGTACAAAGGTTTCTTTTGGCATCGGAACTTATGTATCTAATAATACTGCGGCAACACCTCTTAACATCGTAATCAAATTGCAGTATGTAAATGGAAAACCTGTAGCGAAGTTGTCTGATGAACCTGGTAAAACCATGTGCCAGGATGAAACATATGAAAAATATCTAAGAGATTCGGTAGCTTTTAGATTAAATCGGGAGGGCATTCATGAGTAAATATAAGTTGGCCGCCATATGTGGACGTTTTCAGCCCCTGCATAAAGGGCATATATACATGATTCAAAAAGCCTTGGATGTGGCTGAGAATGTCGTAGTATATATAGGCTCGGCAAATAAATCAGGTACCCCAAAAAATCCCTTTACTTATTATGCGCGCAGAGATATGATTTTAGCAGCCTTAGGTCCTTATGCAGGCAACTTAGCCGGCAATACTGATAGTTCTTTGTTTGTGGGAGCTCTTAGTGATCGAGCAACCATCTCTGATGATACTGACTGGGGAAAATATTATCTAGATCAGGTTAAAAGAGACTTCGACAGATACCCTGATCTATTGGTTTCCGGTTCAGAAAACATTAGAAGTTCCTGGTTTACTCCTGAGATGTTATCAGGTATAGATATTTTAAGTATTAGCCGCAGAGGCCTTAGTAAGAATATCCCAGATATCTCGGCAACCGCTGTTAGAGAAGCTCTATTAAAAGATGATGTAGATACTTTTCAGGCTTTGGTTGATCGCTCACTATATCCTGATTATAATTCTATGCGTGCTACTATTTTGGAGGTGAATAAAGAATGGCAGACAGCATTTTGATCGTTGTTGATATGCAAAATGATTTTTTAACAGGTTCTTTGGCTAATCCTGATGCTTTAGCTTTGGTACCTAAGATTAGAAATTTGATGAAAAGCGCGGACTGGACCTCGATAATTATGACTCAGGACACACATTCTTATAATTATTTGAATACTCCTGAAGGATGTAAGCTTCCGGTCCCACACTGTATAGAAGGGACTGTGGGCTGGTGTATCGATGAATCTTTGTATCGCACGCTTAAAACAGAGACTTTAGGCATTACAGTAAAGAAAAATACGTTTGGGGCAAACTGGGATGATCCGTACTTAGAACAGGTTTTTGGCACTGATCCAAATAAGATCGTTTTAGTAGGTACTTGTACAGATATCTGTGTTGTTACAAATGCTTTGCTTTTGAAGACACGTTTTCCTAGAGCGGATATCGTCGTATATGAAGATCTTTGTGCGGGCAGTACACAGGAAAAACATAAAGCCGCTTTAGAGGTTATGAAGTCATGTCAAATAAATGTAAGCAGAAGTGATTTGTAAAAAGGAGAAAATTAATTTATGGCAGCAAAGAAAAAGTTAAGCGCCCGAGTAGTAGAATGGGTGCGTGAATATCTGAACAGTTTTGGTGGAGACACTGTAGCTGTGATCGGTATCTCAGGCGGTAAAGATTCGACTATTGCAGCAAAGATCTGCGTAGAAGCCGTAGGCGCAAATAGAGTGATTTGTGTAAGAATGCCTCAGGGTAACCAGCATGATCTCAGAACAGCCAGGGCTGTCTGTGATTATCTAGGTACTAAATCCTACGAGATTGATATTAAATATCTGTATGAAACCCTTACGGACACGCTGATTTTTACAACAGCTTTACCTATTAATAAAGCTCCTGTATATACATCTAATACACCTGCACGTCTCCGCATGACTATTCTTTATGGTATCGCAGCAGCTTTAGGCGATGCACGTGTTGTAAATACTTGCAACAAATCCGAAGATTATGTTGGCTATGCAACGAAGTTTGGCGATGCGGCTGGAGATTTTTCACCCTTATCTGATTTAACAGTTTCAGAAGTAAAGCAAATCGGAAAAGAGTTAAAAGTACCTGAAGAATTTGTTGAAAAGGTTCCTGAAGATGGTTTATCAGGAAAAACAGATGAAGAAAATCTCGGATTCACTTATAGTGAATTGGATAATTATCTTTTGTTTGGTGTTGAACCTGAAGAACAAACACTTAAAAATATTGAGGACAGGCATATTAAAAATCTTCACAAGCTGGAGCCTATGCCTAAATTCAAAAAGTAAAATTTTTACTATTTTAGAGTCTGATGTTATATCAGGCTCTTTTCTATTGTATTATTATATGTATAGAAGTGAAGAAAAGAGGTATAAGAACATGCCAACTATTGAAGAAAATAGAAACCGGGTCATAACCATTTTATCTCAGGTGCAAATCGAAGGTGCTGATATTCAGGGACTTTTGAACTGGCTAGATAATAGCGACTTTTATATTGCACCTGCATCCACTATGTATCATTCGAATTATGATGGAGGACTTTGTCAACATAGTTTGAATGTATATAATAATATTATGCAACTTGCCTCTATTTACTGTCCGGGGCAGTATACGCCCGACACTTTAGCTGTAGTATCCCTAATGCATGATATTTCGAAGGCAAATTATTATGAAAAGACTATGATTAATAAAAAAGTCTATAATGAAAACGGCAGTAAACATGATAATATGGGTAACTTTGATTGGGTTTCACAAGAAACTTATAGAGTAAAGGATGCAACCGAACGTTCTCTTTTAGGTACACATGAGGAAGCTTCTGCACTGATGCTCGGTACTTTTGTTCCACTAACCTTAGAGGAAACTATTGCAGTCATGCACCATCACTGCGGCATGAATGATGAATGCCAGTTTAGAGATCTGAGCGCGCATCTAAATAAATACCCTCTATTAACTTTGTTGCATACCGCAGATTTTCTAAGTACTTTTATTAACGAAAAAGACAGTGCCGTAAAATGAGTAAAGTTATAGAAGAGCAGTTAAAAAAGGTTACTGAGGCTGATTTATCTAATTTTGACGCAGCAACTAATACTTATCACATACCACAAAGAAAAAGTATTAAAATAGAAGAGGATAACTGCTATATAATCGCGTTAAAACCTCAGGCCTTTACCAACCCCATAAATATAAACTGGAACGGCAATAAAGCGCCTACAGAGCGTTATATGAAGGCAGAAGTCAGTAAAATAATGCCTAATATGATAAAAGTTGTCGGCGTGGGATATGATATAAATAATAAAGTTGTATTAAATAGTTTTTGGTCTGGTTGGTTGCAAATAGATAATATAGATATTTTGAGTAAAGTATGAGGAGATGAAAATACGTGGGTAAATCGTTAGCAGTACAGTATAGACCTAAAGATTTTGATTCTATGTTAGGTCAGAAAACTGTTATTAAGACTTTAAAAGAGCAGTTGAAAAGAGGTAAAATCAGTAACTGCTATCTATTTGCAGGGCCTAGTGGTGATGGTAAAACTACTATTAGTAAAGCTTTGGCTTATCAGATAAATGGAGGCAGAGGTACTCCTTATGAGATCGATGGCGCATCGCATAACGGTGTAGATGCAGTGCGTGAGATTATAGAAGATGCAAAGAACAGAAGCATCGACTCTGAATATAAAATTTATATTATAGACGAGTGTCATGCTATTACGAGTGCTGCCTGGAGTGCTTTTCTAAAGTGTTTAGAGGAACCGCCGCAGTATACGATATTTATGTTCTGCACCACTAATCCGGAAAAGATCCCTGAAGCTATTCTAAATAGAATGATGCGCTTCAATTTATCGAAGGTGGATACAGGACTTATCAGAGATCGTTTAAAGTATATTTGTCAGAACGAAGGCTTTACTAATTATGACGAAGCTTGCGACTACTTAGCAAAGTTGGGTGCAGGAGGTGTCAGAGATTCTATCGCATACTTAGAGAAGTGTGCAGCATATAATACAGATCTAAGTATCGAAAATGTTTTGACATGTCTGGGCAATTTAAGTTACGATAGCATGTTTGATTTAACAGGTGCTATTCTAAATAGGGATGAAGCTTTTGTATTAGAGTGTATAGAAAATTATTATAATGCCGGCAGCGATTTAAAAGTCTTTTTGGATTCATATCTCGAATTTTGTTTGGATTTAACTAAATTTTGTTTATTTAAAGATATGCAAATGGTTAAAATACCTGGCAGTTTAATGCCTCGTTGTGAAGGATATTCAAACGTACCCGACATTTTATCTTTTTCAAATGATTTAGTAGATAAAATTTTAAATATTAAAACAACCGTAAAATATGATTTAAATCCAAAAATCACTATAGAAGCGATGTTAATCAGAATTTGCAGAGGTGTATAATTTATGGTGGGTCAAAAAGTTTTATTAAATAAACTGAATACATTTACCATAGATACTTTTCCGCATTCTGTTTTGCTTTTAGGAGAAAAAGGTTCCGGAAAACATCTTATCTCTAATTATATAGCATCTGATATATTAAAGTTACCTTTAACAGATATATCTTCTAATGTATCGGATGAACTTATAGATGCTATTTACAGAAACCCTAATCCTAATGTATATATAGTTGACTTATCGCAAATAACTGAAGCTGCTCAGAATACTTTATTAAAATTTGTTGAAGAGCCTCTAAATAATGCTTTTGTTATTTTACTAGCAGAAAATACTTTTAATGTTTTGCGAACTATAGAAAATAGATGCATTCTTTTTTATATGGATCTCTATACAGTAGAAGAGTTGCAAACATTTATAACATCAGATGTAAATAAAGATCTGTTATTAAAAGTTGCCCGAACTCCTGGACAAATAAAAAGCATGAATATGGATACTTTAGAAGACATGCGAAATGTATGTATTAAAATGTCTGAAAAGTTATCTCAGGCTAGTTTTCCTAATACTTTATCTATATCTAATAAAATAAACTTTAAAGATGAGTATGACAAATTTGACTTATATGCTTTTATGAATCTTTTAACAGATACTTTATATGAGCACTTTTTGAAGACAAACACAGGATATGAGCTATATAGAGTTACTCAGGAACAGCAACAGAGATTAAAAGATACACGTTTAAACAAAGAACATTTTATGAACCATCTTTTAACGCTTTTGTGGAAAACATCGAGGAGTATGAGGTAAAATGGATTTAAAGCAACTAAAAAATTTAATTTTATCTAATACCGTGCCTAATGATCCTATTATCTTTAAGTACGATGATAATAGTTTTATATGCTGGCAGTATACGCACGAAATTGCAAAAATTAAGCAGCTCCAGATTTTGCATATAAATAGTGTTACAGAGTTACCTGATACTATGGTTGTAGATGATGTTTTTAGTTCTTCTAATTATTTGTATGTATTAGATGTAGAAAAATTAGAAGAAAATGTAACACCTTATATGTATAATTTAATAGTCATATGTAAAAAAGTTCCTGATAAATTAGATGTTGACTATACTGAGGTCATGAAACAACAACCCTGGATGGTTGAAGATTATGTAAAATATAGACTGCCCGGGCTAGATGCTGATCAGGTAAAGTGGTTATGTGATATATCTAAATATGATATTTATAGATTAGAAAATGAATGTAACAAAATAGGCGTTTTCGATCCGCCTATGCAAAAAATCATCTTTAAAGAACTAGATGATGATAACGCTTTTTCTGATTTAAATAACCTAGGCATTTTTAATTTTACAAATGCTATAATGCAAAAAGACTATAATGTCGTGCATGCCGTACTAAGTGATTTAAAGTATATAGATATAGAAGGTCCTGGGCTTATTACGATTTTTTCAAAACAACTAAGATCGTTAATAGACATTCAGATGGATCCTCGAAGTACTGCGACTTCTTTAAATATGAAACCAGGCCAGTTTTATGTTATTAGTAAAAATAAAGGTATATATACAAATGAACAGTTAATAAACATGTATGAGTTTATAACAGGCTTAGATTATAGATTAAAAAATGGTGAATTATCCTTCAAATCTGAGAACAGAGAAAATAACAGAAAATTTGTAGAATATATCACTTTGCAGTTAATTAATTTGGGTAACAAACGCTAAAAGGAGGTGATATTAATTCATGCAATTGGATAAAGAAAATAGATATCTTTTACTTTGCGAATCTCCGGAAAAGGCAAAAACTATTACAAAAATTTTTAAAGATGCTAAATATAAAAATGTAGTAGTTATGGCTACTGTGGGGCATTTTATAAAATTAAAAGATGGGTCAGGTTATTATAACACTGGTATTTATCCTGATAAAGATTTTGAAACTGATTATATAATAGATCCTAATAAAGTTACAAATGTACGCAAACTTAAAGAGCAGGTTAAAGCTGCAGATATGATTTTAATAGCCTCAGATGCCGATCGTGAAGGCGAAGCTATAGCCTGGTCCTGTTTACATTATTTAGATATCCCTAAAAATAAATACGTGCGTATCACTTATCAGGCCATTAATCAAAAGGCTATTTTTGAAGCCATAGATAATGCCCGAGAACTAGATATGGATTTAGTAGATGCTGCACAAAGTCGAAGCATTCTGGATAAAGGTTTAGGTTATAGATTAAGTCAAATATCGCGTCAGCAAGGCTTAGGTAAATCTGTGGGTCGGGTTCAGTCTGCTGCGTTAAGAATGATTTGTGATCGGGAGCATGAGATTTTGAATTTTATCCCCGAGCAGTATATAGATCTTTATCTGAAGTTTGTAAAAAATAATGTAGAGTTTAAAGCAAAATATCAGGGCACTGATGCTGCACCTATAAAAAGACTTCAAAATCAGGAACAGGTGGATACTATTTTTTCCGGGTGTAAAGGTCATCCCTTCATAGTAACATCTGTAGAGAAAAAAGATAAAAAGGAAAATCCTAAGCCACCTTTTTCTACAGCAACTTTCCAGCAAGAGTGCGCTAATAAATTAGGACTAACTGTAAAACAGTCTGCTGATTGTGCTCAAAAGCTTTTCGATGCAGGTAAAATATCTTATCACAGAACTGATACAGAGTATTTAATGGATGAATTTTCTCAGATTTTAATGGATTATGTAAAAGAAACTTTTCCCAAAAAATATGTATCTGGAACTGTTGTTAAAGGTAAAAAGCAGGAAAATTCGCAAGAAGGACATGAAGCTTTACACGTACTAGATTTAACTTTAACTCCAGAACTTTTTGCTAAAGAATCTCCGAGTGAACTTTTAACAAAGGTATATAAGATTATATATAATAGAACAGTCGCTGCAGCTTTATCTCCTGCTATTATATCACAAACAGTCTATACCATTCATAATGGCGATCATAAATTTATTTTAAATTCTAATGAATTGCGCTTTGATGGCTATAGAAAAATGTATACTTATAAAGATGAGGATGCAGACAAAGAAGGAACTGTAAAAGAAACTTTTGAAGAAAATGAGATTTTGCAGGACTGTTCTTTTGATGCTATATCTCAGACAACTAAGCCTAAGCCTCGCTATACTGAAGCGGGATTTGTAAAAGAGATGAAGGAGGCCGGCATAGGTCGACCTTCAACATATGCTTCTACTATAGAAACCATTAAGAGTGCTGACCGCGGCTACTGTTTAGTTGAAGATAAATATTTAAAGCCTACAGGACTGGGATTAAAAGAAGACGACTTTTTAAAGACTAATTTTCCAAAATTTATTAGTGTTGAATATACTAGCGAAATGGAAAATGCTTTAGATGAGATTGCTTCAGGTAAATTAAATAAATTAACTTTTCTAAAAGGGTTTTTTAATGATTTAGAAGAAAATGCAAAAAAAGCTTCTAAAGATACAGAAACCGATATGAAGTGCCCGAACTGTGGCGCACCTATGATTTATAGAAAAGGTCGTTTTGGAGCCTTTTATGGTTGTTCCACATATCCAAAATGCAATGGCATAGTAAATATTAAAAAATCAAAATAATTTTTATTTGAATGGCCTTTTTGAAAATATAATTGTATAATATCTATGTACGAGGTAATTAAGTTGTTAAAGTTACTTCGTACATAGCTAAATTCAACTAAGTTACGCGGAGTGGTAGCAGTTAGTAGCTCGTCGGGCTCATAACCCGGAGGTCGCAGGTGCAAGCCCTGCCTCCGCCACCAAAGTTTGTTGATAGCTTAGTAAAAATCAACGTTGCAAAGGTTTTGTTTATTCATACCAAAGAAAAATGAATAGTGGCTCCCTAGTTACCACTTAAAAACAACTAGTGCATATTATCATAGTTCAAAAAGCAGAACAACAAATTGTATATATGATTTGTAAATGCTGGTGCAAGTCCAGCTGATCATGCAAGGTGCCTGGGTAGCGCCTAGGATGAATTGAGCGTTAGAATCGACACCTCAACGAGATTGACAAAATAATTAGATTCAAAGAGTTTTTATCTAAAGGAGCTTAAGGATCGTGGAAAAGACCAAAGCAGATCTCAGAGAAGAACTTGCAGAAGAGTTACGAGTAGAAGAAAATTATAGTCCTGAACTTATTGAATCTATTTTGGATTACGTTATGGATCCGGATTCGGTAGAGCTTTATAGATTTGATTCTGTAGACGATGCATGGGCTTTTCTGCATGCAGAGGACGACAAATGAAGAATTTAGTATTTTCAAATAGATATGTGCAACAATACAAAGATGTTTGCAAATACCCTGATTTCGACGAAGAACTGCTGAAAAAGTATACTACGATGCTTTGTAACGGAGAAAAGCTGCCGGCAAAAACTCAAAATCACAAGTTGTCCAAAAATTCTAGAAGAGAATTTCAGGGCTGTTGGGATTTTCACCTGGCGTCTGATATTGCAGTCATTTATAAATTTGATAAAAATGAAGTTACTTTAGTTTCTATAGGTAACCATGGAAAATTAAAATTGACGAGTTCTTATGATTCTAAACAAAATAAAAAATTAAAATTAAGATTTCGGCAAATGTAAAAAATTAAAATGTATAATATAATATACAGATGCACGCCGCAATTATTATGGAAAAAGCATGTTAACTTTTCATCCTAACGCATCTGATAACTTTGGGGATTCGCCAAGTGGTTTGGCAGGTGGCTGTTAACCACCCCACAGGAGTTCAATTCTCTTATCCCCAGCCATGGGCGGTTATATGAAGCAAAATGAGCCACCGCCCCTAAATTAAAAGGCTAAATGTGCAGCCGGCCAGGACTCACTGGCCCTGAATGATAATATTTATGGCCTCGGGTTCCTATTTAGGATGTCCGTGAAAGCTCGGTGGACTCTACGGAGGCAGTGAGAAAGCCCTTGAAAAGTTTATATGTATCCTTAATTCAGCAGGGAGAATACACGACTTTTAATCGTGAAGCCCGGAGTTCGAACCTCCGAGGATACACCAAAAGCGCAGGGATGGCCGTAACAGCAAACCTGATCAGTTTATCTTTTATTAAAGATTTGGCTGCGCTATATAAATGAATATGGGCCTGAGTGAAGTGGTACTGTTCTCATTTTCACTATTTGATATCCAGCTTGTCCTCGATGGTTTGAGGATGCGCCTTATAAGCGCACACACACTGTTCGATCCAGTGGGGCTGGACCACATGCTGACGTGGCGCAACGGTAGCGCTACTGATTTGTAATCAGTAGGTTGTGGGTTCAAATCCCTCCGTCAGCTTTGTATATTAAAATATACATAATACAGATACTTACCGCTATTTATAAGAGGAAACTGCTAATTTCTAATCTTAAATGTATCTGTTTATTTTTGCAAGTGCTCACCGCAATATTATAGTATGATGAGGATTTTATACATAATGCACTTGCGTTTTAATGTCGAATAGCCAAGCGGTTAAGGCACCAGACTTTGACTCTGGTATTTCGATGGTTCAAATCCATCTTCGACAGCCATTGATACAGATGCTGGCCGCGATCATTGAGCTGGTTAGTAATGCTACATAAAGCATCTGTTAAAAAATTCCCAAAAGGAGTATACATTAAAACATGAAAAAGATGTTTTGTCTGATGTTTGCTCTGCTTATGGTACTGGTTTGTTTTGCAGCTTGCAAGCCTGAAAAGGATGATGCAGAGACAACTGGCGCCGATGTTGAAACAACGGCAGAGGCCACTGGCACTGCTGCTGAAGAGACTACAGTAGAAGCGACCGGAGAAGTAACTGGAACAGAAGTAGTAGAAGAAACCACCGGAGTTGAAACTGCTGCTGAGACTACCGCAGAGGTTACTGTAGTAGAAGAAACCACTGTTACAGAAGTTACCGAGTGATTTACAACTAAATATTATTTAAAATTTTTACAGCTGCCCACCGCAACTTTTAGAGAAGAAATTGATATTGAGCCTTTAGCTTTATTTAGATATTTTATCTAAATACATAATAAGCAGCTGCACAGATGCTAACCGCAATAAATATAACAGAGTTCTTTAGGAGTCAAATGTTACGTTGTGTTTTGATTTTTGAAAATCTAAAACATATATGTCAAAATGCATCTGAAAAATGTACATGAGCTGATGAAAAGTCAGCTCATAACTTATATGGAGAAGTACCCAAGCGGTTGAAGGGACCTGTCTACTAAACAGGTAGACGATGTATAGTCGTGCAAGAGTTCGAATCTCTTCTTCTCCGCCAGTATTCATAAAGACAGGACTTTATGAATTAAAAAATCTATTTACACTAAAAAAGGAGTTAGTTTAAGTATGATGAGAAACGAAAAGGGTCAGTTTGTAAAAACTGAGAAAAATGAACAGTCCGTTGATGAACGAATCGCAGAGATGAAAAATGAGCTTGCAAAGCTCGAGAAGCAGAAGGCAGATGCTATTGAAGCTGAGAAGCGTGAAAAATCACTTGCTCGGAAAAATGAAGCTTCTGTAGTTGAGCAGGCCATCGATGCTTATGAACAGGCTAAGACAACCTGCAACGAAACCATTAAAAAGGCATATGATGAATATGCGCAGAAGGTTCAGGATGCGGAAAAGTCGCTGAATGCTGCAGAAAAGGATGCAGACGCAAAACTTAATGCATGGCTTGAAGCACATCCTGGTGAACGGTTCCATTATAGTTATAAATCACCTGACGGAAAAGTCACAAGAGAATATACCTATTATAACCAGAGATTTGATGTCATGGATCAGTTCAAGAATTTTCAGGAAGCTTTTAAAAAGTTCATGAGTATGTAAAATTCATAGAGTCGGGTGATAAAAAGCCCGGCTCAACTTATTGTATATAATTATATACTTTTACATAGAAAAGGATGATTTAATTAAATGGGTGAAAATTTATATGATTTTGACTATAGAAGCGAAGTGTTTGGGGATACAGCTTTTGATCGACATTTTTTCTCTAAGCTAACCCCTATCAAATATTCTGTACAGCAACAACAGATGATTATAAATGGGGTGCAGCATGTTCAGGAGATTAAAACTCCGTATGTTGTTTGCCCTCACTGTGATCGCATTATAGCACAGTTGCCCCAGGGCTTATCCTATATAGAGATGGTATCGGTCTGTCAGCAACAGTTGGAGGGAAACGTAACGCACTGCAACAACTGTGGTCAGAAGTTAAAATATCCCAGTTTATTAGCATTTGAGTAAATTTTTGATGCTAAATTAACCCGTGGAAAGCTCAGGTATTCAGGGTAACTTTTCCTTTCATACCCCTGAATTAAGTATCTGGGCTTTCTTTTTTTGTTTGCAATTGTATTTATATATGTAAAGATATTTTAGTAAAAAAGAGGGGTCTGCTTATGAATAGTAAAGACTGTTGGTTGCATGGTAACTGTTCTGAAAAGCACTGCAACGATCCGAATGGTTGTTTGATTTTAACTAAATTGGATTTTTTATATAAAGAAGCTAATGTACCACTGAATTTACGGGCAAAAAAATCTTTAGTAGTAGATGCAGATGGATCTGATTTAAATGCTTTTAGGCAGCTTAGCGATATTCAGAACAACATTATGTCTTTTGTAAATGATGGCAGCAGTTTATATATCTGGTCAACGCAGGCGGGCAACGGGAAAACATCTTGGTCTCTTAGACTTTTACAGACATATTTTAATAAAATTTGGTTGAATACCTCTCTTAGTTGCAGAGCATTATTTATTAATGTACCATATTTTTTACAGGCTTTAAAGGATAATATATCAGTAAAAAGTGAATATATTAGTCATATAAAAGAAAACGCAACAAAATGTGACTTAGTTATTTGGGATGATATATCAAATAAAACAGGAACAGATTTTGAGATCAGTTCGTTACTTAGTATTATCGATGGCAGATTAATTTATGGAAAAGCAAACATTTATACATCGAATGTTTCACCTAATGATTTGAAAAATTATTTGGATATTAGATTAGGTAGTCGTATAGCCACGGCATCACAGTGCATTCAACTGGTGGGTGGTGATAAAAGGGGTCTGCAAATTCAATAAGGAGTTAAATATGAATAAAGACGAAGTTTTAGCAAAAGTAAAGTATATTTGGGAAACACGGCCCGATATGCGTTTAGGGCAACTGTTTTGCAGCTGTGCTAACTATGGGGCGCTTTATTATAGTACAAACGAACAGTTGCTTGAAACCATGGAGCAAAAATACGGCTGCGATACAACAGGCATAAACGCGTTATATGCGCATGAAAAGGAAACCCGTACAGAAACATATGAACAACAGATAAATGCGCTTAAAACGCAAATATGCAAGTTAGAAGCGCGTCTAAATGCACCGTCACCTAATAAAGGCAGAGTGTATATTTATAAAGGCGATCAGGTAAAGTCTGTAGAGAAAAATCTTCTTGATAATTATCTAAAAGAAGATTGGAAAAAGGGTAGAGGGCCGAAGAATTAAGAAAAGGGGTGCTTAGCATATGATTCAGGAACAGATGCTTAATAAAATTCTTGATACAAAAGACAGCAGTATTATAACATTAAATAATTTGACATCAGAGTTCTTCTCAGACTATGTAAAAGAATTTGATTTTATAAAG